TTAATCTTCATCTTTCAAAAGACCATCAATATTAACAGTAAGCAGCTCTATTGAAGCTCCCTCTTCATTAAAAACATTTACATAGCCTTTAAAGAGACGAACAATTTCTGAGTAAGGTTGGCCATAGAAATCATGTTCTTCTGAATATGGCAACATTACTTGAACATCACCTTGTTTAGAACAAATTTGAACACAATCACGAATCATAGAATTCAATCTCTTATTGTATTGAATAACATTGAGTTCATTATTGTGAAGGCCCTCAAACAACATAACTTGCAAGGCCTTGATAGTTTTATAAGACGGCAAATCAATTCCTGTTTTGTCTTGTAGTATTTCGGTGTTTTTCTTGAATTTCTTGGATTCCCAGATTGCTGTAGATGGGGTAATATCCTCTAGGAGCATATACCCTAAACGGAACTGACTCACAATGTCTGCTCGGCCTGTGTAGAGCTTGCCTTTTAATGTTTTTAAAATATCTCGGCCGAACTTTTCAACTAGGGGCATTGTCCTTTCGCTAAGAACTGTGCTGATGAGATTAATATAAATTAAATTATCTTTATTGCTTTTATACAATTGAATTTGACTCCTATTCTAATTTATTGTTGAGAAAATCCATTGTGGATTGACCAGAGAGAATTTTCCATAAAACTTCTCTTGGTGAAACGATATAAGGAAGAGATTAATCCTTTAGATAACAAATCTTTTTCTAGTAATCTGAGATTACTTTTTGAAAAAAGAAGTAGAATCACATTCGCTGAATCAACTTTTTTAGCTAACTCAGCAGAATCTAATTCAAAATCATGAAAAATATCTTCTTGATTTTGATTTATTGTTAGTTCTGAGACTTCCTCTTTTTCTTGTAGCAACTGTTGTAACTTGGTAATCAATAGTAAGCGGATTTTTTTCAAAATCTTATTTCCTTTCTATATCTTTTATTGATATATCTCATTATACCACGAATAAAAAGAAAATAAAAACCTATAAAATTTTAATATTTGGTGTTGACATTGTGTGTGTTACATGAGATAATTTTCACGATTGGTTATGAGTAAGGTAAGTTTTATGATGGTAATAGAGATGCTAGTATAGTTTATGTCAGGGAAAACACAATATTTACAATGAAATTAGGTTAGAATGTAATATAGTTAGGATTGTAAGGAAGAAGGTTCAAATCCTTCTGCTAGCGTTCATTGTTTCCATTGAAATATACAAAAATTTAAAAGTCTTTTGTGAAAAGGCTTTTCTTTTTTCTTTTGACTGATATAATATTTTTTGAGCTATAAAAAATAGTTGATTAATTATATATAGAAAAAGGAGAAAATTAAGATGAAACGTTTTAATTTAAGTAAAAAATATTTGGTTGGAGCTGGCGCTGCCACTGGTCTTAGTGCTGCAACTATCTTAGCAACACAGGAAAAACCTAAGATACAAGAGGAAGACGCGAACAAAGAAAAAATTAATGGAAAAAATTCTCAAAATACAGAGTTTGCAGCAAATCCTGAGCAGGACAAAAAACTTCCGGAATCACCTAAAACACCAGATGAGCCTACCAATGTTTTGGCAGAAGATGCAGCAAACAGTGCCAAACCTATTTTGTCACCAAAGCAAGAAAAGTCTATTGCTGAAAATTCTAAAAAAAATAGTTCTATAAATAAAAACAACAAGCAAGAACAGAAAAAACAAGGAGAATTAAAGACAATTACAGACCAAACAAAATTGTCTGATGAACCAAAAGCTGCTGATAAAAGCCCAGAAGTTATTTCTGAAATTGCCACAGAAAACAAACAAGAAAAGGTAAAACAAGACAATCTTGTTGATGTTAAAGTTCGTGAAGATAAAAATGTCTTCGCTCCCACTCTTAAAGATAAAGACATGGAAAACCGTGTAGTCTTAGTTCCTAAGCAAACAACGGTAAAATTGTCTGATGAAAAAATTAAGAAGTCTGAGCTTGTTGAAAAAGAAGTTCCGTTTGGTGAGCCAGTTGTTCTAGAAGATGACACTTTAGAAGAAGGTAACACTAAAGAAGTCTCTAAAGGTAAAAACGGCATTGATTACTATGACCAGAACGGTGTTTTAGTTAAACAAAAACAACCTGTAGCGCCTGTTATTCTTAAGGGTACAAAGCCTAAAGTTTCTTACAACTTTATTGAAAGAACGGTCAAGAAAGACTTCAAAGACTTTGAAACACAGTACATTAATGATGACACTATGTCCATTGATGCTGAACCAATTGTAGAGAAAAAAGGCGAGAATGGCTACACCGTTTATAAGGAAACTATCAGACAGTCTTCTGGTGGAAAAGAAGAAATTGTCGAATCTAAAGTTGATTATATTCAAACACCAAGGCCTGCTATTGTTCGGAGAGGAACTAAAAAAGCTGAAGCTCCTGTTGTAATTAATACCTACCGGGTTACATTCTTAGATGGTGATGGACAAGTCGTTAATAATCAGGCCGTCGAAGAGGGCAAGGCTGCTATTGAACCTGATATTGCAAAGGAAAAAGATGGGAAAGTCTTTGTTCGTTGGAGTGCTAATTTTGACAATATTAAACAAAATATGACCATCAAGGCTATTTACGAAGATGCTCCTAAAGAACAAGAAAAAACCTATCAGGCAGTTTTTAAAGATGCCAATGACAATATTGTTCATGAAGAAACTTTAAATCAAGATGCGAAACCAGACCTTTTAAAAGCTTTTGATTATGTTACACCACCAGAGGGGAAGACCATGATTGGCTGGGAATCAGAATCAGGCAATGGACAAGTTATCTTTAGGCCTAAGTTTGCTGACAAGACAGTCCTTATTCAGTTCTTTAGTGAAGATAATCAATTACTATTTGTTCAAAGAATTAAATATGGAACATCTATAGATTCTAATACACTTCCTAGTGTTCCTAGTATTGATGGTAAAATTTTCTCAGGCTGGAGTCATTCATTAAAAGACTTTAAAGAAGATACAGATGTTAAAGCTATTTATACCAAAGAAACCACCCATCTAGTCACTTTCTATGACGCTGACCAAACAACTATCTTGCAACAACGCATTGTGAAAGATGGCAAAGGAGTTCAAATCCCTAAAGCTCCACAAAAAGAGGGATATAACTTTGTCGGTTGGAGTTCTGATGATTTAAGTCATATCACCTCTGACACAAATGTTTTTCCACGATATGAAAAGAAAAAACATCAAGTATCTTATTATCTTGATAATGAACTATTCTATACTCAATCTGTCTTACATGGAGAAAATGCTGTAGAACCTGTTGTGCCAGAAAAAGAGGGTTATACCTTTAATGGTTGGTCTAATGATGGAAACAACATCTCAAACGACATTCAAATCCGTGGTTACTATCAAAAACTTCCCGAAAAAGAAGAAAAAATTGTAAAACCTGTTATTCAGGCGGTTGATGTGAATGGTCATTTTATTAAAGAATTGTCATCAAGCGAAACTCCAGAAGAAATTCAAGGTTATAACTTTGAAAGCTGGGATTTAACCGGTGATGTACCCAAAGGAATTTACAAATTAAAAGAATTCAACGTCACTGTCAAAGACCCTGAAACACAAACTGTTCTAGAAAACACAACTAAAACTTATCTTCAAACATATCAGCCTAATAATGAGCAATTCAAGAAGAGTGGGTATTCTATTATTGGGTATCAGGATGAGCAAGGTCAAACGGTTGATGTTTCTGATTTAAAAGTAGATAAAGATATTACCCTTTACCCTATTTATAAAATCAACACCTATACTGTTAAATTCTATGATGCCGATAACAATGTCATTTCCTCACAAGAAGTTGAACACGGTAAACCTGTTACCCTGCCTGAAAATCTTCCTAATCTTAAAAATAAAGAATTTAGAGGTTGGGATAAAGTAGATGAATTAGGAAGTGTTAAAAACAATATAAATGTTCATCCTGTTTATGTTGAAACTAGAGTTTTAAATGCTGTCACTGCTCCTGTTAAACCTCTGGCAAGTCAGAATTCCCAAGTTAAACCCACACAAAAAACAACTAAATATATTGTTCGTGAACCAGAAAATCCAAACAAAACATATAATTTATTAACTAAAAATAATCAAGAACCTACAGATTTGTCTTCTTTAGGCTTTAGGGGTAAGAGAATTGATTATCTGGGCGCTTATAGAATTGTTGGATGGAAAGTTTTATCTGAGAATGACAAGGAAATTGTTAAAGAAGCTATTCTTGGAGTTAAAGAGGGATGGCGTTTAGCAGATGCTTCTAAATATCCACAAGGATTTACGGATGGTTATGATGAAGAAACTGATAGTTACGAAACTCGTTATTCTGATAAAAAACTTCCTTATCGTTATCGTCAGGATATAGCTAACGAAATCTTTAAAGAAGTAAATAAACATAGAGTATCAATTGGATTAAAACCTCTTTCCGGTGTATCTGATGCTTCTTATCAAGCAAAAACAAATGAACGAGCTGAACAAATGCTTTATCATTTTGAGCATGAAACACCAACAAGGCAGCAATTAGATGAATTCTTTGGGCCTAGTGTTTCTTATCTGGGCGAGAATATTCAACAAAGCTCTGGCCGAGATTACAGTAATCCACAAGAAACAGCTAAAGGAGCTGTTGAAAGATGGTTGAATTCTAGTGGTCATAGAAAGGCTATTGAAAACCCTAATTACAACTATACTACTGTTTCTGTTGTGGAAACAAAATATGGAGTTCAATTTGTTCAGAACTTCTATGGTAGTTTTGATTGATTGATTAATTAATTTATATTGAATGTAAAAAGAAAAAGATTGGCTTCGGCCGGTCTTTTTTGATATAATGAAATGAATTAAATAATTTAATAAGAGGAAACATTCATGAAAAATATTTTAATTAAAGCTTTGTCTATTTGTTTAATCTGTGTTGGACTATTCTTTTTACTTAAACCATTTGTAACAGATTATTTTGCAGGCAAAAAAGCTGAATACTCTCAGGATTCTTACAAAAAGAATTTGAAGAAAGATGATGTAGATAAGTTAAAGAAAAAAATTGATGATGCCAAAGATGATAACAAGGCATTGAAAGATTTGGGTGTTGATTATGACTACTCTAATATTAATGCCGTGAATCTTAATTCTGTTAATTCATTATCTGAAGATGTTATTCAATCATTGCCTAGAACTGGTGGCATTGCTGTTCCTGACTTGGGTATTAATATCCCAATTTATGAGGGTGTGACAGAATACAATTTGCTTGCCGGTGCTGGCACTATGAAACTTGGTCAGCAAATGGGGCAAGGGAACTATGCTTTGGCTAGTCATTATGTAAATGGTGGCAATGGCATCTATCTTTTTACTCCGCTGCTTAAGGCTCAGGCCGGAATGAAAGTTTATCTGACTGATGCAGGTGATGTATATGAGTATGAAATCTATAGAGCAGAACATGTTGGTGCTGAAAATGTTCAATTAGTGGAAGATGAAGAAGCTCTCAATGCCGGAAGTCCTATCACAACATTACTCACATGTTATCAAACAGCCGAACAAGGACGATTTGTAGTTCAGGCAAAACTTACAAAAATTTACAAAAATGATTCTGCTCCACAGAAAATCAAAAATTACTTTGGTTTGGCAACTTGGAAATTGCAGTAAACTTTATATATAGGAGAAAACGGAAGATATGAAATTATCTACAACAAAATTAAACTTTAAAGGGAAACCTCCTGTTGTTTTTGCTTTCTTTGGCAAACAAGGCTCTGGCAAGGACACCTCTGCTCAATATTTGGCAGAGGCAGTTCAAGAAGAAATGAATAGAGGCCATGATAGACTCTACCGTTTTAAAGGAAAAGGTTTTGTCAATGAAATGAGATTGAATGATGAATCTAATCCAACCGGTATCATTATTTCTTTTGCAGGTGCTCTAAAAGAAGAAGTTTATTCCCTCTATGATAAAATACGTATTCAATCCAATCTTGATTATTCAATGGATGATTGGGGCAAAATTTTGATGGATGAATATGACATCAATGAAGAACAGGCCACTACAACGGTTTCTCTTATTTTTGCCATTCCTAAAGGTTTGAAGAAGAAAGATTTCTTAATTAATCAATCAAAACCTAAAGGCTATCGTGAAATTCTTCAATACTGGGGAACTCAGGTTAGAAGAAAACAAAAAGATTCATATTGGATTGAAAAATTAGGCCAACGCATTGAAGAGCTTGATGCAAAATACAAGAAAGAAAAAGAACGCTTGATTTTTGTAGTTAGTGATGCTCGTTTTATAAATGAACTAAATTATTGCGCTGATTTTTTACAGGCCTATATGATGTATTTAGATGTTCCTGATGATGTCCGAATGAAACGGTTGAAAAAGCGTGATGGATTTGAACCTAAAAAGAATGTCAAAAACCATGTAAGTGAAACTGAACTTGTTCTTTGGGCAAACCAAAATGAAGATAAATTCATTAAATTAAGCAGCAGATATAAAACGGCTGAATTGATTTCTGAATTTCAAATTGAAGAATTAAATACAAATTATATCGGAAACATTCTTCCTAAAAAAGAAATCGAAAGAAGAAAAACAGCCATTCAAGAAAATCTTGAATATTCCAGTGTTGCTGGATATGGTTTGTTTTTAGAGTTTGTTAGAAATTTTCTTTACTGAATTAAATAATAGTTTTATTTGACTTTTGGAAAAAAATATAATATAATCAATAATGTAATCTCCTTTGATTACTGTGTGAAAACTATTAATAATTTTTTATTTTTTTAAAATTATTGATTTTAATGTTTTTTCTTACTTTTTAAATTTGTGGGAGGGTCTATTTTAGGATAGGCCCTTTTTGTTTTGCCATAAATATTTTTTGGTAAGCTATGTATTTTTATGATATAATAGAGACAGAATTTATTTGATTAAAATGAAAAAGAAAGAGAAAGGATGAGTATGAGTATGAGTATGCCTAAAGTAGAAATTGTTCCAAAGACAAAAAAGACTACTATTTCTCAGGGAATGATTGATAAATACAATCTTCACCCTGATGTTGTTGACTTCTTGGAAAAGAATGATTTAGGAGATAATCTTTTAGACCACTTCTTTAACCCTAAATTAAGCAACCCTAAAAACATCTTAAATATTACAAAATTGGCAGATGCAATTAAAAGAGTAGCCCAAGACACATCCAAACCTCTGGTATATATTTATGGAGATTATGATGTGGATGGCTGTACTTCATCTTCCATTATATTTTTGACCCTAAAGAAGCTAGGAATTAAAGTTAAGGTATATATTCCTGACAGAATGACCGAGGGATATGGTGTCAATAGAAACGCTGTTCAGACCATTATTGACCGTGGAGCAAAAATGTTAATTACTGTTGACTGTGGTATTACATCAAAAGATGACCTGAAGTACGCATCAGACAACGGCCTTGATGTTTTTGTTGTAGACCACCATGAGCCGCCTGCTGACAAAGCCCTGTTCCCAGAGTGTGTTGTCATTGACCCTAAACAAGAGGGCGAAACATTCTATTTTAGAGAGATGTGTGGAGCAGGTCTTGCTTATCAATTGTCTCGCATATTGTTAGGTGATGATGGCGCTTATGAGTTTATTGATTTAGCAGCTATTGGTACAATTGCTGACGTAATGCCCTTGATTGAAGAAAATAGAGCCATTGTTTATCACGGCCTGAACAAACTAAGAAACAACCCTAATAAAGGTGTTAAGGCTTTGTTTGATGTAGCTGGCCTAGATTATCAAAAAGCTATATCAGAAAATATTGGTTTTGGTATTGGCCCTCGAATGAATGCCGAAGGCCGATTAAAACATTCTTTCAAGACTGTTGAATTGCTCACATATGGTTATTTAACTGATAACGAAGAAGCTATTAAGCAAAGAGCGAATGACTTGAATACTACAAATGAGACTCGAAAAGAAATTCAGTCTCATATCTTTGATGAAGCTGTTAGACAGTTAGAGCAAAGTGGTGAGTATAAAGAAAATATCATTGTAGCTAAAGGTCTTAATTGGCATAAAGGTGTTGTTGGTATTGTTGCTTCTAAGTTAATGGATAGGTATTATAAGCCTGTGTTGGTTTGCTCAGAAAATGAGGAAGGTCATCTTCATGGCTCGGCTCGGTCTATTGAGTGTGTTAATGTCTTTAAGATGTTAAATCACACTAGAAATAGATTTGAAAAGATGGGTGGACATGGAGCTGCTGCCGGATTTTCTTTAACCTTAGAAAATTACAATCCCTTGAAGCAAGAATTGTTTGCCCTTGCCAAACACATCCCTGAAAATATTTTGGTTAAGAAAATCAGATACGATTTAGAGGCGCGTGTTCGTGACATCAACTTGAACTACATTAATCAATTTGAATTGTTGCAGCCTTTTGGTGAAGCTAACCCTAAACCTCTATTTGCCTTTAGAAATGTTTCTATTCGTTATGTCCAGAATACAAAATCAGGCGAACATGTTCGATTCTCTATTACAGATGGAGAAAAGAATTTGCAGTGTATGTATTTCAATAATGTTGCTGAAAACATCCCCGGCTCAGAGAATATGACTGTTATTGGCTATCTTGGTATCAATGAATGGCAAGGACAAAAGACACCTCAGTTGATGGTGGAGTATATTGCCACTCAGCAAGAAATGAATAAGAGTGATGGTATTGTTATTCAAGAAATACCAGAAACATCAAAAGAGCAATCTGATATTGATTTTGTATCTCATGTTAATAACATTACTTACAAGAATACCAGTTATAACACGGCCATGAATAAAGAAATGCCAGAAGAAATTGCTCAAAGTCAACTCAATAAGCTTTTAGCAGCAGGGATTGAAAATATCTATGATGTTCTTTCCTATCTGCCTAAGCGCTATGAAGACCGCCGGCATCCAGTTTTAGCTCATGAGCTGAAAGATAAAGAAAAACAATGTATTATTGGTACTCCCATTTCTGTCATAGAGCATAAATCCGGCAATGGTATTTCTGTTCATCTCTTAGATGACCATGGCGGCAAGTTCTCAGCCTTATTTTTTGGCCGGAAGAATTTAAAATTCTTATTTAATAAATATAGAGAAAGTTCTTCTAGGATTTTCTTCTATGGGAAAGTCAGCATAGACCCTGAATGGGGCAGAAGTATCAGTGTAGAAGATTTCTCTATTGATATTCAAGGTAATTCAGTCATTAAGCCTGTTTATAGAAAAATAAGAAAAATGACACATGAATACTTGAATGAGTTGAGAAATGTTTCTATTCGAGAACGATTAAGGTCAGAAGAGTATTTGATGCCAGAAGACCTTGCTCGCTTTAATTTGTTAAATAGGCCAGAAGCCGTCCGCCGAGTTCATTTCCCTAGTGATTTTAGGGATATAGAGTTCGGCACAAAAAGAATTCACTTTGATAATCTTTTTGAAACGGCCTACCACATTGAAAAGCATAAAGTTGTAAGCAATAACAATAACATCATTCATTTCAACAACACAAATAAGATGAATCAGTTAATACAGTCTCTTCCGTATCAACTCACCAATGGGCAACAACAAGCTATCAACGAAATTGTATCTGACAGTTTAACAGATAAGACTATGAATACTTTAGTTCAGGCTGACGTTGGAGCTGGTAAGACTATTGTTGCCGTTTGTGTGATGAACGCTGCTGTTGAATCTGGGTATCAGGCCTGCCTAATGGCCCCGACTACTGTACTAGCTGAACAGCACTATCATGACCTTAAAAAATTCTTTGGTGATGAGGTCTGTCTACTTCGCTCCAACATGAAAGTCAAGGAAAGAAATGAGGCCTTAGATGGCATTGCTTCCGGCCGGTATAAATATATACTGGGAACTAATGCCTTAATCAGTGAATCTGTTCAATTCAATAATTTAGGATTGGTTATTGTTGATGAGCAACACCGGTTTGGAACTGAGCAAAGGGCCTTATTGACTGAAAAAGGGAATAGTCCTCATGTTGTTTCATTGTCGGCCACACCTATTCCTCGAACAACTCTACAGACTATGTTTGGAGATAATATGAAGCTGATTGAAATTAAGGATAAGCCGGCCAATCGAAAACCTGTTTATTCTAAGATTGTTTCGTCTGATGCTCAAATTCAAAAATTGATTTTGAGAGAGGCTAAAAAGGGTAGGCAAGCTTATATCGTTTGTCCTAAGATTGATGATAAGGACGAAGACGAGACTAAGAAAGCTCGCTCAGTTAAAGATGTATTGGCTACCTATGAAAAGGCCTTTAAGGGAACTGGTGTATCTATCGGTCAGATTGATGCTAAAATGTCTAAAAAGAAAATCGAAGAGATTTTAAAGGATTTTAAAGAAAACAAAATTCAAGTTTTGATTTCTACCACAATTGTTGAAGTTGGTGTTAATGTGCCTAATGCAACAGTTATGGTTTTGATGAACTCTGAGTTGTTCGGCCTAGCACAAGCTCACCAATTGAGAGGGCGCGTGGGCCGGGGAGACCATGAGGGGTACTTTGTACTTAATACCAAAGAAGATGATGAAAAAGCAAAAATCCTTACATCAACTACTGATGGATTTGTTATTGCTGAAGAAGACATGAAGCTTAGAGGGGCAGGTGATGTTTTGGGAACTGTACAATCAGGTCAAACAGACCGTGTAGGACTTATGCTTAAAAATAAAGAATTGTACGAAAAAATCGTAGAATTAGTGAAAGAAAAGATTGCCAATCCTGAAAGTGCGCCCGTACTAGAAGCAGAGTTTGGACAAAAAGAAATTACGTTAATTTAAAGGAGTTTTAGATATAATTATGGGATATGATTTTAGCAAGTTTGTAAGTAAAAAGCCTTTTACAGGCGAAGTTGAAAAAACCTTTGACCCTAGTGTTATTCAAGGGCAATTCAAAGGAATGACACAAGATGAAATTAGAGAATATAAACGTTTAGAAGAAGAAAGCCGCCGGGCAATCTCTAAAAATGATTCTCGGAATATGGGCTTTGCCAAAGCTATGGGGAAAGATGAGCGCATTTTCCAATTGCTGCACGCAATTCGTAATAAGCGCATTACTACAGTTGACGAGGCCTCTGTGAAAATTGGAGTTAAAGATACAACTATTATGAAGTATCTAACAGAAAACAATGTAGACTTTGATAAGAAAACTGGGGAAATCTTTGGCATCCGTGAAGATGAAGAATAAGAAATAAAAAAAGAGCAGGTTATCAATTAATTTAACCTGTTCTTTTTTGTTGTTTGATTTTTATTTTAGGATTGAGCCTGACCTTCCGGCCACAAAGGATTAATTTCATCAATATTAGTTACTTCATATAAAGTATTATTCAAACTAAACACTTGCTGATTTACAAAAGTGTGTCCAGCTATGACAGACGCACGATATACATCTGATTCTGTATAAACAGTTTCTTTAGTTTCAGTATTAATGAGATTATAACTTCCAGATTGCTTTGTATAGTGATATAAAACATTATCTGAAATAAATGGCTTAATAATCTCGTTATTTTCGTATTTAAGTTCTAATCTTGCGTTAATTACTGAATAAATTTGTCCGCCAGAACCTGATACGAGTATTTCATCATTTAACAATCCAATAATGGATAATTTTGATTCTTTACTGAGATTTACAATAGAGCCTGCACTATATTTATACAACCCTTTATCAGTTGTGAAATAAACTGCATCTCCTTTAACAATAAATGAATTTACAGATTTATCACCACCAAAAACATTTGAAGTTAGATTGTCTAATTTTCCGTTTGCAGCATAATGATATAGGCTTGTTGATTTGCCTTGTTTCAATAAGAACAACCATCCTGTATCAATGCCTACTAGATTGCTAATAGTGCCTTTAAAATCTTTAAAGTCAATTTTATTCAGGCTCTCATCAAAAAGAGCAATACGGGAAGTTTCTGCTGCCGTATCATGATTAGAATAAGTCAGGGCCAATTTCCCCTTGCTCAATGCAACAAAGTTGTCATTAATAGCTGTCTGCCCTAAAGTGTTTTCTTCAGCAAAGTGATATTCTGCCAAATTTTCTGTTTTGATTGTTCCAGTTTCACTATTTGTATTAAAGCCAGATGCTCTTTGAGAAAAGACATAACATAAAATGCCCAGAAACAAAAAAGTAATTCCAACAAAAAACTTAATTAACATGATGATGTGCTGAGATTCAAACTGATAATTTTCACGTCTTAATTCTTGATATGCCGAGTTCATTCTTCGTCCTCCTCATATTCATCATCATAGTCTTCATCATAATAATCTTCATCATCTTCGTCATATTCTTCTTCAGCCTGACGTTTCTTAATCAGAATAAAGGCAATCACACCACCAATAACAAGAAGCACAACAACAATAATGACAATCATCATGACATTCATAAATTCAATTGTCATACCCACATTATCTTCTTGGTCTTCCACAAGGCCATTGCTGGTTGAAAAGAAAGAAACATAATTATCAGATTCAGATGCTGTTTCCATGTATTTCACTGTTGCACCTTTGGGATAATAGACATTCAAAGAAACATTTTCTTTTCCAATTGTTTTAGAATAATCTTCTAGATTTTTAAGGCCACCCTCTTCTTTTTTGGCTTTTTCCACTTTGTCCATAAAAGGTTTAGGAATGAAATAATTTAATCGTCCGGTTAAAGTATATTTATTTTGAACTAGGAAATTACTGCCTTTTTGCAGTTGGATGTTTAGTCCAATTCGTTTGTCTTTAACCATCTGCTGGATTTCTTTGTTGAATTCATCAGCATTTTTGTAGTCTTTTGAGATTTTAATGACATCTGATTTGTATTCTGTCTTAAAGCCTTTTTTCTCGTAATACTTGAATTCCTCTTCTACTTTTTCACTGATTTGGTCTTCTGAGATTCCATAATCAGAGAAAAGAGTGTTGGAAACATCAGACCTTGTGATGCTGGCTTCCATGCTAATTGCACCAGATTCAGCTATAGCTAATTCATATTTTTGAGTTCCACATCCTGCAAGGAAAAACAGGAAAACAAAAACAGGTAAAAGCTTCAATAATTTTTTCATTATATATATGCTCCTTTAGAGTTTTTCTTCATAGTTCATTATATCAAAAAAAATCATCTTTACAAATCATCATATCAAAAGAAAAAGCTTCTAGAAAACCATAATTTATGATATAATTGATAAGTGAAAGATATAGATTAATCAAGAAAGGATGAATATAACTATATGCCTAAAAAAATAGAATTTGAGCTGTATTTTCATGGACAGCCAACAAGGGTTGAAGCTCCATGTTTATTAGGCTTTGATATTATAGACAAAGAGTCCAAAATTTTTGGAATTATTTTTGTGAAAAAAACTATCATGGAACTTGAATCTTTATATATGGCCATTGGACAATCCATCTGTCTGCCTCTAAGCATCTTCATGGATGGAGAGATAAGAGAATCAAAGCTGGTTGAGTTTTATGAAGATGTCAGCCGTGTTGTTTTTGTTTTTAAATCCGACAATGATGAAAAGACTAAAAATGGAGTTAAGGGAATTGATTTAAAGAATTTTTATCCTAATGAAAAATTTAATAAAAAATTAGGGTTTCAAGAAAATATCAATAGTCCATTAATTGTATTTGATAGAAGTAATAATCTTTACTATTTGTCATTGAACAGTCTGAATGAAACTTCTGGACAAAATAATTTTTGGCAAGATTTTATCCTTATTCGAGGAAATCTTGATGTTCTTGTTGAAGACAAAACAGGAGAAAAGTTGTTTGATGCTTTGAGCAGCTATGCTGGATTTAGGTTTAAACAACAAGAAAACATTATTGAAAAAATTCCTGAGAAAGACTTTGAAACAATTCTTGATGTTTTGAACTCTAACTCAAATAAATCAAATACGGAGAATGAAAAGTGAAAAAGTTTTTAAGTGTTTTAAAATTTAAAAATAATAAAAAAAGTGAAAAATCAGGAGAAAACAAACGGCGTAAAAAAACAAAAAGTAAAGGTGTTCCTATTCAAGAATACTTTATCTTCTTTAAGGAAATTGATTGGATTAAACCTAATCAATTCATTACATTGTTTGTTGGTACTTTGATTTTTGGTATTATTGCCACAGTTTCCCAACATCAATCCAGTACAGTGCTGCAAGAAGCTTTTAGAAAAGGATTGGAGTTGATTAAATGGTAAATAATGTAAAGAAAATATTATCTTTTAACAAGAATAAAGAAACCGCCCATAAAAAAGATATGGTGACGATAGGCAGCCGGCGAGACATGTTAAAAAAACTTGCCTTGACCGCCGGACTGGTATTTCTGTTTCAGGCCTTGTCCTATGTACCAACGCCTTTTATTAGCCATAGGACATTGAAATATATTGCTGACAACAACTTATTTGGAACGGTATCTCTCTTTTCTGGTGATAGCTTCCAGAACTTGACCTTGATGGCCACAGGTATTTCGTCTTATGTATCTGCCTCCATTGTGATGCAGCTCTTGATGAACTGGTTTACTGGACTTTATGATATTTCCAGAAGTCCAAATGGAAATAAAATTATCAAAAGGTATACAATTATCCTTGGTGTGTCTATTTCCTTGTTTTCATCATTGATGATTACTATGGCCCAACAAAGTGAATTGAATTTGATGAAAGGGTTCAGCCCTTATGTCGCCTTTCCTTTAACTGCTTTGTGGCATATGATGGGTACAGCTATTGCTATTTGGATTGGGGAAACCATTACAGAAAAAGCTTATGGAAACGGTATTTCTCTTCTGATTCTTACAAATGTGCTTACTCGAATTCCTAATTCTGTACAAGATATTTTCAAAAGCAAGACTTGGTTCTATTCACTTGCTCTTGTATTGATTATCTTTGTGGTTGTTATTATTGTAGAAAGTTCTTACTTTAACATTCCTTTGATTTATTCAAAGACCTTGGCAAGAGGAAACAACCGATTTACTCAGGCTTCTTCAGTCTCAGTATTTCCTATCAAGGTAAACATGAGTGGGATGATGCCTATTATCTTGGCACAATCTATTCTCTCCGCCTTGTCCGCTGTTTTTGCTTCTGGTTTCTTTGCTTTTAAAGGGAATAAAATTCTAGAGGGTATTGCCGGTTGGTTTGCCCCAAGTAACGTTTATTCATACTCATTAATTCTGATAATCCTAATCATTTTAATGGATAAATTGTATTCCTTGGTCATGTTTGACCCTAAAGAAATTGCTGAGAATTTACAGAAGTCTGAAGCCTGTGTTCTGAATGTTAATCCGGGATATGCTACCGTACAATACTTGAAGAATACTCGCAAAAAGCTAACAGTAGTTGCTTCACTCTATATCTTGCTTGTATTGCTTGTTCCTACAATTATTTCTACACAATTTCATGTAGTTTTAGGCTCTCTAGGAGCAACCTCATTCATGCTGTTGGCCGGAGCTTCAACAGAATTAATCCTGCAAATTAGTAATGAATTTAAGCTGAATAAGATGAAGTTCTAAAAAATATATATGAAAATAAAAAAAGACCTTAGTTCAACTAAGGTTTTTTCTTTTTTATTTTAAATTAAATCTTTTTATTTTTATGTCCGCCATAAGATAGCTAACATAATCAAAACAAAGATTAGGCTGATGATAGTTAGAATGATTAACTGTGTCCTATCATTTGTTTTGTTTTTGCGGATTTTATTCCATTCTTTCCGAAGACCTTGGAAATCCAGTGTCTTAATGTATTGGAATAAATCCTTGATGATGGCCCATAGGCCAAGGATAACTTTTTTTAATTCTTCAAACAATTGAGAAGACCTCTCTTTCTTACATTAGCTATTAACTGTTTTGAACGCCGCCCCATGTACGGTTGATAGTACCAAAGAAACCTTTTCGAGTTTCATCATTGAAACCTGTAATCTTAATAGTTGCCAAATCACCAACTTGAATAGCACGATTATGGAATTCAGGGTATTTACAGATGACATCCACATAGTCATTGACACGCAAACGGTGACGTTTAAAGTCTGCATCAGGCGACTTGTCACTCATATCCACACGAACAAAGATGTTTCCATCATGGATATTTGTCACATATCCACTAGCTTTTTCAAGGCCAGCTTTATAAAGCTTAGAAAGTGTTTCAAAGTAATCAAGTCCTTGCAGTCCAACTGCTTTAAGCTCAACATCAGGCTCTTCTTCTGTTGCATATTCGCTAACTTTAACTTCAGTTACACGCAAATCAACTTTATTGCCGGGTTGGAAACGGTCTTGGGCATTAGATAGATAACCCATATTCAAATCTTGGGTAGAAACCATAAACTCAACTCCCATAAATTCGCAAATGATATGAGAATTAATAACACTTACAACATTGGCACGAATAACATTGCCCTCTGTCACTGCTGGAGCTAGAACTGTTTCACCACCCACAATGAGCATCTGCCGGTCAGGAACAATAAAGGCCTCATAACGCTCTCTCTTCATGGCTTTTGTACGAGAAGCTACAGCAAAGCGATTATCAGGTAGATAATGAGTAACAATAACCTTAACTTTAGAACCTAGACGAGTTGCAATCAATTGTCGGTATTCATCAATTTCTTTTTGGTTAAGTTCTGTATCTTTTAGAATCTCAGCCAATTCTCGGCTCATTTCCGGAGTTAAGAAGTTTTGGTAAGGCACAAAAATTTCAACACCACCGTGATAAAATCCTAAGCCGGGTGTTCCTTTTTTCGTGCTTTGGAATTTGAGAACTCCCTCAATAATTCTTTCTTTTTTAAGAGATTGCTCAACTTCATAATGGCCAAGAATTAAGTTCATGTAATCATCACGAACTCGCAAGTCACCATTTTCTTGATGAGTAAATACAGATTCAGCCTCTTTTTCACTCAACGGAATAACTTCTGTGAAAAATTTAGGAATATTTACTGTTTCTGCTAAAGCTTTTGATTCCTTTGAATTGATAAACATTCTCTTTCTGAAATTATTTGCCCGATTTGTTCGGTCATAATTTGATTTCAGTAGTTCGAAAACTGTCTGTTTCTTTGTGTTTGGCATATTATATTTTTCTCCTTGGTTTTTAAAATTATTTCAATTAATTATTACGATAATAATTGTATTATATTTTTATGAAATGTCAAATTTAGGCATACATTTGTTAGTTGTAAATTTGAGGATGTACACTGTATAGAACTAATGATAATTCATTCTAGATACAAAATTAGATTGCATCTAGAATAAACCATCAAAAGTGTCTCTGACACTGTTTTCTAAGTTTTCTTCGTCTTCTCCATCAAAGAAGTTCTCAGCATCTTGGTCTTCATCAAATATCCTTAATTCTTCCATTTGCTGCAACATTGCCGAAGTTTTGTCATAAGTTTCATCTTCACTGTTATTATCATCACTAGCTCCAAAAACAAAAGGTGTAGAAATTTTTACTTTTTCTTCTTGTTCTTCTGGAACATCATCATCTAGATTGTCGGAATGAGAAGTTGATGTACCATCATTTGAAACTTCTTCCTGCTCTACAACTGTCGCAATAGTGGAAGTAGATGTTACTGAAGCAGGAGCAGAAGATTTTTTACGTCTTCTTCTTGAAGATGGTTTGGGTGTTGAATTCACTTCAACTTTTACCTCTTCTTCTCCGTTATGTTCCATATCACCATCAGTCAATGTTTCTTTTAGAAGTTCTTGGTCTTCTTGAGATAGATTTTCATTCATGTTAGCTTCTGGGTCTAACAAGTTTTGTTTGTGAGACATCAAGGCTTTTAGATATTTAGCTTCATTCTCATTACACAAGCCATGTTTCAAGAGATAATCAATACCTTTTTGATTTAGAATAGGCGCTCCTGAATTTTCTCTTTCAGGCAACAAGTCCATCAATTGATTTGTCCGTCCCTCTGAAACAGGCTCAATATCATCTGACAATTCAATTCCATTACCAACTGAGAAATTAGGGTGAAGCAAAAGTTCCTTTTGTTCTTCGGTATACTTGCCTTGAAGATACATTCTAACAATGTCTTTCTTGCGCCAATTAGGAACATAATTCAAAACAGGGAAATCTGTCATTTCTTTAGCAAGTTGATGTTTAGAATAATCAAACTTTTGTAACCTTAAAACATTTTTACCTTTTAGCATTACCAAACAGTCATCATTATCCATTCGGCCCACTTCGTCTGGTGTCATTACCATCCGTTTACCATCTGCATCAGATTCGTTGTAAGTTGGCTGATAATTAATACCTGTCGCATTTACTTTTCCAGATTTCGTATGTACAGCAATGGTTGCTTCTCCGGCCTTGGCCGATACATACTTCAAGGTGTCAGGGTCATTACCACCAAGGAAAATCTGAATATCACAGTTACCTGCAATCGTTTGACCCTCAGTAGGGTAGACTGTTTCTAACTGTTTATATTGTTGAATAATAATACTTACACTTACACCACGAGAACGGATAGTTGCAATCTTCTTCGCAAAGTCTGGTATTGCTCCGATATTAGCAAACTCATCCATGATGAGATGGACTGGAACTGGCAGAACTCCATTACAGTCTGTATCGGCATAAGCAATAATTTTTAAGAAGAAGAATGAGAAAAATAGTGACACCAAGAAACGGAATGTTGCATCTTGGTCAGACATGATAACAAAGTAAGCACATTTTCTCTTACCGGGCAGAAGAATGTCAATGCCATCTTCATCTTTTGTTAAAATGCTGCGAACGTCTTTGGAAAGAACTTTACTTAGACGGTTCTTCATACCAGTGATGACATTATCACGCAAGTTAGGAGAAGAGTTATAAATACTTCCCCAGAAAGCAATGGCTGGATTTTTGTCTTCTTCTGGAAGATGTTCTTCTTTTTTCTTCAAGATATTAAAACATCCGGCCAAAGTCTTATCATCAAAAGATTCCATTTCACCAAATGGTTTAAACATAAATTGTACTACATCTGGGAATGAACGTTGATTTTCTGGATATTCAGTTGCAACATAGAGAATAGCCGCTTGGAAAAAGGCTGATTCCAAATCTTCAAACTGTCCAGCTCGGCCATCTTTACGAGTATTGGAAATGATAATATTCGCAAATACTTGCATGTCAGAGATTAACTCTCGGCCACGGAACATAATATCTTCTTCAGATGGAATGGCATCACCCAATACATCCCAAGGGTCTGATAGGTTTTTATTAACAAGGTTGAATTGCTTAACAACATAGCCGTATTTTTCCAACAATGTTTTAGTCTTAGCATACAATTCACCTTTTGGGTCAGTAAGAATTAAAGATTCCCCTCGGCGGATAGCCTGTAAGATACGAGGGATAGCCCAAGAACGAGATTTACGAGCACCAGATGAACCCATAATCAAAACATGAGGGCCACCAATTACATACATACGTTTATCGCCCTCATATTGAGGCTTATCAACATAAGAAACTGTATCATCACTTTCTCTATCCCAACCAAGAATAGCTCCGTGTTGTTCTTCTACTGGATTAAATTCTAGGAACTCACGCGCCTCTTCAACACTTAACATACGGGCAGTACCATAAGTACCATTAACAGAATACTTAAATCCACGCTCATCTTCGTTTATATCGCCTGCGAATTGCCTTAGTATAAACCAAGCAACACCGCCAAATAGTAAAATCAAGAAGAAGCTAATCGGCAAGAAATCCGTAAACCCCATAAAAAGATTATAAGGAATATTGAATGGATTAAATCCGCCAGTTGCGTGCCCCCACTGATTAACTTCTCCACCTCTAATCATTAGGCCAATACTTCCACCTAATAGGAAAATAGATAGAAAGACTAAGGCAGTATAAACGAAGAATAGAGTTCGATTATCTTCCCATAAATCCCAACATTTTTCTAAGAATTTATCAATCATCAAATTAAACTCTGCCTTTCTTCAAATTTAAAATTTTCATTATTTTATTTTCATCCACAACTTTAACTTGATAATTGATTTTCTTGTTGTTTTTGAAAATGGAATCTATATACTTCTTCTGAGATGGTGTCGCAAAAAACACATAGGTGAGATGAGGTCTCATATAGGCCATTTGATGGGCCATTTTAATTTTCTGAAGCTCTCCATCTAGCGAGAAAATACCTGCATATTTCTTACCATCTTTTTCAGCATACAAATCCGCATAGACACCACCCGGAATTTTTGTTGCATCAGGCATGTGTTTAAACATTGGGTGGCCTTGGCCATATACTTGAATTAATCTTTTATTCAAATCTTCATTCATAGCTAAAGCCATACTAATATGAGATGTTTTCAATTCCTGCATAGGCAAAAAGAATATCCGCTGATAAGTTTCACTCAAAGACATAAACTCAAAATCAAGCTCTGCCAGATTTCCTCTTTTAGTTTTTCTCTTGCTTTTGGAGTTGGTAATCTTTTTAGCAGCTTCAAAATCTACACCAAAGAAAATAGCATCTGTAATTCCTTGTCCTGTAGCTGGATTTAGAGATTCAATTCCAAACCATTGATAAAACAAACGCTTCATAACCACCTGAGCTTTTTGCTCTCCCTGTGTTTTCCATAGAATGAGGCCTTTATATGTATGAAATACCGGGATAACACCCCTTTTAGAAACAATAGCTCCATGAAGACGAGTAAAGTCAATTTTTAGGTGTTCTCGGCTAAAAGCCTGCTTAATTTCACGCGAGGTATAAAACAAATATTCATTGTCAGCAAGAGTATAAGGCTTAATTTCAGAACTTCTAATATCTGGCTTTTCTGAGAACAAGAATTTAATTTTTACATGTGCCTGATAAATCCATTGCATAATTTCACTAAGTCTCATCATTCTAAGAATCGTCCGTGGCTCAGTTCTGTGAATTTCATTATCAGATGCAAACATATAAAAATCATAGAAGTCTGGATAAAGTTCTTTGAGTGCTGTTGTTCCACGTTGCAATAAAACCAAACGATTAAACTGAGTTTTCTTGGTCTTTCTTGCTTTGCCATCTTCTATTGTTCGCTCAGAAATGTAAGGTGTAACAAAATCTTTATGAGTTCTATCCGAAGTGTCATCTCCTGCCCGGTATTTCTTGTATTCAGGGTCATACTGTTTCTTTGCTCGGCCACGTTTTAAAGCTGTTACTACTCCACCGATTTGTCGTCGTGCTGTAGGAACATCTTTGTAATGGTCTTGCAAATATCTTAATGACTCAACTGGGTATTCACCAGACATTGCCAAGGCAAGTAAGATTCTTTCAGCGTAGGTATCTTTTCTAAATTGACAATTAATCAATTCTTTCCTGTAGCTTTTTTTACGTTTTGGCTCATCTGATTTTGATTTTTGCCGTTTTTCTTTTGTGACTGTCATAAAAGTTACAGGCACTCCTTTCTGTTTTTCTGTTTTAATTTAATTTAGAAGCATAAAAAGAGATAAAATCTTCTTTAGGAACTAGATAAACATTTGTTTGGTCTCTTTCCCCTCTTTTAGAGATATAACAGTGGCTTAGGTAAGCCGGACTATCATCAGGCAATAAGAATAAAGCTATAGAATCCATTACGACATTTAATTCAATGTTATCATGGTCTCGCATTTTTCTTCCTTCACTAGAATAAACATGTTCAAAAATAGCAAAAAATTCTCCATCAAGAGGATTTAAAGCGTTTTTACCAATAAAATCTCTAAGAGTTGATTGAACAGAAGCTCTAATCCATTTAGCACTCTGTTTAGATGCCTCTTTTTTAGGCAATAATGCAGGAATTACAGCAGAAAAAACATTTGTTCCTTTGTCATAGTGGTATTCTATCCCAAGGACTTCTTTGATATTGTCTTCTACTAATCTACGGATTTTTTCATTGTTGTCATAGTATGTTGGAAGTAGTCTTGCAGCACTACTTAATTTTTCTGCTTCATACTGAATAGCAAGGTTTATTTCATTGGCTTTAGAATGAGACATAAGGGAAATGTCTTTCAACATTAACCCTTGTAGTTTCTCAATCTCTTGCTTAATAAAGTCTTTAGTAGCAAGATAGTCTGTCATAAGATTAGCCCTCTGCTGCACGAATTTCTAGAATTTGCTTGATTTTAGCAACAATTTCTTGTTGAGGAATTTGAGTGTATTCAAAGTCCTTGCCAAGAACCTTTTGGAAGAATGTCAAAGGGATTTCTTTGTATTCATACTTGGTTTTATTGTAGAAATCAATATAGAAGTAAGCAGCGGCCAAAACAGAGTCAACAATGATGAAGTTATCATGCTTTTCATCTGGAGCTGTTCTATCTAGCATTTCTTTGGTTTCTAAGAAGTGCTCATGGACTTTCTTAGCATCATTTTCTTGCATCTGCTTGTAATAAAGTTTTGCAGCATACTTATGGAAGTCTCCCTCTTTATATTCTCCAATATAAAGGACATCCATGATGCGAGATGTGCTGATTTTAGAAATTTCTGAGTCTTCTTTTTCAACAATCTGATATTCAAAACCACCATCTTCTGACTTAACCTTTTTGGCATAGGCAGTAGTCGTGTCAGGAATAACGACATAACAAAAATCAAAGAAGTTTAGGCCATAACGATACAATCCTGACAAATCAAGTTGACGAGCGCCTTGTTTGTCTTTGACATGTTTTGCAATTTGAAGAATAAATGATAGAGCTTCTTCTACCGCTGTAGATGGCTCACGCCATTCTGAAATTTCCAATTTCTTGCCATACTCTTCTGCTTCATAAGCATTAAACAAGTATTTACCAACTTGAACAAGTCCGGCATTTCGGCAGAAAGCTCTTAGAATTGATTCTTTTTGAGTGTATTTCCCAGAAGAGAAGACTTCATCTTCATTTTGTAGGAATTCAACTTGTTTTAGGGAAATAAAGCCGTTATTTCTAATAATTGTTACGGCCTCACGTTGCCATTTTGGCATGATATACATATTTGTCATATTTTTAAATTCTCCTTTTTAATATAACTTCAATTTACAATTTACTCAGGAACAATGTCTTCAATAACTTTGTTTTGATTTTCAATCTTTCTTCGTTTTTCATCAACTTGACGCTTCAGTTGTGCACCATCTGTTGTGATAAGACGAATTTCTTTCTTAGATGCTTTAACAAGCACTTGAATTTTTGTATTATTTGAATACAAGAACGCTTCGCCTCGGTCAAACTTCTCAATCTTCATGGCTTCAAGAGGTGTCAGTCGGACAATATCTCGGATAGCATCTACTTCGTCCGCCTCCAAGTTTAGGATAATCTTGGTCTTAGAGTTGTTGATAATACCACGGCCATACTTACCGTCTTCCAGAGCATAGAAGTCTGAAAGGTCTTGGGTTGCTGCAATAGCCGAACCATAGTAACCACGGATAATTTTAAAGATTTCTAGTACAAAGTTTGCTGCAAGCGGATTTGAGTTAATCAATTTCCAAGTTTCATCAATGAAGATGGCTTTACGACGTGTTCGGTCTTGTTTAACGATTTCCCAACAATAATCCAGACAGATAAACATACCTACAGGAAGAGCTTTGTCAGCGAGTTTAGAAATATCCAGAACAGTATATTTATTCTTTAAGTCTACATTGGTTTGACCATTAAACATTTTATTTGCTCCATGAACATATGGAACTAAGACATTTCGCAACCGCTTTGTGTTTTGACCTTTTTGTTCTAAATTTCCTAGTTCATTATAGACATCTTCTAGAATAGGCATCTCTTTCATGCCAGCCATCCGGTTTCTTGGGTCTTTAAACAATGTACTATTGTCATTACCAATTCCTTTTTTTTGGTAAGCCTGATAAACGGCTGTATCTAGGAAAGATTTCTCTTCTTCAGTGTTTTCTTCAATCAGTAGTGAGAAGAAAATCTTCAATTGTTCCATCTTTCTAGCAAGTAGAGATTCTGAGAATCCATAATCATCTACTTCCCCACCATTTTCAAAAGCATCTAGGATAGCATCATCTGAAATGCCGGGGTCACGGATTTCCAAAGGATTGATTTTATGTGAAGATGATGGAGAAAGTTGAATGAATGTTCCACCAATTGCATCACAAGACCGTTTAAATTCATGTCCTTTCAGTGGAGCTAGGACAAAACAGTGAACCCCAAGAATTCTCATTCTGAGCATTAACAACATTGCTGTAAATGTTTTACCTGCACCAGAAGTTCCAATGATAACCATGTTGGCGTTTTTGTACCGTTTGGTATTAAACAAATCCAGTACACACATTGAAGCATTTTCGGCATTGAGGCCCAGAAGAACTCCATTATCATCCCCCAGCTCAAAGGCATAGAAGAGATAACTCAAAGCAGCAAGGCCAATACTTGAAATGTTTTGTTTGCCCATTTCAAAGATAGCAGGGTCAATCTGATTTAGGAATTGAGAAGCTTCAAAGAAAGCCGGCATATCAAAGTTTGCCTGAACGGTATGGATTTGACTTGTTTGAAGTTCATTCTTAATCAATCGAATCTTTTTCTTCAAGTCTTTTTTGGTTAAAGCTGAAATAGTCATTAAGGTAAACATTTCATAGTATTGGAAGCCCTCTTGCAGTTCTGTTAGAAGCATATTGGCATCTACAATTTGTTCACTTTGCTCTCTTTGTTTAGAGATTTTCTTTTGACTATTCATCTTGATAGCCCCATACATAGGAATACGGCCTGAGATTGATTCAATCCGACTTTTTCTGTTTCCCTTTTGGGCAAAAATATCAATATCAACACCCTCACCAAATTGAGAAATTAAATGATAAGCCCATCCTGCTCGAATATTTTTCGGGTAGCCATCTGATTTAATAAATAGATAACCATAATACATTCCATCTCGTAAAACGCAATTAGGGTCATCATAGTTTAAATTCTTAGGCGCTACTAAAGCATCAATTGGAATTTTAGGCATTTGGTGAAGTTTTGTTGTTTTTCTATCAATACCTAATTCTTCACATAGCTTCACTAGAGCAATCTTTGTTCGGTAAGATAAAGGCTCATTCATGGAAGTACGAGGGTTATACCACTCATACAAAGTTTCTAAAAGATATTGTTCTTCATCCCAAATATCTTCTTCGTCATCACCTGTGTTGACCATGTTGGTTACTGGATTTTCACATTTCTGGAATTTTCCTGCAATATTCTGAGCCAACATATATAAGTTTGAAAGGCGCTCTGTGAATTTCTGGTCTTCTTGGTTTAGTCCAGATGAGCTATATTCAATAATGACAAAGAAACGACGAGTAAGTGCTCCTTGTTCACTCATGCTCTTAATAAAAGTTGCATATTCACTAGCAAGTTTTCTTGTTGCTGGATTATCTTCTGCATTAATCCGTTCTCGAAGAATATCCATATATCGTTCAGAATTGGCCACGCGCGTGGTTGCCTTGATTTGAACATTTGACACTGATGGATGACTAAAGATTTCTTCATACATAGTGATGATGTTGGCCTTAGCTTCTTCTGGTTTTAAAATGAAGTTTGTCGGCTCAATTTCTAGAATTTTTAAGAAACGGTCATCTTTAGTAATAATGATGCCATCCTGAATATCTAGAATATTGATTTCGTCTTGGATGTCATCATAGTTTTCAATGTCTTTTAATTCTTGAATAGCCTCTTGGTCAATAATAGTCTGCTCTACTCTCCGAAGACGTTCATGAGGTTTCTTCATGACACGTTCTCGTTTAGAGCTTGATTTAGAAGATTGCCCTCGTCTAGATTTCAGGCTTTTATTTTGAGACACAACTTCCATTTCTTTTTCAACCTGAACTTCTGGAAGTTCTTTTGGTTTATCAATTTGTTTTGCTTGTGGTATTCCCACACTTGTTCGTCTACGTCTTGACAATCATTTTCTCCTTTCTTCATCTTGATAGATTGAATTAATCGTCATAGTCATCATCCTCTTCCTCGTCTTCATCATCTTCATCACGATAGCTAGAAATTCTTTTTAGAGCATATCTTTTTTCTATTACTCGAAAATCATTAATAGACATGATAAAGATTGTAAGAGGTTTGGCAAAAGCAAAATATACAGTCATATTAAGGATTAACCACGTTAGGATAAACCAAATTTGAAAAAATATTGCCCTGCCCGGAAAAGCTGATTTTCCAAATAGGAAATTAAAAAGTAAGTAAAATATTACTGCTCCAATAATGGTTTCAGCAAGAACTCGAATAGGAAATCCTATACCAACATTTACTTTTTCATAGTTTTTAGGGATGTGATAGATAATCCCTTCCTCTTTCTGTTGTTGCATTAAATGCCACTGCTCCTTTCCTTAATAAATCTGTTTATAGATAGACAGAAAAATACAATTTACAACTAAAATTATAATGGATTTTTTGAAAAAATCAAATTTAAGATGAAAAGTGACATACATTTTTATCTCCACAGTCTGTCAACCTGAACCACTTAAAACAAAAGAACCAAAAGATAAAATTCTTTTGATTCCTTGTATCTTACTAGCTAAATTAGTTTTTACCACCATAAAGGTTGAGAATTTCTTGTGCAGATGCAATCCGTTTTCCATCTGTACCGAAACCACCACGCTCAACATTGGCACGGAAATATGTCGTTAATTCCGCCACATTTGTACCTTTCTTGAAGCCATCTAGGCCACCGATTCCAGAGAATGAACTTGCTTCTGATGTTTGCATTTCATTCATAAGGAATTCAAGCTGGAACGCAAGGTCTTTCCAGTCTACACCTTTTTCTTTCGCTGCATTTAGGAGATTTACCCGACGGCCACCATCCCATTGGATAAGACCAAAGGCATACCCGTTAATAGATGGATTGTATGCCCATCCTGCATTGAAATCAAGGTCTGACTGAATACGTCCGGATTGAATACCAGATTCTTCCATCATGTTCCCCATAAATGCTGCCGCTGCTGCATCTGAGAACCCTTGTGCTTTAAGGAATTTCCAAACTTTTTCATGGTCTGTAGACCCCTCTAGTGTACCGGCTGCTCCACCTTGGACTTTTGCTTCAGTCAGAGATTGAGCATATTTCTTAGCACGAATAATAGATTGGTTGATAATCCGAATCATGAAATCTGATTGGTTTTTATCAACTGGGTCAAATTCAAAGATAGGGCCTTTGAGATTTGGACTGTTATATGCTTCAAAAATTTCTTTGTTTTCACGATAGTAAGATTTATGAACTTTATTGATGTCTCCACCACCTTTAGCAGCATCTTGAAGACCTTTTACATCCATATCAACCTTGAGGTCATTTGAAAAACGTTTTTGAATCAACACAACAGATGCTAAATAGACTGTTGTTTTAACATCTAGTTTTGCTCCCTCAATCTTTTCAACATCTTTCAGGATGTCTTTAGCCTCTTTTTCAAGTTGTGCTTTTTGAGCTTTCTTACCAAGATTAGTAATCAGGACTTTAAGAATACCTCTAGCATCACCAAGAGAAATTTTTCCTGTTGAAAACTCTCCAGTTTCTCCAGCGGAAATGATAGCATCTTTAAATTTATTACTTTCTGAAGCAGCTTTTTTGAATTGCTCTTCATTCTTTTCTTTCATAATCTTGAAGATGCTTCCAAGTTCACTATCTGTCCATTGACCAATTCCATAACGGTAAGACTTGTCACCAAATTCACTGAGAATATCATATTTTTGGTCAATAGCTGTAGCAAAAGCATTAGCAATATGTTCTTCTTTGGTTTCTTGCTTAACTTTAATACCACCTTTGCCGTTGTTTACTTTAGCAGAAACACCGCCTCCAGAGAAGTTAGCATTACCAATACCAGAGAAGAAATGGATTTGTCCGGGTGAAGCACCATCAATCAATGTATACCAAACTCGACGGCTAGGAGCAGCTAGTTCATTAGGGCCGTTGAAGTTTGCTGCAAGCCATGAACCATCTTCATATACGGCAACACAGACCCCTGTATGCCCATAACCAGTCAATGCTCCTGCATAACCATTTGTAGCTGAGAAGCCATAACCTACTGTTGGTTTGTCTGTAATAGTTGCTCCACCAGCCTGATAAGACTGGTAAACATCTACCCCATTACCCATAGTAGGCTGAGATTGTCCATAGAGTTGGCTCATGTAAGCCCATGTAAACTCTGTACACTGTCCAGCTAGGCCACCTGCAAATGGACTTGACCCCCAGTTGGGTGGTTGAAAGGCCGGTAAGCTCATTGAGTCACGATATTGTTGGGGAAGATTATCGTCTGTCCAGTAACCTGTAACACCAGAACCTTTACCATTGGCATCTACTGATGAGCCACCAGCTCCACCACCTTGGCTTAGACCAAGTGAAACAAATCCTGCAACTTGTGAGTCTCCAACATTGAAATCTCGTTTTCCTACAACACCAAGCCACTCATTATTGTTGTTTCGAGCACCACTGCCATCAACGTTACCACCAATACTTGTAACAGAAATCGTACCATCTTCTTTTTTCTCAACTTTTGAAATCAATTCAACTTTTGATGGCGCACCGCCACCCTCTTTAATAAATACCATATCCCCAACTTTAGGCTCATATGATTTATCATTCGGTTTGATGTCGCTAGAATGATGATTCCACATTTCTGATACAGAGGTTGTATCTTTTGTTTTATCTTTAGCATTTGCTTGGTTTAACATGTATTGAACAAAAGCGGCTGACCAAGCATTTTTATCAGTCGTAACGAGATTTGTGTCAAGGTTTTTGTATTCCTTGTATTTCTTACCGCCAGCATTTCCAATTTCAGCTTCCAATAAAGCTCCCATGTTAATACCGGCATTACCTGCCTCGCCTGCTAGTTGTTCATTTGTAATCAGATGTTTACGAATGTTTTCAGTCCATTCCAGAATCTTATCTTCAATGGTTTTTACACGGTCAGTTTGTTCAGTCGAGCCATCATCTTTAACCTTTGTTACTTTGATTTGCTCAGTCTGCATAGAGCGACGGTATTCTTGTTTGTAACCAAACCAAGGAATAAATCCTAGAACTTTATTACCATCACTTTCTGCTCCAGTTGGAGACATACTTTGTGTACCAAAGTTAGGAACAGGAACAATGAGTTTTTCTTTCTCATGGCCTTTAGGCAATAATTTCTTATAGAACTCAGGCAATGTACCTTGTGAGTACACGCGCATCCCTTTGATTTCTTTATCAGATGTGGTTTTAGGGAACAAGAAGAATTGACGATAGCCATATTCATCTTTTTCTCCCTCAATCCATCCCTCTCCAAGACCTTGTTCATCATAATAAGTTGCATTAGAGTCAGCATACACATAACTCAAAACTTCTGAATAATAAGGTAAAGACATGAGCATCCGCCATACATTAGCTTGAACTAGGCCACCATTGTATTCAATGTTGTTAATTGCAGAGACAGGGCCTTCAAAGACATCTGAATAGCTTCCTGCTGCCTTGATTTCATCTGTCAGGTAATCATCATCAACAATGAAGTCGAAGTAAGAACCATCTTTCAGACTTGTTTGAGAGATAGGGTCAATATCCTTATCACTTCTGTGAGTGACAATAATAGCCTTAATAACATTTTCACCAACAGTGAATTGCAAGGTGTTACCAACATCACCAAAAGATTTTGGAGCACTGATTAGATAGTAACCATCAACTTGAAGCAATCCATTGCCAACTTGAACAGCGTTTTTCTTAACAGCATCCGCAGTCTTGCCTTTCAGTTTCTTCTTGGAAATGTAAGGTTTAAATTGCCCCATTTCAGTATTAGCCAAATTAAAGGAAGTTCCTTGTGCTCGGCCAATCTGATTATCTGCTTTTTCAGCTTTACGCTTTCCAACACCAGACATTTCTTTCAAGAATTTATCAAGTGCTTGTTTTTTGGTTTCTTTTTCTGTTTTCTTTCCTTTTTTCTCAACATCTCCAGTATCAAACCAATCTGAATCAGGGTCAACACCCATCCCCTCTAGACGGTGCTTATAATATTCAGATTTCGCAAAGAATTGCTGCTCTGCTTTGACTGTACTGTAATCACCCAGTTCAGTTCTAAGATAGTAATTCTTGAATGGATATTTAACCGGAATTGGCTTTTTACCATCTGCTTTATATTTAACAGTTCTTTCAACAACCGGTGCACTAATTTTTTTACCATCCTTACGGCCTTTTATAGGAGTGCTAGTCAAAACAACATTGGCTTTAGCTCCATCTGGAACTTGTGTTGCATCTTTCGCTAATATGTAGGCATATTCTGAATTGCTATCACTAGCTGTATTATAGGTGTCATAATCAACAGAGTCTAACTTGCTATAATCAATTACTCTATCAGGTGATAGGTAGTAATGGTCATAGCCTGTTAATTCATTTTTGTTGTCTACATAATAGTAATATTCCTTATGTTCAATTTTAGGAACATTAATTTCCCCCTCAATATATGTTGGAACAATTCGATAATCATCAAAGGCTTCAAGTGATTTGCTTTCAATTTCACCAGTTTTCTTAACTAATTCCCCAATTGTTCTATCTAATTCTGCATAATATCCTCTATCAGGAACTGTATCAGACTTAGATGTTGCATAAGCTGCTGTGATACGAGAAACTTGTTGTTCTGTTGTTCCATCTGCGTCTACACCACCTTCAGATTCATCATAGGATTTAGCAACATCAAATCCGTCAAGTGTAGGGTCAATGTTTGACTTCTCTGGGTTAATATCTAACATAGAGTAATCAATTGCTCCCATAACAGAACCGCTGTTTGCACTTTTCTTTCTCTTTTGTAATTCATATCCGCCAAAAGAAAAGAAATTGTTAATACTATCCATAGCATTATTAATCGCTGAATCTGATTTCAAACTAGCATAAATTTTTGATTCTTTTCCTTGGTTCTTTTGAACTGCTTCACCATACTTATCATAATTTTTAATCTGCTCTTGAATAGCCTGATTAACTTTTTCTTCTGAGTTTGATTTAGCATTGTTCAAAATATTTACCATTGAGACCGTAATAACATCATATTCATCCTGAATAGTATATTCGTGATTAGGGTCTTTAATGTCTTTTTTAACCAAGTTTCCTGAATTCGCATAAAGAACAGTATATTCTTTCGTGTCTTTGCCGGGATTTGAAATACCATCATTTTCAATCGTATCTTGTTCGTCCGGTTTAGAGTTTTTCCCGTTTTCTAAAGTCTGAGCATTGATAGGCACTGCCTTACCACCGTCATATTCTTCATCTTTTGATAGAGTAAGAACTTGTCCGGGTTGAACTGTTGTGACTTTTTTAGTCATAGCTGCATCTTCATAAAGATAAATGCTATCACCCATATATCCGTCACCCTTGATGTCATCTGAATTTTCATCAACAATAGGTTTTCTTTCCTTATTGTTTTTAGAATCTTCTTCTTGTTCTTTATCTAATTTATCATTTTCATCATAAATAGGCTGTTGCTTTTTAGCATTTTTAGAAGCAACATAGGTTGTTACATCAACTTCCAGTGTTTCTTCAATTAAGTTCTTTGTTTTTTCATCCTGAGTTTGATAAATCATGGACTGCATGGCTACTGGCCCGTTTTGTTTAGAACTTGTATTACTTAACAAATTAGGGAACAGTACAAAAAGAACTGCAATAATTGGAAGAATGATAATACCTATGATGACAATTGGCAAAATAAAAATGAAGAAAAAAATAGACAAAAGTTTATGAGGATTTTCAACACTCTCTTTAAGAAGTGATGCTGCTTCAATGGCTACAGTTGCTACACCGGCTGTTGCTGAACCTGCCGCTGCACTAGCTGCTGTTTTCACACCTTGTTTTGCAACTTCTTTCCCTACTTGTTTAGCGGCCTCTTTAGCAACTTGCTTCCCAGCTTGTTTACCTGCTTCCTCCACACCTTTTTCCGAGGCTTTCTTCCCTGTATTTTTTGCCAGATTTTCTTTGGCTTTTTTAGCAGGATTTACAGCGCTAGAGTTTGCCTTATCTGCTGCATTGCCTGCTTTGTTTTTTCTATAATTATCAATCTTTTTGGCAATATCTTTACCTTGCTTGACTCCATGTTTGGCTTGTTCTATATTCTGCCGGGATTCATCTGCCATAGATTGTTCTGTATTTCTACTTGTCATCTTATCTCCTTGTCTGTCATATATCATTATTTTATTTATATAGAATAAAATTTCTCAATATTAATTATATAGTTTTTTTAACAAAAAGCAATATTTCAAGACCATTCTAGTAGAGGAAGTAAAAAAGAAGACCGGATTAAAATTATCTAGTCTTCTTTTTTATTAAATTAGTTTAATCTTCTTTCATAAAGCGATTAATAGAGGTACGAGTGATTGGCTGTTTCCGAATGTCTTTATAACGTGTACCACGGTCATAAGATTCAGAAAGAGATGATGCAACTTTCTTACGGAAACGGTCAAATTGAGAAATAGACCTATCAAAGTCACCCTCTAGGTTATAAGCGCTAGACAAGTTGTAGTTGAATTGTCTTCGCTCTTCTGCCGGAATTTGCAGACCAAGATTTTCAATGGCTCTATGAATTCTGTTGTAAGCTTCTCTATCTCCTACGGATTTAAGAGCTTCATCATAGGCACTGCCTTTACCACCACGGCCAACAAAGTCACTAGAGAATACCAAGGCTTCATTGTTCTTCATCCACTCAATTGTCTTAACATCTCCATCAAGACTTAATTGTGAGTAAAGTTTTTCTTGAGCAAAAGCAATGTCACGCATTTGTTTGTTTTGAGCAGGTTTAGAATTAACAACATAGTAATCACTACCTGCAATAGAAACACTTGAACTTGCATTATCAGGTTTTGAATAACTTGATTTAGGGAAGAACAAGAACTCTGATTGGTTGTGCTCACGAACACCAAGGACACCAGTGTCAGGATTGATGTGCATAGCCTTGATATTTTGAGTATTTCCATTTGTAAACATACCATGACTACTCATTCCATCAAGAATGAATTGTTTGTCAGCTTCACGGGCGATTGTTACTGCACGTTTATCCATAGTATCTTCGCGTTGGAAAGTTTGAAGTTTACTCAAACCACCAAGAGGTGACAAGTTTTCAGCATAAGAGTTCATATAGCGCTCATTTCGGCTATGGATTGAACCCATTGCTTCATTTGAGTAATATGAGTCTCTATCTGTTGGTCTATTACCAACTACTGAATGGGCAGCCATGACTTGCCCGTTTTCAAAGCTTGTAACAAGTCCTGAGCTTGTTTTTTGAGCTGAACGAATTTTCGAAACATCAAATCGGCCACGCTCGTCTGTTTGAAGACCACTTGCAATACTATACGTTGGAGTATAGAAACGGCCGCCTTTTTCAGAAGCATCCAAACGAGAAAGTTGAGTTTCACCTTTTGCTCCAAGAGTTTTAACATATTGACCTTTAGAACTTTCAACACCATCTCTTGTAAAACGCATCAATTCATTGTTGTCACTAATTCCTGATGGAGAAAGTTGGGCAATACTACCATTACCAATACGGACACCAGCTTCTTTACTAATTGTTGAAGTTGTTGTCTCTGCTACTGGATTCCAAGTTTTTTGTACTCGGCTTTGGAAGTCTTGGTCGCCACCTTGAACGAAAGCATTTGCTGTGTTATAAGATGTAATCTTGCCAGAAGCATCACGATTCACTGCTGATTCATGAGGTGTAACAAAGGTTTCTTTACCATTTGCTCCAACAACTCCCACTTGGCCTTTTTCATTTGTATGAAGTGTTCCACCTGAAAGTTTTTGGAAGTGACCTGATTCATCTTTAATAAGTGAATGAACATTTTGAGCATTACCTGCTGTCATAGCGCGTGCATTGCTGAATTCTTCTTTAGACATAGAAACAAAGTTACCATTCTTGTCAATAAATCCATTAGCCTGAGCTGTAACAGTATGTTCTTTTTCTTCTGTGAATGATTGATAATAACCATCATCGTCTTCTTTGAGCATCATTGGAACAGTACCATCTTTAGATGTGAATGTATCACCTGCTGCAACAAATCCACCATTAACCATTTCACCAAATTGAGTGTTTTGGTCAACTTCGTGACGATTACCATTTGAATCTGTTACTACAAACGAGCCATCACCGGCCTTACCTTCCAAAATGTCTTTACCAGTAATATTTTCAGCAACACCACCAGATTTAGTTTCAATATCCACATTACTTTCACCACCAAAGGCATTAATAATGTCTTGTGAACTTTCAGAACCATCTTGAATACGGCTATTTGATAGGAATTGGTCAGCTCCATCACCTTGAACTTCACCTTGATAAGTTGTTCCATCTTGTGCTGTAAATACATATTTACCTTGCTCTGGAACTTCACCATCTTGCAGCTCTTTGGCTTTGAGCAAGAATTCTGAGCCGTCTTCGTTTTTACCTGACAACCAAACAGAACCATCTTTACCATTAACACCACCATTGGTTGCTTCAAAATCCATGTTTTCCATTCCTAAATGTTTCTTCATTGGGTCAGCAATATTAGAAATAGATTTTTGTTTTCGTTTGGCAAGACCAATCGCTTCTGTACTAACACCTTTGTGATTGAAGTTCTCACCTTTTTTCTTGGCTTTGTCAAGTTGTTTGCCTTGATATTTAGCTGCAAATGTAGACCGTCTGCCTGTTGTGTCAGCAGCTAAGTTTCCGTTTTTACGGCCAAAGACACCATTTTCTAGTTCATTAGCAATTGCTTTAGTAAATGTTTGACGTTCTCCATTTAAACCACGAGGCATCATCCATTCACCAAGTTTGTTGGCCATATATCCACCAGAGATAATATCTCCTGCCATACCGCCGGCCTGAGCTGTTGTCAATCCGAGTGTAGACATGTGAGCATCAATACGAGTACCAACCCGAAGCCATGCCATCAACAAGAACACAAATACTAGAGGATTTCTAATCAAGTCATATCGTGTCATAGCTGAGTAGAATACTCCAAGGAACAATGTACTCATTACAATGATGATTAATTGAGAGAATAACATTTGAAACCATGACCAGAAATATTTAACTGTATTGTTTGAAATCAAACATGCAAACATGATTGGTGCAAACAAACAGATAACTCCGAGCAACACATATCTTTCAAAGAATTCAAGAATGTATTTAACCCATGATGTTAAAAGTGAAAACAATAGGAATAAGAGGAAGAACCCTAAGATGATACCACCTGTTGCACCAACACTAGCAACTAAACTTCCGGCAACTTCACCACCAGCAGCGGTTAGTCCGGCAATCATATTTGTTGCTCCATCAGCATTAGCATCACCTTGTAAATTTGTTTCTTTCACTTCTCCTAGTGTTTTAAGAGAGTCATAAGAGAAAATGTTATAGAAAATAGCTGCAACTGAAACCATCAAGTCTACAAGTGTGTAAGAAAATGGAATAACAGTACCTAAAACCAACATTTTCAATGTCATCACAAATGGATTATCCATCATTCTATCACCACTTGCTGTAATGATACGGATTAGGTTTACTAGATATAAAACAAACATCAAAAGTAATCCAATTGTAATAATTATTTTCAAAAATGGAACATCCGCTGATTGCGTAGCTCCTTGTGTTCCGGCAGGGATGAACAAATTGAAGAAGTTCCCTAACATACCTTTAGGCATGAATGTTTGACCAGCCTCACCAGAACCAGCTTCTTTAAGAGTCAAAGCTCCAATAATAAAGCCTCCAATTAATTTGAAGAAGAAACCAACTGTAGACATTAAAATATCTAACAGAAAGTTGAATATCGTTGCCATATTCTCTTTCCTTTCTTTTCTTATTTATTTTATTTTCGTCCTCAATTATATCTTATTTTTAGAAAAATACAAATAATCAATAGAAGAATAAAAAACAAGCCTGAAAAATTTCAAGCTTGTCATTTCTAAACTGAAACTAAGAATAATATATTTATTTTTCTTAGTTAGTGCTCCAAGGTTTAGAACTCGGATTACCACCACTATCACTAAGTGATACGGCAGATTGGAAGAAGAGAGGTGCAGAGTAGAGAGCAATGATACAGATAAAGACTGTCTTAATCTTACCCATGTGAATAGCAATCTTACGCTCGTCACTAGTAGTGATGATGCAGATTACATGATACATGAACATGATTACTGCTGCAACTGAACCGAACTTCATCAGGATTTCAACAATGGCTGTACCGCCAGAGTCAATTTTGTTATTAATGGTGCTCTTGCCTTGACCAAGGGCTGCGATTGGTGACGCAACTAACATTGGAGTGGCCATAGCAACTGTAGCTAGTGCAACACGCGCAAAAGCTTTATCTCCAAGTGAAGCATCTTCACTGTGGATTGTAGCAACAGCTTCATCTGCAACTTCTTGTTTAGCTACAGCAAACTGTGCATATTTTTTAAGTGCCTTTTCCTTAATTTTAGGCACGATACTCACGATTTTTGATGTCATGAACCTTTTTCCTCCGACGAAATTAATTTTATTTGTTTTTGATGTACCTAAACCTTTGCTTTTATCTTTAAGGAATACATCTCAAAAAGTATTATAATGCAAAAAAAATATTTTTCAAGTTTTCGGACAAAATAAAAACCAAGAAATTTTACTTGGCTTTTATTCTTCTAAATTTTTTTGATAGAAATCCCTTGGAATATTCCTCTGTTACCTTATATCCATTCTTAGTTTTTCTAGTTAAAATAAGTTTATAAGGAATGTCTGAATTTAAAATTTTATTTATCATGATTTTTTTCTTTAGAATAAAATCACTTGTTTGAAGACCTTTTACATCTTCTATTATTTCAAATCCATCACAGGAATAACAAAAGTCAGGAATATAAGTAATTGCTGGATAGTCTTGAATGATATAAACATCATTCTTATCATGAAACCTTAAATTAGAAATCAATCCATCTTTTTCTAGTAATAAAAGTTCTTCATGCCGAAAGACCTCTGATTTACTGTCATAGACAACACCATTGATTTTAAGCTTAGAATTTTTATATTTGGAAAATTTCTCACCCTGCTCATTAGAGACTTTCCAAACTAATTTGTTTTGTTTAGCAAACTTCTTTGAGTCCTTAATTAATTCTTCAAAAACATGGAAATCTTCAAAAGAATTAAAGTCTTTTTGAATGGGTAGGATAACTTCTTCATCTGTAACAATTACTTTATCTTCTGGGAGAATAATCGGTTTTTTAACTGCCATATCGAACATCTCCCTTAGAACAAGAAGTCTTCAAGAGCAGACATAATATCATCTGGCACTTCAACTTCTTCTTCCGTACTTACTTGGTCATCTGGGTTGAAATCAATTTTAACAATTTTCTTTTCAGCCTGAGTTTCTTCAACTTCTTCCTCTGAAATATGCTCTTGTTGATTTTGTGGTTTCTGTGATACCAGTTGACCATTCGCTATTAGCTCTTCAATTTTCGCCATCAGGATTTCCATTTTTTCTGATGATACAGATTTTGTTGGTTCTGATTGTACTTCTTGAACAACTTTTACAATTTTAGGTGGAGCTAAATAATTGTTCCCCCTTTGACTTTTTTCGTTTTGGATGATGAAATCCCCTAAGACCATAACACTTTCTTCATCTGGCACTCGGTCAGGATTTTCTTTTAGGAAAAATATCAATGCATCTCTTATAAGAGCCGTTTTTCCCTTTCCAGAATTATCCAAAACTTTTAGAAGAAAAGCATCTTCCTTGTCTTTTGGGTCAAGGAAGATAGCTACCTTCTTTTTGGCATTTTTCTTTTCAGAAGTTTTCTTTAGATTGGATGAGCGATTATATGCCATATTCGCAGCCCCTTTCTAAATTACTTGTGTTTTTTTGCGTAGGCGCTTTGTGCTAGTTGTTCATAACCTGTTGCATTGGCTGAGATGTCAGAGATAAATGTTGCATTGGAAATATTCTTAGAATTTTCAACGCTTCCTTGAAGCAACAATGAACCACCACCCAAGAATACAGCAGGCACAACATTCAAGTCAACACCTTGTTCCAAAAGGTTGGCAACAATATGGTTTTGGAAATACTCATCTCGTGCTGCATAAATATTATCCAACACTGTTTGAGGAACTTTCAATGTCTTTCCTGATAGCACCGCAACAATGTCATCTTCTTTGTAGGACTTGCCAACTTTCCGTCGGATATAGTCCACCATACGGATGACGCCGAAGTCCTCAGAGCGAGAGCTGTTAATATCTGGCTTCCCATCTTTTACTTCTAAGACATCAGTAGTGAATCCACCAATATCCACTAACAAGAAGCGAGGGAAATCATCCAGTTCTTGTAAATGTTTTTTGAATGGAACATATGCTGAAAAGGCTTGTGGAAACACAAAGACATCTTCAATCAAAATAGAATAATCTTTTTGGTTGTAATTGAATTGTACCACTTTTCCATATTCAGTTTGAACACCATATTCATTAATCTTGTTAAAGAAGTAGCTTTGGAAGCGTTTGTGGTAAGGTTGCCCAGATTCGTCAGCCAAAAGCATATGTTCTGGCGGCACTCCAAGGCCAAGAACTACTTGGTATGAACCAGTTTCATTTTCTTTGATTAGGCCTTTGCTGATTCGGCTTTCGATTTCTTTTGCTAGTGCAAAAAGAGTCAAAATAAAAGCACGTTCACTTTTAGTTTTGTCCTTTTCGTATGGGGCACGTTCATTCAGAAGCGAATGATATTTGTTCCCTAGCTGCATCAAGTCAGCACTAAATGGATTTGGCGCATCATTTGTTACCAGTCCTGTTTTAAAAACTGTTGAGCGGCTTTTTTGGTTGAAATTACCATTATCAATTCCGATAAAAATTGGCATATTTGTTTGGTCTCCTTTTAAATTTTAATAGTACATGACTATTATACAATATTTTGTAGGAAGTGTCACTAAAATCTGAAAAATAAATTCATTTTTGGTCAAAATAAAAAAGAAGCTATAGTTTAGCTTCTTATTTTTTGTATGCTTCATCCAAGACTTCTCGAATATAAGCATCTAATAGGTTGTTCTGATGAAGATGAAACAAGTAATCATCAAATCCTTTGAAATTTGTATCCCAAAGAATGTTTTTTACTTCATAGCCAGCTTTGACTAACTCATTATTTAAACGGTCTAAGGCTTTCATTACCTTTTCATTTTCAAATGAGTCCATATCATAAGCAACAAGGATTCGTTGAATTCCCATCCCTTTTCGCTCTGCAATACGAAGAGCTTCCAAGAATGGTTTTTGATGATTAACACCGGGCAGACCTGCTACATATCGCCCAGTGAACTTATTAATAACATTCGCCTTAACAACTCCCTCTGTGACAATAAGAGTCTCTTCCGGAAAACCTACAAAGTGAGGTGATGTCCTTGTAATTGGGCCACCCTCAGAAGTTGAAGACCAAAAGAAATATTTGAAATCTTTGTTCTCTCCCATATTTTTAATTTGAGCACCAACAATTTCATTGTTGATGTTCTTAATTGGGCAAAGATAATGCAAAGATTCGTTTGCATTTCTTGCTTGGGGCAATGTTGTTTCAATCAATGCCCCTTTTCGGTAAATTCCGGGAATACAATCCAAGTCACCATTAAATTTCTTTAACAGTGTATTCATTGGCTTGCTGAGTTGGCAAGAAACAAACCCATATTTGATTATGTCCTCAGGTGTGAATCCTCTTTTTAAAAGGTCTTCTTCCATTTTTGGACTGCTTTGATACAACATTTTTTTGAACATGTATGAATAAATCTCATTCAGATATGTATCATGAGCAGGTTTTTTAGCTTCCGGAATAGCTGAAATTTTCTTTCGATTTTCCTTGACCATTTCCTGAATAGCATTGCTCACTATCATGTCTTTGTTGTTTTGAGAATTAGACAAAGCAGACATATCCACTTCTAATCCTAAAAGTTCTGAGACATAATTCTGAGCTTTTTGGGTCATCCAGCCATTAGAAAACAACTCTTGATAAACAGATTGTTCATCCGCTGGATTACGAATGGCTTCTAAGAGTTTCAATGTGGCAAAGAGACCTTTGCCCCTAAAATTGCAACGTTGACAATAGAATCTATCATTTGGAAAATCTAGATATAGTTTTCCATTTCTTGCAATCTGGAAGCCCTCGGATTTTTTCTCACATCCGGGAATTGGGCATGTTACTGAAACTTTTTTCATTGGTAATTCCAATATTTGAAAAGTTCTTGCCCACAAGTCCTTGGTTGTTAGACCATTATCTTCTAGCACTTTTTTGATATTCATTTTTTTCTCTCCTTTTTCTTTTTTAAAATAAATTAGTTTTAAAATAAACTTAGTTACAAAAAATATTATAAAAAGAAAAAGCTGCTTTGTTCTAAAATGATAAAAATAGAAAATAAACAACTTTAACTTTTATATTACAAAACATCTTTTGGCAAATAAATGATAACCCCCAACAATTCAATATTTAACTCATTATCACTTGGGGAGAAATAATTATATGAAAAACCATCTTTCTCCAACTCACATAAAACATCATTTAGCTTATATTCTTCATTATGGTTAATAATAATGATTGTGCTTGTTAGTCCTGCTTTGGCAGTTTCTAAAATCTTATCTTTTACATAATGCTCAACCATAGAAGTTCTTGGCATCACTGATTTTACGACGTGCTTGAAACTCATAATATATTAGATTCTCCTGTTTTATTTTTATTTATTTACTTACATCATCTATTATATCATATCAAAAATAAATAAAAACAAAAAACACTCTATAAAAAGAGTGTTTTATTTTAATTTTATGTGAATTTAAGCAACATGGCCTCTAGGTTGTTTATCCCTGAAAGGCGCAATTGTCTTAAATTTACCTTTTTTACGAGCATTTTGGAATAAGTCTTCCAAGAATGTATCGCGTTTGAAGGCATCTGTATTAGATACAGCAATATCAACAGCGGTACGTTCACCAAGAAGAATCATTTTCTTTTTAGCGCGTGTTACAGCCGTGTAGAGAAGATTACGTTGAAGCATAATGCCATCACACTCATAAAGTGGCGTTAATACACAAGCGTACTCAGAACCCTGAGACTTGTGGATTGTAGTAGCATATGCCAAAGTAAGATTTGAAAAATCTTCATCTGTAGCATAATAAACAGCTTCTGCTCCCTCATAACCGAAGTCTACTTTAGCATAGATTAGGTTGGTGCGTGGTTCTTTGTTCATTTCAACAATAATACCTACGTCACCATTGGCCACCGTGTCTGTATTAGACATCTGCATGACCCTATCACCTTTTCTAAAGGTATAAACTCGATTAGAGCGTGAGTATTCACCCTCTCTAGCTGGATTAATTCTTTCCTGTACAACTGGGTTTACAGTTTCTACACAGATAATGAAATCATCAGCATTTTGTTTTTTAGCCCTCTTAGGTAAAAGAGCAACCACATTGTTGCTGCCATAAATTTGGCAAGCATCAACATATGTGTCAACGATTTTGTTCAATCCGTCCTTGTCATAAGTGGTTGGGATTTGAGAGAAATCCTCAGCCATAGTAATCAAGTTAGATTGGCCATCTTTAATGAGATTAGCATTGGCAATGATTGATGAATCAGCTCCTTGACGGAATGTCTTAGTCAATCTAGCGACACCAACAAATCCAGAATAAATCAAGTCAGCCAAGACAGAACCTGCTCCTACTGATGGAAGCTGTTCTTCATCCCCTACCAGAACTAGTCTGGTTTGAGGACTGAGAGCCTTTAGTAATGAATAAGCAATGTTGATGTCTAGCATTGAGCTTTCATCTACCACTACTAAATCAAACTTCAACTCCGTTCCCTCTGGCAAATCAATATCATCTGGCTTTAGTCCAAGTTTTTTATGAACTGTAAAAGCTGGGCGGCCCGTTGATTCACTCATGCGAGATGCTGCGCGGCCCGTAGGTGCAAGACACAAAACTTTAGCTCCGCCATTTTTTCTTTCAAAACATTCGATAAAACATTTCAATACAGTAGTTTTCCCTGTTCCGGGGCCGCCTGTTAAAATGCCATATTTATGATTTAAAAGAATTTCGATAGCTTCTGCCTGTTTATAGTGAAGATTAATTCTATTCCCTCTAGAAACAATATTAACCAACTCACTATAATTGCTTTGAGTTCTGTATGGTAACATTGACATATAGGTTTCATAAATGAAACGCTCTTTTTCAATCAATGTGTTCAAACCTACTAAACCTTTTTCCCAGTTAATACGAACAATTCCTTTTTGCTCAACAATACGCAAAGATTTTTTGAATTGCTCCATATCAAATGGGTTTTCTGGTGTGTGAAGAATCGACATAATACTTCTAACTAATCGCTGTAATGGATAATAGCTAGAGCCATTTGTTTCCATTTTCTTTAGCAAGAACTCAATACCATAGGCATACATTGGTTCTTTTTGATTGGGAACATTTAAACCTACAGCAATAGCATGAGCCATTTCAAATGAAATTCCGGGAATCTCATAAGTTTTATATGGCTTTGTCAAAAGTATGTCTTTGGCATTGTCCACACCAAAAGCACTATTGATTTTGGTGATGGCGTACATAGGGATGCCAATTTTGAGCAAAAGTGGCGCACATCCCTCACTGGCTGTTGCGTTTGCGATTGCGTCCTTGATGACTTCAATGCGCTTTCCACTCATGCCCTTAATACGATATAACTCGTTAGGGCTGTTTCTCAGGACATCCATTGTCTTATCACCAAATTCAGATAGGATTGCTAAAGCTGTCTTCTCTGATACACCTCTAACATTTTCAACTAGAAATCGTTTAACATCTATGATTTCTTCCAAGTCAACATCAAGTCTCACCAAATCTGCTTTGAATTGCCATTGGTTGTACTTGTTTTTGACTGGTGAACCAATAACTCGGATTCGGCTCTTCTTGCGAGGAAGGCCATATCCGGTCACATCAATTGTATCTCCATGATGTAACTGTTTTCCATCCGGAAGTGTTATGGACGACTGAAACAGTTTTGCACGGACTACTGAATAATCTTTCTTGTCTGCTGCCCCAAAAGTTGTTCTAAACTTTGGGAAGATTACAGAAAGAACTTCAAACACAATGGATTGGCCTTTATTGTTGCCTTCCTTTTGTTGCATCATTATGTTTTCTCCTTTTTTTTTTGTAAAAATAATAATTTTAAAATAAATATTTACAAGTCATATTATAACATATTTCTGAAACATATTTTTAGTTTCACTTTTATTTTCAATCTAATAGAAATAAAAAAGACAACAAATTATGTTGTCTTTGACTTTTATTAGATAAGCGAATCTCCCAACATTTTAATCTTGGAAGAGCTTACTGATTTTGAAGTTGATTCAGCCAGACCTAATTGATAAATTTTTTCAAACTCATCTAAAAGACCTAGTTTTTCAGCTTCCTCTTTTGCTCGTTTTTGTGAAAACCTTGACTGTTTCTTAGACTTGTAGTAAACAGTTGTTGTACAAGAGCCGTCCGAAAGAATAATGCCACCTGAGCGTAGATTGTAGTCATCACCCAGAGTAGTTCCTTCTTCTTCAGCAAGCGACTTAGCTTCCTCTACAAGAACATCTTGAATATATAAAGCAATTTCAGAATTCAATTTTTCAATTTCTTGAACAATTGTTTCTTTCTGAGATTTCACCTCTTTTTCAAAGTCTTTCAATTGCTCTTTATACATATTCAAGTTCAAAACCATGTTCATGAGGCCTGCATCTTGAATTTCTGTATAAACACCTTTTTCAAAGTTGTCACCAGTTAATTGGTAGAGGTCTTGCAAAACAACTTTCCCAGAAGCTCTATTCAAATCTGGTTCAGCATCTTTTTTTACTACAACTTCTAAGAAGTGCAGTACAGCCCCTATTGCCTGTATTTCAATATCAAGATTTCTTTCCATGTGAACATGAGCCAAATCAGAGTGTTCTAATCCCCATGCACAAAAGAAATCAACGGTATTTAAGTTCATGATGCTCATGTACCAAACACCTTGCAATTGATATTGAATAGGAACTATTCCATTTTGCCAATCTTCTTTAGCATCCGTATTGAAAGTGCTCAGTGTTTTTATTTCAGCAATCCCTTTTCGTCCATCTTCAAAACGAAGAAATCGGTCAATATTCCCATTCATGAACTCAAACACTGGATGCTCGTACATGGTTTGGTCATCCAACACCTCTACATTTTCAAAACCAGCCACATCATTGATTTGTTTTGCAACAAAATCTTCTGCATAATGCCCTCTTTTTAGAATGGCATCATTTTTGGCCTGTGGTTTCTTGATATTCGCTTTTTGGAATATCGCTTTTTCAAGTAAAGGTGAGCTGAATGGTGATAGTCCTAAAATAGAAGCTACTTTAGAGCCACCAACTACATAAGGAATATCTCCATAAGCACCATGTTTACGAATATTATTCCATTGTTCTTCATCTTTTTCTCGCAATCCTGACATATCATATGCTGGAATAGGTTTCAAATCACGAAATCCCGGCATATCATACATCTCTCTTACAAGATTAACATATTCTTCCAGTGAAGAATCTTTTTCAAAAAGTTTTTGCAGCTTTTCTTCGAAAGTTTCTTTGAAGATAAGCGCATCTAAACGACTAGACATAGCCGCAAAAGATTCAATCATTTTTTTCCTCCTATTGTTAAATAATATTTTATTTTAAAAAAACATTTACATCAATTATTATAAATAAAATAAAAAAAGATAGGTAAAACCTATCTCTTTTAGATTGAAATTAAAACACGCGCGAATGACTGTTAATCAACAGACGATACAATGTGTCATCAACACGAACATCTTTGACAGCCGAAGTAGATTCAATAGAATCCCGAATGAGAACCATCAAATCAAAGATTGTCATGTAAGAATTATCTCCCATAAGGGAAATTTCAACTTGCATTTCAATGTTTGAGCGTTCTTTTTTAGTCAAAAGATTGTCCATGTTATTTAGAACACGTTCAGTAATCAAATCCCGTTTACGGATTTGAGTCCTCTGAGCATACTCAATGTCTTCCATTGAGGTTGAATAGCGACTGTAAACGTTATTCATTAACAGTTCATAATCTTCAATCGCATTTTCACCACGGTGGTCAAGCCGCATAGGATGACCTAGAGGGAAAACATAAGTTTTATGCCCAAGTTGGACAGAATATTTAGGCTGAATTGTTACAGCCGATTTTGCCGTGTCAGATGTCTGCACGGAAATCAGAGCATTGATTTTATTTGCAAAATCATATTGTTCATTCAATTTGTCAGACAAACCAAACAACATGAAGCTTCCTGAAGTATAGTTTACACTATACTCAAATCCGCCCAATTCCGTGATTTCTAGGTCTCTGAAGTGTTCCATAGTTCGGCGGAACACTTCAACCTGACTGATTTTACGATAATTCTGACTGTTGAAAGTCACAAATTCTCCATTCATAAATAGAGCTTGCGACACATCTGGTGTCAAAAACTTGTGATTATCATTGAGGATGTCAACGATATAATTCGTTGTTTCCTCAGAAATGCAATCAATGAATACATTGTCTGGATTTTGGGAATTTTTGTCTTTCCCTAAAATCAGAGCCTTCATCAGAGGTGAATCAGCTCCATAACGTTTGAGAAGACTGTCAAAAGCATTCTCATTTACAATGTAGAGTGTATCTCCAATTCGGATTGTCAAACCATAGCTTGAGCCTATTTCTTCAATCCGTTGTTGGCTTGTACCAAATGAGAACAATTCAAAATCTTTCTCAGTCAGCATCATAGGCAGTTTGTTAAATACTACCAAACGAGCTTCATCAAGGTTTACCTCTTTCCAGCTCATTTGTTTTTCTCGCTCTTCTAGAAATTCAAGGAATTTCCGATAACGTGAAAAGTATAGCGGCGCAGCGTCAGGAATAATAAAGTTTAGTTTTCCATTTTTTGTCATAATGATATGACCTCCTTAGTTATAATTAATTATTAAATAATATTGTAAAAATCTTTTACAGATAATATTATACACAAAAGCAAAAATAAAAAGCCTGATATTTTATCAAGCTTTTATTTTATTTAGTGTTTGTTACTTAGGCAGCTCTTCCAAAGCTCCAATCACTTTAGACCGATTGTATAAAAGGTCGTCAGGATAAAGAATTGTTTGAGATTCAAATGGATAATCTACATCTGGGAAATCAACGAATAGTCTGATTTTAGCCTTCCAAATATTGTACAGCTCCAAAATATTATCCAAAGGATTCCCTTCTAACAAAGACAACTCTTGGTGGTTTCCATTTGTTGAAACAACGAATCGAACAACTCCATCTTCTTTTGAAATCTTTTCACTTAGAGAAAGCTCTATCATCAAATATGAAAGCTTTCTAGCCAAACGGCTAGACAAAATTGTCATCCATTTATTATACGGCAATGACAACTGTTGAAGATTTTTAAGAGCGACAGAATCCCCTAATAAGAAGCACTTAGAAAGGTAATCAATGACCTCTTCAACTTTTTCTTTAAAAGCTTGAGCTACTTTTTCTTCCTTAGCAGAAAGATTCAATGGCTGACCTGAATTTACGAAAATATTCCGCAACATTTCAATCCGTCCAATATAAGCTTTCTCAACTTCTTTAAGCTGCTCGTTCAAAGTTTTAAGAACAAGCATGTAGAAATAATCAAAGACTTCATTTGAATATGAAGGTGATTTGAAGTCATTCAAAAACAAATCTAAACTTGCGTCAAGTTTTTTTCTCAACAGCTTCTAACAAATCTTCTTTTTTAAATAAAATTAGATAATATTTACCATCCATCAAGAAAATTTTCTCAGTATCTCCTTGAACAACTAAATCATTAGTTGTAGGCAGGGCCACATTTGATGTGTTCAATCCTAAGATTGCCTTCACAATATTAAACAATAGGTCTTGTTTAAATTCTTTTGTAGTTGTAACTTTAACCATATTTTTGGTCTCCTTTTGTAATAAAAATAATATTGTAAAAATATTTTTTACAAAAACTATTATAAAAGAAAAATAAATTATGAAATATAAAAAACTTGCCCCTGAAAAGCAAGTTTTGTTTTTTATTTTATCCTAGATAATACGGATTCTTTCGACTATCCTTGAGAGTGTAAGCTCTCAACACCTTTAGTCTTAAATCCAGCTCTGTTCCACTGTGGTCATACCTCTACCCCTGTGGTTGGTTTCATATTATCTAGCTGCTTATTCTTTTGAAATAAGCTCATCTGCTACCCCCCATATCCAAGATTCATTTCTGAATCATTAAATAGGCATTGTAACAGCACACTTTTGAACCCTACTCAGCTACTCTCATAGGCTTTTGGGTGATGGTTATATTTCATAGAAATATCCCATCCGGTCATGTCATCTTCGTTTCCTAGGTTCTCATCCTTTTACATACACATTAAAGTGTATCACCAGTCAGTCTGATTAAAACTGGGAGATTTAAACTTTGCAATAAAGTCCTAAGATGGCGGTGGGCAGTGAGACTCTGGTTGCGTGGCAACAACCAAGGCATACCTTGGAAGGCTTACACACCCCATTCTCCGCGATAGCAAAGGGATTTTGACCCTTACCTCTTCTTACAAATTGAGGCCCTTATTATTCCAATAAGGTGTCTACCAGACACTACGACACTTCTTCAGAACAATCGATTTGCGAACAGCTTCTGCCTCAAATACAAACATCTTTGTATTCGGACTGCTATATGTTCTACCTCTCTTCACCGAGGAAATCATGTTCTTTCTAACCTTTGTCAAAAGTTACTTTTTGCGACTATGTTTCTAAAATATCTTTACTGTTAATTGTTCCACTTCAGGTGAGCAGAGCACGAAATATCCAGACTAATGTAAGCTCCAAAAAGCGCAATGGCGCTCTTTACAATTTATATTAATCTGACAAAACCATAATATAAAAATGAACGGACTACTTCGTGTTGCAGGAAATTAACAGTTGATTATTCTTCATTTGTCAAAACTCCTGATAAATAGTGGACACCTCTGGTGACTCTCCTACCTATCATTCGTTCTGCATAGCGCATTTGCTACACCTCACCATATTAATGTTTTCTTATGTTCCATTTGTTCACATATACACCAAACCCCAACCTAAGCTGGAAGAGCGTCTATTATTTCATATCTTACCGCACCAAGACCTTTATACGAATTGGATTTAGATAAGGATGAAAAGGGCGAAACTCTTGACCAGCAATAGGTCTGAATTTTATATATATTCCCAAATTTTCCATAATTCCACAAAAATAAGATTTCTTTTCAATTACCTGTCAGTAATTGCAACAAATGTTGAAGAAATTGCCTCTTTCCTTAAAAATAAGGGGAAGAGCGTGTGGGCACAACTTTAAATGCCTTTTATGAAAAATATTTGGCTGTTAATCATCCGCAACTCAAACTGAGTGACTTTCTATTAACACCTATCTATTTTTTTAAAAAGAATTTACAAAAGATATTATAAAACAAAAAAATATGAAAAAATAAAAAATCTAGCAAAATTTGAAAAAAAATAAAAACATGATATGATTATACATAGTAAAACTTTGCCAAAATAATAAATAAAAGGAGTTATTATGGTGTTTGAATTATTCTTTATCAGGCAAAGTAGAGAAACACCATAATGATAAAAGAAAAATGGAATTAATGACTATTGCAAATATTTTTGCTTATTTAATTGGATTGCCTCTTTTTGGTATCTCATTATTCTTGCTACTGCGCCATTTGAAGAAATCAGGAAAAAGCATGAATATCTTTGGTTACAAGCGTGTTAAACGGAATAAATCAAAAAGCAAGGGCACAAAATCTAAAAAAGCTAGAGCACGCGCCTAAGTAAGGAAATACAGCTATGATTAACAAAGTGAATCAAAACAAAAGAGCCTTTTTGAACAAAAGGTTCTTCGCTGTATTAGGAGCTATTTTGTTTTTAACTGTTGCTGGTTTTTATGGTTATAAATGGTTTAAACAGGTAAATCCCGAATATGGCGAAATAAATAAAAGTAAAGGCAAAGATGACTTAGAACTTCAAGAAAAAGAACTGACTTTTTATACTCTAGACAATAGTGGTAATCTAACAACTATTACTTCTAAAGAAAAATTCTCAGAAGAAAATATTCAAAAGATTATCAATAATTATGTAGGGAACACATTGAAAGCTAAAACATCTTTAGAGTTAAAAGTTTACAGTGATGAAGATGGTAAACATGCGCGCGTGAATATTCAAGATTTGAACTTTATTGATTTTTATGCTGCTCACCCAGAAGTCAGCAAAGCTTTCCCTGCTTTTCTGGTAGAGGGAGACACTATCAATAGAGTTCCTATGGAAATTCAAAAGCGGTTTGCTGAATCTATAGATAGAACTATCAAAGAAAACTTTGGTGTTCAGTTTGTTCACTGGACGATTGGTGGAATTCTTGAACCTAATGATGGTATTCTTTTTGGTGATGTTCCTAAAAAATCACAAGAAACTATCAATCGTACTAGGGAAAATGGATTAGAAGTCTCTTCTAAAACCTATTTTGTAGACCCAGAACAATCAGAATCTTCAAAGAAAATAGAAGCCAATCATAATGGAAGTATTGGTGGAAGTATTTCTGAAACAGATGCAAAAATGAAGCAATTGTTGGAGAAATATCCTAATGGTGATATTCCAGCAGATGAATTGCCTTATTAAGAAAAAATTAAATAAAAAGAAAGAAGAGATTTAAAATGTAAATCTCTTCTTTTAGTTTTGGATTTCATTCAATAACATCATAAACCTTTAGGAAATTTTCCTTTTTAACAGGATAAAATTCTCCTTCGACACCCTTTATCAAAATTTCTTTTGGATAAAGCTGAAGAACACCTTCAAGGCCGTTGATAGGTATTGAGCCACTTTCTTTAATTTCTTTAACCAGTTCATCCCTTTGAAGAATTTCAAGTGGAGTATTAGATTTGTAACCCAGAAAGTCTAGAACTTTGATGATATTTTTATCTTCTAGGTCTTTTAACTCTTCATATTCAATTTCATACACTTTCTTTTTATAAAGATAAGTGGAAACTCGAATATAAGTTTTTACAAATATTTCGTGTTGAATTCCCCAGAAACATCCATCTGTATTCAGCTCTTCAATAACCCAATCGCCATATTTTATTTCTATTTCGCCACGGTCTTTCTTAATGTAAATGATGCCAGTCTTTTTATCTAATCTTGCTGGTTCATTTGGGTTTTTGTTCAACATCTTTAGAAATTCTTCAACAATTACATTTCTATATCGAAATGCTAAAACTTCAATAGGCTTCTTCCTAGCTTTCATATTTCTACCTCATTTTTTATTTATTTAGTTCAGTAAAATTATATCACTAAAAATAAAAATCACAAATCATAAAAAATATGATATAATAAAATAAATCTAATCAAAAAACAGAATTAAATTACAGAAAGGATATATGATGCAAAAAAACACAGTGGCCTCAAAAGACTTTAAAGCCAATAATATCTTTTTTCAGCATAAACTAGATAAAAGATTTCGTCGGTATATTGTCGTTATAGACATTGATGACAAAGAATTCTACTATCAAGGTGGATGGAGCAAGAGTGGCAAAAAAGGACAAGAAAATAGACATTTTTTAACTAATAATTATAGTCAGGCACATCTCTATATTTCAGAAGAAGCAGCTAAAAAAAGATTAGTAAAACTGTTAGAAAATAATCATTTAAACCTTTCTGTAGAAAACTGTTCTTGCCGAGAAGTCTTTGGTGATTTTGATGGTGTTCTTTTTGGAGACCAAGAAAATTTTGATTACTCAGCTATCGTTGATTTAGCAAGCAAAAGAGTTATTGTCTATAGAGAAATTAATCATATTGAAATTCCTGTTCGTTATGTACTGATTCAATGGCTTTGCCAAATTAAATTAATCTCTGATGACAATTATCTTGATGTGATTGATTATACTGGTTTAGAAGATAACCATTATTCTCAAAACATTTATAAAGAAGCTATCGAAGATATGAAATTATATCCAAAACTTCGAACATTTATGAAGTTGTCGAAGACAATGTTTAAAGATGGTAGAACATGGGGGATTCTTCCATCACTATATGAGAAGTGTGATAATTATATTAAAAAAAGCATTATTCCTCTGCTCCCAGCTCAGATTGTTGATAATGATATTGATAAACAGTTCATCATTGATGAATACCAAGAACTTGGAGATTATCTTTTAGATAAAGAAGAACAGCCTAATATTAAATTTAAAGAAAAAGCTATTGGCTTTAGAAAAAATATTGGAAAAATTAAACGTCCAAGAAAAAGTAAAAATAAACAAATGAAAAAAGCATGAATTTTTATAATCATGCTTTTTGTTTTTAGTTTAGAAGATGTTGAAAATCTTCTTAACGATTTCAATAATGTGTTTAGACAAATCATCAAGGTTTTGACAATTGTAAAATTGATTATTGTAAATCTTTTGTAATTGAGGAGCTGATTGACCAATGCCAAAAGCTACTGTATCAACTTTCGGATGAGCTGCAATTATATTTTGAATATCTTTCACAGCTTCACTTCCCATGTAACCAGTATCTGCTGGCTCTCCGTCAGACCAGATAAAGAAGACTTTGTGTTCTTCTTTTCTACTTTCAAGTTCTTTTAGATGATAGGCAAATGCTAAACCATCTCTATTAGCTCCACCACTTTCAATTGATAGGATTTTTTCATAATCCACTTTTTTATCATTGAAAGAATGAACTACATCTAGTTTTACTTCAGACACATAATCTGAGTCATGGTAGTAGTTCGTTCTGTGAAGTTTTACTGTGAATGGAATGTCAAGTTTATCACAAACCATAGATAAGAGCAAAACTCCCAGTCTTTGTGTTGCCATGATTTCTCCATGAGTAGAGCCAGAAGCATCTATTGAGATAGAAAAACAAACACTAGGCCGTTTTTTAGGTCTTACAACTCTATTGTAATACCTTTTATCCTTTCGAATAAAACCAGTTCTATCAAGTCTTGAACCAGAGTAACTTCCCCTTTTTTCGATAGGGGAATTAGTCTTTTCGATAAGTTTTTTAATTTCTCTTTCTAACTTCTTATATGTTTCTTTAAAACTTTTGTTTTCTTCGGCATCTAAAAAGTCATTTAAAGTGAAACCAACCTTTTTCTTTTGCTCAGAGACTATCAATTTCACATCTTTGTGCATACCAGTCAACAAAGGCGCGTGTTCTACTGGGTCTACAACTTTTTGTTTCTCCAGTTTTTCTTTCTGTTCTCGAAGTCCATCAAAAGTATCTTCACCTATTTCTTGAAAATCTTTAAGTTCCTTACTTAGCTTTTCAAGTGTGAGAATATCTTCTTCATCAACTCCCTCTCCAGCGTCACCACCGGGGATGCCAGCATCATCAGAAATTTTCCCTTTCTCACTATGGTTTGATTCTGATTCACTTTCATCTGCAAGCAACTCTTGTTTGATTTGTTCTGAGTTCAGATTCCCATTTCGGCCAACATGATTTTCGTCATCTTTTAGTCGCTCGTCAAGTTCAGCAATGACATGAACTGCTGTTTTAGAAAGAGAAGTTGTATCAGAGTTTTCTAATACGTTTTTGGCCAATGTGGCAACACCTTCTAATTCTAGACTCTCTTGTTGTCCAATAACAAATATGTCCGCAAACTTTTCAAAAAGTTCATCAGCAACAGCGAAAGCTTTGAGAGAGCGTTCTAGAGATTTGTTCTCTGTGAAAGCATCCACATATTGAGCTTTAATATCTTCAAAGATGTTCCAGAATTCCCAAGTTTCTCCATTTTTAGGTTTGTCATAAACACCATACTTTCCAAAGATAAGCATTGCGCTTGTTACTGCGTTCATCAGTGCTAAACGAGCTTTTGATTCATCTACTGATAGACAATAAGAGTTTAGTTCTGCAAATGTTGTTTCAGAAGAATGAATTTCTCTTAGCCGCTTCAAACTTGTAGTTAATTTGTTTTCGAAATCAGCAATCCAAGCTTTTTCAATATAACTGTCTTCAGTTATATTTTGAACACTAAGAGCTTCTGAAGCAACATTGTAGCAAAGATTTTCTTTGCTATCTTTAGACAAACTATCAAATCCGTCTACAGCTTTCAGCGCTTCCCATGTTTTTGGAAAAAAATCTGGAAATTTAGTGAACAAACTTTTATCTTGCATAGATTTTACCAAGTCTAGTTTTAGACGCGGAGTTGTGTACAAGATATGAGCTGTTTCATGTGCCAACAGACCATTAGTAACATGATATTTATCAACTAATGACAAATCCTCATTTTGAAAGAAAACATTTTCATCCGAAATTGTGATAGAGTTGTGGTCAGTATAGGCCACTACACTTCTATCTGAAATAACTTTTAACGTCACTTTTCTTCGGATGTTATATCGAAATAAAGCTACACGGATGAAAGGGTGGGCCTTCAACAGGATTCCCTTGATAATAGATTTTATTGTTCGTTTCATTTATTTCTTCTCCTTTTTAAAATTAAAATATTTTTTGTAAAATGAAATACATAAACTATTATAACAGAACCTCTTCAGATAGAGATAATTTAACAAATACACATAAAACAAAAAAGAACCTAAAATAAAATTTTAGATTCTTTTAATAAATTTAACAAATGAATTAATTACCTTCCAAGAAAGCTGACAGATTATCTTCAGCCTGTTCTCTCAATTCTGCATCTTGTGAAAATTTTTCAAGAACACTATATTTAGCATTTTTGAAAAGACCCTCTTTAGGAGAAATCAAGTATTCCATAGCCCACGCTTCTGCTTCACGAGAACCAATTGTTCCATCTGTGACAGAATATTCATCATACATGTCACTAAGGAATACAATACCTTTACCAATCTTGTTAGCCACACTCTCTGGAATCTGGAATTTATTTACCAGTTTCTGAGAAATAGACTTTTCATCTTTCTTATCAAAATTCATTTTCAACTGAATCCGTGACAAGAAAGCTTCTGGCAGTGGCGAGCAGCTAGGCCCTGATGCGTTGTTTGTAAATACAACAATACAGTTTTTGTGACGTTGCAACTTACGGCCATCTGGCAATACAAATGTTCCTTCATTGAGGAATTCATACAGCCCAGAAACTTGCGCCACATCACGCGCCATGTCAATTTCTTGAATATCAATGACACCGCCATGTAGTGCAGCCTGTCCAAGTTGTGTTAGCACCATTACGAAATCTTCATTATAAGCAAAGAGATTCTTTTGCTTGTTTTCAATTTCATACTGTTTAGCTTTCAATTCTCGAACCAAGTAATTCTTGAATTGTTGACTTGTAACATCAACATCACTGTCAACTTCTTTCCCAAAGATTTCAAAGTAGACTTCTTCAGGAACAACGTCAATGTCGGCTTCTGTAACAAACAAACCATTATCAACATATAGTTGTTGTAAGTCAACAACTTCTACATCACTAGATTTATCTGCATCCGCTGCCTCTTTTGTTCGAGGCTGTAAGCGGCCAAACCAGTCACTATCTGATAATTTATCAGAAGAACCAACTTCTGCAAAGTAAGGAAGACCTAAGATGTAAGACAAAATCATTACACCAAATGACTTCCCTGCACCGGCGTCGCCAGTTAATTGAATTTGACGATACGGAACTTCAAATCCCATTTGATAGGATTTTGAAATTCTATTTGCGAGTTGCTTTACAAAGTCAGGCAGTGTTGCATTTCTAAGTTTTTCTTCAACAACCAAGTCTTTATGGTCATCAATTTTGAGATTTTCTCTTAGATGTTCCATCTCAGAGAACTTCCCTTTTTCAAAGCTCTTTTTGCCTGTGAAGATTTCCCGTTTTTCTGGGAATTTTTCAGCCATCTCTTGCAGAATATCAATGTTAAGCTCTGGAGAATCAACAAAGTCAAATTCTAAATTGATGTCTTGATGAGAAAACCCATCAAGAAGTTCTGCAATAATTTCTAGGCGCTGCAAAAATTTATGTAACGTGTCTACGCCGATTTTCTTACCAGCTTGATACAATCTTGAAATAGCTTTTAACTCCTCTACGAAACCACTAATGTTAGGATGTAGGTTGTTGTAGTTATAGATTGAACTTGACTTGTCGTAATATTCATTGAAAGCTTCTTTATAGACTTTGTTGGGATTTCCATAATAGAAATCGTTCAAAAAAGCATATAAGAATAAAATCTTGGAGACCAAAATGTTCTCCTCGTCTTTTTCAAAGAAGCTTACTTGATTGCTAGAACTTACAACCATTGTGCCCTTGCTGGCATTGTTTGGCATTGCTGAACCTTTATCAACTTCAACAGATATTTTGATATTAGAAGTGTAAACAATGTCACTATCTTCTTTCTCAAATGTTGCGATTTGGTCTGACAACATCATTTCCACCAACAACAACAACTCTAATTGAATTGCTGTATTTGTTCTTTTTCTTTTAGAAAAATCATAATTTTCTTGGTAGAGGTCATAAGTTATTTTATTAGCTTCATCATTCTCCAAATTATATGCCAAAGCATAGCCGTAAGTAGCAGAGTTCATAAAAATCGGAAAAATCCGATTTTCTGACTGCATCATTGATTTTTGGATTGCTGGATTTGTTAAGTCAAATCCCTTGTTAAGTGCCTCTAGAATATTATTAAAGTCACATTCTGTCAGCATGGTTTCTGTTGTTGCAACATAAGACACATATTCGGGGTCATTAACAATTGTTGCCAAATTAGGCAGCAAACTTGCCACATCCTTGTTATCAACACTTGCATTAAGAGTTTTCAAAAAGCTCTTTAAATTCATTTTATTCATTATTTTTTCTCCTATCATTATATAAATATAAAACTTGAATTTATTCTAATTTAATCTGTGAAAAATCGAATACCAAATTTTTTGACATCAAATTTTGTGAAAGATGAGTTCTCACAAATAGCCTTAGCAATACCTTGCCAAGAATCTTCTTCAAAAGGTAAATCCTTTTTATTCAAGATAAACTTCGTCAAAACAATTTGTTTGCCTTTTTTGTTCAGCCGAGCTACCTTTTTGTCCATCAGGGAATTTAATTTTCGGCTATTCTTGGCATACCAGTTTTTGATGTACAACTGCTGCTGCATATCATTCAATTCAGAAAATGTTTTTAATTTTACATTATCTGCTTTTTCTGGTTTTTTATTGCCAACATTTTTGAAAGTTTTCTCTTTGGTTTTTTGTTTTGCCACATGTCCTTTATGTAACTCCTCCAAAGAATACTTTGAACCAACTGCAAGCTCATAAAGCTTTGTTGGATATTCTTTCAGAACAGTTCCATCTTCACGGAATGTTGCCAAAACAGTTTTCCCATTGTGACGATAACGAATTAGGCCGAAACCTTTCTTTTCGTACACTTCTGGGCCGGCCGCTCGGACAAAGTCGTAGACTTTTCCCAGTTTTATATTTTTAGATAGAAGAAGTTTTTTCTTCTGTTGTTTGGTATTCATCTCCATGTGAATACCCCCTTTCTTTTTTAAAAAATAATTTTATTGTAAAATAAAAAGTTTTACAAAGATTATTATAAAAGAAAAAAGATAGATTTATATATCTATCTTTCTGCGAATTCTTTGGCTGTTACACCCTCTCCAAACTCATCATGAAGAGCTGCACTGGTTTCACCAATTTCAAAAGTATAAAGGTATTCCAGTCTGCCCCCGGCTTCTGATGCAACCATTTTAGCTGTTTTATGGGTAAACACAGTAATTGCCGTGCCGGGTTTCAAATCAGGAGCTATTTTATTACTTAACCTTTTAGGATAGATAAAGGAAAAGAATTTTTTGTCAGGTGTTACTACAGAAACAATATATTTTTGAGTTCTACCTAAGAAGAAATCAAAAACAACATTACTTTTTTGAACACTTTGGACGATTCCTTTAAGTTCAATGTAATCCTTGTTTTTAAAGACCGAATAAGTGGCTAGAGAAGCAAGAGCTACAAAAATAGTAATAACGAATGGTACAATCCAAATGGAATGTCCGGCCATTCTAAGAGACCACATAACACCAACTGGAAGATAAAGATACAACACCAAAATCTTAAACCGATTAAAAAGAAGTTCTTTTACACCTAAAGGGAAATCTCTAAAAGGTACATCACGAACTTGGTCAGGCTCTTGACTTAAGACAAGTTGATTGACTTCCCTGTTGATGATGTTTACACGGCCATCTTTATCTATCTCATTGAGAAGATTACTTTCTGGGGCGCGCGTGATTTTGAGTTCATAGGCTTCATCTTTTTTCAAGCCTTTATATTCACCAACTTCTAAGACTTCACTTCTTGTCTCTTCTTCCAAAGTGTCAAGGAATGTCCTAGTTGATATAGAAATTTCATTTTTTTCTTTTTCCGGAGCTTTGACATCCGTGGATAATTGATGTTCATTTTGCTCCATTAATTCATTCTTCAATTCTTCTGACAATTACAATCACCTCATATTATTCTATTTTTTCTTTGGGTTGGCAAATTCCCATTTGATATATCCTGTTGCAGCTTCTCTAAAAATCAGCATATCATATTTTTTAGATTTAAAGGTTAGTTTACATGGAATTTTTTTGCCTTTGATAAGCTTAACAGCTTCTTTTGGCTTAATCTCTTTGTGACCCCATTTGCTCAAAGTGCCTTTGAATAAAGACTTTGTTCTAAGTTCACAGGTTTCTTCTGAACAAGTATAAGCATTAAATTTAGGATGTGAACTATCCAAAATATTACCTGTTCCACAAATAGGACATTTACCTATTACAACTGGAGCACTTTTCCCTGTTGGGCCTAAGGCGGAAGTATCAATAGTTTTTAGAACTTTTGGCAATTCAGTAGGCAGCGTTTGGAAAGCATACCAAACTAATTTATTGATTTCGTCCAAGAAAGCCTTTGGACTTAAAGTCAACTTAGAGATACGGCTCAAAGCATCTTCCCACTCGGCTGTCATTTTTGGCTCTCCTAAAACTTTGTTTGTCTTAGAAATGAGTTCTGCCAACATTTTTCCTTTTGCAGTCGTTTGAAGTATCGGAAGTTTTTTCTTGCCTTTAACTGGGATTTCTTCTAAAAGTTTGTGATGATTAATAACTTTCTTAACAATAGCTGAACGTGTTGCTGGAGTTCCTAGCCCCTTAGCATCTTTAAGAATTTTCTTAGTTGCTTTATCATCTATCAGTTTGTGAACATTTTCCATAGCTTTTTCCAATGTTGAAGCGGTATAAGGTTTAGGTGGTTTTGTCATATATTCCGCAATTTCTTGCTTAATATTTAACTCTTCACCCACTTTTACAGATGGTAAAGACAACACTGTATTTTTGCTCTTTTTATAGAATTTTTTCCACCCCAAGTCTACGTCTACAGAACCAGAAACAGTGTAATCATTTTCTACTTCAATTGTAGTTTTGTCATAGTAATAATCATCCTCAAACATAGCAAGAACGCTTTTAACAGCAAGAAGATAGACATTCTTCTCCTTTTCTGGAAGAGAAGACAAATCTGGGATAGTCCGTGTTGGCACAATGGCCAAGTGTTCTTTTGCTTTTGAAGCATCTACCCATGTTTTCTTAGGCATGGTGCGAACTAAATTAGCATCTGGGAAAAACGCTTTGTATTTAGAATGATAGTCTAACAAATAATTAAATTCATTTTCTGTAATTACGTTAATAGAAGTACGAGGATAAGTTAGATAATGCTTCTGATACAGTTTTTCTGCTGCGTCTTGAGTGTCGCCTGGTTTATATCCTAATTCGGCTGTTGCTCTATCTTTAAGACCTTGCAAATCCATCAGCTTTTCAGGTATTGTGGACTCTCTTTCAGTTTTGATGTCAGTGACATTGCCTCTCAACTTAGAAATAATAGGGATAGCACTTTTATCTTTGAATTCCCCAGACCTTTGGGCTACAAATTCTTCACCTTTATCTGTTTTACAAAGAAGAGTATCTATGTAATATGGCTCAGGCTTAAAGTTTGCAATTTCCAGTTCTCTTTGCCATACCAACATCATGGTAGGGATAAGAACACGCCCAATCGCTAAAGCACCAGATGTCCTTACTCCATTATCCCAACACAATTGAGAATAAAGGCAAGTTAGGTTCATCCCTATCATCCAGTCAGCAACACTACGAGTAAAGTCTTCCAAATAATATGGATATGTTTCAGAAGCATCTCTTAAGTTTTGAAACCCTTTACGAACAGGCCCTTTTTCTAACGAATTAATCCATAGACGCTTAGTATTCGTCATATCCACATTCAAGAATCTAAGTAGTGCTACAGCAATGTGCTCACCTGCTCGGTCAGGGTCAGTAGCAATAATGACTGTTTTAGCTTTTGTTAAAAAGCGTTTGGCGTTTTGAACCAACATGTACTTTCCATCAGCAATAGTCAGCTCAAACTTTTGAGGCATGATTGGCATAGTATCAAGTCGAAAGAATTTTTCTTCTTTTGGAAACATTCCCCAATTAGGATTATATTCCTCAGGATTTTTTAATGCCAAAACATGACCCTGCAAAGCTATTACAACAACCTCATCACCATTTAAAAGGTCAGGGTCTTGACAAATCCAAAAATAACCTTTTGAATCTTTATATCTCTTGTGATTTTTAAAGGCCATTGCATAATCTTTACCTTGGTCTGCCTTTTCTGCTAAAACAACCCATTCTGGATTTTGTGGAGCTATTGATTCAGTCATGGAGTCTTACCTCCGCTTTTTAAATTTAACTTTCTTGATGACATTCTTTCCTTTTTGCGCTTTATTTAAAGCATCAAATACAGACTTCTTTTCATCTGTCTTTTGTTCTGATTTTTCATTGTATTTTTTTAGTTCTGCTTGAACTTCTGGGAACTCAGGGGTGAGATTTCCATTTTCATCTCTCAAAGGCTCGCAGTTAAAAGCATTGAAAGCTTTGGCTTCCTCATTTTTGTGTCCAAAAATTAAACGAATATCTTTTTGGATATAGCCTGCAAGGATATTTCTTGCATCATTCAATTCAAGGTCAGGAATATAATCCTTTGTAAAATCACTGGTTTCTTTGTGTTCCACTTTAAAGGACGCTTGCATAGCAATCAAATCATCCACCTTAGCAGGTTTTTTCACTACAAAAGAACCATCTTTGGTTGTGAATTGAGAAAAGAGATAACGTTGATTTTTAGGCTCATTTACTTGAACACTAAAGCACTCAAAGAATAAAATACCATCACGATACATTTGGTCAATGGCGTAATGTTTGATTGCGTAATTCGCATTAATATTCTTCCGAATACTTTGTTTTTCTTTAGATGTCAAATCTCCATTTTTTAAGGAGCTATTCAAATCCATACAGTAATAATTCAAGGCCATAATCGCCTCAATCAATTTTTTCTTTGAAACAAAAACTCGTTTTTTTGTTCTTGTTTTATGTTTGTTACCTTTTAATACCATGTATATACATTTCCTCTCTAAAATAATTGAATTCCAAAAATAGCAACCAATAGGATAGCCAACAACAAGCATCCCAAGAAAATACCTAGACCAATCATCCTATACTTAGAAACATAATCCTGAATGGTATAGAGATTGATGTCATTAGGCAATGGCCCGGCAAATGGATTGTTTTCTTCTCGCTCATACACATCTTTACGAGTGTTTTCTATTCGGCCTACATTTACAGGAACGTCCTCAGACTCAATAATCTGGCCTCTTCTACGTTTGGTTTTATTAGAAGAATTTGAACTAGAATTTTTATTGTTCGCATCAAACAATTCTTCATCATTTTCATCCAATAGCCGCTCTTGTAGCGTCCTGTTGGCCATTTTTTCTTTTTTGCTTAACTCTACAGCATTTGAAACTTCTTCTGGTTCATCATCTGATTGAAACGAAACTACCACAGGCGCTGCTCCGACATAGGCAGGAGTGCTTTTAGGATTGTTTTCAACTTCTACAGGCAAATCCCCAATTTCTGAAACAAGAGATTGAGGTAATTTTTCTTTCTCTATATCAGATGTTCTTCTTTGTCTAGAACGTCTAGCATTGCCCCCTACAACAGGAACTGATAAGGATAATTCTCTACTTTTCCTAGTCATTTCTTGCATAGCTTCAAATTCCGGACTAAACTGCGGTTGATTCTTTTTCTGTTCTTCTTTATAAGCTTTAATGTTTTGCTCTGTTGGAACTACAGGTGCACGCCGCCTATTTATTGTTGGCTTAGGCTGTTCTTGCTTGCCTGATGGATGACCAATAGAAGCCATTGCTTTCTGAAGCTCACCAAGGTCTAATTCAGCCAAGCTGTTGTCTTCATTTTCGTCAAAAATATCTATTGACATTCTTTCTCCTTTCAATAACAAATATATCTTTTCATTCATCATCTATTTTAACATAAAATAAAAGAAATAAAAAGAAGAGGCCAGTAATATTTACTGACCTTGAGACATCATTTGAGCTGTATTTATATCATGCAGCCATAAATGACTTCCAATATAGAAGCAAATGGGAGCATATCTTGTTGTTCCTAGAACTTCCCCTCGCTCCACATCTTCTCCTAGTTGGGCCGTCAAAACTTCAAGATTTGAATAGTGACTGAATTTACCATTCTTGTGTTTTATGACTGTTGTGATTTGACCAGCTCTATCCACCCCGGAAAACACAATTGAACCATCATTGGATGCAATGACATTAGAAAGATTTTCTTTGTCAGGTGTGTAAATAATATCATTTCCATGAATAATAATATTTGATTCTTCATCCACCGCATGAATAAAAGTATTTTCCTCTTGCTCAATTAATTGTTCTAATTGACCTTGAAGTTCATCTAGTTCTTCTTCTGCTTTTTGAACTGGAGTTTTGACAGAAAGACTTTCCTCATTATTGACTTTTCCAGAAAACTTAGTATAACTATCATCATTTTCTGTATATCCTAGTGTAAATGGATTTTCTAGTTCTGGAGTTTCTGTTTCCTGAATAGTGTCATCTTCAAAACTTAAAGCCAGTTGGTCTTCTTCTGGCATTGGCCGTTGAATCCTTTTCTTTTTATGCCGTCGAAAAAATAAAGGAAATGTATTTTTTAACCAGCTTGTAAAATTCATGAGATTTACTCCTTTTATATTTTGTTATTTATTACTTATTCATTATAACATTTTTCTCTCTTTTTGACTATTACAATCTTGTTTCAAGAAAGCTTTGAATCATTGAGTTTTCTAGGTTTTTATGATATAATTAAGGATGTAATTAACAAATATGAAAGGAAAAAATTAATGACTAATTACAACCAAAATAGCTCCCAAGAAGTTGCAGAAAAGAAGTATAAATTACTTCGTTTTTCTGGCAATAAATCTTTTTTTGAAATCATGACTTATGCTTTCAATATTAATAAAGTTGCATTTCAACTAACCAACTATGACACGAATAATTCATCCAAAAATGTTGTTATTACTTGCTTCCTAACATTTGATGAAATTCTGGCTATGTGTCATGATATTTTAAGCGGACGATTTGTACAAGAAATCCAAGCTATGCAAAACAATGCACAAGCAAGTGGAAAGAATTTCTTTGGAAAACAAATACACATTGGCGGAGGCAATGATAAAAACGGAAGACTCATATCTCGAACTTTGAGTGTTAGCATGGCAAAAAATGTTGGCAATGTCATGTTTGTTGCTTCTTTACAGGATGGGAAGAAAACTTCTACTGGCGGTATTTCACCAACCAATCAGAATAAGAAGTCTGCATCTTACATTATGCCTTTTTCTGAATTGAAAGCTATGGCCATCTATTTATCCGAAGCTATTAAAAATTATCTTCGGATAGAGATGGAGCGAGGTATCTGGGCTTTCTCTCCTAACGAACTACCTGATTTAGGTTCTGAAGAACAAACAACAACAGAAGCACCACCACAACAAATCCAACAAGGTTATCCACAACAACCTTATGGCAACATTCCAAATGCTGCACCAAATCAAGTACCATTCAACAATAATCAACCTTGGAATATTCCTGCAAATGGCAGCACTACAACGACTTTCCAAGGTGGTCAACCACAAAATCCAAATTTCAATCCACAATCTCAACAACCACAATTCCAACAAAATCAAAGTTTCAATGGAACTCCAGATTTTGTAGATGAATTCCCTAATCTATAAAAGAAAAAAAGAACTCTATAATTTAGAGTTCTTTTATTTTGTATAGGAAGTAATGTAATCATTGATTTTATAAGATGATTTAAGATTTGTTCCTCTTACAGCCATGACAATCAATTCTTTCTTTTCAGCATTATAGAAAGTAGTCAGTACACCAGAACTTCCATTACCATCAATCAGCCACTTATTATCTTTAGAGTATGGGTCACTAGTTATATAATCAAATTGTGATACAGAGACTTGCCAATCCCCAATCTTTTTTTCAGCCAATTGCTTCAAAGAGAGATTCCCTGCATCAAAGCTTGTTTCTTTCGCATCAGGCCTCATAAGGACATTTGTAATAGGACTTAAAAATTCCTTCTTGTCAGACAAATCACCAACGCCTTGAACGTCTTTAAATTGTGCAAAACTTATAACTTCTTCATTATCTTTTGTTTTCATGGTTTTGCTAGATATTTCTGCATTTTTTATTGTCGGAAAAGATAATTGACCAACACTCATATAGTTTGATGCAATTAATTGACCTGTAGCGAATTTCTCACTGGAATTGCCGATATTTTTTGAGATAGTTTGACTGATTGCAGCAGCTTTATCACTTTCTCCTGCCGGAGAAAACACAGCAACTAAAACAATCTTATTCCCTACAATAGAATAATTGAACTGAACGAAAGGATTTGATTCAAATTCTACAGGTTGACCGCTATCAGCTAATTGTAAATCCGGAATTTCTAAATATCTCAATTGTTTCTTAGCTTCACTTGTATTATCTAAGATATTTCCATCAGGCAATTGGATATAATCTTTTCCATTAGAACCTTTAGACACATAAACTGTTGCTGATTTATCAAAATCTTTCAACATGAAAGGAGATGACTGATAATCATGTACAGTATACCAAACACCTTTAAGATGAACACCAAAGGCACTGATAGCATCTTTCATCTCTGACTGAATCAAGCCAATTGATTTGTCTGTTGAATCTTTTACTGTGACACCAACTAGGACACTTCCGGACTTATAGTAATGCCATCCAGCATTTGATGGGTCATAAATAGTTTCTGCCTTTTCTGGGATAAGCGCTGAAATTTCTGTACTGGGAATATTGCGACGAATAAAAGTAATCCCATGTTCTACCTTGTTTCGGTCTTCCTTATCCCATTGATATAGATAATCTTTCATGTCAATATTGTTGTTATTGCCATTTATTCTCACAACATTATAAACAGTACCATTACCCAAACTTATCTCAGAAAAAGCTCCTTTTTTTGCTGCCTTTTCTTCTGTTTTAGCGACTGTATTTATCTTGCCGTACTTGTTGTTATTGTTGTTTTTGCTGATAAAAAACCACGAAAATAAACCAATAATAACAATAGAAACAAGAGATATAATTCCAATTATATGTTTTTTCATCTATGCACATTTCTTTCTTTTGTTTTATTTATATTAATTAATTTTATTATATCAAAAGCTGATAAACAAATCAAAAAGGCTTATTACAGCCTTTTCCTTTTTTACAATTACTTTTTACAAACACCTAGAAAGTTTTCACTTTTTATCAGTATATCAAACAATATCCTCATAGTCAATATTATTCTCAATTGCATACTTCAACATGTTTTCTGTTGCCGAAGCTATCAGACTTTGTATGGTTCTTTCTGGTGTTCCTTGAAAAGCTGAGATTTCTTTAGGTGACATCTTCTTTCCAGAAGTAAGTCCATAATACAAATCAATGACATCTCGCTCTCTAGCCGATAAGGACTCCATACTTTCTTTCAAGAACTTTTCTTGGTTTTCAGAAGTTAATGTATCATCTATAGAGTCTCCAGATTCCATACTAGCTTCAACCAGATACATATTGTCTTCAACATCATCACCGCTCTTATAAAAACCGGAAGACCATGTTAAAGAACTTTGATGAAGAACATGAGGATAAAGAACTTTTACTTTTTTTGCATCCATTTTTCCGCCGGGCTTAATATGAGTATTTACATATTCAGCCAATTCTTCATAACTTCTATTTACATCATCCTCAGTACCATTAGTTAATTCTGATAATGCTTTTCGAAGATTATTGAAATCACTTCTAAGATGATTAGGAATGACAATGTTTCTTTGTTGTTCAGAAGTTTTCCTATAAACTGATTGCCTAATCCACCATGTAACATAAGTGGATAACTTTGCTCCTTTTTCGTTGTTTGGGTCAAACCGCCGTAAACCGGTATTCAACCCCTCATAAGCATTACCAAATACATCACTCAGTTCTTTATACTCCAAAGAACATTTGATAGCCTCTGACATACATAGCCGTAAATTATGCTCCGCCAGACGTTGCAGCGCTGAAATAGACCGAGGGTCTGGTTCTTCTTTTGTTCCAAAATCTTTGAATTTGTGATAACGCTCAATCAGCCATTTCACTTCACATTCATTCAGAACCCGAACACAGGCCAAGAACAGATACAAAAACAATCTCTTCCGGCGTTGGGTAGGTGTTAATTTATCATACCCCATGTGTTCCCAACGAAGCAAGAAGTCTTCACTGTCCTGAACAGACGGCACAACATCATCATCTGTAAGTCCTAATTCTTTAAACTCATTGTAATTTCTTGGCCTTTTCAGGAATGATGTATCAAATTTATCATATCCATGAAATTCTTGTTTTTGTTTTGCCATATTTCACATTACCTAATATACTTCAAGTACAAAGTATATCCTTCCTTTTCTAATCCAGTTATTTTAATTTCATTAATGATAGCCAATCTTTTATTGATAACTAACTCAACTTTAAATTCTTTTACATCATTTGGAACAGTCACATCTACTAATTCATACAATTTCTTTTTAAAGAAAAAAGCATCTCCTTTTTTCACTGTTCCAGAAACATAATAAGATGGTGCTTCATTTGTTCCATATGTGACATTCTGGACTTTAAAATCAGTTTTATTCAAATTTTCCAACACATTATATGTTCCAGATGTAAAATCCTGTCCTAAATCTTTATTTATCAAAGACAGAAACACATAGGAGGCATCTAAGTAAGGAGTTTTAGGAACTTCTTTTAATTCATTTGTACTAGAATCAATCTCGTAGGATTTTGAATTTTTCAAAAGATAAGATTTTCCATCATGCGTCACAATTGGATTATATGAACTATCATAAGTTAATTCATAGGTTCTTTTTGTTTTTCCTGTCTCTGTGACTTCTAGTTTTTCATCTTTGTAGTTTTGGCTTCTAGCTGTTTCTAAGACCGAGTCTTGCAAGCCTTTGATAGAACTTCTTGTAGAGGCCAACAAAGTAATAGATATACCCCCTACAATAAATGAAACAAGAGCGAGAAGAAGAAATATTCTATACATCCAGCCAGACATAAAATATTGGATTATTTTTCTAATGGAAGAACTACTATTCTTCCACCTTTTTTTTCTTTTTTTCCAGTTATTAACAAAAAATTCTTTCAAATCATCCAATACCACCACCTGCTTCCTGCCGTATTTTCTGAATCCCCAAATGAAGAGTATAAACATTATTTAAGAACACAACAGCTTCATCTTCTGTATCAAAAGAAACATAGATACTCTCTGGGGAATTATATATTTCCTTAAAAACAAGACCAAGAGAAAAGAAACTTTCCTTTCTCATCCCTTGGCTTCCTGCTGCTTCTTTCATTTCTTTTAAAGCCTTTTGTTTGTCACCAGAAAAATATTCGTAAAACAATTCTTTGACATCTGGCCATAAAATAGACTTCATTACAATTGTTTCTTCTTGTACTTCTTGTCCAGTAAAAGGATTTAAAATCATGTATTACCTTTCTTTTTCTCTTTCAGCATATTAGGCGTTTCATACAATCTAGCTTCATCAAAGAACCTTGACGGCCGAGCAAAACCACCCTCATTGACTGGTGCATAAGTCACATAAACTTCTTTTTTGCCGCGCGTGATAGCAACGTAACCAAGATTCCGCTCTTGTTTTTCTTCTTTAGGTGTCATACTTGATTTCGTGGGGTATAGGCCCTCTGTCCATCCGGGCAGAAACACTACATCCCACTCTAGGCCTTTTGAGGCGTGCATAGTCGCAAGCAAAACAGCATCACCATCATCAGAATCAATATCATCATTCAATTGAACATCTGCCAAAAAGTCTTCTAGAGAAGCTGCATCATTGACAATGCATTTGAAATCTTCCAATGAACTAATTGCTGATTCATAGGCATCATTATCTAACACCCCTAGCTTATTTGTGAAGCGCTTTGCCAAAGACTCTTCATAAAATCCTGATAGGAAAACATCCAAAACATCAAAGACATAACGTTTTTGTTGCTCTTCTTTTTCTTCCTGTACTTTTTCTGTGTCTTCATCACGAACTACAGGCAAGTCAGGAATAGAATCTAGCATATAAACAAGAGCTTGGATAGCTCCAGCCAAAGATTTATCTTTTGTGGCCAACATCAACAATTCCAAATTACAATCATTGTTTTTCAAGAATGTATAGACATCTTTTAGCTTCTTTTCACCAACACCGGGGAATAACCTCAAAACATCAATGTAATTGTAAGGCTCATCAGGATATTGAATGATTTTTAAAAACGCTAAAGGTTCACGAATAACTTTCAAATCAAAGAATGACTTTGCTCCACCTACGGCCACAGACAATGGAATATTAAATTTACGAGCAGCCATTTCTAGAGCAGCCAATGAACGTTTTCCACGAATAAGGACTGCCTGAGAATTATATGCTAAACCTGCTTCGTAATTTTGCTTAATTCTAGACATGATGTATTCAGCTTCTGCATTTCGGCTATCAAATCTTCCATGTTTTAAAATTCCATCTTGTAGAGTGGGAATTAATTCAACATCTTCAAAGTTACCATGAATCAGTGTTTCAGCATTTTTCAAGATATTCCCTTGTGAGCGGTAATTTTTCTTAAGGGTTAATTCAAGTACGCCTAGCCCTAAATCATCAAAATAAGTTGCAAAATTTTCAATAAAACTAGAATTAGAGCCACGAAAACCATAAATAGCCTGAGCCTTATCACCAATTGCAAATAATGATTTTTGCGTCATTAATTTTACAATTAAATATTGCAGGTAATTTACATCTTGAAATTCATCTACAAGGAGATGTTCAATATTCCTATGAACATAGTTCAAAAAGTCTTTATCTGTTACTAGTTTCTCATAGAAATAGAGCAAGATGTCATCAAAGTTATAAAGGTTTCTCCTGCGTTTCAATCGCAAAAAGGCAACCATAAAGGCTAAGGCCATTTCTGGCTCTACATATTTGTTGGGATTTTTTGTATTCCATTCACTAATAGTTGCAGGATAATCCGCCTCTAAATTTAAAGGATTGCGCGTGAATGATGCTGCCTGAGACATAATTTTAATCAGATACTTAATAGGTGTATCTGTCATTTGTCTCTTAACAGTTTTAATCACTTCTTTTTCAGGCATATCAGGATTTTCATTCTGGCACTTATTTTTCAAAGCCACAAACACTTCAAGTTCAAATAATGATGTTTCTGACTTTTCATCAAGCATTGAGAATTTGAAGCCTCTACGAGAATAATACTCTCGCATCAGCCTGTATGCTAGACTATGGAATGTTCCGTTTTTTACTGGCAATTCTTGCCCCTCTGGTACAGCAAGCACTTTTGTTACACGCTCCAACATTTCTCTTGCAGCTTTTCGTGTAAATGTTACCATACAAATCTTTGACGGGTCAACACCGTGGTCAACCATATTAGCGATTCTGTTTGTCAGACAAGATGTTTTCCCAGCACCAGCAATTGCCCCTATCTGAGTTATTCCAATAGGGGCTTCAATCGCTGCTTTTTGGTATTCATCCATTAACATTTTTCGCTTTACAGGAAGTTTTGTCATAAGGATTTCATCTTCTTTCTTTGGGTTATTATTGTTTTAACTCAAACCACTAGTTAAAACATAAACTGTTTGGCCCTCATAAGAGACCTCTGCTACGCCATCTGTAGAAATGGCGGTTACTTGTAGATTAGCTCCCTCTGGGATATTAGCAACTCCCTTACCAATTGTTTGGTTAGGTGAATCTTTACCCTCTAGGCTCATTTTAGCTGTAGCTTCAATAGCAACGGCTGCTAGTGTTTTACCATCTTTGATAGTTAGACCTTGCGGAACAGATGGGAATTGGAATTTATCTGATGACGAAGCGCTTGGCGTAGCAGAACTTGTAGATGGAGCTGATTGTGAGCTAGATGGTGGGGTAGAAGAATGTTTGGTTTCTTTTGAAGAAGAAGCACTAGAACTTGTCTTCTTGCTTGATTTTTCTTCCGCTTTTTTTTCAATAGCTTTTTTGCCATTTTTAAGCAATAATCCATCTTTGGCATTTTCAAATTCCGCTTTGAGGCTTTCTTGGTTTTCACCATTTGATTTCACAGCTCGGCCGTAAGCAATTGCTGCATCTTTATATGTTTTTAGAGTTCCACCGTCATACAAAGATTCATCAGACAGGTCAATTTTACCCAAATCAATATTCAATTCCTTGAATGATGTTACTGTTTGGTCTGAAAAAACTGGTGTTTTCTTCTTTTTGCCATCTGTAGATTTCACATCAACCTTGATGCCAGTTCCAGACAAATCAATATCAGCCAAAGGAACAAAGGCTTCTCCGCCATTATAGTCTACAACAGCGTACTCAGAAGAGTAACCAAGAATTTCAAATTCAGTACCCTCATTCAAATCATAGAGTTTGTTGGAATCTGTATTTGTGTCCTCATAGAGATGAGTGTCTTTAGCAGCCTTGACTTGATATTTTTTCATCACAAAATTTTGGCCTGCAATTTTCTTTGTACTCATTTTTGTTGAATAGATTTCTTGACCCATTACAACTGGAGCAGTCATCAAACCTGCACCACCTAACATACCAATAATTGATAGAAGTTTTTTGATATTCATTTTATACCCTTTCAAAATTAATCTCTTTGGTTTTTATACATCATCTATTGTACCATATTTTAATGGTTTCTACAATCTGGAACAAAGAAAAATACTCACCTTTCATTAATTATAGAAAGATGAGTATTGCTTGTTGTATTATTTAAAAGATTATATAACCAACCTAAAACAAGTTTTAGGTATTGATTTATTTACAACTTCTTGGCATCTACAGAATTTTCAATATCAATGAAATCCTCGTGTTCAAAGTTAAATAGTTCACTTAAATCAGTTTCACCATTAACTTTGTATTTGGCAATATATTCTTTACCATCACGAATTGTTCCTCTGAAAATTCTTTCAACATCCAGAAATTGTGTAAATTCATCAAGGCGTTCTTCTAGTTGACCTAGTTCTTCTTCACTAGTGGCTACAATTTCTAATATTGTATCACCTTTAAAGTTTTTCTTTTTTGTGAAAAAGTCCAAGTCATCCTTATTGATAACAGCACCTTTGGGTGATTTTGTTGTTCGAGACATTGTATTCATGTTTGCCCCCTAAAAGACATGTTTTATTGTCAGGTTAATTTGTTTTGTATCAGATTATGAACCCGGTGGGTAAATATATGATACTGTACCTTGTGCAACTGTAGGGTCGAACCATCCACGGTAGTTACCAATTGTTTGGTTGCCCAAGTAGTTAGATTCAAGGACTTGGATAGAGTTTACAGATTGCACATCTGTAACAACAGCAACGTGTCCATATCCACCATCAGTCCAGCAGGCAATCGCTCCAACTTTAGGAACAGTTCCGGTTTTGAAACCTGCCGCTGCTGCACTAGCTGTCCATTGACCACCATTACCCCAGTAATGTCCTGCCCAAGGCGCTAACACTTTTGCTCCCCAAGTACATTGACCTACAGGATATGAGCCTGCATCATTGTAGTTTGGCTCAAAAAGCTTTCCTGATGTTTGGATAGTATTTCCATCAACTGTAATTGGAACAGCAATGTTTTGCGATTGAGGCGTTGTTTGAGGATTAGAAACTTGTCCTTCCTCTGCTGCTTTTTTCTCAGCGATTTCCTTTTTCTTCGCCTCAATTTGCTTTTTCAAATCTTCAATAGCTGTTTTAGAGCTTTTTTCTTTTTCTTCAATACTTTTAACTTCTAAATCTTTTTTAGCTTTAGTTTCTTGAAGAACATTGGCTTCGCTCTCTACTTTTTGAATTTCTTCCTTGTGGCTATCCACTTCTTCCAGTACAGCCTTAAGCTCATCAGCTTCTTTAGCTGTTTCCTTACTGTCTGGCAAGTCAACTTTTGCAGTTTCGTGAAGAGCCTCAGCTTCTTTCACATCTTCCTTAGAAACGATTTTTTCTAATTCATCTGTAACAGTCTTTTCTTTTTCAGCACTAGAAGAAACACTTGCTTTTACATCTGTCTTATCAATTTTTGATTTATCAACAGATGCAGATAATGATGAACTTGAAGAAACAGTAGAAGTAGAATTTGAAGAAGATGACGAAGACGCTACAGTCTCTTTTGTCTTCTTATCCGACTTCTTTTCAGTAGTAGTAGAAGATGATGTACTTGCTTTTGAAGTTTCTGTTGCATGAACAATCTGACTTGCAGGGCCAAGAACAGAACCACTAAGTAGAGCCGTCACCATACCAGCTTTAAAGATTTTCGATTTTAAATTCATTAAAAAATTTACCTCTTTCAAATTTAATAAAAAAAAGAATGACTTTAATCATTCCTCTTCAAATTATAACTAAAAAAATAAGGAGTTTCAAACTTTTCCCCTTATTTTAACTTTACAATTTTGTAACATATTTGTTATCCTAAGTTAATATATTACTTCAAATCCATTGTTTGAGTCTTGCTGCCATCACTTGAAAAGACCTTTAATTTAATGCTTTGAGCATTTGTAAACACATCTTCTTTCGATTCAAACGCAACACTGTAGCTGAATTCAAAGTTTTTAGGAATATTAACCAGAGGGAATTGGTTAGCTGAAACTGTTGCTTCTTTAGATGCTTCAATTTCTTGACCATCTACTTCCAACACCCACTTTAAAACATCCAAAGACGGAATTTCATCACTCAACTTCATCTTAGATGTCACGACAAAGAATTTATTTCCATTACTGTATTCACCGTTTTGACGTGGAATAACATCTAGGATTTGTGTTTGTTCAACTTTGATTTTCAGGTCTCCGACCTTAGTTTTTGCAATCATATTCTCAGCCTCCTTTGGTGCAGATGATGTTTCTGTTACACCTTTTTCTAAATCTTCAATATGAGATTCTTTTGTTGTTTCTGATGGAACATTTTTATTTATAGTTCCATAACTTTTAGCATTGGGTCCTTTGGTTTTACTTCGTATGTAGAAGAATAGTCCTACAACAGAAAGCACAACCAAAACCAAAGCAATTAATGTTACCTTTTTCTTCATGGTTACTCCTTTATAAAATAATTAATTTAGTACATACATTATATCATACTTTTACATAAACTAAAAAAGAAAAACAAAAAAGTTTACTTGAATTTATTATCAAGTAAACTTTAATTTATTCCAATTTAGACCAATTTTAATCCAATTGAATTAAAACAAACACTTAGAACGGAAGGTCATCATCAGAGATGTCCAACGGGTTTCCTCCAGCAAATGGACTTTCTGATGGATTGAACGCACCTGTACTTCCTAGTGTTGAAACATTAGGATTGTTGTCTCCTGCAAATCCTGTATTTTCTGGTGTTGGATGAGAAAAATCAGGTGTTTGTGGAACAGAATTAGGAGCTTGTCCATATTGAGGATTTTGAACAGGCGCTTGTGACTGTCCATAACCATTTTGTGGAGGTAGAGTTCCTTGTCCTTGATTATATCCATTTCCTTGCATAGTCTGAGCTGCCTGACCATAAGGTTGACCAGAAGGTTGAGTTTGCTGAGGCTGATTAAAATTAGGATTTTGAGGAGTGGGAGCTTGTCCATACTGCTGTTGTTGAGACATTTGCTGCGGAGCTGGTGCTGATTGTTGAGGCGGAGGCGTTTGTTGTTGCTGTTGCGGATTGTAATATTCTACTTGATGCAGAGGAATTACTGTGTCCGCCGTCACTGACCAATAACCTTGGCCATTGCGAGAAATAGAACCTGTAACCTGAACATATTGGTTATCTTGGAAACCTTTAGGATTCCAGTTGGTCACATTTACTCCTGCGCGTGCAGTTACAGCTTTTTCAACTTTGTTTGAGACATAAAGACCGCCGGTATTAATCAAGAACGACTCATAATTGTTGCCATTTGAAGTTGTTCCTGATTTTGTGTATGAAGTATATCCTGAAAGAATAACTTTGTTTACTGGGAAAACAACCCCAATATCTGCACCATTTTCGTTGCCCATTGTCATCACTGAATTGTGGACGATTGAAACAACATTCAAGTTCAGATATTGTTTGCCGTCTTGACCTTTATCCACACTCATGCGAGCAACGATTTCATAAAAACCGCCTGAAACAAATCCATGAAACTCAGCAGTTCGAGCATTAATTGTCAAACCAACAAAATTGTTGAACCGAACAGATTTAGTAACATCTTGCGGAGTCGGCCCCGCAATTACTGCATTAAACGATTTGTTATAATCGTTATTTGATGGTTTTTCCTCAAGAACTTGGACAGTTCCGATAAAAACATTAGTTAGAATTGACATAATTGTCACCAATATGACCTCTCTAGCTATCAGAGGTCATCCTTTCTTTTTTAAAATATATTTTTGTAAATAATTTACAAATCTTATTATAACACAAAAACAAAGACAGTTCTATTTTACATAAAACTGTCTTTTATCGTAGCCAATCATCTAATTGCTCAGTTACCGCACCATACAACAAGACCTTACCCAAGAAATTATCTCCAGCCTCTTCAGCTTGGTTTTCTTCTTCATAAGCTTCTTCTGCCTTTCGTGCAGCAACTTCTTCTTCAAACTCATTTCCAACATAAGTTTCGCCAAAATAACTTTCTTGTTCTTTTGGAATTTCATCTTCTTGAAATGGTTTCACATTTTCAAGGACACTTCCAGTAAAACCAAGACCATAAGGTTTAGGTTCTGCAAAAAACTTATCTGGCTCTCTAAAATACTTACCTTTTGTCATAGCAGTATTTCTCCTTTCATTTATTTATTCTTTAATCAATTTATATATTCTATTATATCATATTCGATATAATTTGTCACTACAAATTGATTAGAAAAGAGATTTTTTTATCATTTGTAAATTATGGAGAAATACTTTTTTAAAGTTATCTTTATCAAATACGACGGAATTTGTATCTAAAGAATAAAATTCAACATCATCACCTAAAGTAGATTTAATTTCATCTTTCACAAAATCCGAGGTTGTTTCATCAATCAAGAATTTTTTAATTTTTTCTTCTTTGGCAAATTTTATCAGATTATTCAGGTTGGTATTATTTTCTTCGCCGGTTTTAGAATCCATAAGAGAATAAATTTTCAAACCAGAAATACCCTCAAAGATAGGAGCACTTTTAGGAGAACCAAGGAATAAGAGTTTCTTATGTTTTTTATTCAGATTTTTATTAAAATCCCTTAAAAGAACATCTAGAGATTCCAGTTCTTCATTTTTCTTTCCAACAAAAGAGAAATCATTTTTATAAAATTCCTTTTGAATAGATTCCAAAATCATCTTCCTGTAAGGTAAGCTGTAATAGATTTTAAAGTCTTTATCCAGTTCTGGACTTTCCTGAAATTCGTTTGGTATTTTCTTTTTCTTAGCCTTTATCTTTTTCTGCTCAATTGAAGAAGAAGTATCATCAACTTTCTTGCTCACATTTGAAACATCTGTGATTGATGTTATTTTCAATTCTGTGTCAAGCGCACCTTTTTCAAAGATATATTCTTTATTATTTGAAATATAGACAGCGCGTGATGATTTTTCTACCATAGTTTTTAATTCTTTAAACAATCCCTCATTCTCAGTTTCAAAAAAAGTAGAGCCAACCTTTTTGTCTGATAGTATCTCTCCTGCATTTTTAGTTTGTTCTTCTTGTTTTGTTTTGTATAAATCTAAAGAATGATTATAAGCCTCTTCCTCAGCAGTTAGTTCTCTAGGGATTTCCGCCTGATACAAGGCATTGTTTTTATTTTTTAGATAAATTGGAATAGATAACTCCATTTTAGAAAAACTACTAATAGCAGAAGTTTCTTGCCCAGATTCAACAATAGGGTTGTAAAGATATTTGATTTCTTTATCTTTATCCTCTTTTGTTTTCTTGTAGTCCACTTCTAAAACTTTTATGTCATTTCTTTTGAAGCTGTTTTTCAAAAAATATTCCACTTGTTCATCATTCGTAATAATATATTTAGTTTGATTAGGTTTTTCCAAAAACATAAAACCAACATAAATCATCAAACAAAATAGAAAGAGCAGCACACCATACTTAACAGAATAAATCAAAATAGTTAAAAAAGTTTTCATCTTTTCTTTCATAAAAATTAATAATCCAATCTAGTTTATTTTACTTTTTCAATAATAGTATATCACAATCAACCTAGCAGACAAAACTCAGCCAATGCCTTTTTGAAGTTTATGTCTTAATTTTGAATATACATATTGAGAAATAATTTGAACACAAATAAAATAATAAAATCCAGATATAAATAAAGGCACGCAAAAAGCAGTTTTTAATACATAATTTTAAAAACTTATTTTTCTATTTAATTTTATTTTAAAATAAAGTTCCTATATTTATCTTCCCAATATATGTTTGTTGCAAAAAAATAAAAATGTAAAAAGAAATCACTTCTGAGAATATTGTAAGTTAAGTCTCTAATATTACAGAAAAGAAAAAATCACTAAATTCTTTAAACTCTTGATAATCTTTCTGTGATAACTTATTTTTTCTGGAATTACGGTTCAACAAAAAACATTTAGATGCCAGATGCTCTAAAAATATTGCATATTCTTGTTTCTTCTTTTTTAACTTTCTGAGGAATATTCTTTTAACTTCTTGATATTTCTTCAAATAGTTTGAGACCGAGCCTAAAGAAATTCTTGTTTTTGTGGCTATTTGTCGCATGGAGAAACCTTGCTGCTTTAATAGTCCAACCTGAAGTATTTTTTGTTCTTTGTTTATTTTTCTATTACCAAGGAATCGTTGGTAGTTAATGTCTCCCTCGGAATACATTAAGTAGTTATTTAATTGACAACCTGATAATTGAAGTTTATCTCTATAAAAAGCATTGTCTCTTTTGTGATAATTTCTTTGATGAGATTGCTTTACTCGTTCTAAGACTTTGGACATTGATGAAGCTGATAAAGTATCAACTCTGTCAGTAAAATATTTCTTTTGTAACAACAAAGATTTTTCTAATAAATCAATCTCTGTTATTTTGTGAAACCTTTGAAGCCAATCATAGCCTATCATGAAATAGGATTCAAATATCTCTTTTGTTGGCAATTCTGATTTATTCTCAGATAAATATTTTATAATGTCTTCGAATTTAATCCATCTGAATTCTCGGACATCTGGGTTTTCTGCCTGTTGGACAGATGAGTATAATTCTTTAAAGCGTTCATCTTTTTTACGGCTCTCAAAAAACTCTCTTCTAATTTCATCCATAGAAGACTTTGTTCTTGATGTTTGATTTTTGTAATTGAGTATACTTCGCGTTTGCTTAAAATTTGGCCGAATTATTTTATTCATCTCATTATTAAGGGATGTTAATGAGTATTTCAACAAATCGTTCTCATACACTTTATATGTGGCCGGAATTGATGTGTATTTTCCATTGCTACCTACAGCTATAACATATGAATGATTATCAACAACTTTAAGTTGATTTAGAGAAAATAAAACCGGGTTGTATCTTTTATTTTTCTTTTTCTCTATAAAAATCTTTTCTTTAATTGATTGTTTTAAAAGCTTTGATAAATTATCTTTAACTTTATTGAAATAACAAATGATTTGCTTTGAGTTGAACCAAACTTCTTTATCTAATAAATAAATAAATTGGCACTCCTCTACTGCTTTTATGGCAAAACTAGGTTTTGGCATCTTTGGATTCTTTTCATCAAACAAAAAAGAATCAATCAAAGATAATGTATCAAACCCTGTATTTCTCAAACTCCAATCTGTTTGCTTCAAATCAATAGAAAGAACAATTGCTGTACTTGATTTCAATGTGCTGCTTTCTTTATCCGGGCAACCCATTTCAATCATTATTCTATTTGATGGCCTGAGATTGGCTATTTGGTTTTTCGGGATTTTTAAAACTTTATTATCTGATTTTACACGAACCCACTGAGAGCTTCCTGTAAAACGCAAAATATCATCAGAATTAATGTAACTGAATGTATTTTCTGTCACTCCTGATGTTCCTTTTTTATCATTAAAATTGTTTTCTTTTTTAAAAACATTGCTTTTCAATAATCTTACTTCCTTCTCTTTTTATATTTCTTTACATTATCCAAATTCAAATCCACTTTTTGTTTTTATTTATTTTAGTCTGAGTAATTTTAATTTTATTCTTTTGTTTATATTTTGTCAACGCTAAACAGACATAATTTGACTTTTATTACAAAATGGATTAAAATAATATTAAAACATAATTTTTCAATAATCAAAGTAGATTTTTATCCAATCTATTTCCAATTAGATTCTTTTTAAATCTATTTTCTTTCTACACTTTTTGTAGTTTTTGATAATTATTTTTAGTTGAGACAGCTCTTTGTTTTATTTTGTAACAAAGGGCTTTATTTTTTGCCATAAAATATGGTATAATATAATCAAATCAACAAATGAAAGGATTGAATGATTAACAATGAATAATTCAATTAGAAAACAATTGCTTTGGGGGAAGAGACATTCTACTATTGGGATTCCTAGTAAGCTCAATAAAGGAGAACTCATCCCAACAAAAGGAAAAATCATTCAAAGCAAAAATGGTATTTGTGTCAAATATCGTTCCAAACTTACAGGCGAAATAGAGTTTGAAGATGTAGACAATGTTTATTACGGCATTGAAAATTTTTCTTCAAATTTAATTTTATATAACGGTGATGCTCTTAGAGAGATTGCTACTGGAATTTATTATCTTGTAGATTGGGCTGATAGCGATAAATATTTAACAGGTATCACCTATGATGATTTATTCGTTCCTACTCAGTTTATTGACATGAGCAAATTTGAAGTTGTGAGTCATGCTTATGAGTCTGAAAAGGCCTTGGCAAATTCATCTTCTGATTTTCTCAATATTTTTGTTGATTCTATGCAAGGTCAAAATGGATTTTGGTCAAGTTTAGTAGATATGAGAGATGAGAAAAAACAACTATTTTATCGTTATAGAACAAATGTTGATAATCCTAATTATCTTATTTCTGTTTTAGATGGAATTGTTTCTGCCTTATCTATTGCCAAAAACAAGCAGCAAAGTCAAACTAAAGGTTATGACACTTTGTTTATTCATGTCAGCAACTCTTTCTTGCAAGTCCTTGCTAAAGGCGGCTTACTCACTAAACGAGTAAATGAGAATGACTTTGTTTTTGGGAAAATTGACTATTCCAATTTTGAATCTTACTTTAAAGATTATTTGAACTTTATTGAAGAAAAATCAAAAGGGTATCAAATTGTCTTCAAAGAAGAAGATATGAATAATATCTGGAACACCTCAGATATTGCACGTTTCCGCCATAATTAATCATTGGCATAGCACTTATATATACATTCAAAGAGTATAATTTTAAGGAGAAATTTATAGATGAAAACGTTCTATATTGTAGACATTGATGACACAATCTTGGATATTAAGGGATTTGTAGAAAACTCTTTTGGTTTAGAAATTAAAGCCATAAAAGAAAAAGAGCACAAGAGTTATGCTATTAACTACAAAGAAGTATTCAGTGAACTAAAGAAAATCAATGTTTATGATGCTCAGAATGGCGCTCAGTTACATGAGCCTGCTAGAGTATTTATGAGAAACGCTCATAAACAAGGAAGCTTGGTTGTTTTTGTAAGCAGCAACATTTCTAAGAAGACTTCAAAGCAAAAAGCAGAGTTCGCCAAATATCTAATTGACGAATATGGATTAGCCTATGACAGCAATATTGGTTATTTCCGTATGTGTGAAAATTATTCTGACTTCAAGAAAATTGTTGACAGCATCAAATCATCTCAATCTTCACCGTTGTTAGTAGATGATTCAGATGAAAGACTTGGTTATGCAAGTTTCTTAGGCGTTGATTATGTTATGAAGAAGCAACCTTGGAATAAGTGTTATGAAGAAGAAGCTGTAGTGGTGTTCTAATTTAAAATAAAAGTTAAAAAGGTAAAATTTATGTTTAGAATTAAAAAAGAAACTCGAAATACAATTCTTTGGATTGCCATTCCTCTTATTGCTAGCTTGGTCATTTTTCAATCCGGATTGTTTTTAATACACGCTGTAGTACCAAGTGCATCAATGCAGCCAACCATGAAAGTAGGCTCTCATTTTATCGGAAATCATATGGCTTTTTGGTTTAGAAAACCAAAGGTAGATGAAATCATCTTCTTTAAAAAAGATTTGTTCCAAAATGGAAGAAAATCGTTATATGTAAAGAGGGTCGTTGCGACAGAAGGTAATGTAGTGGTTATCTCTGGCGGAACTGAACTTGACCCACATGTTAAGGTTTATGAAGATAAAGCTGCTTATGAAAAAACTCCTCACAACAAAGATGAGAGAGTCCTAACAGTTCCTAAAGGTTCATATTTCGTTGAGGGTGATAATCGTAGCAATAGTTACGATTCACGATTTTGGAAAGACCCATTTGTTAGAGCGGATGAAGTTGAAGGAAATGTGTTATTCCAATTTTAAAATTGATTAGGCGGTAGATGAATTAAATTTTATCTATCGCTTTTAGTTTATATTCAATGTAAAAAAAGGAGAAAGTTGAATTATGGCCCTTGATGATAAACAAATACGACGAGCATTACTGGGGGAATTATCAAAAGATAAAGAATTAGAAATTTATCAAGAATTTGTGCTGCCATCAAGTAAAGCACGCGCTGACATAGTAACAGTAGGAGAAATCTTTACAGGCTATGAAATAAAGAGTGACAAGGACTCCTTGCAACGACTGTCAACACAAATACCTGAATATGATATATATTTAGAGAAAAACTATATTGTGGTGGGAGAGAAATATTCTTCAAAAATAAAAGAATATATTCCGAAATACTGGGGAATTATTGTTGTATCTGAGAGTAAGAAAAGAGGTGCAGCAAACAATCAGTTGAAAATCAAAACGATAAGAAAGGCGAAGAAAAACCCTTTATGGGATTTTAATGAATTCCTGTTCTTCTTGCCGGCCAACGATATAAAAACGATTGTGAAAGAAACTGGCAGATTTCAAAAGAGGTACAAAAGAACTGAAATACAATCTATGATAAAGCAAAACTTGGTTAGAATGGTTATTGATGAATGTTCTATTGAAGAGAAAAAAGTAATTAGAAAATTAATCTGTTTGCTTTTTAGGAAATACAAAATCAAGGATTGCTACAAGAATAACTCTTTATTACAAAAATAAAAAAATGATAGATATATTTAATCTATCATTTTTAATTTGTTCAAAATGTAAACGGACTTGAATGAATAAATTTTAGCACTTCTTCAGCCATGTTGTTCACATCTTTTTGATACACAAATTCAGATGTAGGATTTTCATAAACTTTATCTTCAAGTAAATCCACTCGTTTATTCATGTTTTTAAGGATGTTCTCAAAATGTTGAATTAATTTTGTATCATCTTTATATTCTGAATTAGGGGCAGATTTCATTTTAACTAAAGTCCTTGCTTTTATAGGGGATAAAATTATATCCCTTTGGGCTGTTGAAAATCCATTTTCTCCTCCGCAAACCAAACTTAGGATTAGTAGATTCTTCCGCATCATGCTAACCCGGTGTTTAGCAATGTCAGAAGCGACATCAGAGTTTTCTTCTTTGAATTTTTTGATTTTATATTCAAAAGCTTTCAACTCTGTAACATAACTGGAAATCAAGTGTCTAGCAGCTATTACTCGGTAGTTCGCAAAACCATCACTTTTTTTAATCCAAGCCTCTACTTGCTTCTGGAGAGTTTTGAGAATTTCAAGTTCTCCATCATAAGCAATAATCGCTTCAACGAACATAGGCGGCCGGCCTCCAACAATATAACTGAAAAAGTCTGTTATAGAGATAACATTGATTTCGAGCTTATGCCCCTTGTATTCAAAGTCTGTTGTTTTTTCTATTGAGCGCTTTGTAAACAAAACGTCTGAGAAGCTTGGAAGAGTAATGGCAATTAAATCAATATCTGATTTTTCTGTCATTAGGCCATAAAGAAAACTTCCAGCAGGCAACACTTCTAATACTAAGCCTTTGTTTATTGGAGAGCGAGGTGAATTTAGCTCTCTTGTAACAAATTCTTTTAAATCCTTTAAGTCAATATCAATATCCATTGTTTATTATTCTCCTATTTTCTTCCTGAATTACAAGGTTGTTTTGTAAATTGAGTGACCTAGGCGTTTCACTTTCGTGTGTTCGCCGGGTTCTAATTTGGCCAATTCTTCTTGATAGACATATAGTTTTGCATCAATATTGTCTACCATATGAAGAACATACGCTTCTGGCGTTGCTGGCTGCACTGGGCTGCCCCATTCAAGTTTGCCGTGATGAGCGAGAATTAAATGCTGCAACATTCTCAGCTCTTCTGAATTACGTTCTTCCTCAGTCGCATAGTGTTCGGGGAGTTTACTTCCCATCACTACATGACCAAACAGAACACCGTCAGAAGAGAAGTCTTTGGCAATTCCTGTATGTTCAGAGTAAACATACTCACTCTGTTTCATGACATCATGGAAGATAATTCCTGAATAGAGCAAATCTTTGTTTAGTATATCAGGATATACACTAATAATGTTTGCTGCAATCTGAATCATCTCAACAACGTGTCTTAACAGGCCATGCCGTTTTGAGTGGTGCATACCTAAAGCCGCTGAACCATTCATCAGAAAACCTTTCTTATCCTCTAGCAATGCAAGAGTGATACGCTTTAAGATGGGGTTTTCAAATTTCGAAACCACAAGCTTCAATTTCTTGAAAGTGTCATGGCTATCTATTGGTTCAGATGGCGTTAGGGCATCATAGTCAACATCTTTGGAAAGTTGAATACCCGTTACAGTAATTTCATACTCACCAGAGTAGTTGCTGATTCCTCCATTCCCAGAAACAAGAAGAACTTCGTTGTTTTGAAGCATTTCTTTTTCGTCAGGTGTTAGATTCCAGTGTGTAGCGACTACAGAATCGGTTTTATCGGTTAATTTGTACTTAGCGTACTCATCACCTTTTTTAGTTTTATCAACCTTTAATTCAGAAACAAGATAGTTAGAATTAATTGTTTCTGGATGTTTATTTAGCTCTTTATGAAGAGCAGGCGTTTGAATTTGATTTGTCATTGTTTTTTCTCCTTTGTTTATTTTTAAATTTATTTTTTTGTAAAACAATTACAAATAATATTATAAACAAGACAAATAAAAAAAGATAGGAAAACCCTATCTTTTAGAATTAGTTAATTAGAGAGTAAAGTACATTACTTCTTTGTTGCTTGTGCAAATACTTCCATCTTTATTCAATCTTTCAATCACTAGATTGTCTAGTTTTTCTAGATTTGATGGCGTTGTAGTTGGGCAAGAGAACGCAATTCGCTCTTTGGTTACAATGTTTTCTAGATAAAAGCTAGATGGCTCAGGATTTTTCACAATTTTTTTATTATTCTCATTCCACAAGCGTATTGGTTTCAAAGAACTTTTCCAGTAATTTTTATCTCCAATATTGCTGGAATGTAATTGTTTGGTAAAATCAGTATACAAACAGAGAGAAACCAAATTTATAAATCCATTAGAATTTTCAAAATTTGTTTTTAGAGGGATTAATAAAAATTGGTCTAAACTTTTCCCCTTTTTTTCTTTGTATGTTGAATCATACCTAATCCTGTATTCTTTGTTATATACATTTACACTTCTACCCACAGGATGCGTCTTGAAACGAAATTGTAAAATCCTTGATGTTGAGACTTTGCTCTTACTGCCATCTGTTGCATTCACGAAGAAACCCCTTTCTGCTAGTTCTTCCAGAGAATATTTTAGATATTCCTCTACTGATGAATCAGAATTGATAAACGCAATCCACAGAGAAGTCATTTTTCTTTTTCCTTCCGCAAAAAGAGCTAAATGAAATTTTGTTTTTCCATCTCTATCAAGCAAACCATCTTCAAAAAAGAAACTTTCTATTGCCAAAACAATATATGATTTATTCGAGAGAATTAGATTCTCATGTTCTTTTTTGTAATATGCCTTCACATTAAAAAACTTGTTCCACATTGTTTGTAAAAAAAGTTTTGTATCTTTTCCTATTAAATAATCATTATTTGGGATATTGATATTCAATTCCATAATTTCCATTTCTTAATTCTCCTTTGTCATAAAATAAAATATTGTAAAATAAAATATTACAAAGACTATTATAAAATAAAAGAAAAAAGAGATGATACAACCTCATCTCTAATTTAATTTCAATTTTGTGATATAAAACTGCTGATTAATATGATTCCATCATTTAGGAGTAATCCGCTGCGTTTGGGTTGATAAAGTATTTCTGAAACAACTAAGTTTTTTATTGCTTGTATATCTTCTGACCTCATTACTTTTTGTAAGCTAAACGCCGTTTTACCAGATAGAAGTTCAATGAAAGAAAAGCCAGAAAAACGAAGATTTGAGTATTTCCCCTCACCATTTTTAACAATTTCTTCAATGACAAGTCTTTGTGATGATTGCATTCTTCTATCATTCCTGAATTGATGAGCCAAATCAGTTTCACCTATGAAATAAATCAAGTCAATAAAGCCATTCGTGTTCTTTATGTTTGTTTTTACTGGCACAACACAAAAATCGCTACTATCATCATAATTAATTTTCTCGTTTTTGTTGTAAGGAATTTTTCCAGAATAATATTCTACATTAGAACCTAGTGAATTGTAATCATATTTTAATTTGAAGAATCTTTGGTGTCCTTGATTGTCTAAATATTTGCTTTTGTAATAACTAAAATTATATCTTTCATCTAGAAATTCTTCCAAACTAAAATCAAGATAACCACTTATTTTATCTTCTGATAAGACAGGAAACATCCAAATCTCGCCTAATCGTTGTTCTCCGTTATAAGTTTTAGCTTTTGTAAAAACAACATACTCACGAGAGAAAAAGAAATCAACAAAACCCTCAAAAATTCTTTCAAAAGAAGAAACAATTGTCGCCCAGTCTTTTTCTATCATTGATGAATCTTTTTCAAGAAAATTTATAGAGAGTGTTTCGCGCTCTTTGTCATTCCATTTCTTTGCATAATGTTCTAATGGGCTGTTTCCTATATGTTCAGATTCATAGTAAGGTTTTGGTAAAACGATTTTCTTGTTGATGATGTTCATTCTTTGCTTATTAATCCTTTTCTATTGTTTGTACATCTATTATACTTTAATAGGCCTAAAAACACAATCAAAAAAGATGGAGCAGAAATCCATCTTTTTATACATTATTGACTTAAAGACACTAAGTAATTTGAATCATCTTCCATAAGAATAACATTATTTGAATTTCTCAATAAAATACCTTTTATATTCATATTATTAAAGAAGTTTCGTTCTGCACTTGATATGTTTACCAAGTCTTTTAAACAATAGCGCTCATTGGCCACAAGATTTGAAAATGTATACATTTCCAAAGCTGAGTAGACAGTAGGTTTTGTTGAACCATAAGTGTTCGCAGGAAACATTTTATACAAAATATCTCCCAAATCAATTATTCCATTTGAATTTTTATTATCAAACTTTACAGGTAGGATTGCTTTGTGGTCTTTTCTAGTCCAACTTATCCTCTTCTCGCAAGTTTTTCCTGAACATTGTTCAACTAAGAAAAACGAAGGAATATTGAAAAGCTTATGTTTGAAATTTAGTTTTAGGATATACATATCATTAAGAAAGCTTTTTTTGGCTTCATCAAATGATAGCCTTGTTACCTCTTCAGCATATTTTTTGTCATCTATGAAAACTAAATAAACAGATTTTAGGTATCTTTTACCCTCTGTAAAAAGAACCATGTTTCTTTCACCTAGATTGCCAGAAGCAAACCTTAATCTTCTTAGGATAGTTTCTAAAGAAATAAAAATAACTCCCCATTTATCCTCTAACAATCTTGAATCTTCTGACTTGTAAAATACAGTCACATTGTCCAAGATTTCCTTATCCCATTGTCTTGTTGGAAAACCATATGATTGTTCATCATCTCCTTTTTGAGGAATCTTGATTTTCTTAGATAAAACTTCCATTTATCTCTTCTCCTTTTTAATTAATAATATAGTATTGTAAAAACAACAAAATGTTACATAAACTATTATAAAAAAGAAATAAAAGGCTAAATAAAAAAAGATGGAAACCCATCTTTTAAACAAATATCAACTCAAAGTGACAAAATAATTTTCTCCACTCTCTAGAGTAATAAAATTAACGCCTCTAAATTCAGAAAAAACACCATCTGCAACAACTAAGTTGTCAAAGAATGTTTTAGTGTCTTCCGGCATTTTATCAACACTACTTTTTAGTGTGTATAGCTCCCCAGAAACAAGATTGTGCAAATGAAGACTGTCAACACTATCTTCTCCAAGACCATAATTACCATGTTGAGCAAAAGAATATAACAGGTTGTAATATTTAGCAATATTTATAGTTTTATTTGTGCTTTTTTGTAGGTACAAATGGCAAAAAACTCTTTTAAGATTTATAACGCCATTTGAGTTTTTGTTGCTAAATTTTGCTGGAAGTATTATTGATTCGTTTCTCGTATTCCATGTTATCTTTGAACGCTTTATTATGCCTTCGTATTGTTCCACAGACCAAAAAGAAGAATTTCCAAAAATTTTCTTGTTGAAATCAATTCTAAAAGTATTTTTAATCACTTTAGCTTCTTCATTGGCTCGGTAATAATTCTTTTTAAAAGAGCTTAACGAATGTTTAAAGTATTCATTCTTAGGTATTTCTTTGTCAATAAAAAAGAAATGAAAACTTTTTACTCCTTTTGTAAACACAACCAGTTCATTAAAAAAATCTAAAAAATTACTTCCTGCAAATTGTTCTTCTAGAAAAAGAATAATCGCATCCCATTTATCATCTAATAAATATTTATCATCTTTTTTGTGAAAAATAGTCACATATTTATCTGAGGGTTTTTCCCAAACATTGAAGGCATGTTTTACCTCATCTAGCTTTATCCTCCTGTTAGGGATTTTTATTTTTCTAGACAAAATTTCCATTTTATACGTCTCCTTTTTTATAAAATATTCTAATATTGTAAAACAATTAAATGTTACAAAGATTATTATAAAAGAAACAAGAGAAATAAAAAAGATGGATAACCATCTTTTTATTTTGGCAAGGAACTCAAATCAACTCAATGTAACAAAATAGTTTTCTCCTGTTGATAGAGTAATAAAGTTGACACCTTTTGATAATGAAAAAACACCCGTATCTAAAACCATATTGTCAAAAAAGTCTTTATTATCAGCAGTCATTTCATCTATTTTTTGTAAAGAATGTTGTTCCCCAGAGACATGATTATATAAATCAAGGCTAACGAATTTAGAGTCACCAAGGCTATAAAAACCATCATTAGCCAAAAAATCTAAAACTTCATAACGTGTGACGATTTTTAATCTTTTTTCTTCATGTTTATATTTAGGAACATGCAAGGAACTTAAAACCTCCATTAAATTTATTAAACCATTTGAATTTTTGTTATTGAATTTAATTGGCAAAACCATCAAATCTTCAATATCTTTCCGAACTATTCTATTTTTCCAATTTCCTTTTGCATCTTTTGTTTTGCCTGTAGATTTACCAACTGACCAAAAGCGATTGTTACCAAAGAAATTTCCTTTGAATCGAATACGGATAACATTATCAATAGAAAAAGTTTCTTTGATATTAGGATAAGCATTGTCTTTAAAAGATTCGAACGAGTGTTTCAAATATTCACTCTTTTCTACATTCTCATCAGAGAAAAATAAATAAACATTACTTATTTTCCTTTTCTTTTCTATAAACAAAACCATCTCAGTAAATCGTTCTGGAAGAATACCTCCAAATTCTCTTTCTAATAAAAGAGTAATGATTTCCCATTTATCTTCCAATAAATGTTCATCATCTTTTTTATAAAAAATAGATATAGAGTTATTTACAGCCTCCATCCATCTCTCAAAACAAACTAATACACCATTTGGATTTGTTATTTTAGATGGTATCTTTATTGTTTTTGATAAGATTTCCATTTTATCCCCTTTCTTCTATATATATTAAATAAAAATAAACAATTGTAAAATCATAAGTATTACACATGATATTATAAAAGAAACAAAAAGTGTCAATTATTTTTAAAAAACGCTTGCTTTTTGTTTAAAATATGTTATAATAGAATTACGTTATGAGAAGTCATAACAAATTCAACAAAATAAAAAATACATTTTAAAGGAGTTCATAATATATGAAACAAACTAAATCTAACTTCAAACTTGCTACTGGCGCTGCTACTGTTATTGCTGCTTTGGGTGCTACTGGATATGCTAAAGCTGATGATGTAACACCACAAGAGCCTACTACACCTGTTGTAACTGCAACTGCTGAAACACCACAAGAGCCAGTTGTTCAACCTGTTACTGAGACTGATGTGGTGAAAGCAACTCAAACTGCTAATGCTGCTGAAACTGCTTATCAAAATCAAATTACTGTTACAACTAACGCACAAACTGAATTGAATACTGCACAAGAAGTTCTAAACGCAAAAGAAGCTGATGTTGCAACTACAACACAAGCGGTGAAAGAAGCAACCCCAGAAAATATTCAAGCTGCAAAATCTGATATTCCTGTAAAAGAAGATGCTGTAAAAGTAGCAGAAGCTAAGGTTGCCCCTGCTGAAAGCAAGGCTGACACAACTGCCAAAGAACTTCAAGAAGCACAAGCTAAAGACGCACAAGCTAAGTCAGAAGTCTCTTCTAAAGAAAAAGCTCTCCAATCAGCTAAAACCAACCAAGGCAAAGCAGAAGAAAAACTTACTGCTGCTACTACAAACAAAGAAGCTGCTAAATCAAATAAAGCAACTGCTGAAAAAACTGTAACAACAAACACTGAAAAAGTTGCCCAAGCACAAACTGTTCTTGATGCAGCACGTTCTAGTGAAGCTGAAAAAGCTAAGAAAATTGATGCCGCAACACAAAAAGTTGAAACTGCCAAAGGTGACTTGAAAGTTTCTGAAAGCAATCTTCAATCAGCAATCCAAGGCAAAGCTAATGCAGAAACAGCTCTTGACGAAGTTAAGACTGCTGTCAACTCTGCAACTGACGAATTGCGTAAATCTTTTGCGAAAGTTGTAGTTCCTGAAGCCTATGACAATTCTGATGAAGTTCGTGAAGCTAAAAACAAAGACTTCCTAGCTATGCAAAGCAAATATGTTCCAAGTGAAGCCGATAAGAAACATATCATTGAAGATGTGAACAACATTTCTTCTACTGACCTTTTGGAATTGAATAAATTTGCTATTCGTACACTTGAAGATATTCGTGAACAATATCGCAAACATATCGCTGAAAACCCTACTGTAACTGATGAATATGGCACATACAAACGTGCTATTCCAGCAACACCTGTATTGACTGAAAAATCAATGGCTTTTGCTAATGCTGTTGCTAAAAACTATGTTGCTGACAAGTTTGATACAAGTGTAGAGTCTGGGCATGACTTTAACGCTATTAACAAGGCAGCAAGTGAGTTTGGCTTGAAACAATTTGGTAAAACAAACCAAAATGAAAATCTAGCAACTAAACAACATTTGACTAAGTGGGCTACAATGGCTCAACTGAAATCTTATGTATATGGAGCATTTATTGACTTCCTTTACAACGGAAAAGAATATTTTCACGCTGATAGCATTTTGCATACAGGCATCTATAACAACGGTAAACATAAGACTGAATATGATGGTGTAGCATTTAGCCATATCAACGGTTTTGTCAATGTGCATGTGCTTCGCTCTTATGATGACCGCAACGTGACTGCAAATAGCTTTGGTGACAATGTAATTGATTATGCTACTGGTAAGACTGCTGCTGAAACTGCTCTAAATAATGCTGTTGCCACTCAATCTGCAAAAGAAGAAGCTGTAAAAGAAGCTGATAAAGCTGTACTTGCTGCAACTGAAGATGTAGTTGCAAAACAAGAAAAAGTCAGTGCTGCTCAATCTGAACTAGATGCTTTGAATGACGGAATTTCTGCTATTCCTGTTGCACAAGCTAAACTTCAAGAAGCAAAAGATGAATTGGCTCGCTCTGAAAAAGCTCTTGCTGATGCTATTGAAAATGTTAAAACAACAACTGCAAAAGAATCTTCTGCCAAAGATGCGTTGAGTTTTGCTAAAGGTCTGGTGATTTCTCTTGAAGCAGACTTGGCAAAAGCACAAGAAAATTCTGTTAAGACAGGTGTTGCCCTTGAAAAAGCAACTGCTAAAAATCAAGAAGCTCAAAAAGGACTTGAACAGGTTCGTGCAAGTCTTGCTAAAGCCCAAAAAGATTTGTCTGATGCCAAAACAAAACTGGAAATGCTTGTTCAAAGCAAAGAGCGTCATGAAGAAGCTGTAAAAGCTCTTGAAGTAGCTAAGGCTATTGTTAAGAACCTTTCTGTCAAACTTGAAAAAGAACAAGAAAAACTTGCAGAGCTGAAAACTGTCTTTGATGAAGCTAAAGCTGAAAAAGAACGTGTCATTGCTGAATACAAAAAACAACACCCAGAAGTTGTTACTAGCTCACCAGAAGCTATTGTTGATGAAGCAATTAAAACACAAGGACATTCAGAATTGAAAGACTATATTGTTGGTGTAGGTGTTCAAGCTGGTAAGACTTTTGTAAATCAAGGTCAAGATAAATCAGCACTCAAAAAGGCAATCGCTCAAAATAAAGAACTGCCTAAGACTGGTGATGCAAGTCTAGCTTCTACAATCATTGGTTTGACAATGGTAACTCTTGGCTTTGGTCTTAAAGGAAAGAAAAAAGACTAATAGAATTTTAAAAATAAAAAAGAAAGACTGGAAAAACTCCAGTCTTTTATGTTGTTTTAGTTTTCGTATTTGAATACACCGTAGTTCTCTAGTGCATAGTAACCATTAGGCAAATCATTCGGTAATTTTAGTGTAAAGTAGGTGTCTTTTTCTGTTTTAATGGTCTTTACTGTATAAGTTTCACCAGTAGATTCAAAAACGTGAGTGTCAGCTTGAACTTCAATCTTTTGGTACTTAGTTCCATTGTAAACACCAAAAGAATACATAGCTTTCTTTTGAAGTCCTTTAAGGAAGCCCATGCCACTTGTCACCATACTTGGTGTAATCTTTTCATTATTTACATTGTCAATCCATACTGCCTGATAGCCATTAGGGAATGTTTCAGCAGATTGGAAGTATTTTTCAATAGGGCTAAGACTGTTCAATGTTGAGCCAAATGTAACTCTTGATTCTGAATAATCTTCTTTATCATTATCTGTATCACCATCAAAGCCAGCAACAGAAGTAGTAGGAACATTGAAATTAACTCCAACAGTCCAACCAATATCACTCAATCTGTGTAGAGTATATTCAGATGGAGGATTTGATGCAGCAACAGTAACCAATTGACTTTTGCCACTTAGTGTGGGGATAAGTTGGTCATAATCAGTGTACATTAGGTAAAGACCGTCACCGCCATTGGCAAGCCCGGCAGACAAGAGAGGATTCATCACTCCGTCTTTCTTCATTACATAGTAGCCATCTGGTGCGTTTGTTTTATCATATTTTAAAATACTTCCATCATTGTTTGCTACAACTGGCCCTTTCTTGCCAGATGAACAGGCAGCAAGAACGAAAACACTTAATGATAAGAAAATCATTCCAATAATTTTTTTCATAGTTCATTATTTCCTTTTTATATTTTATTTTTGCTTAATTCTATTGTATAAAAAAAACGAGAAATATCAAGTTCTCGCTTATTTTTTATTCAGAATTTCTAGAGCTTCATCATAAAGGTCATTCATTTTCTTAAACTCTACTGGGTCTCCGCTTTTGTCCGGGTGTAAGACCTTAGCTTTTTTACGATAAGCTGATTTTAAGTTAGCCAAATTTGGAACAGATGTAAAACCAAAATATTTGAAACACTCTGGCAAAAACATATCATCATCTTTTTTATTGACGAAGATTGTATCTGATGCTGCATATTCTGAATCATAGAATATTGTATCTTCATTGTTGTTTTGTTCATTTTCTTGGAAGTTTACAGGCCTTTCTTGCTTCATGTAGAAATCTGCAAGAGGACTTTCTTTCTTTGTATTATTTCCAAAATTAGCGTTGTTTTGAGGGTTAAAACTGCTTTTAAAGGGGTTTGCTTGAGTGTTGTTTTGAGAGCCGTGTTTATATTCATGAGCCATTCTATTCAACCGAGCATAATCTTGTCCGGCAAAGAAAATAAGAGCAAGTCCAATAATTGCAAACAAGACAGCAGAGAAAAATAGATTGCTTATGATATAGGCTAAAAAGGAAGCAACTAGGACACTGCCTAGTATAGAAAAAGAATAGATTTTTTTGTTTCTTGTTTTATTCATGATGCACCTCTTATCCAGCTATCAATCCTAAAACAACAACAGCTATAAAAATTCCAGCTACAATCATTTTAAACAAATACCATTTTTCATAGGTAAAAATAGAAGCCATACGAGAAGTGCTTTCTAGCTGCTTGTTTTGAATCACAGATGTAGGCAGAAATGACTTTTTAGCTTCAGGAACTTTGTTGTAAAATCTAATCGCTTTATAGAAAACAAAGATTGAGGATAGAATAATATAGAAAGCCAAAATAATATTGAAATTAGATTTCAAGAATTGCATTTCGCTGCCAGATGTTCTACTAAAGAAGCTTTCTTTAAAGAGATACATGAGCAGTGCCGTGATAGGCAAAGCAAACAAGTTATTAATGAATTTTCCCATTTTCTCAGGGGCTTTATTAAAAATGTCATTGATGAATTTCATGGCGTTATTATTTTAAATTGAAATAAAAGATAATTGGATATAATTCTTTTTTATCTTTTAAATCAACACTCCTTTCAGTCGAATTGACGTTCTCTCTTAATGAGATTTTACCGTCTTTTTTTCTTAATAATTCTCGGACATATACTTCTTTTGTTTCATGGTCTTTGACTATGACATAAGTTGTATTCGCCTTATCTAATTGTACCATTTTTTCTCTAGAAATAATAGTGATTGCATTATCATGGATGCTTTTTACATTTGATTTTTTTACAAAAACAACCTGATAACGAACAAGAAACAGTATGATGGGAAGTAAAAACAATAAAATATAAATAATTTTTTTCTTCATGATAACACTTGTCCTTTCTCATCACATTCCACACAAGCAAATGTGTATCGCTCAATCCCCCACCATTCTTTACATGTTTGGAGATAAAGAATTGGTCTACTCGTCACGTTTTGAGTTAAAGAATTGCTTTGAAAGATGGACGTTGATAGCATTTCTTGATTATAGCCTTTCATATCATCCAAACTTTTAAATTCTTTTTCTTTAATAAACTCTTCACCATCAATAATATAGTTTACAAAACTAAATTTATAATAACGAATTTTATCACCATCAAAAGTGGTGATTAAAGGTGAATTAGACAGAGCTTCATTAGATAAAAAATTCTTCAAATTCCCAAATTTCTGCCCCGTGATAGTGTTGTGGCCAAAAATCAAAGAATTTCCAAAGTATTTTCCGCCTTTAGGGCCTAGAGTTCCCTTTGACCAAGTTCCCATCAAAAGAGTTCCCTCCTCGCTCTCAGAGCCATCCAGAGCCTTTCTGAGATATTCTGTTTGGTCTTCCGGGGTATAAACTACTGCTTCTGTTGTTACTCCGGGCACATCAATAAATGCAGCAACAACAGGATTTTGGCTTTTAGCAAGATTGTACTGTTTTTCTATTTCTGATATAGAAACTTGTTCTTTTATTGATTTTAATTTAGGTTCTGTTGTGGATTGACCTGTTACAAAAAACAGGCCAATTACAATCAGAATATACGAAACAGCAATTAAAAGTTTATTCACTTTTTTCTCCTTTTGAAGCATCATCATCAGATATGTCAGCTATAATGTTATAAACCGCAAAAGATTGACTATAACTATCAGTAAAGAAATCATAAGAGCGAAGAGAATATTTGTCAAGATTTAGGCCTTTGAGCTGCATTTCAATACTTGGAGAAAGTCTTGTGTAATCTCTAGGATTTGAAATGAATTTAAAGATTCTATTTTTCACCCCTTGCTCTCCAGCTAAAGTATGTGTGAGGTCTTCTTGTAATTTCTTTCTCAGTTCATTGTCACTTGAAACTACATAACTAGCATCTGTATTGTACAACATAGTCTTTTCTGGTGTATCAGCATATTCAGAAGTTCCCAAATATTGTCGGCCCACATCCATTAATCTTGAATTAGCAGCCTGCTCATCAGTCATACCTAAAAAGGGGTTGTAATTGACTTCAAAGCCAGTTTTGTCATGGACATAATTCTTGAAGAATTCATTCATCCAAATATCAAAGTGGAAGTATTCTTCTTTGATACGGACAATTACCCAAGAATATATCTTAGAAGTATTAAATACAACTTCTGAACCACTGTCTGTAACATTGCCATTATCAAAAGCATCAGGCAAATTGCTGTAAGAAGAATTGATGTTCTCTCCATAGACTATAGAAGCAGGAATTTTATTTCTCCTAAGAGCAAAGACAATAAAATTAGATAAAGTTTGATTGTTGATGTTTACAGTATCAATACGGCCTGATACATCTCCAAGAGTTGTTGGCTCTGCTACAAATTTAGAAGCATTAAATGAATTAAACATAGATGCCAGTTTTACTGGTGTTAGCTCATTCATATTAATTTCCCCTAGTTGGGCAGATTTTGTGAGTTGGTCAGTTATCGCCTGTTCTTCTTCTTTGGTTTTGTTATAAGAAAATGTGAGGTTTTTGATTTTTCCCTCATCATTTATAGAATACTGATATTTCTTATCTACAAAGAATAAATCAGGATTGTCCATAAATACAATAGCCATCACTTGCTGCACTTCTTCTTTAGGAAGTGATGTAGCCAACAGATAAGATGTTCTATGTTGTTTTACAGTTTCTAAAACATCATCATAGAGCTTCTGTTGATTGCCATTTAAGTTATTGCGGTAAAAAGATACCAGTGGGCCACTCTCTTTATTGTTTCGAGCCGAATATTGCCCATTAAAATTCAAGGAAACCCCAGAATTAGAGTTTCCTGAATTATTTGCTATTTTATTCCCACATGCCCCCAAAAGAATAAGGGCGGATGCTGATAAAACAGCAGCTAAAATAGTTTTTTGAAATTTCATATATTTATTCCTCTTCATCATCTTCTTCATCAGAATCAATTTCAAGCAAAATCTTTTGATATGGTTTCTTTTCACTAATTTCTGCAAGTAATCGAACAAGAGAAGTTTCTTCTTTTGTCAGATTTGAAGATGTGCCTTCCATTAGTGAAGAGCTGATACTATTTACAACAGAAGCAACAATGGCAAGAATAACAATTTCTTTTGTTTTTGCATCCATTAGTTCTAGCTCTTTGCCATCTCGAATATAATCAATCGCGAAATCAATGTCTTTCAAGTCAAGGTCAACCATATTTTCCGTCACACCCATTGGAAGAACTTCATCATCATTTGCTTGGGCATCAGCTACAGCATCATAGAGGAGACCAAGAACCTTTTGCAACTGACCATATTTCAAAGCTGTCTCTCGGTTGAATGAACCACTTGGATTCCATTCTTCATAAAATCCATCAAACCAACCATTTTTGCCTTTTTCAGCATCATTATTCAGAATGTCAATGGTAGTTGCAATACCTGCCCAATCCATTTCATCATAATCAAATGGTTCGCCCTCTTCAAAGAAGTCAGGAGTATAGTAGTAACTTTCTGGGTCTGCCGCTTCAAGAAGAATCGCCTGAGAAATATGAGCAGGAGCAAATTTAAAGACTTCCAATAAAGTATTGATGTTCCAATTTGTCATCTTCTCAATTTCTTCGATATAACTTTGATAGATGAATTTATTGGCTTCATCTTCTTCAAGCTCAGAAGCTGACTTCAAACCAACAATCAACAATTCTTTTTGCCAGTCTTTTACTTCTCGCAACTCCAGAACTTCTTCATCTTCTTCATACGATTCTTCTTCGTCATATTGAGGTTCTGGATTTGACTCATAACCCTCTGGGGCTTGCAGCTTCTTGCGAGCTTGCTTTTTCTTTTCTTTGTTAGCACGCGCAATTCCATCTCCCACAGATGGGTCTTTTTCACGCAATTTACGGTCAAGATGTTTCTTTTTACCTAGCAAAGATAGGATAAAAATAAGTAACGAGATTGCAAAAATAACAGCTCCTACCAAAAACAAGACATTAATTTTTACATCTCCAATATTTAGATACATAGATTATTTTCCTTTCTATTGAAGAAGATTACAATTCGTAATCTTCTTTCTTGTTTTCCTTTTTATTATTATTGTTATCTTTATTATTTTCTTTTTTCTCTTTTGATGAATCTTCTTTTTCTTTTTTAGATGAAGATGACTCAGAAGTGAAATTAGAACTTTCTTTTGTAGTTTCTTCCACATCATTAGACAATTCATCTTTCTTAGAAGCCGTATCAAAATATTCAGGCAAGAGAATAGATAAATCAAGATTGCTGTTATTCTTAGCTAAACCAGATAAACTCTTATTTCGTTCAAGAGTAAATGTGTGTCCATTTGTCTTGATTTTAATTTTATTTAACGTGATAGCTTCAACAACTTCAAGAGTTTTATTGTTTGCAACAAATTTACCATTGTCATAAGTATAAGTTTCACTTGAAAACTCATTAGATATATCTTCTGGAATATCTTTTCCAAGAGCAACAGTATTTCCACCAGTAAATGTCATTTTGTACTGAGTGATTGTTGCATTATCCATTTCCGTAATATCCCAAGAGCCATAAATAACAATATTACCATTCAGCATCAACTTGTTTGACTCCTTGTAATTATAGCTAAGAAGCAAATACTGCAATGCCTGATATGGGTCTGTTGCAATGTATTGAGTTGCTTTTTGATAATTCAACTCTTTTAACAAAGCAGAAGAATCTTTAAAGTCTGCAATTTCAGATAATTTCTTTATTGCTTCATCTGGTTTTTGTTGTTCAATCAATTCTTTTGATTGTTGATAAAGAACTTCTTTTTCCATTGCTTCTGAGGTCTTATACTTGTATTTCTTCAATAGTTTAAAGACTTCAAGAGCCTTTGAGTAATTCTTGTTTTTATACTCTCTTAGGCCAACTAGGTAATGTTGTTCCATAGCTTTGAGCATCAGCTCTTCAGCATCTTGATAACCAACAAGATAAACAAAGATTTTTACGATAGCTCCATACTTTTTGTTTTTTACTAAAGTTGGATGAGCTTTGTAAGCTGCATTGATAAGCTCTTGTTGGGCGTTTTCGTATTCCCCTGCTTCAATAAAGGCATAGGCAGCTTCTTCCCATTTTTTCTTTTGAGAAAGATACTTACCTTTTTGGAAGAATACATATTGGCGAAGATTATCTGTGTTATGGCCATCAATTGTAATACCTTCCATATCTTTGGCCATTTTTAGAGCTTCATCATATTTTTCTTCCTGAATTAACAGATTCATTTTAGATAGCTTGGCCATCTTAGCACTATGACTCTTATTACTTAAACCTTTTGTTGTAGAGAAATAATTATAGGCACTTTGGTAATTCCCGTTATTAAAGTCTCTTTGGCCTGATGAAGTTAAAAAGAATGGAATGATTCCAAAAATAATAAGGCCAAGAACCGCTAGAATAGCTAAAGTTCCATAAACTGAACGCCTAAAGGTAACTCGCAAGTCTTCTTCAAATTGCTCTGTTGCAGAACTTTCATTATAGTCTGTCAGCTTTTCAACTAATCCATCTGCATAATTTGCTAGAGTTTCATTGTTTGCTGTTGCTTCATCTATTTTTAAGACTAGACTAGGATATTTTTCTTTAATCCATTCTAAGTTATGGAATTTTAAGAATTTATTGATGTTGAAGAAAGCTTCAATTCTTCTAGTCTCTTCATTATATTCTTGGTCAACTGGTGGTTCTATGTATTTAGGGTACATGCCAGAAGAAATCAAAAGGTCTTCAGCATCCTCTTCTTCCAGTAGTTTTTTACCCTGTAAATAATTATAGAATGGAATGTATTTCTTGTCTAAAAATCTCAATTTTTTCCCCTTTCATTTCTTTGAGGTCTTTATTCAATTATATCATATTCTAAAGATATTTAAAAAAAGTTTTTTGTTTTATAATATAATTTGTAAATTATTATTTTACAATTTTATTTTAATTAAAGAAAGGCTCTTTCAAAAAATGAAAGAGAAGGATATAGTAATTATGCTAGAACAAAAACTTAAGGGATTAGAAGTAAGTGTAGATAGCACATCTGTGCCATTTGCATCATCATCTGTAGTTGAAATTACAGATAAAAAAACGGGCGAAACATTCAAATCGTTTCATGATTATAAAAGTCGGATTGCAGATGTAATCAATGGCAAAATTGTAGCTGTATATCCTCATTGGGATTATAGCAAATCGACAAGCCGGCACTTCAATGCTTTCTTGAATGAATTTGTTGTTGGTGGTTGGTCAATTGCTCAAATGACAAGGAAAGAAAAAGAGAAATATTTTGAAGAAAATAATCTCTTTAAAGAACTTCCATAATATATATATCAAATTAAAACACCTTTTTAAGGTGTTTTTTGTTGTTTTTTTATCGTAAAATTCAACATTAAGACAGTGATTTATGGTATAATAGAGGAAGATGAAATGAATAGGAGAAAAGATTTGAATTTAACAAATAATCAATATGTTCCATTACATGTCCATAGTCATTTTTCATTTTTGGATGGCCTTGCCTCTGTTGATGACATTGTGTCTAGAGCACAGGAAATTGGAGCGCCAGCTATTGCCTTAACTGACCACGGGAACATGCACGGAGCTGCAAAGTTTTATCACACAGCAAAGGCAAAAGGCATTAAACCTATTATTGGTTGCGAAATGTATTTTTCTTTAGATGGCCGATTAATCAAAGAAAGAGATAAATATGGCAAACCATATTATCATTTGATTGTTTTAGCTAAGAACAATAAGGGGCTTGAAAATCTTTATCAACTTAATGGTATTTCTTGGGAGGAGAAATCTTATTATTACAAACCTCGAATTGACTTTGAAGTCTTGAAAGAGCATGCTGAGGGTTTGATTGTCACTTCTGCCTGTATTGGCGGCCCAACTATCCAAATGCTCTTGAAAGATAGTTATGAAAAATCAAAACAAGTCACACAAAAATTTGTTGATATTTTTGGTGATGATTTTTATATTGAATTACAAGACCACGGACTTCCAGAACAAAAGGAAACAAATCCTTTGTTGATGAAGATGGCTAAAGAATTAGGCGTAAAGACTATCATCACAAACGATTCTCACTATGCCCGAAAAGAAGATGCTGAGTATCAAGATGTTCTTTTAGCAATTAGTCAAAATAAACCATTAAATGACCCTGACCGCATGAGATTTGAGAACAATGAATTTTACATCAAGTCTCTTGATGAATTAAAAGAAGTTTTCAAAGAAAAGAAGTATGATGAATCTCTAGTTAATACTTTAGAAATTGCTGACAAGTGTAATGTGGATATGGATGTTCATGACCACTATCTGCCTAAAGTTCAAGTTCCAGAGGGTTTCAAAGACAATAAAGAATATTTTGAAGCCGTTTGTCGTCAAGGCATTGAAGACCTTTTTGAAGAGGGGGCTTGGACAGAAGAATACGAAAAACAGTTACAATACGAACTAGAAGTCATTGACTCTATGGGGTTTAATGATTATTTCTTAATCGTTTCAGACTTTATTCGTTGGGCTAAAGAAAACGATATTTCTATCGGGCCGGGACGAGGCTCTGCTGCCGGCTCTCTAGCTGCCTATGTTTCTAAGATTACTAGTATTGACCCTATTGAATCCGGTCTTTACTTTGAGCGTTTCTTGAACCCAGAACGTGTTGAGCTTCCTGATGTGGATATTGACATTGAACAAGAACGCCGGCAAGATGTAGCAGAATATCTTCGTAAGAAATATGGTTATGCTAATACAGCTAACATTGCAACCATTACATTACTTAAAGCAAAAAATGCTCTAGCTGATGTTATGCGTGTATTTGAAATTGAAGCACAGGAAAGCCTTAAAGTTACCAAGATGATTCCGGATGATATGGCTGACCTATCTCTAAAAGAGTTATATAATTCTTTGCCTGAGTTTCGTGATAAAATTGATTCCAACGAAACATTCAAGAATGTATTTGATATTGCATCTCGCTTATTAGGTACACCTCGTAATACAGGTATTCATGCTGCTGGACTAATTATTGCTGACAACCCTATTACTAATTATGCTCCAGTTTTTGAAACAGATGATAAAAAGACTGGCCTTAGAACAAAGGTTTGTCAGTTTGAAAAGAAAATGGCTGAAAAGTCTGGACTTGTAAAAATGGATTTGCTTGGTCTTCAGACTTTAGATATTATCAAGAAGACCCAAACTGCCATTAATAAAAACAGGCCTGCCAACAATCAATTTGATATTGAAAAAATTCCTTTGGATGACCCTAATGTTTATGAGGTTTTCGCCAAGGGAGATACCACCAATGTCTTCCAGTTTGAAAGTGACGGGATGAAATCAAGTCTTAAAAAACTTCATCCTGAAAAGATGGTAGACTTAATTGCCATGAACGCCTTATATAGGCCCGGCCCAATTGCTTATATTGATGAATACATTCAAAACAAGTACAACCCTAGCCAAATCGAATATGAACATCCGTTATTAAAACCAATTCTGGAAGAAACTTATGGAATCATTACTTTCCAAGAGCAGGTTATGAAAATCTTCCAAGAACTAGCAGGTTTCCCTCTCGGCCGAGCTGACCTTGTACGCCGAGCAATTGGTAAAAAAGATAAAGCAACAATGGAGCAAGAATTAAAAATTCTTAAAGAGGGAAATACAGAATTAGGCATTGTTGGTGCACGCGCTAATGGAGTGCCTGATGATGTGACTGATAGTGTTATCAAAAAGATTGAAACTTTTGCAGAGTACGCCTTTAACAAGGCTCATGCTGCTTGTTATTCTAATCTTGCTTATAAAACAGCCTATCTCAAACACTATTACCCTGCTGAATTTATGGCGGCTAACCTCACCCTTGCTCTCAACAATGCCAAAGACTTGAAAAAGTATATTGGAATCACCAAGAGCGCCATGAAGATTAAGATTCTTCCGCCGGACATTAATAAGTCTACTAGAGATTTTGAAAAAACGGATGACGGTATTGTAGTTTCACTTCAAGGTATTGATGGTATTGGAGAAAAAGCAGCTCGCAAAATTGTTCAAGAGCGAGAAGAAAATGGGCTATTCAAAAATTTAGAAGATTTTTGTTTTAGAATGTTTTCTAATGGTGTAGGTAAAGGGAATGTTAAAGTCCTTGTTGAATCAGGCGCTTTTGATTTCACAGGCCTAACAAGAAACACAATGCTTTCTCAAATCTCTATGTACGAAGAAGCCTATAAGAGTTTAGATATGGGCAATTTTAATGCCGGCTCTTTGTTCAATTTAACTACAGATAAATCAGTATTTGAGTTGTTTTATTCACAAGAAGACCTGAACCCTCATTTGGAAGATTCTCCTAAAGAGATTGTTTTATGGGAGAAAAAGAATCTAAAAATTCTCTTAACTTATAATCCACTGGATGATTATATGGGTATAATTAGTGTTCCTTATGTTCATACTGTAGAATCTCTTGAAGCTGAATTTATTAAGGGTAATATTCAAGAAAAACAAAAAGTTCTTTTAATTGGCATGGCCGGAGAATATGAGGAATTACTTGCAAAAAGTGGTAATCGTTATGCTAGAATTGCTTTTGAGGGCACTGAGTCAACTGTTGAGTTAATGGTGTTTAAAAAGCAACTCGAAGAAATCCGAGGCAGCTTTATGACCACAAAGACCAATGAGGTTTGCTTGATTTTTGCTGAAGTTAATAATGATGAAAGATTTAGTATTAACTTGAAAAAATACTTCCCTGCTGGAAGTTTTGCTCTAATTACAAAAGAAGAAGCGAATAACAGATTAATTGGATTACTGTCTGATAAAGAATTGAGGGCTGCTAAAAAGTATGGTTCAGAAAGAAGAATTGAAACTATTCAGCAGTCTCACCACGACATTTATGTTTTATTGGATTTTGAGCAGAATGATTCATATTTCAAAGAAGATGGTTCTGAAACAAGTCTTTTAAATCAAAAAATATCAAGTGTTTATGCGAAATTATACTCTTATTCAAACGGACACTCATCAGTATACCTTTGTTATCCGAACGGAAAAACTAAGAAAATGTGTGGTATTTCTGTGGTTGGAGATGATGCTGTATTGGATTTAATTAAAAAAGAACTTGGAGTGTCCAAAGTTCTTACTAGATAAATAAAATATAAAAAAAGACACCTATTTAAAGGTGTTCTTTTTATTTGTTATTCGATATAACTATTATAAACTGTTAAACAAAGAATTCCCTCTTCATTAACATTCAGTAAAATCGGATATTGTTCACCGCTCATAGGATATGAGCCGTATCCTACATCTTGAAGAGCTTTAACCATGTCTTTGAATTTCTCAAAAGATGTGTGGCCATCAATATATTTTTCTTCGTTGACAGAATGCATAGTTGCTATATCTACATAGTCTACAACAATTTTAGAAATGTTGTCTGACATATCCTGTGACAATTCATCCACGACTGAAGTTAAACGAAAGTTCATATATATGCTCCTTTATGTCACATATTAATAGGTATTGAAGTCAATACCAGTGACAACATTATTGTCGTCCACATGAATTTCTAGTTCAACACAGTAAACATAATCATCAATACGATAATGATAGCGAAGAACATCTGCTGGGAGGAATGTAGCTTTTTTGCCAACTTCTAAATCCCAATAAGGACATTCTGGATTTGTTAAAGTTTTTACAAACCAAAACATATCTGCGTCACTATTCTCTTTGTCAATACTCTTGAAAATTCCTTTATAGAAACCTTGAACTTCTGAACTTTTGAAAGTGACTTCATACATAAAGTCATCAAATTGACGTTGGATTTTTTCAGATAAATCATTTAGTTGTTTGATGTTGTCAGCAATTTCTTTGCTTAAGCTTTTTAGTTTTTCGGTCATAATTAGACCCTCCTTTAAATTTAAGTTTTAAATAATATTGTAAAATTAAAATGTTTTACAAACTATATTATAAAACAAATAAAATAAAAGCCTTGGAAAATCCAAAGCTTTTATCATAAAGAAATTGAATTATTTCTTGCGACGTTTGAACAATGTTCCGCCACCAAGTCCAAGGGCAGCCAAGCCGCCTGCAAATTGCATACCGAGTGCTTCAGCACCAGTCTTAGGAAGTTCTTTGTTTTGAACTTTTGGTTTTTCAACTGGCTTTTCTGCTGGTTTTTCTGGCTCTGGTGTTGGTGGAACTTCTTTCTTCTTGTAAACGTGATTTACGTCACCGTTTTGAAGTGGAATAGTATTTACATATTCCCAACCCTCAATATCTTTCTTAGGTTGTACACCATCTACAGGCTCATCAATCTTGTTACCTTCGGTATCAACAAATGATGTCTTCATGAGGTGGTAAACATAAGTCTTGATATTGTCATGTTCTTCATTGTACAAGAATTTGTAGTTGTCAAAGTCTTTCTTTTCGTGGAACTTGTTGTCAGTAACACTTTCAGCAAGTTCGTCACCTTGACCATCTCCATCACCGTCTACATCAGAGATGTAACGAGTTTGAAGAAGTTTTTCGTAGTAGTAAGTAACTTTCTTGCTAGTGCCATCTGGGAATGTACCAGTAGTGTCACCCTCTACTTTAAGGAAGCGCCAGCCCGGAACATCTTTTTGGTCAGTCTTGTAAGAATCTTTTACAGAACCATTGAATGTTACTGTATCAGCAATGGATTTTTGTTCTCCATTTTCATCCTTATTGATGTCCTTATAGAATACTTGAACACTTCCACGTTTCAAACGGTAAACGTGAGTAACATTGCCATTTTTATCTGGCTTGCTTGTTACATACTCATAGTTTTTATCTTTGAGTTCCTCTTTACCTTTTACAGAGTTGCCAGTGTATTCTTTAAGAAGAGAGTTACCATTTTCATCTTTCCAAGAAGTCTTGTAAAGACGTTCATATTGGTAAACAACATCAAGGATTTTATCTTGCTTAACTTGTCCATTTTCAGGAGCAGAACCTTGCTTCAAGCCCTTGAATCCATACAAGTCACCAGTTGGAGTTGTGATTGTTTGATTGTCAGCTTTCAACTTACGAGCATCATAGACAGGTGTTGCTTGATTGAACTTGCCCAAAGGAAGAACAGATTTAGCATAATCAAAGATTACCGCTTTATCTTTTACAGCCTTGCCTTTAGTGTCTTCAAAGTGAACATTAACTCCATAGTTCACCATTGATTTTTCAAGGTCAATTTCTTTTGTTTTCTTGTAAACAAAAGTTACTGTTTTAGTTTTCTTTGCTTCTACTTTTCCAGTTTCAGCAGCAGAACCTTGTTTCAGTCCAACATATTGACGCTTGAAGTTATAAGACTTAGTTCCCTCTTTCTTAGTAGAAAGAATTTTGTCAGCGAGTTTAGATGCAGCATAATCTTCACCTTGAACAGCTTTGTCTTTGATAAGAGCTTCACCATTCTTAAGACCATCTGCTTCTGCTTCTGTCAATGGAGTGCCATCATCCCATTCATGCTTAACTTTTACATTACCAACAAGTTTCTTGTAGTAGTAAGTAACAGTCTTACCTTGGTTTGAAAGCTTGCCTTTTGTATCACCATCTACACGAACGAATTCAAAGTTTTGAACATCTTTTTGAGTTGTAGTGTAGTCATCACCCTCATTACCATTGATAGTTTCTGGGGTAGCAACTTCTTCTGATGGATTTTCAATATTGACATACTTAACATTAACAGGTGCAGCAGTTACAGTGTTCTTGTGGAAATCAATTTCAAATTCACCATTTTTAGGTGGCACTGGAACTTCTGTATTTGATACAGAACGTGTATTGATAGCCAACCATTGTGCTGAACCATGATTTCCCCAATCAAATTCAATTGATTTGTTTGCACGTCCTGCAATAGCTCCAACATAAGCATGTTTTAGAGATAGGTCATCCCATCTTCCATCAGGAGCGCCCTGCTCGCGAGCAATGTCTTCCAAACTCTTGTTGTTAAAGTTTGTAACCTTGCCATTTTGTTCTGTAATACCCGAACCATTGATAGGGATATAACGTCCATTGAAGTTTGCCACATATTCACCTTGACCACCTTGGGAGTTTAAACTTGCAAAAGAGATAAGAGCTGGATTATCTTCTGTAATGAAGATTTCTTGACCATTCTCATCAAAATATTGAATTTTTGTGGTGAATCTAAAGTCAGGCAAACGTCCAAAATCAGCTCCATTTGTCCAAGCATGAGCAAACATTGTTACTGTTGGGTCTTGCAGGAATTGCAAAGCAACTTGCTTAAGAGGGCCTGCTGTTTCTTTAAGAGTAGTAGTGAATTTTACACTTGCAATCTTTTTGCCCATGTAAGAGCTATTTTCAAGATTTGTATAAGTAGCTGTTACACTATCACCCACACGCATCAACATTGCATGGTCTGCAACTTCATCAGTTGTGTAAGTTCCAGCACCGGAGCCTTCATAGTCCAATCTGTTTGGATTACGCCATTTTACATTCGGCTCCATTTCAGCATTTGTCCAAGCATCTTTTGAAACCATATGCTGACCCGAAATGGTTACTTTAGCATTTGGCTCAGATTCAAAAATCAAGTTCTTAGGAACAACTTCTGAAAGATAGCCCGGCTTAGTTTTGTTCTCTTCAGCAACCTTTGTTTGTTGCTCATATTTTTCTTTAGCTTTCTTGTAAGCTTCTACAGTCCGACGAATATTAGCAATTTGTTCTTTTTGGTCTGCATCTGCTTCAGTACGATTTTCCTTATGAGTTGAGACTTGTTCGTTTACATTCAGCCCCAAAGCTTTAGCCTCATTAAGCAAATCTTGCAATTCTTGGCTTTGGTACTGTTCAGCAGCAAAAACTTGTGTAGCACTCATAGTTTGAACTAAACCAACTCCAACAGTTGATACAGCTCCAGTCATAAGAGCTTTCTTCAAGTTAATATTTCTGTTTTTCTTTTTCATTAAAAAACCTTGAACCTTTCTTTAATTTTGTTTAATTTGGTTTTTATTAATAGAGCTGAAATGAGTTGGAAACTCATTTGAAACACTATTTCAATAAATAGTATATAGCATTTTTACAAAATGTCAAAGAAAAACGAAAAAAAGTTTTCAGAAACAATCTAAAAACTTTATTTTCTTTCTATTTATTTTAAAGTTCCACAGAATGTAATTAGAAAGTGGTCACTTTCCCAGTTCGGTTCGTCTGCCGGAATAAAACCTAATTGAAGTTTCATAATGACTGTTCGTGAATCAGGGTTACGAATGATTGTTCTATTATTTACAAATAGATGTTTCTTTTTAGGGTGATTAAAGTTCTTCATTTGCAAATCAGGAACATAGAAAATATTAGCGTACTCATCAATAGTGGCTTCAATGATGCCTTCCAAGTTATCAGAATATACATTATTGATAAGATAACAAACACCAGAGACTGTTTTCTTTTCTCTTGGTAGACCAGAAATAGTTTCATTTAGAACAGCATGGTCAAAAGTATAAGACTCATAAAGAAAATCATCTTTTTCAAAAACCTCAAATTCTTGTTTAATCAGGTCTGTAATCTCTTCCCTGATTAAATCTTTTACATTTTTAACCAACTTCAAAGCCTTTGACTGTCCATCTACTACAAAGATTGCATAAGGAGCTTTTGTCTGGGTATTTGTTTTTTGGGATTGTTTGTTTCTCATATTAATTCGATTTCCTTTTTCTATTTATTTTTTCTATTAGAAATTTCTTGAACAATTTTGTCAGCAACATCTAGACCAATACATTTTTTGTAATTATCAAACATTTTGGCAGATTCTTGTTTATATTTTTCTATTGGCTTAATTTGGCTCATGTATGTTCCATTTACCATGTCTTTCATGTTTTGCATGGAAACAATGTATTGCCGCCAGTTTTCATCAATAGAATCCAACAACATTTTTTGGTGATTAAAGGTATTATAGTTGTTATTGACTATATCAATCACATCTTCATATAGAGACTCGACCAAAAGCTTTTTATTCACTTTTTTACCTGAATCTGAAATCGGGATTTCTTTATCAAAAACATCTAGATAGAAGTCCTGATAATCTCTCACAGTTTTGGAGAACACCTTTTTTCTCAACTCTTTGTTTTTAAAATCCTTATTGCTTTCAGAAAGCTCAACAAGATTTTTTCTAAAGAGTTCATTCCACTTCTCTAAAGCAAAGTCATGGATGCCTTGCTCAACAAGTTCATCATATTTGTCTACAACATCTTTTTGGTCTAAAACATCATTACGGAATTTATAGACTGATTTACGTTGAAGATTGTCTACTTCATCAAATTCAAGAGTTTGTTTTCTTTGTTCATAAGAATTTAACTCAATATTTTTTTGAAGCTTTTCTATCTGAGAAACTACATAGGCCTTATCAGACTTTTCTTGTTTATCTGGATTCTTTTTAAGAAGTTTAAGTTTTTTCTTCTTCGTCTCCTCAGTGTTCAATGCTTCTAGCAAAATACCTCTAAAAGCTTCTCTGGCATGAGGTTGAATACTATTTAGCAATTCATCATCTACAGAGATAAAGAACTTAGAGCCGCCGGGTTCTCCTTGCCGTCCTGCCCGACCTCGAAGTTGGTCATCTACACGTTTTGAGTTAGAAAGTTCTGTACCAATAACATATAGGCCACCAGCTTCCAGAACATTTTTGCGGTCAATCTTACACTTAGTTTCAACATCTGCTAGGCGTTTATGGTATCTTTCGGCCAAAAGCCTAATTTTTACATCATAGTCCACATTGTCCATATTGGCCGAAATAGCCTGAACAATATCCTGAGAAGAATAACCTTGATTAAGCAGCTCATACCGAACTAGATAATCTGGGTTTCCGCCCATAAGAATATCTGTACCTCGGCCGGCCATATTAGTTGCAATTGTAATAGCAGAACTTTTACCTGCTTGGGCAACGATATAAGATTCTTTTTCTACTTCTTTGGCATTGAGAACTCTGTGGTGCATACCTGCATCTGAGAACATTTTACTAAGAATCAAAGATTTATTGATAGACGAAGTTCCAATCAAGACTGGGCGGCCCGTAGCAATGACCTCTTTTGTCTTTTGGATAACAGCTTTGAACTTTTCTTCTTCTGATGCAAAAACCTCAGATTTTTCATCAACTCGAATAACAGGTTTGCTCAAAGGAACATTTACCACATCAGTAAAGTAAGTTTCTTTAAACTCTTTTCTTTCTCCAATAACTGTTCCTGACATACCAGAAATTTTGTCATATAACCGGAAAAAGTTTTGAATAGTAATAGTAGCCGTTGTATCACTCTCAGGATTAATTTTTACACCCTCTTTGGCTTCTAACGCCTGATGCAGCCCATCTGAGTATTGCCGGCCATCCATTTTACGGCCTGTGAATTCATCCACAATAACAATTTCACCATTTTGAACAACATAATTTTTATCTTTTTCAAATGTGGCTACAGCTCTTAGTGCCGCAATCATGTGATGATAGATGATGGCATTTTCAGGACTAGAAAGGCTTCCTCGTAGTTTAAAAGACTTCTTGATGCGCTGCACGCCCTTATCTGTGATAACAATACTGTTGTTTTTAGGGTCTACTCGGTAGTGACAGTTATCATTAATCAATTCTTCTTTTTCAATCAAATCAATTTTCTTGACCTTAGAAACATCCACCAAGTCAGGGCCTCTACGAAGATTTTTGGCAACTTGATTAGCTAGTTTATACATCACTTCTTTTTCCCCAGCCTCTGCCGAGATAATTAGAGGTGTTTTAGCTTCATCAATCAAGATAGAGTCTGCCTCGTCTACAATACAGTAGTTAAGAGCTGTTTGAACACGCTCAGAAGCATCTTTGACCATATTGTCTTTAAGGTAATCAAAACCAAACTCTGAGTTGATGCCATAAATGATATTTGCTTGATAGGCCTTTCTACGAGTTCCATCTGGCATATTAGGCCAAATACGCCCAACAGTCAGCCCAAAGAAATTAAATACTACGCCCATTTCTTCTGAGTCACGCTTGGCCAAATAGTCATTAACAGTGATGATGTGGACTTTTTTACCACCAAAGGTATTCACATAGGCCGGCAAAATACTTGTCAATGTTTTGCCTGAACCAGTATACATTTCTGCAACAACGCCGTAATGGAGCAGCAAACCGCCAACAACTTGATAATCATAGTGGAATTTACCCAAAAGTCGGAATGTTACTTCTCGGCCATAAGCAAAAGCATTAACAACAAAATCATCAGTATTTCCATTGTTTCCGTACTGAGATTCTAGGGAAGATTGGTATTCTTTTAATTCAGAATCGCTCATAGAACGAAAAAAATCTTTTTTGGAATTAATCTTTTTTAACATCCTATTAGCTTTAATCAACATTTTTGATTTCACTCTAAATATAGTTCTCCTTTTCTTTTGTTGATAATTCTATTATATCAAAAAACACAAAAAAGAGCTAGATAAATCTAACTCTTAGGAATGTTTTTCAGTAGTCCGGAAAGCTTTGCTACAAGGACTTTGTTGACTGAATTTGGTTTCACTTCAACAACCAAGTGTTGAATGAAATCTGATTGTCCATAAAGGATAAATCCTAGTCGTTTTGCACCATTTTCGTCTTTGAAAACAGCAACATCAACCCCGTTTTTAATATCAAAATGTTGAACAAAATCCTCAACTTCACTAATAGTCATCATATGACTATTTTCTTCAATCAAGTCCTTATCAAGAACTTCTACACTGGCATCATAACAATATTTTGAAAGGAAATCAAAAACAACTTCCATTTCATTGTTATGTTGTTGTTCTTTTTCTTCTGCGATACCATTTGCTGAGGCAGTATTTAAAATGACATATTCCATATTTTTTCTCCTTTTTGTAAAAAAAATAATTTATTTGTAAAAATAAAATTGATTACATAATCTATTATAAAAAAAGAACAAAATTAAAAAAGCCATGTAATACTACATGACCTTTATTTTTTATTTTCTACGCCGTCTCCGTCTAGATGTTCCCAGAACTGACAATTCATATTTAGAAGAATCTTGCTCTTCTGTTTCTTGTGTAATTTCTGGTTCATCAAGTTTTTCTTGTGTTGGATTTAAAACAGATTTCAGAATTTCTTGTTTTAAAGTCTCGTGAGCTGCCGGCCCTTGAATAGAGATATTTGAATCTGACACAACATTTTGCAAATCTTCTAAAGTGTTAATAACAATCGGGCCATCACTGTCCTCAGCAATTGCATCAACAACTTCATGATTAACTTCTAAATTATCTTCTTCTAAGAACTCTACTGTTGCTACTTCCTCTTGAATATCACCATTAACAACCTCTTCTTCTCCATTTACTTGAATAGGAATGGTTGTATATGCTGAACTTCTAGGGATAATAACTTCTAAGTTATATACACCAGCTTCTGACTTATCATAAAATCCAACCAAATTGTATTCTAATAGCCGGCCCTCATGGTCTTCCACTCGAATATTTAAGTATTTCTTAACTTCTGACAATGGAGTATTCAGTGGCACAGTATACATTGAGCCATCTCGTGGATATTCATAAAGGAATTTAGGAGATTCTAGAACTTTCACTCGCAAATCAATTGTTTTAAATCCATTTGACAGATGGATTGTATGTTCGCCGGGGATAAGAAATTCATAATTGATAGCATCAAATACTTCTTCATCACCAGAAACCTCTAAGTTTAAATTGCCTTGAATATATTTTCCAAGCTCTAAAGGTTCTTCAACATAAACAATAGGCCGGCCAACCACTTTGAATTTTTTAGTTTCATCTTCAATGACAAGTACCTTGCGAGATTTTATTACTGAAAGGCCGCCTGAATCCGTCACGCTGTAACGAACATCTTGCTCACCCAGAACATCAGTGTCCACAGTGTCAAGGATTTGTATTTCTGGTGTCAAATCCCCATCATCTTCGTCAGAGGCTTCAACACCTACTAGAAGTTCTTCCTTTGTAACTTCTTTCCCTTGGATTACATAGATTTGTTCCTTTTTGAAAGTAATAACAGGTGGAGTGTTGATTTTTTCTAAGAGACTAATAGCCTCCTTGATATTTTCAACCGCTTTATTAATTTGTTCTTGTTTTAGTTTATCAACATTAATTAATGTTACTGTTTTTCCGGCATTGACTGCTTTTTCTAGAATATCAATATTGAGATATTTGTCTCGTTTTTCAAGATATTCATCAGCAGATGCAAGAACTTGATGTAAGCTCTCCAAAGTAATTGCTTCAACGGTGATTTTGAAATTCTTGTTTTGATTTGGTTCTGTTGGGTGAGTTGGGTCTACAATTGAAATGAACACACTGGAACTTCCAATTTCTTCTGCTTTCCCAGAAAGAGCTTTTGTATCATAATCAATATAAAACCCTTTTGGTAACTTTGTGCTGGCCACCATTGCATTTTCATTATCTGTCAATGGGATATGAACAATGTCTCCAAAATGGAACGCTAATGGTTCTTCATATAGAGGCAATGAGAGAACTTCTTTTTGTTTTTTCTTAGGTTGCCTTGCTTCCTCAATTGAGAACTCAATAACAATTTTTTCTGTAGTAGTATTAATCATAGTGACAAAATCACCAGATTCTTCAGGTGTTCCTTCAATAGAGTCTGCTTCAAAGTATAGGCCATCAGGCATACCTTTAATACTGATTACATCATCAGATGTAATATATCTAGGCTCACAAGGAACACCTTCTTCTAGGTTGAAAGCAAAGTTGCGAAATGCTTGTGACATCTGTTAGTCTCCTTTTTTTAAGTTTTAAATTAATTTATTGAATAACTCAATTATACCACAAAAACAACAAAAAAGAAACGAATTCACTATCGCTTCTTTCTATCATTTGGTCTCATTCCTTTAATTCCTTAATCCTGTCTGCTGCTCGATTTACAGCATCTGTATAAGGTGTGTCTAGCTCCTGAATTTCAATAGATAATTGATTGTATGGAATGATGGATAAGTGAGAGCTGTCTACAGTATTTTTCCAAATAGACCATGCGTCATGGATTTCTTCATTGGTAATTGGTGTTCCTGTAGAAGCAGAAGTACAAGCAAGACTCAAATAGCAAGAGAACAACACTTCTGGCAACTCTTCATTCAGCTCTTCTTTCAAAATCGCTTCTCTTTTCAACATATAATTTGATTTCTTTGTCATTATAGATATTCCTTTCTAATTTCAACCCAAGTTTCAGGGTTAGAATAATCTGGCGCACCATAAGCCTTATCATCAAAATAAACTGAAGCATTAACTTTAGGTGAGCCAATAGGGTAAATACTTGTAAACCAGTTTGAATGTGCATTGAACTTGATATTTGAATTCAGCCCATATTCATCAATCAAAGCACGTTTAACAATATTGAGATTATCACCACCACGCGCTGTCCAGATAATAACTTCATATCCAGACCTAATCATATCATTAATACATTCTATAGCTCCATCAAAAGGCACACTACAATCTGGATATTCTTCTTTCCAAATTGTTCCATCTAAATCAATTGCAATAACTGGATGAGTATTTGGGGTTTTCTTGGTCATAAGTCCTCTTTCTAATTCATTCATTAATTACATCTCTCAACAAGCGAATAACACGAACTACTTCGGTTTCATTTTCGCTGTCAGACATTTCTACAATGTTATACTTGTAAGCCAATTCTTTCAGGTCTTTTTTTAGTTCTTCATCTTTTTTAGATGCAATAAATTCCATATTAGGGATAATCCAAGTTTTTTGCGCCCTCGCCTTACCCTCTTTTTGTAAAGTTACAAGACCTTCTTCTTCTAGCTCTTTTGCAGCATTAAGAATGTCTTTATGTGTAATTTCTGACGGAATATTATATTCTTCTTTTTCTGCATCTATTGTCTTTTCAGATTGCTTAGTATAAGCATTTTCTACGACAATTTCGAGAATTTTCTTCTTTAAATCAATCTTCATTGATGATGTCCTTTCTTTTTATTAACAATACAATTATATCACTTTTCCCAGATAAAACAAAAAAAGAAAAGCACCTTATTGAATTATAAGATGCTATAATGAATTTTATTTTAATTCTCCTTAATCATTAATCAATTATTTAATATCCATCATAAGTATATGTTCCCCACTCTTTAAGTAGGTTTTTAATACTTCCAGAATAACGCTTAACCAATTGGTTTTTAACAAAATTCTGATGACTTTCTGGTGTTCTTTGTCCAGCATAACCATCTCCCGTTTGTCCAAAACCACCATCTTCAATACGGGAAAGAACTGCAACTGCCTCAGCCGTAGTTAAAGCATCAATTTTTGCATCAATTCCATTAGCGTCATGAAAGTCTTTTCCGTTTTTATGGTCAGGAATAGCCAATAACAAACGAATAACTTCCTCAGCAGCAGCACTGTATCTTTCAACAAGTAATCCATCAGGCCCAAATTCAGGAATACCATTCTTTGACCGTTCCTCAGCTTCTTTTCTTTTTCTCTCTTCTTCGGCGGCCTTGGCCTTTTCTGCTTTCTTTTTAGAAATTTCAGTTTGAAGAGAAGAAATAGAATTTGACACCTCAGTTTCCTTATTGGTCAAAGTTTTGATTTCTTTTTCCTGTTTTTCTTTTACTTCATTATTTTCTTGAATAGATTTTTCTAAAGTTTCTTTTTCCTTTAGGGTTTTGTCATGATTTTCAATTTTAACATTTAAAGATTTGATATTTGATTTCAAGTCTTTAGAGTCTTTCATGATGGGATGTTCTTTTTCAAGAGATTGAAGAATGACAGAAGAGTTTGTGTCAGCTTTTACATTAGAAGAAACAACTGGCAAAGCCAAAAGAGCAATACCAGTCATCATTAAAATTTTATTTGATTTCAATCTTTTAATACCCCCATGCACTCAGGCCTTGTGCAGAATACGCACGATAAGCCGCTTGAATTTGGTCTTCAACGGTTGCTGTAGAACCCCAACCGGGCATTGTCTGGAACAACCCACTAGCGCCTGATGGATTATAAGCATCCACTTGACCATTAGATTCACGGGCAATAATATGTTCCCATGTTGAAGATGGAACTCCAGTTAGTTCAGACATTTTTTGAGCAGCATATAGGCCTTGCTCTCCTGCTGTGTTCCCATTAGCCAAACGGACAGAGCCTGCCGGCTGACTAGGAGCAGCAGAAGTTGTTGATGAATTATTTTGAGAAGTTTGAGATGTTTTCTTTTTGGCCTCTTCTTGCTTCTTCTTTTCTTCATCTTGTTTTTTCTTTGCTTCTTCCTGAGCCTTTTTGGCATTTTCTTTCTCAGCCTTCTTGCCCAAAGTCTTATCTTTTAATTCTTGGATTTCTGTTGTCAGCTTATTTTCTTTAGCTTGTAAATCCAACAATTCAGCTTCCATAGAATTTTTTGAAGTCAGTTCTTTCTCCAACTTCTTTTGAGTGTCAGAATTTTTTGATACAATCTTCTTGTATTCCTTAAACTCTTTTTCCAAAACATCATGTTCTTTTTTAAGTTCTTGATGTTTTTTGATGATTGGGTATGTTTTCTCTAGGTTAAAGTCAACTTGTTCCTTTGCAGAAACAATCTGACTAGAGAGCATTGCTGCTCCCAACATTAAGCAAGAAATAGTTTTAATGTGTATTACTTTCATAAATCACCTTTCTTACTTATTCAACTCTTTAAGCTCCTCTTCGAGCTTTTTCTTTTCTGTTTCAAGATTGGCAACCTTGGTTTTCTTGTCTGTCAAAGTTTTTTCAACTTCTTTAACTTCTTTTTCTGCCTTAGTTTTTTCTTCAGCCTTTTTCTTAGAAACTTCCTTGATTTTCTTTACAGATGTATCAAGTTCTTTCTTCTTTTCGTCAATAGCTTTTTTAGCAGCTTCTACTTTCTTCTGATAAGTATAGTTATTGTATGCAGCTACACTAGCTCCACCAATAATAAAAGCAACAATGATAGCAATGATTGTTAAAGATTTCTTATGGCTTTTCTTTTCAATCTTGTTATTTTCTGACATGTTAATATCTCCTTGTTTAAAAAATTGATTTACATAGTGTCACTTAACACTGTTATTATTGTACCATAAATGGTCAAAAAGTACATTACAAGAATAATACTTTATTTTCTTACCGTAACAAAAAACACTAGAATAGTCTAGTGTTTTGTTTGGGTTATTTAATTGAAAACTCAACTGTTTGGTCTCCGAACTCACAGAATTTGCCAACATCCCAAAGATTTTCCGCTTCTTCAAGAAGTTCATCTTCGCTTTCATATTCAGATGAATCCAGTTTTAGATAAAACGTTTCAGTGGTTGTTGCAATGATTGTTTTGACCGTATCAGTATTCAGATACTTTTCAAGATTTGATTCAGAAAAGTCAGAAGCTTCTTTGTGATAGTTGGCAGCTTCTAAAATGGCCTCAATCATTTCTTGTAGATTTTTGTTTTCTTTATAAATTGTTGCCAATTCTGTCAATTCTTCCTTTGTGAAAGAGCATCCAACATAATATGCCAACACACCTAGTCCTTTAGGATTATCTATATTTGACAAAAGAGCTTGTTTCCAGTTTGAACGAATGTCAACCTCACGAATAAGTTTATCGCTTTCTTCATTCTTGCCAAAAATACTATTATACTCTTTGCGCAATTCTTTAATCAGCGTTTTGTCAATGCGTTCAATATCTGTATAATATGATAACACAGCTTCTTTTGTTGAAATCTCTGGCTCACCTTTCACCTTTTGAAGAGCCAAAGAAACAATAAACATTGAAAAATATTGAACCTTTTCCCATCCATTAGAACAGTGTAAAATGTCATTTACAGTTTCCAACACTTCTTTATTGTCTTCATACTTGTTAGAAAGAAGCACAGTAGCAGCAATAATTTTTTCGTTTAAATCAAGTTTCATACTTAATTCTCCTTTAAAAAAAAATAATATTTTGTAAAATAAATTACAAGTAATATTATACACAATAAAAACAAATAAAGACACTAGAATCACTAGCATCTTTATTGATATTAAAATATTTTCACCCTGTTTTTATCAATCCGCCATCAACAAGATTCTTTATCAGTTGCCCCAGAGGACTATTGTAGTCAATGGTTTGATTTTGCCCATTGACAGAAATAGTGATATTTTGCCCTTCAACAATATTTCCAACAAGTTTTACATCACCTGCTGATACCCACTGTCCATTTGGCAATTGAATTGATAATACTCCGTTATCAAAACGAGTATTGTTCTTCACTTGTTCAACAGGTAAAGAATTTAATAGGCGTTGAGCATGTTGTACCGGCACATTGATTGCATTGCTCCAAGAGTAACCCAATCCATACACCAAGAATAAAACCAGAATAATCCCCCATTTAATAATTCCTCGTATTTTCTTAATTATCCATCCTACAACAATAAGGATTAAGAATAACGAGATGATTTGACCAATTGTAATCATGGCAATCTCCTTTTTATTTTATATTTCTTTCACTAATTATTATATTCATATTCTTTAGAAAAATCAAAAAAGACCAAAACGGTCTTTTTAAATCATGTCGTTTTCCACCAAAAATCTTTTTTTGTTTTCGTTATCTGGCTTCAACAAAAGTGTTTCTGGTTTATTGGTTACAAAAGCAGTAGTGACAAGAGTAGCTAATGTTTTGCTAATTTGATAACCACCAACTCCGGAAAGAAGCTTTTTCCTAATGGCCGGCTTCAAATCATCAATGTTAGCATAGATTTCCTCTACATTCTTATATGTAGATAAAAGCTCCAAAGCAGTCTTTTCTCCAATACCTTCAACACCCTTAATATTGTCAGATGTATCGCCAGCAAGAGCTTTGAAATCCACAACGTTGTCAGGTGTGTAGCCAAATTCAGTTTCACAGTCATGACGAGAAACTGTCAGAACTTCTGAGAAACCTTTCTTTGGGAATTCCATCACAACATTTTGAAACTTCAATAGTTGAAGTAAATCGTGGTCGCTTGATATAATGTGAATTCTATCAAAAGACTCATGAACTTGATAAAGAAGAGAACCTATTAAATCATCTGCCTCTAACATGTCGTCTTGTAAAATGGAATAACCCATCAATTTAGACAATTCTTGAACATACGGTTTCTGCCTTTTGAAATCCTCATCCTTAGAACCTCTATGGTCTTTGTAATCTGGATAAAGCAGCTTTCTGAAAGAATAACCATCACCATCAAAAGCAATAAAGCCATGAGTGGGGTTATATCTGTTTTGAATTCCTTTTAGGAATTTTCCAAATCCCCAGACCATATTCATGGGAACACCCTCTGCATTTCTTTTGCCATTTGATTTAAAAGCATGGTAAGCCCGATTCATCAATGAATTTCCATCAATCAAAACTAAAACTTTCATTGTTTTTATACTCCTTTTATATATTGTTAAAAATATTTTTTATGAAAATAGTTTACAGATATTATTATAAAAGCATTTGCGAGTTATAATAGTATTTGTAAAATTAATTTATTTTTTTACAATATTACATTTTATAAAAAAAGGAGAGTCTGAATTATGACTAAATATTTTGATGAATTAAAAGCAAACAAGCGGGTAAAACACCTTCGAGATTTGCCTGCTGCTGTAGAACTTCATGATTATTTGGAGACATTGAAAGAAAAGTATGGCATAAGTTTTGGAAAAGTGAATTTAGATTCCGCTATTATTTCCTATCTATTTGTAGATAATGTTATTTTTCTTGCAGGAATTAACCAGCGTATCATTCCGGGCATCTTTCCTAGTTATACTCGATTACCAGATGGTAAAAATGAGGATGACTTTGAGAAAGAAGACATTGAAAAACTCACATCTCTACAAAAAGAATTTGAAAAATCAATTTTAGAAAACAAACCATTCCAGATAGATTTTTCAGAAGAAGAAATCATAAAAGCTTTGAAAGAGGTACGTCCAAATCCTAATGGAGATACAGGCCTATCTTATTTTAACAGTTGTAACCGTTATACCAAAAGCGAAGTCTATGACCTCATTATGAAAAAACATAATTTCGCCAACCATAAAGAACATGCCTTTTGGGTAAATCTCAAAAATGTTCCTGCAAATGATGAAAAACTCCAAAATGACCCTGAGTTTTTGGACTCATTTGTTGTTGAATATGAACGACTTTCTACCAACAAACAACCCCATCTATCAATGTTCTATGACGGCTGCCAAGACCAAGAAAGGATTGATAAAAAACATCCTGCTTATGAATTCTATAAGAAATGGAATGTATTTGGTATGCCCGGATTGACTATTGAAGAATGGAATGAGTTGATGAGTGATATTGAAAAGCTCAAGAAACTTCATGAAGAATATCTGAAAAATCATCAATAACACAACACGCAAAAGACTATATCTTATTTTAGATATAGCCTTTTTTATTTTATTTAAAAAATTGTTAGAAAACTTTTCCGAGGTTTGAAGCCGTTATTGAACTTCAAGTCCATCTCAATATAGTTAGAAAACTTTCCTTGATACATCAAATCAATCGCAATATCAATATCTTTTGATTGGCAATTAAATTTATCAACAATGATAATATTGAGTATTTTATTTCCCTCTCCAACAAAAACATATATTTCTCTTGGATATAACTTTCTGTTCCATAGATTTTTTCGCTCCAGCTGCAAACTATAAACAACATCTTTAATTTCTGAGACATTGATGCTTTCACCATAAGGGAAAGATATTTTATCTTCCTCAAAAATCAATCTTCCTCTTTTTAATTCAATTATTCCCTCTTTAATCTGATTTACAAAATGAACCAAAACCCCAAGAGCAATTACTGAAACAATAATAAAAATTAAGATAAAATGCAAAAGATATGTTGGTGCTGCTAAAAAGTTCGTTACCCACCAAATAAGAAATAAAACAGGCAGGAAAGTTAGTAAAGAAAATCCAATAATAGTTCGTTTAACTTTTTTTGAATTCAATTCAAACTCAAATAAGTCTTTTTGAGAATCTAACTGTTTATAACCAAGCATATTAGATACCTCACTTAGAACCGTTCATTCGAGCAGAAAACTCTTTCTTTTCTTCTTCTGTCATTGATGCACGTTTTGCACGTTTATTAATATTCACATTGAAGTTTTCTTCATCAATTTCACCTGAAATAAACACCACGCGCCCTGTATCTTCATCAATTTCTTGTTTGAGGGTTTCTGGTTTAATCTTATCTTTAAAACCATTCATGTGAGACAAAACATTTGTTTGGATTGTCCATACCTTTTTAATACCATCAAAGAGCAAAACTGTTTCTCTTTCTTCTGCTTCATATACTGCCATAGCCTATTAATTCCTTTCTTTCTTAAAAACTTTTGACAAAATAATTGCTCGGAGATAAAAATAAATATTAAATCCTAGCATCCAGATAATAACGATAAAATATAGATAAAGTGGAATAGTTATCAATGATAAAAGACCAAAAACACCCACGGAATCCAAGACAAAGTTGCCTATTTTAGGCAGGAACAACAATCCCCAGACAAAGACAAAACTTAAACTATAGTTTAGAGAATTGTAGTAATCCAAATAAAACTCTTTTAAACTTTGCTTTCTCTTCTTGATAAGTTTATATGTAAACAACAAAAACAAAATTAAAGCAATAATATAAACATCAAACAAATTAAAGAGATTGTAATTCTCTTTTAAGAAAACATATTTTAAAGGCAAGTGTTGCCCAACTTGGTCAAATGGTGGAGAATAAATCCAATAGCACATTAATGCCCATTTAGAAAAAAAATAAACAACGATTGTTTCAAGAATATAAGAAAGCAAAACAAATTTATTCGATTTCATCAATTTCTTCCACCTCTTCATTCTCACTTTCTTTGTTCAGCTCTTTCAACCGGCTTAATGGTGCACCAAGAATATCAACGATTTCATCATCTGTCATAATTCCCAAACCACCATCTTCCAGAAGCTCATAAGCATAAACATTCTTCTCAGCTTCTGTAGGCAAATGAACAACCAATTGCCCTCTGGATGTGAAAGTTGCATAATCTACAACAAATAGGTTCATTCGGACACAGACAATTTCTAGTCCAATTCCTTCTTCTTCATACTTTAGAACACCATCTTCAAAAATGACATCATCTTTCAGAAGTTGACTCTTGCTGCCAAAACTCAAACTGGTTAGGTATTCTTTAATTTTTCTATCTTCGTTCAAAACAATATCTCCTTTCTTGAAATGGTTTGTTCTATTTACATACACTATATTTATTTGAACTAATAAGATTATACCATAAAGCAAAGAAAAACTCAATAAAACACAAAGAAAAAGAGATATTTAAGTGTTTAATCTTAAAATATCTCTCAAACATTTTTAATTGTTTTTTCTCAAATAATTTGCGTATTTTTCGTTCTTAATATCTATTCTTTTTTGAACATCCTCAATAGAATATTCATCTGTGCCAACTAAAGATAATTCAAAATCTTTTACACCAGTTTCTTCATCATCAAACAAGTGAATTAGAATAATATCTCCATCTTGAAGTTCCCCAGTTAAAACAAAATCAGATATAGGTGTTGTTACTACACTTTCAATATAACGTTCAATACTTCTTGCTCCGTCAGCAGGAGTAAAGACATCTTGCCACAACTTGTCCAAAGCCTCGTCCGTTGCAAGTATTTTTACATTTCTTTCGCTCAAATACTTTTCAACATCACTTAATCTCAATTTAACAATATCTCTAAGAACTGATTTAGCATTAGGGAGATAATAGATAATCCTGCTTAGACGGTTTAGGATTTCTTTTCTTAGAAAATGCCCCAGTCTATCTAAGACTGCCTCTTGCACAGATTCTTTATACTGACCAGTTGTCTCATCTATAGAATCTTCTTGTACCATATATTCTTTTGCCCCAATATTAGAAGTCAAGATGATAATAGTGTTTCTGAAATCAACAACTGTTCCTTTAGAATCAGTTAGCCGCCCACTATCAAAGACTTGCAGCATCAAATCAAATACTTCTGGATGGGCTTTTTCAATTTCATCAAGAAGAACAATGCTATACATGTTATTTTTAACATAGTTGGTTAATTCTCCACCTTTTTCATAACCAACATATCCGGGAGGCGCACCAATTAAACGAGAAATAGAATTTTTATCTTGGAACTCAGACATATCTAGGCGCAACAAAGCTTCTTTAGAATCGAAAAGTTCAAAAGCTAACTCTTCTGCTGTAATAGTTTTACCTGTTCCTGATGGCCCTAAGAATAGAAATGTTCCAATTGGTTTGTTAGGATTAGACATTCCTGCCCTGTTTCTGAGGATAGCATTTTTAATTTCTTTAAGAGCATGGTCTTGACCTAATATTCTTTTAGCCATCCTTGCATCAAGATTAAGAATTTTTTCTTTCTCAGATTTTTCCATTTTTGCAGCAGGAATACCAGTTTTTATACTTAGGACTTGATAAATTTCATCTACAGAAACAACTTCTTTTAAAGCACCTGAATCACTTCGTTGTTCTTGTATTTTTAGCAATTCTGACAAATCCGCCTGAACTTCTCTCAAATCACCATTTTGAATACGAGCAACAATTTCCAAATCATTGATAGCGCGAGCATTTTCTTCTTGTCGCAAGAGTTGTTCACGTTCTGCTTTAAGTCTTTTAATATCTCTGATTAAATCCCTGTTTTCTTCCCATTTCTGGCGTTTACTTGTAACTTCTTTTCCTAGCTCAAAAATCTCATCTTTTAATTCATCTAAGCGTCCCTGAGTAGTTTTGCTGTAAGATTCTTTGATTTCTTCTTTTAGGTTTTCTTGCTCAATTTGCAATTCTTGCAATTTTGAAACTTGGGCAACTAGGTCTTCTGGCATTGAGTTGATATTCAGCTCTACTCTTGCACATGCTTCATCTAGTAAGTCTATAGCCTTATCTGGTAAATAACGATTAGAGATATAACGTGTGGAAAGTTTTACCGCATTGACAATTGCTGCATCCTGAATTGTTACCCCGTGGTGGCTTTCAAAAGTGTTTTTAAGGCCACGCAAAATTGTGATTGCTTCTTCTTGTGTTGGCTCTTTTACAATAATTTTATCTACACGGCGTTCAAAGGCTTTATCTTTTTCAATTTCACGGTATTCATCAATGGTAGTTGCTCCAATTAGGCGAATTTCTCCTCTGGCCATAGCAGGTTTCAAGATGTTACTAGCATCCATAGATGTACCATTTCCGCCTGCTCCAATAATCATATGGATTTCATCAATAAATAGAATGATACGGCCGTTAGACTTCTTCACTTCGTCTATAATGCTTTTTAGTCTTTTTTCAAACTCGCCAATAGCTGAAGCTCCGGCCATTACTGCTGCCAAATCCAAAGAAAAAATCTTTTTATTTTTAAGAGTTTCCGGAATATTTCTATTTACAATTCTCTCAGCAATACCTTCCAAAATAGCCGTTTTACCAACACCGGGTTCTCCAACAAGAATAGGGTTGTTCTTAGTTTTTCTCGAAAGAGTGGTAATAACTTGCCGTATTTCTTCGTCACGGCCGATTACCGGGTCTTGATTGCCCTCACGGTATTTCTTTACTAAATCTACAGCAAATTTATCAAGAACTTTTGAATTTTCTTCATCTGTCCTTTCAAGAATTTGATGCCCTGCACGTTCTTGAAAAATGAGATTAATGACATCTTGATAAGTAAAATCATCCTCAAAGAACTCAACTAAAACATTGGCATCCTTGCCATTCTTGGTGAATTTATTAAAAAACAGAGTGGCAATAAATGTGTCTGTTGCGACATACTCATCACCAAACTCATTAGATACTACATTTGTGGCTAAGGTCAATAGATTTTCCAGTCTCTTAGAGAACCGTATATCATTTGTTACAGTTCTAACTTTTTGCGCTTGTGAGAAATTAATGACTTCTGTATCAATTTCGTTTTCTAAAAAAGCAATAGATTTATTACTTTGACGGCACATTTTTAACAAAAGTTCATGGCCTTTATATTTATGTTTAAGAATTGCTTTCAAGATATGAGAGTAGTCTAGGACATCAATCTCCTGCATTTTTACTATTTCTATAGCATCTGCCATAGTCTCGTATAAAGTGGTTGTGATTTGTTCAAGCATACTTTTTTCTTTTTCCTTATCCTTTATTTAGTTAATTGTTTTATTTTTACTACTACCTTAAGTATATCAAAAAAGAACTAGAGTTTCTAGTTCTTCTTGTTTTTATACTCAGCTTCATTACTTAAAAGCTCTTCAATGTAAAACATAATATCAACAAGGTCTTCATGAGATAATTCAAACCACTCTAAATTTGTCTGTTTTGAACTGTATTTCCTGTGGAGATGCTGCTCTATTTTTCTGGCAGACTTTGAGTAATAAACCTGAATAATGTCAATACCTGTTGGAGAAGCAGTTTCTAAAGATTTTAGTCTTTTAGATAAATTTTTAGAGAAGCCGATTTTGACATACGGCTTTAACCATTCCCCCTTATGTCTAAGCAAATAAACACAAGGGAGAGTTTGTTTTTTAGTCATAACTAATACACCTTACAAATGAGAAAGCAAATCAGAAATTGGAGTATTCTCGTCAAAAATGACATCTGCTTCATCAGGATTATCTACAATTACACCTCTTGCTAAAGCATTTACTGCAAGCATAGAATAAATTGATGGAGTTGTTTCAACTTTGCCAAGAACATCTAAAAGCAATTCATCAAGCCCTGCTCTATTAACACTTGAATGAGAAGCGATTTCTTTTGGCATATCAATCCAAATCAATCTGTTTTGTTTAAAATCAAAGATGATAGGAATAACACCTCTAACTTCTGAAACAAGTTGGAATTGCTTAAAGACAGATTTTTGTTGATAAAGTTCTTTGCTTGCTGCCTCATCATTAGACAGCAACATTACACCAGCACGATTAGATGGATAACCTGAGAAATCATCTTGATTAAAGTTATTAACATACATAATCAAATAGTGCTCATCCTCAGAGTTTAGCAAGGTCTCAATTCCTCGAATATCAACATATTCAATTGCGCCATCAGGCTCTGGAGCATCTTGGTAGTCTCCACTATGCTTAAAGGAAACTTTCTTCCCATCAATAACATATTCATCTCTTAATTGTGTAAAAGCTGACATTCCCACTTGACCCAAGCCATTTTCTGTCTTCTTAAACAATTTTGTAGATAGGTCTAAATCTGTTCTTCCATTGCCATCATTTGTCCAGAATTGGAAGAAACGAACAACATCAAAGCCTTTAGGCAATTCAAACCAAGAATAACGAGTTGCTAATTCTGTTGAGTTTGATGTACCTTTCATAGATGTAGATAGAGCCATACTTCCTAAAGTTGGAGAAATATAAACTTTCCCAAGAAACTCTTTCTGAGCATACTTCATTCCTAAAACAAGCATTAAACGCTCAAAAATATAATGAATATCCCCTTGTTCTTTCAGGTTAGTAATGGTTTCATCAAGTTTTTGGTAAACACCTTTAACAGCAACAGAGCGAGGAGTCTCTTCTTCAAGCGCCCTCAAACGAGCAACTAATTGCCAAAGGATTTTACTATCTACAGATGTGAACACATTCATCATATTGAACATAATGTAATCGTAAGAGTTAAAATCTACCTTATTTAAGACAGACAGCAATCTACGAGCAAATTCGCCCGGACGAGTATTCAATAGAGAAATAAGTTTAGCAGTGTTGTGAATAGAAGTATCGTCAGAAAAATCTAAGTAAGACTGCTGAATTGCACCTCTAGTTGTTGTTTTAGAACCATAAATTTTCTTGTCAAAAAGAGCATTAAAGAACTTTTGAACTTTAGGATATTTCGCTTTCCCAACACGGCTTCCAAAAAGCTTGTAGAATTTCTTCCAAGGTTTGCGATACAACCACATGTCATCAAAAGTATAATTCAACTTTTCAAGATAAGAGAAAATCAAATGAATTTCTTTATTGTTAAATTTCTTAAATTGAATATGTTTTGCTGATAGTTCTACACCACTCAATTCAGCAGCAAGACGCAAAGCATCTGTAGCTGTATCAACATAGCCATCAAGAACAATACCATGTCTGTTAAACATATAAAGAATATAGTAATTTTTCAATTCTTTATTTTGAAAATTTTCTTTCTGGATGGTTTTAGAAATAGAGACTTTATGATTTTCTAGAGTTTCCAAAAGAACATCTAACTCAGCAAATTCTTCTTTAGATGGCACAACCTTACTAAATAGTTTGTTTGCAGCAAGAGCTTCAACCTCTGCCAAAGTTACAATATCAAGTTCTTTTAAATCAAAAACATCAGCAGATTGCAAATCAGCATGTGCCTTAGCTTCTTCTTCTGATAATCCACACCAGAATTGAAGTGCATCAACATAAGAGATTTTACGGCTCTCCGGCAAAGCAATATCACCAGCTTTGTCAAACAGGCCATCAATATCAGCGCTTAAAAAATAAACAGTCTCATAAAGAGGCTCTAGATTTTTCAAATCAAAAACCTTGGTCAACTCATCAATAGAGATGGTTAAAAATTCAATAACAGAGTTTTTAGAAAAATCTCCCTCAACCAAAAACTCTTGTGCTTTAGCACTCAAAGAGTACCCAAACGTTGCCAAACGTTGATTAATGGAGATAACATCTTCTTTAGAGAACACATTCTCTTTGTCACCAGAAAGAACCTCCAATTGTAACATCGGGAGGGCGTTTAAGTATTTCATTGTTGTTTGCGTCAAATTAATCATAGTCATAAAAAATTACTCCTTTTTGTTGAATTGAATATATCTATTATATCATAAATGATAAAATAAAAATAGGGTTCAGACCCTATTTTTTATTCAATCTTTATTTAATCCTATATCCTGTTGCATAATCAACAGAAACGCCATCCATTACATTATAAACGAAGACAGTTTTGTCTATACTGCTATCATCTAAGCTCTTGTATCTCATTAGCACTCCTCTAGGCAGCAGCTCTTGGTCATCATAGACAGCTCGAACTTGATAACGAATTGTTTTGCCACGCTTTACAGCCAACTCAACTTCATTTTCAAATTTTTGCATACCCTGTGTTTTAGACTTATTAAATTCTTCTAGTCCTGTTACAAGATTTTCTTTAACATCAATATTAGCTTTCATAAAGGCGTAGGCCAAAAGATGAGAGCGATTATATAAACTTTTCTTCTTACCTAACTGCTCATTGTGCCAACCAACTGGATTAACCGTAATTCTAGGTCTGTCTTTACTTCCTTTATAGTTTTTACGATTCAAGTAAGCATCAGCCTGAACAGCTCGACCCAAGACATCTACTGATTGAAGTTGATATGGATTATCTTGAGACACTTGATTCAACTCTTCTTCTGAAAAATTAGAAGCGCCAAGCTCCACATAATGCTTGCCATCAGCAGGAAGATTATGAATATCAAGGCCCGATAAATCGACACCAGAATTGATTGTTACATTTTGAGAAATATTCTCTGGATTAGTTTGCGTTGGCCCTTGTACTGCCGGCTCTTTATTGATTGAACCTGCCTGAGTATATTCTATTTTAGGAGCTTTTGTAGTATTAGATTTGATATAAGCTGTCACTTTATCATAACCCAAATATCCCACAACACTTAAAGTTAGAACAACCAACGTGATTACTTTGTTTTTAAAGGCCCTGCCTTTATACTTTAACTTTTTCATATAGTATTTTTCCCTTTCTAATTTTAAAAAGTTATTACATAAGATATTCTACAATAAAAATAAATCCATCACAATAGAAAAAGCAAATCTAATTTAACTAGACTTGCTTTTTTATTAAACTAATTAATTCGAACTAGTAGATTGAGTGTCACTAGAGTTATTAGTATTTAAAGAAGATGAAGAAGAACTACTAGAATTTGAAGAACTTCTGTTACGGTTAGCTTTAGAAATATACTCCCGTTCCAAACTTTGCTCAGTGTCTTTCAGTTCATTTATCTGTTTTTGAAGACTATCTTTTTCTTCTCTTTCTTTTGCCCTAGCCGAAGCTTCTTCTAACATTGATTTCACATAGTCATCAACATTAATAGTGCTTTCCACATTCGCCTTATCTTGATAGGCCTTTTTAAGATTAGGATTTTTAATCTTAGAAATGGCCACAACATACTGAGGAAGCAAACTTTTATTGCTTTCATACTCAGAGTAAACAGCATCTGCACTCTTAATGTTATCTAATTGAATTTTAGCAATTGTGTCATAGAGAGCATACTGTGCACGAATTTTATTGTTCTTAATCGCTTTCACTAACTCGGAATTTTTAGAAACTAATTTCTCATCAAATTTTTCTTTTAAGTAATTATCTGATGCAGCAGTTGAGAAAATATCATTTTCAAATAATGAAACAGTATTTTTTTGAACTTTTAGAACTGTGTCTAATTGCTCTTTCACAACTTCTGCTTCTTTAATTTCTTTACTTGGGAACAGATTAATCAAGAAACGTTGGCCATTATTGAATTTCTTTGTTAGAGGATTTTCTGGAATTGCCTTAAATTCCTGTTCTTGATTTTTCAAAATTTCTGTTGCATATTGAGATTCTTTCAAATAAGAATCTTTGAGATAAAAGGTATAAGCAGTTAAACCACCCAAGCCAAGCAGCACAACGAGAGCCAAGGAGATGGCCCACCTACGAACCATCTTATCCTCGTCTGTTTTAGTTGTTTTCGTTTTTCTAGAATTTTCCATTTTATTCCTTTCTATTGTGAAGAAGAACTTGTATTATTGCTTGAATTTGATGATGAAGACGAAGAAGTTTTTTGTTCATCTAATTTTGCAATACGGTCTTGTAAGTTCTTAATAGCACTTTCAATATTGTTCTTCTCTTGTTGTAACTCAGCTTTTGTAGGGCCACCAGATGGATTGTTGGCATTATAAACATCAATTTGATATTGCTTGTTATAGATGAGAGACTGAAGACTAGATTCTACATTAGCCTTATATTCTTCAGACAGCAATCTTTCTTTTTGGCTCGTCAAATAAGATGTAATATTATTTAGGGTGTCATAACTAGTAAACGTTTGATTGTTTAAGTTTTGAATAGCTTTCATAATATTCTCATACAAAGCTTTGTCAACCACACCCTCATCCAGAGGATTTGTTTTATAAGTTGCAATTTGAGCAGCAAGATTTTCTCGCTCCGTTTCTCTATATTGAGAATGGTCTGCATTAATTCTAGAACCAGATTTCATTGTAAAATCAATTTGAGGTTTCCCTTGGTGAAGATAAGTCATTACATTTTTAAAGACATATGATGGAAGTTTTTGCTGCTCCCATGATGCCTGAGAAATATTTTCATCACCACCAGTCCAGATAGCAACAGAATAATAAGGTGTTGCACCTGTATACCACAAATCAATGTAGTAATCTGTTGTTCCTGTTTTAGCTGCAAGGAATGGATAACCAAAGTCACCATATTTACCTGTAGCTTCACTACCAAACACAACAGATTTCATCATCCCTAACATTTGGTAAGATGCTTGTGGTGTATAAACCTGTGGAGAAGCTTCCTCAGAACGGTCATAAACAACAGAGTCAGATGAACGTTGTGTAATTTTAGTAACATTTGTAGGACTATGATAAGCACCACCAGAAACCAAAGTATTCACGGCGGCTGCCATGTCAACATTACGAACGCCATGTGTGAAACCACCAATAGAAGTGATTGGATTGTGGTCTAAGTAAGAAAGACCTCTAAAGTTCATTTTAGCAAGAGGGTCAATCGGGTCAGGCATTTCAGAAGCCAAACGATAAGCTGGACGGTTTGCTGAAATTTCTAAGGCCTTAGTAAGTGTCAAATCATTCCTTTGATAGATAGAATCTGAATACCAATTATCAGGATAACTTGAATTTCCTTTTGCATCAGAAATAGGAGTATTTGGAGTATACCCTCTTTCAAGAGCAGGCGTGTAAGAAATATAAGGCTTAATAGCAGAGCCGGGCTGCTTAAAGGATTGACTTGCTCGGTTAAATTCCCCTTGCCCCTCAATACCGCCAACAATAGCAACCACTGTATTGGTTTGATTGTCAATTACAGTTGCTGTAGCTTGAACACCTTTTCCTGCCGTTGTATCAGTAACAATTTGCTGCACTTGTTTTTGAATTTCTTGATTAATAGAAGTATTAATAACAAATCCACCATTAATGACTTTCTGGTAATACTCGTCATAACTTTCAGCATATTTCTTCTTATATTCTTTTTCTTCATCCTCACTAGAGAAAGAATATTGGAACACAAAACCATCTGCCTTCATCAAATTTTCCACAGTATTATCAATTGCAAATTTAACAGCATAATCAGTAATTTGATTTCCTTGATTAAGATTCAATTGAGCTTGACTAGGATGAGCAAGAGCATCTTCTTTATCTTTTTCTGAGATATATCCTTGTTTCACCATCTCACTCAAAATGATTTTAGTGCGTTTTAAAGAATTTTCTGGTTGATTTACTGGGTCAAACAGAGTTGGGTTATTTGTAATACCAACCAAGGTAGCAACCTCATACAAAGTAGCTTCTTTAATAGAATGACCAAAATAAGTTAATGAAGCTGTATTAATTCCATACGCTCCATGACCAAAATAAACATTATTAAGATAGAACTCTAAAATATCATTTTTAGAATATTTGTCTTCAATTTTTTGAGCCAAAACCATTTCCGTAACTTTACGAGTAATCGTCTGCTCATTTGTAAGATAGACGTTTTTAACAAGTTGCTGGGTAAGAGTAGAAGCTCCTCGAACTTCTCCGCCAGTCAATTTAGATTGGATAATAGCAGGGAAGCCTTGAATATCTACACCTTTATGCTCTTTAAAGCGACTATCTTCTATAGATACAAGTGCATCTGGCAAATATTTCGGCATATCTTTATAAGAGATATATTCAAAATCACCTCTAGAAAATTCTTGCAGGACATTGCCACTTGCATCTAAAACCTGAGTTTTATAGTGCTGCTTGAAGTCTGCTTCTTGGATATTAATGTCATATCCTTTTTGAACCGCTTCTTCAATTTGGTACTTCTTGTAGACATGGTTTCCTACAACAGTTGCACCAACAGCTCCAATCAAACCAAGAGACAATAACCCAATCGAAATTTTAGTGGATAGGGCCATTCGGAATTTTTTATTCTTTTTTTCTTTTGACATTTTTTGATTTTTCTCCTTTCATATCTCAAAACATCTGTCTATAATTATACCATAAAATCAAAAGAAAATCCCTAGTTTAATTAAGGATTTTTCATTTTATTTTGATTGTAATTTTTGATTTTCACGATTATAAACAAACGACTGTTCTGTCGCTTTGGCTGTCCTGCCTTGACCTGTCACTGTCTTATATGTATATGTAGAGGTTTTAGCTTCTAACGTCACTTCTTGCAGATACATATTCTTTGTCAATGACATTTGAGATTTAAAATCTTGATACTCGTTAGCAAAGGAATCATTTGAAATTGTATAAGGTGGCTCTCCCTCATCATAGTTTTCTAAACTTGCATTGAGAACTGAGAGGTTGCCGTCCTGTTTTTCTACTTTAATCTTTAAATAGTAAGTTTGACCATAGAATTGATACAAGTCAAAAACTTCTTTAAAAGCGTTTTCTCCTGTAACGATTCTACTATAAGAACCAATCTTCTGAGCAATATATGGTTGGTCTTGATTTCCAAGGACAGCCTGTAATTGCTGAACTGTTTCAAAATGAGAAACATCCACACTTACTGCATCAGCAACGGCCGTATTTTCATCAAATGGAACTTCTAAAGAATAAAGTTTTAAATCTTTTCCTTTATTCTGGTCTTTAACCATTGTTTCAAACGGTATTCGGAACTGAGGCAATTTTCGTTGGAACATCATCACACCAAAAGTTACAAATGGTGCAAAGAGGATAATCCAAAATAAAAGCCATAGCCATTTAGTCATCTTCCTCACAGGAAGTTTTTCTTTTTTGTTTTTTCTTGAAAACATGAAACAATATACTCCATTTCCTTTATTAAGTTGAATGATTAAATTATACCAAAAAACTCACCTTTTTACAAGATGAGCTTTCTGATTTATAGAGACTACTGTGAAATGATTAATATGCTATTCCCCACTCCGAGGGGAGGCATTACTTTTTCTTGGCTGAAATGATTTTAGAAGTATAATCACCCTTTATAGCAGCCTCCTAACATTCAACAAAATTATTTTACATATGAAAGGAGTAAACAGATTTTACAAATTGCATCCAGCAATTATCAAACCCATCTATGGATAAAAATAACAAATGTATTAACAAATGTTGAATTTTAAGAAGACAACAACCTACGAAATGAGAAAATATATCTAAGCTCATCCAAGCGATTAACAACCTAAAGGCATCAATCATTTGGATTGCTTAATGTTCTTTTTAGCAAAAATGATTAGAAGTATTCTCACTTTTTAAAAGTTATTGTATATAAATCTTATCATTATCAAGCTAAAATGTCAATATTTTTATTAAATTTTATTCTAAACAAAAAGGATGTGTTTTTATTAAAATAATGGACAGTAAAAACAAACTAGCCGATATTTGTATTTTTGTTTTAATTTCTCCAAAATAAAACATAAAATCGTTAATTAATTTAAAAATATATGCGTGATATTTTATTTTTTAATATTCTAAAACACGCATATATTTATTTTTTATACATTAACTCTCAAAATATTGAAAAATCAAACATTTTAAGACCTAAAATTTAAGGCTGCTTCCAGCATGGGGGAAGAAGTGTGGCTGGCGAAGACGGCCATGCGCACTTCCTGACTTGATGAGGTGCTTGTGCACTCTCATCTTTTTGTCTACGAGCACAGTGGAGTGACACTCAATGCCATTTTTGAGTAGTAGTCTTTAATGAATACACAATATGGGGCAAGAATTTGAACACTAGTACATTCAACAACTTTGAAATCAAGAAAAACCATTGCTGTTCAGCAATTCTCTTCATCTCTCAGCACAACGAAAAGCACTTTTTGCTACTTGGCAAAAGCGAAAGTTTCTTATTTTGTTTTTTGAGCGTTTATCTACAATAAAAAGCGAAGCGCTCATTTATACTTTTATGGAACGTTTGTATTCATTTTAACGAAGAAAGAAATCAGTGACTTTGAATTCATCTCTGTTGGATAGAACTGTTTTTCGGTTGCGTCACTTTGTACGTTTAGGTCATCTCGTTTATAGGCGGCTGACGTTTGCTTGTTAGCTATTAAACTGGAAGCACCTAAAAAATTAGTCTGAGAAACTTTGCGTTGTTCTTCAATAAATTGTAGAGCGTCTTTTACAAGAGTTTCCATCTTTGACCCTTGGGCCACACCAACTAAACGTTTAATCTGATTATCAGATAGGTGTGCTTTCTTTTTTAATGCCATCACTCTAAATGAGCGTTTCAGTTTGTCAGCTTTTTCAATATGGCTAATATATCTATTAAATGCCTTAATCGTAATTTCTTCTTTTGGGTGCAGCAAATAAATGTCCTGAGAAATATTTTTCAGTCCAAGTTTTTCACACAAGAATTCATTTGTTAATTTAGGGCAAGCCTCATACCATTTTTGAGCATCCTGAAAAACCTTATTCATCTGGAATAAAGTTAAATAATCTGGAGCAACAGTTACACCATCTTCATTTCTAAAATATTTAGCTTGAAGAGAAATTAATTTTCTAACTATTTGATAATCAGGCATGTAAGAAATGTTTTTAGAGTAGTCTAGATATAACCAAGCAAACACTTTAAACAGTTCTGCCAGTATTGGCCGTTCATCCACTTCTAACGTTTGATAATAAGAGAAAATGTCGTTATTGTTGGATAGACGATTAGCAGATACATGAGGAAACTTTGTATTCTTGATGCAAGAAAAATATTCTGCAAATACAGGGCAGTTCATCCGTTTCTTAAAATTCCGTTTCACTAATCTTAGCCGTTCAATTTGATTAGCGTTTGATTTTTGAGTTTTAACTAAATCATATAATTCTGAGCAAGAATAAAAAACATTATTTTGCTCTTTAAAAATAATGGGCAGCGGTGTAGTCTTACAAATAGAATTTTCAGCAGGAATATAATCAGAAGTAGAAACAGTAATTTGCCGTAATGCTCTTGCAATTGTTCCATTTTCATTTTTAACATCCATCTTAAATTTACATTCACTAAAAACACCTCTTACTTTTTTCAGCAAGTGGCTCTCCGCCCCTATAAACATTTTTTCCGTTTTAGGCGAGTTGAAATAAACTTCTTTATTAAATACAAAACCTAAATAACATTCTTCTCCGCCAGACATAATAAATGTTGGAATAAGATTTTCTTGTTTTAATTTCTCAATAACTGGTTTCAATAAATGGTAGACATCAAAACCTTTTCTTTCCATAGACCACTCTGATTTATTAATATCAAATTTAATAACCATCATAGACTTGGATTTCATAGTATCATCTGAGAACTGAACCGGAATACCAATCTTCAAATCTAATCTAACTGGATATTGTGTAGACTCTGGCATTGAAAGTCGTTCTGCCAAATCTGTGATGTGTTCCCCTCTCGGTGTACCATATACTAGTTCATCTGTATATTCTTTAAAACGTAAAAAAGCGCCCTCTGTAAAACCTGACAGATAGTCAATGTTCAATAAAGGACGTTCTGGATATAAAATAAATTCCATAGTTGACTCCTTTGTAAATATAAATAAAATTATAGTATTCTATAGCATTTCATTTCTGAAAATCCAATGAAACCTCTGAATAAATCTATAATAGATACAAAACACAAAATAAACCAATTTTTCCTAAATTTGAGGTGACTAGGCTCAAAGAAAAATCTAGTTTTTTAACTTGGTTAAAGTTTTATGTATCTTATTTTATAATTTATTTACAAAATGTCAAGAATAAAATTTTATTGACTTATATCTCTATCCATGATATTATATTTTTAGTTCTCTTAGAGACTCTTTTTAAATATTTAATAAAATTATAAATATCTAAATGTCTGAGTATCTATAGATGGATGCAAAACTTCAAAAACAAGAAGTACTGGCCTGACCCCCAGTGCTTTTTTGTTGTCCTTTTATGACTTTTCTTAAAATAAAATTAAATTATACTCTTGAAAAATTAAATAAATGAAATATAATTAGTAGAAGAACATATAATTCAATAATAAAAAAACTAAATTGATTTATTTGTTTTTACTTTTTTCTAAATAAAGAAAGGAAATGTTATTATTCATGAAAAATAACACAATGAAGAAAATTGGAATCCTAGTGGGTTCTACAGCAGCTATTGGAGCAACTACTATTCCAAATGCTGCTCTTGTTGCAGCGGAAGAAGCTCAAAGCTATTCTGCACGAATTCAACCTGTGGACATCAATGGTAAAATTTTGGGAGAAGCAAAAAACTTGACTTCTGCTACAAATACTATTGAACTTCCAGAAATTCAGGTAGGGAATATTACTTATGTGCCTAAAGTACATAAAGCTATCCAAACCGAGGGCAAAGTCTCAGAAACCAAAAATGTCACTTATGTACCAAAAGGAATTGCTGTATCTTATGTTGGCCCAGATGGACAACTTTCTGGAACTGAAATGATTGAAGATGCGGACATGACACAAGAATACTTGCAAAAAGCAAAAGAAAATGCTCGTAAGTTTGATGGTGTTGAAATTAGCCGTGTTGAAAGTCGTCAAGGTGCAGAAGTTGGAAGTTCTGTCAATGCCAATAAAGAACTGGTTCTTACTTATAAGAAATCAGAAGCAACTCCAACTACAGAAAACGAAAACAAAAACGGTGAATACCGTTATCAACCTGTAGGCGTAGATGGTAACAAACTTGGTGATTCTGTTCTTATTCATGCTACTGGTAATGAAGTTGGTAAAAATGTCCATGTTGACTATCAACCAATTACTGTTAATGGTGTTGAATATGTACCTCGTGCAACCAGTGCTGATTTAACCCTTGGAACTCGTAGTGAAACATTCAATGTTACTTACGTTCAAAACCGTTTCAAAGTCCGTTATGTGGATGCTAAAACTCGTCAAGAAATTGGTACTTCAAATGAGAAGTTCACCCCAGCTTTCAATGTAACTGGTGAAGCACTCTCTCAATTTGGTCAAAACAAACATGTTCCTGATTATACATTTGCTGGTGCATACACAGAAGATGCGGCAGATAGTGATGACTTTACTAAAGTCCTTACAGTAGAGTATAACCAAGTAGAAGAAGATTCTCTTGTTGACCCTAACCTGCAAGTACGTTTGTCAGAAACTCCAAGCTTTACATGGGATTTCAATAAATCCGGTGAAGAAAACGAGAAAAACCTGACAAACTTTAAGAACCGAGTTCTCAGTGCCATTCATGTATATGATGCAGACGGAAACGAAGTCAAAGATGCTCAAATCACTACTGCCGGCCTACGAAACGGTAAGTACGATAAAGCCGGACAAGTTTCTGTTAAAGTAACAGCTACTAAAAATGGCAAGAAAACCGAGCAAATGTTTGTCTTTAATGTATCAACAGTAGAACTGACTGATGCAAATAAAACAAATATTAAACCAATTAATCCTGTGCCCGTTCTAAACCCTGCTGCTCTCCGTGATTTTGAGAAAGAAGATGTTATTCAAGCAATGCGTCTTACTCAAAGTGTGAAAGAGGGTGCTGAAATTACTGTGGATGACCAAGGTAATGTAACCTTTAAATTCCCAGACGGCAGTTCTAAAACTGTTAATGGAACAGACGTAGTTGTTCAACGTGATAATGTCGCTCCTACCCTTAAAGTAAAAGAATCTAATATTACTCTTGAAGAGGGTAAGGCTGTAAATCCGATAGATAACGTGGAAGTCACAGATGACCAAAATCAAAAACCTGATGTTAAGGTTACAGATAATGGTGGTATGGACTTTAACAACCCAACTCCGGGAACATATCTGGTAGTAGTAGAAGCTACTGACCGTTATGGCGAAAAAGTCCAAGCAACTATGACTTATACTATTACCCCTAAAGTCAATATTCCTCAATTTAATGTCGCTCAAAAAGATGTAACCATTACTGAGGGCACGGACATTGACTTGCGTGAGGGTGTGACTGCTTCTGATAAAGAAGATGGCGACTTGACATCTAAGATTCATATCGTTTCTAACGGTGGTCTTGATGTAAATAAACCGGGTCAATATGTGGTACGTTATGAAGTTGAAGATAGCGAGGGCCATACAAATTCTATGGAACGCGTGATTACAGTGGTTGCAAAAACAACTCCTGCACCAAATCCTAATCCAAACCCTACACCTACTCCAACTCCTGACCCAACACCACAGCCTCAGCCAAAACCGAATGAAAAACCAAAATTGGATATTAAATATAAAGAATTTAATACCGTTGTAGGTACTGCTTTGAATGTCCGTGGTAACATTACTACTGCTTATGACATGGAAGATGGTGCTGGTCTATCTAAAGTTGTGATTAATGCTGAGGGTGCGCGTGAAACAGAAAGTGGCTATATCTGGTCTGCTCCGGGTACATATACTGTAACTTACTCTCTGACGGACTCTAACGGAGAAACCACTACAGTTTCTATGAAAGTGACTGTTAAAGATAAGCCAGTTATTACGGCTACTCAAAACGTTACGGTCTTTAAAGGCTCTACTGTTCAAGATTTGATTGCATCTGCTAACGCTCTTGCGTTTGATGGGGTTGGAAATCCACTTCCACCAAAACTAGAGGGCGTGTATGACCTGAATACACCGGGAACATATAACGTAGAATTTGTTGCAACTTCTGCTGATGGTGTAGATGCGCGTGTACCTGTAACCATTACTGTAATTGAAGCTCCTGCTAAAGGCGTGGTAATTCTGGCTAACGACACTTATTCAACTACTGTAGGAAATCCACTGGATATTCTCAGCTCAGTTCAAGTGTCTAAAGACGGCCGAGTTCTATCAAATGCTGAAGTTGCGCGTGTTACTCGTATTACTGGTAATGTAGACTGGAATACACCGGGTGTTTATACACAACGGATTGAAGTGACGATTGACGGTAAGACTTACAGTAAGGACATTGGCGTTGAGGTGCTTTCATTCCAGCAAGCCAAAGAACGTAGTAACTCTATTGCCGGCTCAAATAACATTGAGACACAAGCAGTAGACCAAGGTGAAAAGGTTGGAGCTGGTAAAGGCCTGACTGACACTGCTACACTTGCTCGTGTAAATAGCAATGCCCCTTGGTATGCTAGTCTGCCACTTGTAGGCGGCGCTGTAGGTGTTATTGCTGCTATGAAACGCAAGAAGCTGAAAGCTAAATAAATTAGTTTTAAAGTTTAAAATTAAATTAAGGTCTGATTAAATCTGAAAATCAGGCCTTATTCTTTTTATATTTTTATTTTATAATATTAGGTGTAAAACTTTTTACAACATTATTTTATTTTTTTATTAAAGAAAGGAGATATGAAATGAGTCATATCAAACAAATTAAACCAAGCACAATCAAGCGAGCTTTGCGTCTACACCAAGAATGGGTGGAATATAATGAGTGCAATGACCCTGAAATGCCAGAAGGTCGAGAAATTGTTCTCACAAATGAAATCATCCAGAAAATAAATTTCATAAACTGTAATTTATTTGTAAATGCAGATTTGCAGAACTTAAATGCCTCTAGTCTTGATTTTTCTAAAAAGAAATTTTTGAAAACAAACTTCTATGGAGCAAATTTTGAGGGCGCTAATTTTGAAAACTCTAACTTTGAAGGCATTTTAGCTTCTTATGCCGATTTTTCTAACACAAACTTTCGTTATGCAAACTTTAAAAACACACAATTCGAAAATAGTAGCTTTTTATATGCATGTTTTACAGGTGCTTTATTTAACAATGCTATTTTTGAAAACACAATTTTTAAAAACGCTAGTTTTGATAGTGCTGTTTTCAAATATTCTCTCTTTATAGATGTTGATTTCAGTAATGCCAATTTTGAAGGAGTTTTATTAAGACATGTTTTGACCGAAGGAATTCAAGGTTTCCAAGTTGTTTCTTGTCAACTAAATAGCTCAGAACCAAATCGGATTGTTCAGTATTGGCCTGCAATTGACGTTGTGACTAGTGGATGCTTCTCTGGAACACTGAAAGAGCTAAAAGATGAAATCAAGAGAACACACAAAAATAACCCAGAAATCCGTAAAAAGTATAATCTGGTACTAGAGTATATTGAAAACATGGTAAAACTTGGTTAATTTCATTTAATATTCATTAAACACCTTGGAACGTTTCAGTTCTGGGTGTTTTTGTTTTAATTTTGAGATATAATAGTAACTGTAAAACATTTAATTTTACAATATTATATTATTTTTAAAAAAGGAGTATATGATATGGGTCATATTAAGGAAATTAAAGAAAGTACAGTAAAACGTGCATTACGTTTGCACCAGCAATGGCTTGATTCAGGGAGAAGAAAAGGCCGGCAACTAATTGTAACCGACGAAATTATTAGTAAATTAAACTTCAAGAAAATCAAGGATTTTTCAGGTGTAAATTTTAGCCAAGCTAATTTTTCCTATGCCGATTTCTCAGAAAAAGACATGAAAGACATGAACTTTAAGGGAGCTGTTTTTAAAAAAGCTAACTTTAGTAACACTATTTTCTTTGAGACTGTCTTTGATGGCAGCAACTTTGAAAACTGTGATTTCTCTGAGGCTAACTTTGAATCCACTAGCTTTGAAGACGCTTCATTCTCACGCTGTGTCTTCAATCAATCTAAATTCATTAAAACAATGTTTATAAAGACTTTTTTCTATTGCTTGATTGCTAAGAAAGCTCAGTTCAAAGAATGTGATTTTGATAAGGCCCGGTTTACATATGCTGATTTTAGTTTTTCTGATTTTTCTGAATCAGATTTTTCTAAATCAACTTATATGGACACTTGTTTTAATTATGTTGATTGTAGTTGGATGGAAATAGTAGATGCTGTATTTACTGGGGTTAATTTTAACCAGTGTGTCTTTAAGCAAGCCAATTTTTCACACATTAAGGCCATGAACATCAAGTTTGACAGAGCTTATGTCACTTTTTGTGATTTTAGTAATGCAACATTTAAAGGCACAAATCTTTCATTCTCTAATTTTTATAGAAGCAGCTTTTCTTTGAATCTCATTGAAAACGTTGATTTCAGAGGAGTTGATTTATCAAAAGCGAACCTTTCATCAGCCCAATTCATTGATATTCAAGTGTATTCATCAATGTTTGATAATTGTAATCTAAAATCAAGTGATTTTGATAACATATATATCAGTCAAATTGATATTAAAAAGTCATCTTTTGATGGTCTTGTTCTGGGTGATAATAAAGTCCATGAAACACTTGGATTACCTGTTATTACCTGTCAATTGCCTGATGCAGAGGGTTTTGGTTCTATGACAACCGTTCAATACTGGAAACCCTTGAATTTGATTGCAATGAAAGATTTCTGTAAACCCCTGCAAGACTTTGAAGCTCTTGTTAAAGAAAATAAAGATAGAGAACCTGCTTTCTATGAAAAACTGGATGCAGCAATTACTTATATTAAGACTGTTGCTAAATTAGTTTGATTTATATTAATAAAAATACCTAGTGCTTCTGGGTGTTTTTTGTTTTTCTTGTATAATATCTCTTGTAAAACATTTATTTTACAATTTATTTTTTATTTAATTTAAGAAAGGGGTATGTAAAATGACACATATCAAAAAAATTAAACCTAGCACTGTAGCGCGTGCATTGAGACTTCATCAGCTCTGGCTAGATACACAAGGAAAACAGGGCCGGAAGTTAGTGGTAACAACAGAAATTATCAAAAAGATTGATTTTAGTGTTGTTAATGATTTTTCATATGCCAATTTCAGTTTGGCTGATTTTTCAAAAATAAATGTAAGAAACTTAAACCTTTCTGGTTTGAATTTCTCTAACGCTGATTTCAGTCAAGCCAATTTTTCAAAAATCAAGGCGAGTTATTCGAACTTTTCTGGTACAAATTTCTTTAATGCTGACTTTACTGACACAATCTTTACTGAAGCAGAATTCAAAGAATGTGATTTTAGTGACTGTAACTTCAAGCGAGCAGATTTCACAGAAACACTTTTGAATATGACTGTATTTTCTAGGTCATCATTCAAAGGCTGCAACTTCGAAAGAATGTTGTTATGCGAAGCAAACTTTGAAAAAGCAGATTTTAGATACACTAATTTCTGTGAGGCAGTTGGAACGAATATGGCTGTGAATGGCTGCGTTTTTGATGAAGCTGATTTTTCTAACACAGATTTCCTTGATGCTGTTTTCTTCAATGCCAGATTTTCTGATAATTCTTTTAAAAAAGTTATTTTTAGAAATTCTAGATTCACATCAATGACATTGGAAATGGCGCAATTTGTTAATTGTGATTTTAGTGAAGTTGATTTTTCGAATTCTGAATTTATAGGAATTAATTTAAAATCTATTTGGGTATCTAAATGTAATTTTAGTCATTCAAAGTTTGTAAAATCTGTTTTTGAATATGCCAATTTATCAGGAATCTATGTTGAGTTTAGTATTTTTTCTAATGTAGATTTCAATGAGGCAAATTTCTTTGGTACAAACTTCAATAGAGGCATGGTTAAACACTCTAATTTTGATAATTTGTGCTTAAATCGAGTAATACTCACTTACGCAAACATGAATGGATTAGACCTCGAAAACAATAGTACCCAAAATATCCAATATCATAAAATCAGATTAGGATTAATTAATACTATTGAAAGTTCTGGCTTGCCGGTTATTACTTGTTTGATAGAGAAAATTCACTTTTCTAAATCACAAGTGCCTGTTCAATATTGGCCTACACTGAATATCATTACTGAAAATGCTTTTTCTGGAACGTTAGAAGAATTTGAGGACTACTTTATTGACAAGGCAGTCATCAAAAACGAAGACGACGAAAATATGAAAAAGAAACACCAAGCAGCATTGACGTATGTTAAGGATATGGCTGAGTTGAATGGTTTTACAGCGTGAGGTGAAGATATGGGGTATATTGGACAAAAAAGAAGTGTTAGAAGTCAAGAAGCTATCAATAATGGATTATTGACTAAAAATCAACTCAAAGCATGGGAGAAACGAGCTGTAGAAAAAGGAGTTGTCGCTCCTTGTGAATGGCATCATACAGGAAAGTATTTCAATAAAACGGAATATTACAATCCTAATGATTTCAAAAGCTTAAATCCAAAAGATTTTCCGCCAATCAAAAAAGAAAAATCTCAAAAAGAGAATTTTTGGTATGTTTTGGTTTCAGCCGAATGGGGCGGCACTAAACGGTTCAGGAAGATTGTTGGTGTAAATGTTGTTATCAAAGATAAAATCACTTCTGCTCAAAGGTCAGCAAACAAATATTGTTTGTATGGTGGCTACATTGAGAAATTCAATACCAAAGAGGAAGCAGAAGAATTTGCAAAGACAGCAGAGCTAAGGAAATAAAAGTTTTTCTTTAAAATTTAACAAGCCCTTTTTAGGGCTTTTTTATATGTATTCTATGTGATATTCAATAATGTGGTTTACAAATAATAAAAAATGAACTATAATAGTAATACAAGAACTCGAAAAGCTCCCTCTAATTAATTGATTTTAATTAGATAGTTTGAGAGGCCTTTTTTTATTTTGTTTATAATATTCAATGTAAAAGAATTTTGCAATATTATTTAAAACTTAAATTTAAAGGAGGGTCTAACTATGACCAAAACTACAAACAACACTCAATTCTCAAATTATGACAAATACAAAACAAAAAGCCAAAAAGATGCAAATTTTCTTTATCCAACATCAGCAATTGAAAACTGACGTATTTACGGATGCAATTGAAGACGGGGATTACGTTCATTTTAAGAAACATAAAATTCTTGATTCGTATGAACATATTTGGAACAAAAAAGACCTTGGGGTTGTAGTAGAGAACATCTTTTCTATTGATGCACATGTTGCTTTTTATGAAAGTGAAAACATGACCGAAAAAGCTGCTGAGTTATTACTGGAACATCTTGAAAAACGAAAAGTTCAAGAAGAAGAGCATCACAAAAAGGTTCTGGAAGATATTGAAAAATTGAAAAAAGACTTGAATAACAAATCTTTCAAAAAATAACCTCAGAAACACCTAGTATTAGGTGTTTTTTTATTTTATAATATCTTTTGTAAGATATTCATTTTACAATTGGTTTATATATGTATATATTTATAAAGGAGTGTTTGACGTTATGACGCAAACAAACACTAAAAACAAGAAGCTACAACTATTTTCCTTGAAGAAAGGAAAATTACACATTGAGGTATTTTCTGATGCTATATCAAATAAAGGATATATTCTCTTTGATAAAGTAAAAGTCGGAGATTGCAGCATGTTTGAAGGTAGTTGGCTAGAATCTCATCTTGGTAAAGTTGATGCTGATTTATTCTCAGCCAATGCGCGTGTTGCATTTTTTGAAGAAGAAGATGCAACTGAAAAGGCCATTGAATTACTGGAAGAACATTTGAAAAACTACAAGAAGAAAGAGGAAGAAGAACACCAAAATAACCTCAAATACATTCAGGCCTTGGAAAATGACTTGAATAAACATATGTGGTTAATTTAATCAATATTAAAAAAACACCTAAATTTAGGTGTTTTATTTATTTGTTTGGATTGATTTAATACATACTTTCAATCTCTTTAATCAAAGACTTAACAGTTGTATTTTCGTCAACTCCTAAACCTGAAAGCTTCCAAACGCAATAGTTATAGACCAGATTAACAAGAGTAATCTCAGCCTTATCGTCATATGGATGCAAGTTTAGGCCATCCATGAAGTCATCCACGTTGATTTCATCCATGAAATCACTTATTACACAACGAGCTTCATAAGCAGTATTAGTCATTGTACCGTTTGCAAAGTGATTTTGGAATAAATCAAAGATTAAACCTTGAATGTCTGAACCAACGTAGTTGTCAAGGTCTTTTTCATCCATGACTGAAATCAAGTCAATCAGTTCGTTCAAACAGTATTCAGACCAAGTACCATTGTGAACTGGCCGGAATTTTTCCGGATTTGCCATCACGCGCAACAGAGATTTCAATGCTTCAGCTTCTGGACTATCTGCTGCATCATAAACAGCAAGCATAGCAATTGTTTCTTGCAGACCAGAAAGCGAATTAAAATCAGAGTTTTCACGGATGTCTGAAACAACTTTCAATAAAGCTTTAGATGAAGTAGGAATGTTTAAGTTTACTTGAACCATAATAGTTCTCCTTTTCTTTTTGTAAAATAAAATAGTTTTTTGTAAAATAAATAAAGTTTTACATGTAATATTATAAAACAACAAATATACCGGACTTTCGTTATAATAAAAGATGTAAAACATTTTTATTTTACAATATATTTTATTTTTAATTATACATAAAGGAGACAAAAAGATATGTCAAACTCAAACTATCTTGAAACTAAGCTAGAAGAAGAAATTGCAAAAGTGATTTCAAAAGAAACTCAAAGTTTATTAAAACAAGGTTATTTTTTAACTAAAACTCTAAATGACCAAAAACACGACAATTTCAGATTTTTGTTTTTTGATGACTTAAACCCAAATCATGAAGTGCTGTTTATTATGGTTGAAAATGAATATGATTTTTATTCAGGTGAATTGGATTGGGGGTTCACAAATAACTTTAGTCAATGGAATATTTATCTTGGAAGTGTGTCAAGGGACAACATGAACCTCAATGACATCTATTCATTTGTGCGATTTATTGAAAACTCCAAAAAAGAACTGATTAGACAATTCTATACTAGAAAGGAATATTGCTTTAATCTAGATATAGAAATGGATGAAAAAACTACAGTTCTTTCTATGAGAGATTTGCTTGAATTACACATTGATTACATTGCAGGCCGTTTGAAGCGCGTGCCTACTCCACCAAGGAAACCTCTAAGAGGCATCTAAATAAATTAAACACCTAATAAACTTTAGGTGTTTTTTATTTTTGCGGATTATATAATCATTCATTTATAATATTAGATGTAAAAAAGAATTTTACAATATATTATTTAATTTTTAATAACAAAAAAGGAGAGAATAGAAATGAAACCTATTTCTAAAGTTTTTATTGTATGTCATGAGAAATCACAATTTCGTGACGGTTACTGGGAGCTGATGTCCTCAGAAATCATTCAATGCTTTGACAATCGAGATGCTGCTGTTGGATATGCGCAAGCATTATCTCCTAGTTTTGCTAAATGTTCTCAATCAGCTATTACTTGGGTTGAGCCGGATGTTTCTGGCATCATGAATAAGCTGACACTGGTTGAGCGTTCTGTATTAACAGGTGATGCTAATACATTTAAGTAAAAGAATACTCTGAATTGAAGTAATATTTTATTTGAAAAACACCCTTTATTAGGGTGTTTTTTTATTTTGTTTAATTTTCTTTTTCAACTAGGAAGCCTTTATCAATAACATGCTCCATCAAAGGCCTATAAGGAACTTTTAGAGCGTCCATGACATAGTGAAGAACATAATTGGCGGAAATGTTTTTTAGCTCTGTCTGCCTAACTTTTGCAGCTCCCTCTATCGTTTCAATCAACAGGTTTTCTGGCATCAGTAAGTCTTTGGCGAATTGTTCAGCAAATCTGTTATCAATGCCCTCAAAGATTTCTCTATGTTTTGGGTTCAAATTTGATAAATCCCTATTTTTAATTAAAGAGTGCCCAATACCTTTTGCTTGGTTGAACCGTCTTAACTTTCTTCGTTGAGTTTTATTCCCAAAGAGAATCGTTTTATTCTCGTCTTCAAAAATTTCAGGAACATCAATAATTAGCCACTTCATCTTGATACCAAAAACTTCCAAGACTTTATCTATATCAATCATAGAACTGTAGTCAGAAAGTTCAAGATTTCCAAAGGCCTCCCTGTATTTTTCTGGGATTGATTCTAAAAACTTGTTATCATAGATTTCTTTGTATTTTCTTGACATAATTCAACCCTTTCTTTTATTATTTATTTCTGTATTTTATTATATCATTTTTTCCCTAATTGCTGTATAATATTCATTGTAAAATCTTTAATTTATTTTACAATTTTATTTTAATATATTATATAAAAGGAGTGTCTATTATGACTAAAATTTCAAACAACTCAAAATCAAACTCATCTCGTCTTGTATATCTTCGAGACTTTATTGAAGCACACATGTTGAAAAACTTTCTTGAAGAACTTAAAGAACTGTACCCAGACTATGACATGGATAGCTTTGGCATTATTTGTTTGGATGCAACACTGTTTGAAAATCGCTTACGTTTCATTCTTGGTCATGCCGGCATTGATGTTGTTCATTTTCACGGTGATGTTAAATATATTTTTAGCCGTGTTCCTTTCCCTTTGACAAAAAATAAAATGGAAACATTGAAAACTTTGCGGATGGCCTTCAAAGACGCCCTAGTAAACAATCTTCCTAAGTCTGTTGAATTAACACCAGAAGATACAGACAGACTACAAGCTGCAAATACAGGAAAAGAAAGGTTGGATATTTCTAACAACATCTTGGAATCACAAGGATTTGCCACTAGCATTAAACCTTTAAGTTATGCTTTGACAGAAGAATCAACCAATACAACATTTACCATTTCTTATTCACGACTTGGTGGTGTTGGAGTAGAACAAGAATTTCCTGTTCTTCGCACGCGCTTTCTTGACAAAGATAACAAGCCTGAACTAAGTCTTACAAAAATTCAAGATACACTTAATGTCAACGAGAAACTTCGTAAACTTCATGATAAGTGGATTCCTTTCGTAGGAGAAACACTTTTGGTGGAAGAATATCAAGAACTCGTAAAAGACATTAATGCAGAATAATTTTAAAAATCCAGAAATACCTCTGGATTTTTTTGTTGTAAAACTGGCCAAATCTCAAAAAATAGTGTATTATGAATAGACTGGAGGAATCATTTATGAAAAAAATTAGTCCGTTAAGATACCCCGGCGGAAAATCTCAAATTTATGATTATATTAAAGAACTCATTATAGCTAATAACGCAACAACTTATATTGAACCTTATATGGGCGGAATGGGAGTTGCATTGAGATTGCTTTTAAATGATGATGTTGAAAAAATTATGGTAAATGACTTTGATAAAGGAATTTATGCTTTTTGGTATTCTGTATTGAATTACACTGAGCAATTGATTGAAAAAATAGAAACTACACCTATCACTATTGAAGAATGGAAAGTCCAAAGGGATATTCAAAACAATAAAGATAATTATGAGGATTTACTTTCTTTAGGGTTTTCAACTTTATTCCTTAATCGTACAAATCGTTCAGGCATCATAAAAGCAGGCGTAATTGGTGGATTAAAACAAAATAGTAATTACAAACTCGATTGTCGTTTTAATCGGAAAAAATTATCAGAGAAAATTTCACTGATTGCATCCATGAGAAATCGTATTCAGCTTTATAATATGGATGCTGAAGAATTTATCCGTTTAAATATTCCTGAGACAAAAAAACATTTACCTTTTTTGACCCACCCTATTACTTAAAAGGCCCCGGTTTATACACAAGCTTTTATAACCATGAAAATCATTTAAGTCTTTCCAAAACTATCAAAAAATATATGTCGGATAAAAACTGGATTCTTACATATGATGTTTCTGATGAAATTTTGAAAATGTATCATGATTTTCGTAACGAAAAATATTATCTGAATTATTCTGTGACAAAACCTAACAAAGGAATTGAATATATGTTCTACTCAGAGCAATTAATTATTCCTTTAGAAACACAAAATTTGAAAAAAGTTTAATAAAATTTAGAATCCAGAAATATCTCTGGATTTTTGTTTAATTCAACATTTATAATAAATGCGATAAAATAAAAGACAAAATAAGGGAAATATTGTATAATAGAGGTATATTAAAACGAAATAATAGGAGAATAAAAAATGGCTGATTTCACCCCAAGAATTAGATATTCGGACGAAGCTTCAAAAGTATTTATGGAGTTCCAAGATTATGAATATCAGAAGAAGAAAAATAAAGGCAAAGACATCAAAGACAGGGAAGAAGTAGGTTATGCTACAATAGACTGGTCTCATTTTGATGATAAGTCCGCTGAGAAATCTGATTCATTCTTTAAGAACAACAAAGATGAATTAACAGATGGAAAATTTATCACAATTGAAGAATATAATACTCTGTTTAAGCGGCCTACCGTTTTCTTTAGTGATAAATTAATTGATTGGCTAAAACTCAACCCTGAAAATAAAGTCAATGTCCTTTTGATTCATAATGAATTTGCTATTGTAAGACTTCATTCTAAGCAATACATTGTTCCTTGTGAAATGCTTGTTTTTGTAGAAAAGAAAACAGATACTGAAACAACCGGAAATGAGTTGGCAGTCATGGGGATGAACCAACTAGCTTTAAAAACTAATTATACAGATGCTGTTGAACAGTTAGAGAAGACAGCAAATTTTGAAGATGCTGCCTTTGAAACCCAATTGGCTGAAATTGAAAATCTGAAAGCTCAGATGGAAGCTAAAATCTCAGCAATGTATGAGATGCAGGCACAAATGATGTCAGAGTTACAAGCAAAAATCAAGAAGTATGAACATGAATTACTAGTCATGCGTACAGATTTAACGGCCTTTGAATACCGCCACGGCCTGACTATTGATTTTACTAGAATTACTAGTGGTAAATATGCACCTGTAGAACAGCCTATCGTAGTCTATCAAAAACTTATCTATTTAGATGAGGATTTGCCTCGTTTTGAGAAACTGTATGATGTGGACGCTGGAAGCCTAGAAGTGGCCTTAAAACACTCTCCTGCCCTTTTAGAGCACATCTCCCCAACTAATAAGGGCGTATCTTTCCTAAAAATGAGAAATGCTTCTGGAAAATTTGAGCTGAATAACACAGTCATGAAATTTATTGAAGATACCATGCCAAATCAAATTGGTGTCTTAGTCCGAAATGGCGAAAACACATGGCTTACTTGGCTTGACAGTGACAAGGTTTCCTTTTCTCAGGATAGCTTTGCTTCAGTGTCATCACAAGAAAAAGAACCATCTGTAAAACTGGTTCAATCTCGTTATTATGTCTTTAACATCATTTTAGGATTGATTGAACGTGGTGAGATGTTGCAGCTAGACCATGTTCCAGTAGATGTCTTTTCAGACCCTAGCATCATCCTTTCTAATGCCGATTCTCAGATTACTGATTCAACTTATATTGAATTGGGAGCTTTGCTGCATACTTTGAATGACTATTCAAAAGCAGAAGACCCTATCTTTATTTTGAATTCCTTTACAGACCAAGCTAAATATCATAGTTATTATGGTGGTGGAACAACTGAACGTGGCCGTGGAGATAATACCTTGACGGACGATACAACTGTTAAAAGAGGTATTAGTAAAATCCGGGGAATTGATTATTTCTCAGACTTCACTTATCGTTTCTATGTTGCTGGTGTAAAAGGAAATCATTACAGAAGAGAGGCTAAAATCAGCCCTAGTCTTTATATTGAATTTGATGAATTTATCAATATCAAATTCTTGACAAGCTCTTTGATTGATTACTATATCCACACTAAGAGAATTGGTCGCATCTCTAACTCTGGCAGATATGTGAATTATTCTCATATGCTTCCTATTTTATTCGAAATTAAAAAAGAACTAGAGAAACAAGAAAAAGAAGACCGTCTTTATATTGTTTCTAAAGACTATGATTTGAATCTCTTGACTTCTTTCAAGATTGTCCATGATGTTCGTGTAGTTTCAGAATATCAGGCAAAACGCTATTCAAAATGGGTACAGTCATTGACAGATGATGAGAAAGCCTATTTCAAGAAACTCCTTATCATCAATGACCTAGAAAAGTATATCCGTCACCCTAAAGCCTATGTGGCTATTAGCGACCCTGTTATTTTGGAAGCTTTGGGTCGTTACAAGAAAGACTGTGAAATCTTTTCTATCTGTCAATATTCTCAGCCAATGATTGAAAGAATCAATGGAGAAAAAAGAGAATTTGAATACTATGAAGAAAGCTTGTTGAGAAGTTGGGGAAATTGCCGTATTAAAACCTTTGGAAGCGAAAAGGCGCTTGAAAAAGTCATTTCAAATCCTGAGAGTATCTATCAAAAAGAATATTACCGGGATAGAAAATCAAAGGTAGACGGCTGTGAACCTGAATTTGGAAAACGTAAGTGGAATATTGTAGATTTCTATGATATTGAAAATAATAACAAGCGAGTAAAGGTGGCAAAAGAAATCCATGAAAAAATAAAAGAAGAGAATATAAAAAAGAACGCCTAAATAATAGGTGTTCTTTAATATTGATTATTTCTTGTCGAAAGGTGATAAATCAACTCTGCGACGATTTGAATTTTCATCTATTACATAGTAAAAAGGCGAATATTTTATTTTTATGTCTGGAAAACTCATCCTTTTGTATCTAACAGCAGTTATATCATTTTTTCCAAAGATTGAACCACGTTTAGATTTAGGAATATCGAAATGATAATCATCTCTCCAGTTAATTGTCATTTCATAACGCGCTGCTCGTTTGTTAGCAACTTCACGCGCCTCATCAAAAGAAATAAGAACTTTTCCGTCTAAACAAATAGTGCTATAGATTTCAGTTTTGTCAGACTTCGTAAAGTAATCGTCAATGAAACTGATATTTTTACCCGTTTCTCTTGTAAGTGTTCCGACGAAAGTTTTTGTAAACTTAGACGTTGATATAAACCCTTTGAAGAGCGTTGTATCTTCAAGTCTGTAAACATAATTTGTTTCAACTAGAATGACCTGAAAATCATTTTCTGGATTCAAATCATCAAACAACAACACCTTAAATGTCCTGTCTGACTGAAATTCCTTGAAATCAGCAAGAATATACCCGTTATTCAAGTATTCCTTGGTTTTCTCAGAAACAACCCCAGCGACAATTCTTTCTAAATCATCTGCTAACATTACTTTTTTTGAATTTGTTTTTGCCATAATTTTGGCCTCCTTTTAGTTTTAATACAATATTGTAAAATAATAAAGTTTTACATCAAATATTATAATCTAAAAAAATAATTATCAAAAGATATTGCCAGTTGGCAATTATTGTGATATAATGTATTTATTAAAATTAAATAAAATAACTTGTTTCAAAAAAGGAGAATTAAAAACATGAAATATTTATACCAAAAAGAAATCCTCGCACACTTAGATGAAGTAATGAGTGTTGTTTTGGATGATAAAATCCCTGCTGCAAAAATTTCTAAAGAATCAGGTGTAGCCACATCCGTTATCTCACGTTTGCGTTCAGGAGAGCGTGACTTTATGAAAATTGAAGTTGGTACTTTGTTAAAATTGGGCGCGTGGGCTTATATCCATAAATACGGTACAGGCCTAAAAGACAAAAAAGGACAAGATTTGTTTGTGAACGACCGTGTGCGATATGACGAAAATTCTACACTTATTTCTAACATGACTTACATCAGTCGCCGGTCAGATTATGACAAAGATGATGAAAGAGTTAAAGACATTGATACTGAGTTTTTGCTTGTTGTTCCTCATGAATTGTTTGGCGATAAATATTTGCCACTCACGAAAGAATTAGCTGAGACCTATTTGACATCTGAAGTAGCATTTGAAGAATAGTTCTCAAATATATCGCCAATAAAAGAAAGGAAAATTACATTATTATGAGTAAGAAAAAAGCTAAAATTAAATCATTAGGCAGATTGATTGTCAACAATTATCCAGATGAGATGAAAATTCTAAACCAAGTCTATGATGTTGAAGAACATGATAAAACTTATAGAATACTGAAAAAGACATCAGAAAATCAGGCTGATTGTGACGTACCAACAATGCAAAGACTTTTGAAAAAAGATAAAGTAATAAGTGAAAACACACAATTGAGCGAATTTCCAATGTCTTGGTCGTTGAATTATGCCATCTGGTATGAATTGGAAGATTATGAGCATATATTGAATCTTCTTTTTGAAAGAAATTCAAAAACTGCTGAACTTTTACAAAAAAGAGCTGATAAAGCTAAAGAAACTGCATCAGAGATTGAGAAGCAATTAAAGGAAGCACTAGGCGGTGATTAACATGGATTATAAGTTTTCAAGTTTTAAAAAACGAGCATTGAAAGAAAAGGCGTTGATGACTTTGCTGCTCTTTGTGGCAAGCTGGGTTATTTATAACTTGGCTATCCTGTCATCCACGTTGTTCTTGATTTCTCACTTTAAGTCTTTCTGGTTTATCTTGTTTTTCGTGTTTTGCACTGTTGGCTTTGGCCGTAAAAAGAAATACAGCATTAAAAGTAATAGCCATTACAAAGAAAAAGATATGGATGATAAATACTACACTCTGGAAGTGTTCTCGTTTGCCTCGGTTTTTTGGCTTATTTATGAATTATGTCTTATTGGAGTGTCATTGTTTTTAACCATTCATTTTAAGAATGGTCTATGGATGGCTTTGGTCTATTTCGCTTCTAAAGAATATCCTGCCTTTAGATTTTAGAAAATATTTTTGGTAATTTCTTTACTTTTAAAAATAGTGTGTTATACTTAAATGGTCGTGAATAGCCGGTTGCCTTTTTGGGCAGCCTTTCTTTTTTGACTTTAGAATAAATTGTGATAGAATATTATATAAGTTAAAACAAAAGTGGTGATAACCCACCATGAGAGGTTGATAAAAAAAAGAGGTGATGCACTACCAATAAATGAGCAACAAAAAAGCAGTGATACTCTACTACAAAATGAGTGATAAAAAAATATTTTTAAAGCAACCTTAAAAGGTTGTTTTTTTCTGTTCTGTTATTCTGTTTCTTATTTATTTTTTATATCATTTATGATATAATTAATGATATAAAATCTTTTATAGAAAAAGAAAGGAAATAAATAATTATGTCTGAAAAAGAAACAACAATGGCTACATTACCTAACTCTTATCTCAATAAACTAATCGCTGTAGAAGAGTGTTTTGTGGAATTAATTGAACGTGATGTCATTACCAAAGAAATGCTTGAAGAATTTGGACTTGAAAGCTATGGATAAAAAGAAGTTAATTTTTGCGTCTAGCAACAAAGATAAGATAAAAGAAGTTCAAAATATTTTGTCAGATTGGGAAATACTATCATTGTTAGATTTTCCTAATCTACCAGAAGTAGAAGAAACTGAAAGCACATTGGAAGGAAATGCTATTCTGAAAGTTGAAATGATTTTTGGTATGACTGCTGCAACTGGTCTGCCTGTTATTTCTGATGATTCTGGATTATTTATTGATGCCTTAGATGGCGCTCCGGGAGTTCATTCTGCTAGATGGGCTGGTACTCACCGTGATTACGATAGTCAAAACGCTAAGGTGTTAGAATTGATGCAAGGTGAAACTAATCGAAGCGCGTGCTATAGGACTGTTATCTCCTAAATTGAAACCGGCAAAGCCATTGAAAACTTTATTGGTGAAACGCCACTAGAGATTGCTTACAAATAATCTGAGAAAGATGGCTTTTCCTATGATAAAATTACACTGTATAACGGAAAAATATATAAACGAAATGCCTTTAGAAGAAAAGGCAAAGGTTTCATCTAGGGGATTGGTTTTGAAAAAATTATTAGAATATCTAGAAAAATAACCAACAAAAACTTTCTAAGAATTCTTGCAAAGCCAGAAAAACAGTGTTATTCTAATATATGAAAATTAAATAAAAGAAAAGTGAGGAAATTTATCTATTATGATGACAAATTTCGAAATTCGTGAAAAAGCTAGGGAAATCCTTAAAACCAATTCCCTTTGGCTTGCTATTGGTTTGCCACTTCTGGTATTGAATGGTATTTCTTATTACAATAATTTTGCAAGCGAGGGCGGCTCTTCTCTAGTTTACATCATTTCATTCATTGTAGGCTTCTGGGAAGTTGGTGTGGCCGGATATGTGACAAACATATTGACAGGTAAAGAAAAAGTTGCCGATAGCTTTGGAGAACAAATCAAGGCAATCTTTAAGAATATTAATGGAGAAAATGTCACTACTCATTTGTTGGTATTGATGTTCTTGTTTCTCTGGGCTTTAATTCCTATCGCTGGTGTTATTATCATTCTTATCAAGAGTTACAGCTATAACCTAGCTATCTACCTGACTGCTCGAAAAGAAGCAGGTGGAACAGAAGCTATTACTATGAGTCGTAGAATGATGCACGGCCATAAATTTGATTGGTTTGTTTTGAACTTCAGCTTTATTGGTTGGTTGCTACTTTCTGTTGTAACACTTGGCCTTGCGAGCATCTATGTGTCTCCGTACATCTTGATTGCCAATGCTGTGTTTGCTAATCAAGTGATTGACTACTCTAAACGTGAAGTGAAATAGGCTTAAATATAAAAGACTTTGTGGATTACAAGGTCTTTTATGTTGGTTTTGGGTTATAATATTATTTGTAATTTATTTTACAAAAAAATATTTTAAATTTTTACAAAAGAAAGGAGTATTCGATATGACTACGAATACAGATAAAAAAATCACAACAAATGGAGGAGTAATGAGTTGTCAACCAGCTCCACAAGGATTTCCTTCTGCTCAATTCCCATTCGCACAAGCACAACCTCAATGTGTGTCACCTCATGTTGTTCCATCTCAACCAGATTTGAGAGCCAACAAGCTTAATAGTCTGGAGGTTACTATGTCCTATTCTGAAAAAGAATTCACTCGTCCATTAAAAAAGATAAATGGAGATGGTGTTGTTGAAGAAAAAACACTAATGGATTATTTCCTAGAAGCAGGAATCAATGACTTTTTATCAATTTATAAGGTAAGTTTGTTAGAAATCCTAAAAGTTGATGCAGCTTTAATTAGAGATGGTTACTATCCATTTTTTATTAATTGTTACAACAATAACTCTGAAAACTCTTTTGAAGAAGTTCGAGTTGTTCATGAGTTTTGTAAATATCAATCTGCTCTTGTTCAAAAATATGAGACAAATGAAGTTGCAAAAGTTTTGAGTGAGCGACTGGAAGAACTTTTTCTAGGTGATGATGCTTCAGGTTTGAATAGCCTAACTATGAAGAAGAAAAATGGCCTTGTTTTCTGGATGAGCAACTTTGTTCCTAAAGTTCATGAAAATAAGTTTTTGAGCAAACTGTTTGAATTTGATAAGACTGTGTCAGATTACGTCAATGTTGACTCTACAGAAAATTGTGAAGATACATTCGACTACTTCGAACATATCATTGAAGTGTCTGATTGTGTTGTAAGGCTTGTTTTCTTGTCAGAAACAAACCTTGTGATTTCTTTAGAGAAATCTGGTGAAGTTCTTTCAAAATACTATCTTGAAATTCAAGACTATGAAATTCTTGTAAAACGAGAAAAACCGGGAGAGTAAAAAGTTATGGAACAAAAAATAATCCCTTTCTATTCTCAATTGAAGAATGGATATGAAGTATTTTCAAACTTCGCACGCGCCGAATTCACACACAAAGGAATCAATTTCTACTCAGTAGAACAATTCTTTATGTGGAATAAGGCAAAGCTCTTCAAAGACGAGAAAGTCGCTGATAAAATCCTTATAGAGGAAAATCCTTTATATATCAAGCGGCTTGGCCGAAAAGTTTTTGCTTTTGACAAGAAAGTCTGGGATGAACATTTCTACAGCATCCTTAAAAACGGGATGTACCTGAAATTCTCTCAAAACTCAGAACTCAAAAAACTGTTATTATCTACTGGTGATGCAATTTTGGCCGAAGCTAATCCATATGATAAATTCTATGGTATTGGACTTAATGCGAATGTTGCACCACAGGCAGTGCAAGATGTGAATAGTTGGAAAGGAGAAAATATTACAGGAAAAGCCTTGATGGAAGTCCGGGAATATATCCGCTCTAAATCGTGATTTTTAAAATAAAATTAAATAAAAGTATCTGTTTCTACAGGTGCTTTTTTCTTGTTTGTTTGAATTATAATAAATGATGTAAATGTTTTTTTACAACTATTATTTAATTATCTAAAAATAAGGAGAAAAAATGGAAATTTCTTATATTGTTTATATGGTGTTGCTTGGTGTTAATGTTGTTTGGGCTTTGGTGAATTGTTTTGATAAACACAAATTCATAAAAGCAAACATTTCATATATTTTTGGGATTTTCGCAAGTATGCTTTGCATCACTATGTGTTTACTGGGTATCGGGAATGAAAACCTAGATATTCCTCGTATGGTAATTATTGTTATTGGACAATTCAACTTTACTCATTTTTTTCAATTTAGTACCTATCGTGTAAAAATAAAAGGCTATTAATAGCCTTTTTTTGTTTTTTCTGTTTTTGATGTTGTTTTTTGAAGTTAAGCGCATGGTTAAACGAAACCTTTGTTTTTGTTATAATAGAATATGTAAAAGATTTATTTTTACAAAATTATTTTAATTACAATAAAAAAGGAGTGGAAATGATATGAAAATTATCAACCCAGAATTTGAGATTGCGAAAGTCATCTCTAAAGAAACTGAGAGATTGTTCAATGAGGGATATGTTTTGACACGTTTTGAACGAGGAGGCTTGGATAGTGGCTATCGTGTTTTGCTATTTGACAATGGCAATCAAGATGAAGACTTGAAAGTCATTTTAGTCAGAAGTGGACGGCTAGATGATGTTTATAGACATGAAATTCATAAATCATTGTATATGGATAGAATGTCTTTCGTTACTGTGTTTTCAGGAGTTATTTCTCGTTATGAGGCTGACACTATGTTCTTGGAATATATCTTTGAAGGAGCTCAAAACAAAGAGAAAATTCTTCATAAAGTTATTTATGATAACAAGTTCTTCATTTCTTATGAAGATGCAAGAATGGTCATTGAAAAGCGCTCAAAACGTAGTTTTTATCGACTGTGCGAAACACCTGAGCCGTATAAGTTTGTAGTTCCAAAGCTTAAAAAAGTCGAAGGTTTTAAACGACAACATAACATTGTTGTAACAAGGTATAGATTCCGTTACTCTCTCTTGAAAAGTAATGGAGACACTAAAATCGTAGATTTTAGAAATAGACGGAAACGTGCTTAATTTAATTTAAAACACCTATTTTAGGTGTTTTTTGTTTTATAATATATTTTGTAAATTATTATTTTACAATATTATTTATTTAAAAATCAAAAGGAAAGGATGGTGTAATATATATGATTGATTACATCAAAGACCTTCAGGAAAGGAGGGCAAAGTTAATAAACAAAAAAGAATTAGCTGAACAAGAGCTAAAGGTTTTTCAGGAAACTACACAAGTGGTTGAAAAACTTGAAATCTTGTCGCTAATTCAGAGAGGGATTGTTGTTTTTGAAACAGCAATCAGCTATTGTGAATGTGTGCCGTCTACCACAGACCCACAGAAACAATACGTCTATGCTCAAAAAGCATTGAAGTCTCTAATGGATAATTTTCCAGAGTTGAATTCAGATTCAAAGCTCAAGCATATGGGGTTGAGAAAAAAAGAATTGTTGGATTTGAAGTCTGGGAATGTTAGTTTTGAAACTTTATATAAAGCTAAAAAATATTCGCAAAGCTTTATATATGATTTGGTCACAGTTAAATAAAAATGGAACAACTGTGACATTCAGCCCTTTAAGTATAGGAGGAAAAATAAATGGCTAATAATAAAAAAATTGATGTTGCACTTGCTTCTAAAATGGCGCAAGTTGAGTTTGACTATGTTGAGGATAAAGCATCTGCTTTCTTGTTGTTCAATGATATGCTAGAATTGTTCCACAATGTGCATCCGGATGGTTCTTTAGAGCAAGGTCAGATGTATCTTGTTGGTGATAGTTTCGTTGCTACCACAAGCGTCAAAGTTGGTGAAACCTATTTGGCTAAAGATATTGTTGGAGTTGCATCTCCAGATGATATGAAAGCTAAAGTAGAAACAACTCCAATGTTAGCTCTGCGCCGCTCACGCGCTGCTGCGCTCATTGCTGCTGGTTTTGGTTTACCATTTGAAATTCGTGAAGCTAAAAAAGCTGAATACGAAAAAGAACATGGACTAAAGGTAAAAGAAGAAGAAAAACCAGAAGTACAAGAAGAAACTGATAACACTGAAAAGTCAAATGTTGTTGAATTTCCAAAAACATCTGAGGAGACCAAGGAAGTTCCTATTGAAGAACAACCTGAAGAAAAGCCTAAAAAGCGTCGTGGTCGTCCTCGTAAACAGCAAGCACCTGTTAAACAAGAACAGCCTGAAGAAGTTGTAGAAACTGCTGTAGAAGCAGAAGAGCAACCAATTGAGGTTAAAGCTGTTGAAGCTGAAACAGAAGTTCAATTTGAAGAAGAAAAAACTGATGAAGTCGCTTTAGATGCTTCATCTGAGGAAGTTTCGTTGTTTGATGTTAAAGAAGACAAAGAAGAATCTACCGAAGAACAAGCTGCTGTTACTGAAACAAACGATGTTCAAGAAGACATTGAGGCCGAAGATGTTCAATCTAGAGAAGAAAATTCCGTTGTTGATGAATCATCTGATTTGTTGACAAACATGGATGCTGGTCAAGCTGAAACAGTACAAATTGATTTCATTGAAGAAAGCAATGAGGATGTTCCTGTATCTGAAGTAAAAGCAATCTTGCCAGAGCAACCAGAATCAATGGAATTGTTGCCTGAAAAATCACCAAAAGAAATTATGGCTGAAGTAGGTAAAGCTTTGCCTGAATATGTAGATGTTAGCATCTCATATGAACTTGCAAAAGCTAAAGTTTCTGCTGTAGTTCGCCGCCCATCAACTGATGTGACGTATGGTCAAATGCTGGCAACACTAAAAGCTGTCAAAGATGGAAGCGAAAGTGAATTCGCAAATAGTTTTACTTGTATTATCCGTTGGTTGTTAAACCAAGCTTACCTTGGACAATCACCTTACAAAGAACGAAAAGCCGAGGTTGATGCTGCACTGCAACTTTATGTAAATAACATTGAGTTGTTTGATGAACTGTTTGTGAAATACAAGGCCGAAGCACAATAATAATAAAACAAAAGTCATTCGTTTTGAATGGCTTTTTTGTTTTATAATAAAGTGTGTAAATCATTTTACAATATATTAAAATATTTTATAAAAAGGAGAATTAAAAATATGATTTGTGTAAATTTCGAGAAAGATGTTTTGTGGCAGGTGTTGACAGTTCAAGTTGATGAACTAGTCGATAAAATCTTTTCATTGAAAAATGATGGTGAAAAACTTTTCTTATCAGATAAAAACCACAATACAATTATTTTGACCAAAGATGAACTTTATATCCAAGTCTTTGAAAGATTTAAAGATGATGAAAGGTATAAAATCAAAGATAATTTTGAAGGCATTTTCCGCGATTCTTATAACGGGATAGATAAACCTGATAACATCTTTAATGTTGTCTACAATACTTTAGCTAGAACTATCCGTATGAAAGCCAATCCAGATGTTTTCGATAGAGAATATCGGCAAAAAATGTTAGAACTAACAACAAGCTCAACGTCTACAGAAACAATTGTAGAAAAGGTTAAAATTTTAACTGTTTCCTATGAGCAAAAGCAGGAAATTTCTTCTGGGTTAAAAAAAGTCTATGAGAAATTGATTTTCTGTGGAAATGGCATTGCTGGTGGGCAAGGTCATGTATCTAACAAATATAAGGATATTTATATTTGGCTTAAAGATGTGATTTTAATAAGTTATCAATTGAATAACTTTGTGGATGTCAATGATGGAGTTTATGCTCAATTCAAAATTGTTAATATAGAAAATTGGATTCCAAAGACTTTTTCTTGTTCATATCCAATTCAATTCACTAAAAATATCAGAGTATCTTTGGCATTGGTTATCAATAATGCTTTATTTATTCCTTGTAAGGGTTATTTAAAAGATGCGGAAGGAAGATTTTTAGAGCCAGCTCGACAGGATGAACATTATGAATTGTTCCGTAATTTGTTTTCTGGGAAAATCAAGAAAAGCTGGTTTTCAGAAGATTTTGATTTCCAAGATTTAGAAGATGCCGTGTCTTTTTATAGAGCAACATACGATAAATTAATTTAATTTGTTTTGTTTCATTTTAGTTAAAAGAGAGTTTTTATTACATTAACTCTCTTTTTTTATTTTTGCTATATAATATTTGATGTAAAACTTTTATTTAATTTTACAATATTATTTTTATTTTTAAGGAGGTCATAAGAATATGACAAAAACAAATACAAAAATGGAGCTGGAACAATTCGTTGCTAATTTGATGAGAAACTTTTTTGGTTTCCCAACTAACGGAAAATTTGAGACTTTTGGAGAATCAAAAGCAAGAATTCTTGAAGACAATACTATTGAATTTTTTATAGCTGAATATAAAGATATTCAAATTGTTGAAAGTTTCTCATTCTCAGAATTTATGGAATACCTTCTAAAAGTACAGTCAGAGATTGAAAAAAGATATGAACAATTAGGTGCAGCCCATATTGGGGAGTTGTACTATGGATGTTCATCATCTAAATCATCTGGGTTTGAATTTTTCAATGATGTTTTATATCATGTTTTGAGATTTTTGAGTGATAAATTTTCATCTACCTCTGAACAAAATGTTAGAGAAATTGTAAATGATAAAATTATTGAATTTCTAACAAATAATCCTGATGAAAGAATTAGTGACATTGATTCACTTTATGAAGATTGCTTTGAACATTTAAGTGATTTAGAGTCAGAGTATGATGTCATGCTTTCTGATTGGGAAGATTCAGAATATGTGGATATGGCGCTTGATAACTGTTCTTCATTTATTCACCTTCTTCTCGTATTTAAAGAACTTGATGTAAATGTCAATCTAAACAGCGAATTCAAGAAAAACGAAAACAGTTCTGGTGCAACACGAATTGTTACAGTTGAACTGGAATTACCTTCTGGAAACAAATTGGTCTTCAAAAAGGGCGAAGGAAAGTTGAAGAAAGCACTTTACTATAATCTTCTTCAAATTGTTTCTGATGAACTTTCTGTAGAGAAAGTCCTCAAAAACATTAAGATTGAAACAGAAAAGGAAGACAAAGCTGTTTATGATGATTTGTTCAAAGATTTCACTTTTATTCAAGAATTGAAGCAAAAAATTGAAAAACTTTTGGCGGAATAAGAAAGGATAAGGTGAATAATATGGATAAAGATAAACGCACAGGATGGCTTGGAAACCTTAAAGTCGGTGATAACGTTTTTGTCAGGAGCGATTTTTCGTTAAAACTAGGTAAAGTTTCCAAAATTACTCCTACAGGCAGAATTACAGTTTTCAATTCAACTTTTTCTCATCTTGGAAAAGCAGGAAGCGGTTATTCTGTTGTTAGACTTGAAGAAGCTACTCCAGAGAAAATCAGTAAACATCATCAAAAACTCCAAAAATCAAAAATGATTAAATTAGTTAAGGAAAATTTTTCTAAGATTAATTTTGAAAAATTAGATTTGGGAGACATTGAAGAACTTGCTGATATTCTGAATACGTTGATTCGAGAAAGTTCTGAAGAATAATGTTCTATTTAATTAATAACAAAAAGAAGCTAAAATATAGCTTCTTTTTTGTTTGTGAAAGTATACAAATTCATATTTTTTTGATATAATAGATGTAAAGTTAAAAAATAAATTAAAAGTAGTGAAATAGGAGATATAAGAATGAATGTATATGTTTTGAAAGTAAATTTGAAGGAAGCTGAATATGGCGGATATAAGTTTATAGAGCCTGAAAGAACAGTTTTGGAATTAGCTTCTGATGACAAGATGAAATTTGTCCAAAAGGTTGTAGACCTATTCAGAGAAAATCTCCTCGAAAGCATGGCAGAAAATCTCTATAGGCCAGATGTTAATGGAGAGAAAGTTGATGGAGAAAATAAATTTGAAGATTTGTTGAAACTTTTAGAAAAGAAAATGATTGAATGTGCTTCTGAGATTGATAACAAAAATGATGACATTAAGGTTTCTTGGTGGGATGTGTCTAATTGGTCAGGTTCTACAGCAATTATTTCTATTCGTGCTGTAGAAGTTGTATAGTTTTATTTTGAAAGAGGAGAAATTATATGTGTAATAAAAATGATTATAAACCATTCGCTTTTGCTATAAAGCTTATAATCTTAGAAAACTTTTTGATAACATTACCTGCTGTTGTTTGTAGTTTGATTTTTAAGGATTTGGTGGTATTTCAAAAAATCATTATTATGGGAAATATTATTTCTGTTGCCTTATCTTACATAACCTTTCTCATGGGATTAATATTTTACATCCCTAAAAACACAGAGGATGACAATGCTATAATTAAGTTTTTAAATTTTATTGTTGAGATATTTTTGGGTTCAATAATAAATACCACTCTTTGGTCGTCAATTTTTTGGTTTTTGTCATTTTACCATTTTATCCCTGCTATTACTGATGGCGTAAGATTACTTGGCGTTATCTCTTTTGCCATTGGTCTCCCTTTTGTTATCCCTTTTTATATTTTTTTTGAATTTGGAGACAAGATTTTTAAAATGTACAAAAAAGATAATAATGACAATAATTAATAAGTTAGGAAAATAAATTTATGAACAATAATAACAATGTTAAAAAAATAGATATAGAAAAAATGGAAAAATTCAAAAAACTTTCATATTTAAAAGCATTATCAATGGAAAATTTATTCGTTGCCTTGCCAGCAGCTATTGCCAGCAGCTTTGTGAATAACGTTTCGGTATTCTTCTGGATGACTATTAGTGTTGGAACTTTACTCGGATTTGTAAACCTTGTCATTCTTTTTGTTGTTGTTTTAAATTCTAAGAAATATAGAACAATGAAAACTAAGTTGAACGATAAAGAGGTTATCAATGAATTGGGTGAATTAGAAGCCGAATATGGTGATATAGGAGACGAACTGAACAGTGCTGCTGAAGGCTTTATTAGACTATTTAAGGTTTCATTGTTTTTCCTGTTTTTCTGGTCTGTCATCATGAAATACTCATTTGATTATCTCGGTAATGTAACAGCACTAGGGCATATGGCTATTTATATCCCATTTGTGTATTGGTTAGTTCACGCAGTAATCTCTTCAACACTGAAAAAGACCAAAAAGGAAAAATAATGTTATGATAGTATTTGTAAAATCACTTGTCATTTTGCAAATACTATTTTTATAGGATGGATATATAAGTAATGTTCAAAAAACTTACAGTTCTCTAATTTATTAAGAAAAATCAAAGTTTCCAACAATATATTTGTTGTTTCTCACCCTACTTACAAAACAAAAAACTATTTTATTCTAAGTCAGAGTTGGGGCGACTGCGACTACCCTCTAAACAATCCTAGATAGACTAATCTAATCATGTTTTACTTTTATTTAATTTGTTTTAATTTAAGCTAGACAAATTCGTTTAGGATTTGCCATGTGATAAATTAATTCCTTATGTAAAGTATCTGTATAAAGACCTAGTTTCGTTAAATATTTCCTTCCAATATTCAAAGAGCCATTTACATCAGCGTTAATCTGGACACCTTCTTTTGATTGAAAAAGGCCACGCTTCACTCTTTTGCCTACATATTCTTTTTGTTCAGCAATTTCTTCTAAATCCAAGAAGCTGCACTTACTGGTATAAGATTCTTCTGTTGTTATAAAGCGGATGCCTTGCAATTCACATTTATATTGCAAGAGAGTAATGAGCTGATAAAAAGGAATTTGCACAAAATTTTGATTGGTAACAACGCCTAATTTAATGTCTTGTTTCTGCCCTAGATTATGTCCAAAAATAACGGTATCAATCTTGTGCGAAACGAATTGATTCACTAAATGAGTTGATATTTTGTGTAAACAATCTTTTATACGTCTGTTCCTTTTGTTGTAAATAGAAATTAAAAGGGGAGAACTATATAACCCTCGTTTGCTCAAAGAACTTTTCACTTGTGCTATCTTTTTATTTGCCAACTGGTTCATTGACTTTAAGTTCTTACCGCTATATAGAAGAGGGGAACAGACATTGCTGGTCACGGTCATTAAGTTGTTTAAACCGGGGTCAATAAAAGCAACGTTCTGAATCTTCTCAGATACAGGTTTCTTCTTTTGCTCTTTATAAAGAATCTCAATAACAAAATGGTTTCCTTTAGGAACTATGCGAGCACCTTGTATTTTTTCTCTTTTAATTTTCGTTTGGATTCTAATTCCTGTCTTAGAAAGTGCAACTACTCCCTCATTCTTCAAAGATAAAGCATCTTTAGGATAAGGGAGGGTGCAACGCCCTTTTGTTTTGTGCAAATAACGAGGGATACGGACAGGAGAGCTATATTCTCCTTTAACCTTTTTCCTCACTAAAGCAAAGTAACTTTTAAAACTTTTATCTACTAGCATCTGAACTTGTTTTGAAACTTTAGCAGGCAAAGCTCGGTAATCTATCTGATTTTCATGGGTGAAAACTTTATTTACAGCATAGTAGTTTTGAAATTCTTTTTTGAAAAAAGAAGCTCGTTGATAAAATAGAGTTGCGTTATATAAATTCTTCCCTAAGAATGTCAAGTGGTCACACTCTGAAAAATAAGGGTGAGAAGATGAGATGATATGTCTTTCAGATAAGATAATCTCAGGTTCTTGTTTAACTTTCTTCATTACATTTTATTTCTTTCTTAATTTTTTGTCTTAGGTCATATAATTTCTCTGAAAAAGAATGAATGAGAGTGATAATATCCTCTGCCAGTTCTTCTGATTGAGTTTTAATGTCAATCTCATCTAAAACAACAATGATAGAGACTCCATGGAAGTCGCAAATTTTCTTCAAGTAAGGATAACCAAAGCTAGTTAAACGGTCTTTATCTAAAACAAAAATTCGAGAAACCTCCCCTTTTTGTACCATATCAATTAAAGAGAGTAGATTTTTACGATTATCATCCAACCCTGAAGCAATATCTGTTTTAACAATGAGGTTGTTTACGTTTTGATGAATTGCATACAACATTACTTTTTCCACTTGCTGCTCTAAATCACCTCGTTCTGCTTGCTTATGTGTAGATACACGAGCATAGATTACGTCTGATTTAGTATAAGTAGAATTTGTATCATTAGAATTAGAATTTTCATCATACGCCATATTTAGAGAAACTAGGTAATTGTAAACGTCCTCCGCAAGAATACGACGATGCCCATGTTCTGTTTTATAAAAGGGGATGTGCCCCATCTCACAATAATTGATAACAGTTTGAATTGATACTCCTAGAAGAGCAGCGACTTCTCCTGTCTTATAAGTTGATTTATTTAAAATCATTGACTTTTTATACAAAATAAAACGCCTCCTTTCTTTCATTTAGTTTATCAAATATAAAGAAGGTTGTCGAAAATAAGTTAAAAAAATTAAAATTTATTGCAAAATGTTAAAAATACCCAAAATCTGTTCCCGGCACGGTTAAATCATTTATATGAGACTATTGACCTTGATGACCCATCTGTTAAGTCTATGATTTATCAGGCTATCTACAAGGAAAATAGTTGGACATCATTAAAGCCTAGCCGGTTCTTATTGTTACGATTGTTTGATGAAACTTGCAGTAATCACTTTGAATTTTTCGCTTTATATAATAGTTCTTGGAGTAAATTTAAAGGTGTTTATGTGTTGCAAAAAAAGCGAGGATTTAGGCACTTTTTGCACAATAAACACGAAAAAGAGCTGATGGTGTTAGTCCGGGCTGGATTTATTTCTAGAAAGAAGAATAAGCTTTTCTTGACTCAATCAGGAAAAGAAGTTCTAATCAAAGAAAAAAATCGCAAGGGCCGTGCTGCACTATGGCGAGAAAGCTTTGGCGAGAACCGATTTGACTTTAATGAATTGGAAAACAATAAAGAGTTTTTCTTTAAATCCAAGAAAGTCACAAAGAACAAAAAGGCAGGACGTAAAAACAATCGAAAGAAAAGAAGGGTTGCTTGACTTTAAGGTTGTCAATGTTTTAAATTCTAATAAAATGAAAAGAGACCGAAAGTCTCTTTTTTGTTTATTTATAACTCTCAAATAAATCTGCTATACGTTCCGCCACCTTCAACGCTTGAATAGTATCAACAAGAATGAACAATCGTTATAATATTCTTTGTAAAAAATTATTTTACGAAAAATTATTTTATTTTACAAAAAGGAAAGGAGTTTAACCAAAATTATGTTAAACAAAATGTTAATCGAAGCGGCCAAGAGCGCTTTGTGGAGCTTTGCCAAAAATATTTGTTCTTTTAGTGTTGTTTATTCTGGTGTTTTTGTTATTAACTCAATCACCAAGAAAAACATTAACTGGATGCAACAAATGATTTATGTTCAATATGCTTTACTGGCGTTTCTTGGTCTCACTACACTTAATGTAGTTTTTCGTTTGATTGTTTTTATATATAAAACAAAAGAAAACAAAAACACAATAGATAAGAAAATTATGTATCTTGAAATGTTTATGCCAAAATTTGAACGTTTCATATTAAGCATCTATCTAATTAGTGTGGCTACTTTATTGAAAAGTTTTTCTAGTATTTCTATGGATTTCTTTTTCATCTCTTTATTTACTCTTGTCATTGTATCTTGGGTGATACTTTTTTATTACTTTAAAAACATTGTACAAAAGCAGATAGAACTTTAGTTTGGTTTCATTTCTTAAAAAGAACTAATTAAAGTTACCATATTGACAACTACATTATCAAATGATAATATAGTTATGCAATCAATTTATATGTAGAAAGAAAAGGTGAAGAATGAAAGTTCAGGAAGTAGAGAAAAACCTTGAATGGTTGTTCTTTGAATCAGAAATCCCTCCTAAAGAAATTCAGGATGCTACGGGATTTCCAAGCTCGAATATATCGAGTATTAGGAGCGGCCGTAGAAGTATAGAGAATTTATCGTGGAAAACAATAAAAAAACTTTGTAATTTCATTAATACAAGTCACAACAAATATAGAAAGGATGTCTGATTAATAATGAAATTGGTTGAATTGATTGTAGTAATGGTAATTATGGGTATGCTTGCAGCATGGGCAATGGCCTCAATGCCGGGTATGCCTGATATTAAGGAAATTACTACAGATATGCCTACTCCGCCTAAAAAACTGGATGAGAATACAGTTCAGTTAAGGCAGAATGGTGAAAATGTAAACATTGACTTAGATACTGGAGAAGTTATCAGTAAATAAGTTAAAAGCTCAAAAGCTATTTTTATTTTTGTTTTATTTTATTACTACATATTAGTAAAATAAAATCGTGTTCATTTGTTTTGTGTTTAAGCTAAATTAAATTAAATTATATATAAAAGGAGAAAAATCAAACATGAAAAGCTACAAACAATATCTAATCCAAGGGAAAAAGGAAAAATTCGGAATCCGTAAGACAGCTATTGGAGTTTTGTCTTTGATGCTTGGTGCAAGCCTTATTCTTGCTCCGCAAATCGTTTCTGCTGAGGAAACTGTAAATACTAGCCCGACTAGCTCTCAAACCGTAAATACAGGCATTGATGACTTTAACAGTCAATCAGGTGTACAATTGTCTGATGCAGTTAAAAACTCACCACTGCCGGCTAATGTTCAAGACAATCGTGAAATTGTTGAAAATAACGATTACACGCGCGTGAACGCAGCTAAACGCTCTGCCGAGGTTGATGGAGCAACAACAAATACAAATTTGTCTACGACTAAATATGTTGACGGAAGTTATACTGAATTGGTAAACAATCTTAACCAAAACGGTTTTACAGTTGAAGAAGTTGAAAAAGAAGTTCCATCTGACCAAGCTTCTCTTGAAGCTGTAAAAGAAGAGTCTAAGCAAGAAGCTGAAAAGATTAAACAGCAACTTATGGAAAAATGGTCAGAATACGAAAGGATTCGCGAAGAGAAAAGAAATATTAATAGCACTGCCTATGAGCGGTTCAATATTGACCAAGAAATGAAGAAAGATTATGAAGAACTCATGAGTTCTAAGGGTGATGCTATCCGAGAAGCCATGAAGAATCAAAATCTACATCTTGGGAATGAAGAAAATGCAAGGGTTGCTATCACTGGTGAAGTTCGTTATCTGAGCGAAGCAAAATCAAAAGAGTTTGAGAAACCAGCAAATGAAGTTGATTATTCAAACCTTCGTTTCCAAAAACTTGCAAAAGTTACACGAAATGATTATGTATCTTCTCAATTGGGAGATACAGGTGTGCAGCGCGTGGTATTTCGTGAATCTGACCGTATAACAGCTACATATACCAATCTATCTAACAGCTATATGATTGTTGATGGCGAAAAGAAAAAGATTGCTAAGATTGTTCGGACATTCGAGTTACAAAGAAGCTTGGGTTCTAATCATAATGTGATTGCTGAAGTTGATGCAAATCCTTATAACGGTGTTTTATTCGGTTCAGATGTTGCGCGTGGCGGTACTCAACGCATTGTAGCTAAGTCATATTACTATGATGAAAATGGACAAGAATTGGACGAAAATACAGGAAAAACCTTGTATGCTGTCCACGAAATGTATCGTTATACTGTTCATAAAGAATATGGTACAGGCCACCGTATTTCAAACGAGAATAAATTTGTTGCTCACATTGAATATACGGATGCCAATGGTGAAACGAAAACTGTTAATGAGGTTTTAAGTCCAGAAGTACAAACTGGAGAAACATATGTAAAATCAACTAAGCTGTACTCACCAAACCAACGTGTTCGAGTGTTCCGAAATGTTTCTCATTATGATGAAACAGGTGTGCCAGAGGGTGATGAAATCACCAGCACCTATGACGGCTTTAACGAGCTAAATTCCAGAGGTGAAACAATTGGTAGATTTACAATCCTCAATGGGAAAAACATTTTCTTTGAATCAGCGGAATTGAGATATACACCAGAGCCAATTCTGTCTCCGGGCGGACACTGGGAGAGTATTACTCTCAACCCAGCCGATAAAGCAGTTCAGATTCCGGGTTCAGGAGTAAAAAATTTCAGCGGAACAATTAATCCGGAAACCGAAAACTTCTATAACCTAAATAATTACTGGACTAAAGGACGCTACAAAGTCAATTCTAGTGAATATAAATTAGGCTGGAATTCTCCAGACAAACCTAATTATTATTACGGTTCAGGAGCTTTTATCAGCCGAGGTAAAGGAATTACATTGAAAGTGGATGGTGATTTTGGGTATGGTGTGTCTCAACGTTTCCGACTTTCAACAGAAATTTATCTTCCGAAAGAAGTTAAAGGCAGCGAACACGCAAGTGATTATTACTCTAAAACACCAAACCCAACTGTTCGTGTAACACGCTGGATGGCTAATTTGCCAGAAAGCACATTGACAAAATCTGAATTCAGTCAGGTATTGACTTTTGCTAATACTAATGGTGAAGAAGTGCACGCGCCAATTGTAAGAAATTATACATTGCTGCATGTGAAACCTGCTGACCACGGTGTTAATGAGTTTGGTTTAGGGCCATCAGAATTACCAGTCTCAGGTCTAGAAAATCCATTTGGATTTGGAGGGCCACAACAACCAAGAGTAACACCAAAATCTCTTTACTATGATTTCTTGTTGACTAAAGAAGAAGAAACAGAAGTATACAAGAACTTCCATGAAAGCGGTGAGATTTACTTCATGCGTAACGGAGAAAAAATTACTCCTCACGAAATGACTGACCATTTTGAATGGGATGGTGATGAAAATGCAGAACATAATCCTTACACTCCGGGTGTCTACACTCCTGAGCAAACTTTGCCAACTGTAGAAAATAATAAATTAGCCGGCTTCCGTATGCTGCTTGAATACAAGGGCAACAAGAAGTGGACAGGCGTTGTTGGATTTACAGATAAAGAAGTTCAAAACGGTGTAACTCTTCCTAAGTCATGGGTCGGAGAAAATCCTGCAACAGGCCTTACTATTTCTCGCCAACATTTCATTTATGAAACAACGGCAACACCAGAAACACACGAATTACCTACAGATGCACCATCTGTAACACCAGTTATGCGTGAAGTTACTCGTTTTGTTCTTGTAAATGAGCAAGGTGAAGAAGTAGAGGTTGCAGAAACCCAAGAGGGAACACTGCCAGCGCCTAGCATTATTGGAAGCTATCAATTTGACCACACTACACCTAATGATGGAATAACTGGAATTACTACTCATTACTATGTGAAAATCCAAACCACTGTTCCTAATGAAGCTCCAAAAATGACCGGAGAAGTCTCTGATGTTACTCGATTTGTAACCGTTGGGGAAAATGGTGTGGAAGAAGAAATCGCTCCATCTCTTGAAGGTATTCATGAAGCTCCTGCATTTCTTCAAAATGAGAAATATCATTATTCTGGTCAAACAAAGGTTGAAGATGGTATTCATACTCATTACTATGATGCAGTGAAAAAAGATAAGCCAATTGATGCTCCAACTGTGAATCCTGAAATGCAAGAAATTACACGTTTCTTGGTAATTGAAGAAGATGGCAGCTTTAGTGAAATTCGTGATGAACAAAAAGGTACATTTCCTGCCCCTATGTGGTTGGGTGATGACTTCCACCAATACTTCTTTGACCACACTGATGCCAATGACGGTGTGACTGGTATTACCACTCACTACTATCATTATGTAAAAGGTGAAAAGCCTATTGATGCACCAAGTGTGACACCAGAAGTTCGTGAAGCTACTCGTTATATTGCTGTTACTGATAATGGTGAAATTGAAGTGAAACCTGCTGAAGAGGGCACTCATGAAGCTCCTATGTATGTAGGCAGCTTCCAATATAACGGTAAAACTGTCAAAGAAGATGGAGTTACAACTCATTACTATGACCGCTCCGTTTCAGAAGTTCCTGAAAATGCCCCTATTAGTGATTTTGGTGCACTTAATGTTACTCGTTTCGTAACGGTTGAAAACGGCGTAGAGCGAGAAATTGCTCCTACTGTCAAAGGAGTTGTGCTTGCTCCATTGTTTATCGGAGAACGTGAGGAATATGTCTATTCTAAGCTGACGACAGTAGAAGACCATATCTCTACTCACTATTACGTCCGCGTTGAAAAACAAGTACCGGGTGATGCTCCTATTCATGAGTTGCCAGAAAAAGTTCTAACAGAAGTTCCATCTGAATCTCCAATTCACGAACTGCCGGAAAAGGTATTGACTGAAATTCCGGGCGACGCTCCAATTCATGAGCTGCCAGAGAAAATCCTTACAGAGATTCCATCTGATGCGCCTATTCATGAAATTCCAGAGAAAGTCTTGACCGAAGTGCCTAACGAAGCGCCGGTTCACGAACTGACTGAATTAGTTGTTACCGAAGTTCCAAAAGACGCTCCTGTTGTTGAATTGGAAGAACTAAAAATCCCAGAAGAACCTAAGAAAGACGAAACTCCTGCTCCTGCACCATCAGTGATTAAGACTGAAGTTCCTAAGAAAGAACTTCCAAAAACTGGTCAAACAGAAACAGGAACACTTCAAGTTCTTGGAGCTATTCTTGGATTGGTTGCTTTAGGATTAACAATAAAATCTAAAAAACAAGAAGATTAGATTGAAATGAATTTTAAAGAGGAAAGATTTTATCTTCCTCTTTTTTGTTTTGTGTGATATAATAAATTTATAAAAAAAATAAAAGTCGAAAGGAAAAAAAGAAACATGACTAAAGAAGAATTAGATGAGAAAGAATTTGACGAGCAAGAGGAAGAAGCTTTAGATATATTAGCTGATATTGGTGTTCCATTTGGTCCATGTGGTGAACCTCTTGGGATTTAATTAATTAATATTCAATAGAAAAGAGATGTAAAATAAATTGTTTACATCTCTTTTTTGTTTTATGCTTCAAAAAATGATAAAATGTAATATGCTATAAAAAATAAATAAAAGTAGGTAAATTTTTATTATGAAAAAAGAATTGAAAATGGCCTCTCTATTTTCAGGAGTGGGGGGTGGACTTAGGCTTCGCACAAGCAGGTTTTACAACTGTCTATGCCAATGAAATTGATGTATATCCAGCTCAAACGTTTGAAGAAAATTTTGGCATAAAAGTAGATGTGAGAGATATTACAACTATAGAAGCATCAGAATTGCCGGACCTTGATGTCTTGCTTGCTGGTTTCCCTTGCCAAGCATTTTCCCTAGCAGGCAAACAATTAGGATTTAGTGACGCTAGAGGAACTTTATTCTTTGATGTTGCTAGAGTTATATCTGAAAGAAAGCCTAGAGTTGCGTTTTTTGAAAATGTAAAAAACCTAGTGTCACATGATGAAGGAAGAACTTTCTCCGTGATTACTAGAACACTAGAAGACCTTGGTTATTATATATCTTATAAAGTGATGAATTCAGCCAAATATGGTAATATTCCACAAGGACGAGAACGAATCTATATTGTAGCCTTTAGAGACATTGAAGACTTCAATAACTTTACAATGCCTGATGAAATTCCACTAACTACAAAACTAGATGATGTTATTGATTTCAAGAACCCTGTTGATGAAAAGTATTATTATTCTAAGAAGAAAAATAAATTTTATGATAAGTTAGAGGAAGGAATAACAAGAAATGACAGGATTTATCAATGGAGACGAAAGTACGTCAGAGAAAATAAAAACGGATTAATTCCAACTTTGACAGCCAACATGGGCACGGGTGGCAGCAATGTTCCTTTGATTTTAACTGAAGATGGACGGATTAGGAAACTAACCCCACGAGAATGTTTCAATGCCCAAGGCTTTCCAGAAGACTATAAATTCCCTAATCAAAGCAATTCCAGATTATATAAACAGGCAGGCAACAGTGTTTCTGTGCCAGTTATAAAAAGACTAGCTGAAGCTATTAAAGACAGCCTACAATAATTACAAGAAGAGATGTAAAAAAGCATACATCTCTTTTATTGTTGACTAAAGTATACAGGTAGTGGTATAATAGAACTAACCTATAAAAACAGTGAGGTGCTATATGATTATTGATACAGAAAAAGTTAAAGAAACACTATTTAATGAAAATATACCAGTTAGACGATTGGCAAAAGATACCGGAATTGGAGCATCAACGATTTCACAGATTCGTTTAGGCCGAAAGCAATTTAAAAATCTTAGGGAAGAAACTCTTGAAAAGGTTCAAGACTATATAAATGAAGCTAATAATCCAGAAAAAGGAGATTGGTAATGAATTTTAAAGAATTTTCATCTATTTTTAAAAGTTTATTCAAGTTTTTAGGTGTGACAAAATCAGAGTTTAAAAACTCATCTGGCGGAGTAAAAATTAGCTTCGGCCCAGAAGTGGTTGTTATTAGTCATAAAAACCAAGAACAAATTGTTTATCCACTAGGAGCTGACTTAAACAGTATTGAAGATACTTGGGAAGCACCAATCACAAACATTGCTCAACTTGTAGAAGATATGTCTTCTAAATTCTTTTCTTTACCTTTAGTTGGAGAGTTTAGATTCTTAGTTTCTGCTGATTCTCTTTATTTAGAAACAGATAAGGGAGAAATCTGTCTAAGCGATGATTATGGGTTCTTTCAATCAGATAAAGGGGCTTTGAAAGTTATTCCTGAGTTAAAAGAAGAAACATCTGAGGCATTGAGTGACTTCCTTATTGATTATAAGTTTATGGATGCAACTGATGGACTAAAAGAATTTAATCAACGTGCTCAATTTTTGAGTAATTTTGTATTTCATGATAACAAGGTCTTTTCTTTTTCTAATGGACAAACAATTCGTTGGAAATACTTGAAGCATCCGTACTCTAATAAATATATTGAACGGTCTGAGTTTGTTCACTTCTTGTCTGAACTAAAAGCTTCTAAAGAGGCGCGTGTTCAGATGGCCTTTAACAAAAATACGATTGATATTACTGTTTTCTATAAGAACTTAACAGTTCAAAGAAACTTTAAGCTGCTTGATTTACCTGAATTGTTTGTAAAACAAGCTAATTTATCATCTTTATTCTTTGGAGCTGGTGATTCTGAAACTGAAAAAATGGTTTTGCTTGATTTGTCAAGCATTGATAGGTTCTTAAATGCTCATGAAAAAACAGGTACAAAAAATGATGGTTTGTACGCTGTTATGGATTTTAAAGAAAACATTCTTTATGGCTGCAAAAAAGATAAAGTCTTAATCCCATCTAGGCCATTGCAATATCAGGCAATGAATGGTTTTGATGTAAGTCAAGAAAAACCAGTTGGTCTTTCAACTTATATGCTGAGACATATGTTGAAGTATAAGAATATTGAATATTTAAAATTGTATTTCCCAGAAGTTCAAGAAAATCAAGTATTGATTAATTCTAGGAGAAGTCATATCTTTGTCAAAATCGGTAAAAATATGTTCATTACTGTAGCTTTAAGACACATCTGGAATCTTCCATTCACTGTACTTGATGACATTCAAAACCGTGCATTTCTTCGTAGTTTTGGGGCTAAAATTGGACGATACAGACAAGAACATGACGAAGAAGATGTCAAACAGTTCATTGAGCGTTTGAAGCAAGAGTTTTTAATGACTTTCTCTTATGCCAAAGCTTTAGAGGAAGAAGAAAAAATTATTGAAGAAGAAAATAATAGAAAGAAAGGATAATTAGTAATTAATATGACATTAGAAAAAAATAAAGCTGTTTTATCAAACCGTTTCTACATTGAGGCATTACTCAATGTAAATGGATTTCAAGTAGAAAATATTGTAAGTGACCAAAATACTTATGATAATCATAACTCTTATCACAATCCGGCTCATATGTGGTCTGTAGCTGAAAGATGCTTAAACAATCCTCTTACAGCTTCATTCCCTAAAAATGAAATTGTTTGTTTACTTCTTGCAGCTTTGTATCATGATGCAGGTTATGATAAAGATAAATCAGAAGTAGAAAACTTAGATACTGCTGTATTTGTATTTGAACAATCCTCAGCTTATTATCTGCTTGATTATGCTGACAATAAATTAATTCGAGATTTGATTTATGCCACAGATAATCGCAAAATTGGGAAACTAGGCTCGGAAGAAGAGTATAAGACATTGAAGTCTATCTTAAAAGATGCAGATGTTTGCCAAACTTTAGGAGAAGATGGTGAGCTATGGATGAATTTGTTATCTGAAGAAATGGGTGTGGATATAGATATTCAATCCACGAAAAAATGGTTGTCCTCGTTTGAAATGTTGACTGATGCCGGGCAACAAATGAAAGATGATTTCATGAGTATTGGTTAATTAATTTAAAATATTTTTTTAGAAAAAGATTGGTCGTTTTTGAAAAACCAGTCTTTTTTGTTTTATAATAAAAGATGTAAAACTTTTTACAATTATTATTTTTAAAATTAACAAAAAGAAAGGCTCTCATTTATAAAGATGAGATACATGGTAAACAAAAATGTCAAAAAAAGAAGAATTGAAGTTTTCAAACATCAATATCGCCGATAGAGCAATCATGATTATCAAAAGCTCCATTGACACTCGTAAAGAAGCATATAAAGAAGCAGCCGCTGAGTTTCAAAATATTTTGAACTCAGGTATCATTCGATACGTTAAAATCCAAAAGTTTGGTGAAGGGCTTTTGGAGGCCACTCAGCATGACAACGATTTAATCGAAGTTATGTTTGACTTCTTACATGGAAGTTTCTATGAATTGGAAATTGGCAAGAAACCAACTGTTTCTTGGACTGAATTCCAATATACAGTATTGATTGACCCAGAAACAGCTTATATCCATAAGTTGGAGCTGGAAATTGAAAATGGCATTTTGGTGGGTATTTCACATACTGTGAAATCAGCCTAAAAAATATTTAAAAAAAGATTGGAATTTATGAAATTTCGGTCTTTTTTGTTTTATAATACTTTATGTAACTAATTTTAAAACAATATTTTTTCAATATAAGGAGATTATTATTATGGAACTAATTCTATTTTCTATTGGCGTTTTCGTTTACAGCTTGCTATTTTTGGCGCTTTCGCCAAAAGCAAGACGTATTTCTTTAGGTTTCATTGTTGTATCATTCATTGGAGTATTTTTGACAATGATTACTGATTCAGATATTGCGCGAGCATTGGCTTGCTCAACTATCAGCTTGGCTTTGGTGTTTCCTTTTGCCATCAAAGACGGCTTGCTTTCAGATAAGACTGAAAATGCAAATGAATATTAATGAAAAGGTGGATATTATCCATCTTTTTTGTTTTATAATAAAAGTTGTAAAACATTTTATAATATTTACAGTTTAATAAAAAGGAGAATGTAAAAATGAGATTGAGTATAACAGCTTTACAGAATGACAAAATCAACATGAGCAGCATCTTTTATCAAGCCATGATGAAGATGATTCAAGGCTTGGATTTTGAACTGGAAGAATATGAGGTTGTTTATCTTGAAGAACCTCTAATCACAGATTTCTACTGGGAAATTAAGTTCAGCCATAGGAACTTTGAGTACAAAGTTGCCTTAAAAGAAGATTTTGACGCTGCTTGCAACGAGCCATATTCAGGAATGATATATAAATCCATTTTTGAATGTGATATTCTGGGAGAAGATAACAAGACACACAATGTCGTTATTTTCATGACAGATAATATGTCTTAGTAAAAATAAAAAGGCTTAAAAAGCCTTTTTTGTTTTGTCATTAATTCGTAATAAAATTTGACAAATGAAGAAATCTTAATATAATTGTTAATGGATATAAATGTTTGAATTAGTGATAAAATAAATCAAATGTTTTGCCAAACAAAAATTAATTAATTAAATCAATAATTTATGAAAGAGAAGGTTTTATTCATATGAATAAGAAATTTCGATTGGCTAGTTCTCTAGCACTTGCTGGTATTGTTGGGCTAGGTTCTGCGCAAAATGTTTTTGCTGCTGAAAATACTCCTATTGTAAAACAGGAAAATTCAGCCACTACAACCACATCAGATGCTGCAAACCCTACCACAGATAAAACAGCAACGCCAGATAAAGTAACCACAACTACAGATAAAGTAGAAGCTAAAAGCACTGACAACTATATGGACATTGTAGGCAAGGATGTTAAGGCCCAACCAACAAAAGAATCCGAAGATACGGCTGCTGTTCGAAAAGAAATCTTTGGTGATAAACCACAAGCAACTGTGCAAACATCTGTTTCTACAGCTCCACTAAAAGCACCATCTGCAAAGCCTGCAACAGATACAAATGCTCAGACTTCTACTCCTGCACCTGCTGCCCCTAAAAAGGTACAAACAAGCATTTCTACAGCTCCATTGAAAGCTCCATCAGCAGCGCCTCAAAAGGATGAAGCTAAAAAGACTGATGCAGAACAAAAAAATCTTTATTTGACATCAGACGAACAAAACTTTTATGTCAAAACAGATGACAATGTAAAAGCTTTGACAGTTTTATTCTTCAACAATAAGCCTGCCACTGCTGACAAGACTAGCAATGTAACCAATGTTAAACTTTTCCGCAACCCAAAAACTGGTAAGCTTGATTACATTTTTGACCATTTCAGAAAAGAAGCTGAATTTGTTAAAGATGGATTCAAATTTGATGAAGCAACTGGAAATATCACAATTTCTAAATCTATCGTTCAAAAAGGTAAGGTTGAAGTTGTTGTTCTTCGTAAGGTTGGTGGAACTCTACTAGAAAAGCTAGATAAAGATGCTACAACTGTCAAGTCTCAAAAGGACAATGTGAAAGCTAAGGAAGTTGAAAAGCCTGCTGAAAAACCGGTTGAAACTATCCGAGAATCAGTTTTTCCTACCCCTAACGAACATCTGACTGATAAGCCAGAACCAAATGAGCTTCCTAAAAAGCCAGTAGAGAAACCAGTAGAAACACCAACTACAGAAAAGCCAAATCTGGAGAAAAAAGAAGAAACTCCAAAAGTAACAGAAACTCCAGAAAAAGCTCCTGAGAAGAAAGAAGATGATGGTGATAAATCAAAAACACCAGCAACCCCATCAGAAACTCCTCAAAAGCAAGAAGTTGGTAAAAAGGAAACTCCAAAACCAACAGTAGGAAACAAAACACTTCCTAAGACTGGTGCTGAAGCTATCGGTATGCAGTTTGCAGGAGGCTTGGCTGCCCTTGGACTAGGTAGTGGAACATTGTTCAAACGCCGCAAGAAATAATAATAAAAAAGACTAGAAATAAATAATTCTAGTCTTTTATTTTGTGTCTTTATCTAGTTTCATAATAATCTTGCGAGCAATTTTATAAATAACTGGAACTGTAACAGAATTACCTAATTGTTTGTAGGTCTGTGTTTTGCTGCAAGGAAAAACAAAATCTTCTGGAAACCCTTGTAGTCTAGCACATTCTCGTTCAGTTAGTTTTCTAGGATTCTTCCCATCTTGTTCTAAAAGAATTTCATTCCCATCCTTGCAATAATGAGCAACCAAAGTTCTTGTGTATTCAGATTTAGGATTGACCAAGGAATAACCAAAACCTTTACCAGATTCCTGATTCCGCTTCTTTCTGTTTTTGAGACCTTTCCATGCTTTGTCAGATATAGTGTAGTTATCTGAAGCATGTTTTTCTAAAACATCTCCCAGAACAGCTTTTTTAAAAACTTGTAAATATCCCGGTTTCTTTAGTTCTTCAATAGGGAAATCAAAGATAGAAGAATTTAGAACTACTTCTTTTAAAAATCCAACAATATAGATACGTTCCCTATTCTGAGGGATGTTGAAATCTTTTGTGTTGAGGATTTTATAATGAACATCATAACCCAACTCATTCAATGTCTCTAAAATAACTTTGAATGTATTGCCATTGTCATGCGCTATAAGGCCTTTTACATTTTCTAACAAAAACGCTTTGGGCCTCTTTTCTTTCAAAATCCTAGCGACATCAAAGAATAAAGTTCCTCGAATATCTTCAAAACCTTTCTTTAGTCCGGCATGTGAGAAAGCTTGACAAGGAAAACCTGCCAAGAGAATATCGTGGTCAGGAATATCAGATGCTTCTATCTTAGTAATATCCCCCCCCCGGTTCAGTTCCAAAATTTGCTTGATATGTTTGTCTTGCAAATTTATCTATCTCGCTAGAAAATACAGTCTCCGTCCGATTGGTTTGGTCAAAGCCCAAACGAAGACCACCAATTCCAGCAAATAAATCAATTGTTTTGTAACGATTCATATTTTAAACTATTTTTCTCCTGTTTTCATTTTTATTTCTTGCATATTTTTCTCCTATTCATTAATATAAAATAGAGTTTGGGTTGAAAACTTGTATATAGATAGACTTTGTTTGTGCTGTCCAGATTTTATAATCAGCAGGAGAATGATTTTTTTGAATCTCTTCACAAACTAATAATAAAGGTGAAAGCTCTTCTGCTACTTTTTGAATTTTCAATTTTCCCAAAACTTCTGATTTTGTATAAATTTTTGATTGATAATTTTCTAGTTCAGTAGATTCTACTTCATCTGAAAGACTACTTACTTTATAATATCCAGAAGCTTCTTGATAGGCTCTATCTAGGCTCGTAAAAATCCCTAAATTACTAAAAGATGTTTTAGGTAAAACTACTACGGCACTTGAACTAGTAAATTCTATTTTTTCAGATACTAAATATAATTTCATTATTCTTCCTAAACAAAATTGTCAGTTTTGCCTATTCGTTACTGAAAATAAGACAGAGCTGTTTTTTGTCTAATCCTTTCCATTTTTCATTTCTTCTAAGCTGATATGTTTGTGGTATTTTGAAACTTCTTCTTTGGAGAACTCAAACACGCGCCACTCTGGCTTCTCATAAGTTTCACCATTAAATGAGAATGTTTTTTCTACATTCAACATTTCTTTACGAAGCTTCTCAGCAATTGTTTTTGAAGTATAAACTTGGACTGGCAAATCAGTCAACACAACAAAGATATTTTCATCTTTTGCATAAGTCTCAAACTGACTAATTTGGTAATGTTTGTAATATCCGTAAGAATAAGAACCGCCAAGTTTTTTATTAAGATAGAAAATCTTTCCATCTGTTTCAAAGCCAACAAAATAACGTGTCTTCTGTTGTGCTGCCAACAGTTCTTGTGCCTTGTTGATGACTTTGTAATCCTTGTATTCTTCTAATTCTTTATCAGATAGACCAGAAACCCATTTTTCATAAGTTTTGGCTGACCGTTTAGTAAGAACCTTAACTCCATTAAGAAGTTTGAAAGAAGAAATAAGGCCTAAGTCATACAATTTAGAAGAAACTAACAGACGTTCTTTTTCCTCTTGTTCTTTGAGTTTTTGGCTGATTTCTGCTAACACAGAAGCCATATAGGCAAAGTCAACACGAACACCTTGAACAGCATAATCGCCGATTTGTTTTGAAGCTAAATAATAATCAATAACGGTTGAATTGAATACCCAAGTTAAAATAAATTCATCTTCATCAATTCTGAAATTAGGCGTTTTTTCTGAATAACCGTTTGCACTTACATAACGAATCTCAGTAAAGTCAGGTTTGTATTCAATGTCTTTCATAACATTGAAGCCTTTGCTGACCGTTGCTCCATAGGTTGTTACTCTGTCCTTACTCTTGCCTCGGCTGGCCTTGAATTTACGGCCATCAACCTCTCCATCTGTTAAAGTTTGAGGAATATAAACCGTATCATTCTTTTGAACGAAGTCATTAACTTGTTTTACAATATCAGCAAATGGAAGATATGGATGACTCTCAATTTGTGCATCAGCGTTAGAAAATACCACGTATTGGTTGAATTCTAGACCTGCAATATCTTTAGGTGGAGTAGGTACGCTCAAAAGGTCTCCACGTTCTAAAAGTCCAAGAATTAAGTTAAAAATGAAGTAACGTGATGCAAGTAAGTCTTTGTCCAGTTCTTCACTAACTGAGCGTGATGCAAAGCTGTTTTCGGTCAATTTGACTTTATTAGCATCACACCAAGCAAACCAGACATTTTCATTGTTTCGGACAATAATTCCAACTTGATTAGCGTGGAATTTTTGTGAATAAGTTAGTTTATGGTCTTTGTTTAAAGAGTAATCCTTGTTGTTGCGAGACATCTTAACAAAAGAAATCCCTTTTTTGGATGGCACTAGATAATTAAGAGCTGCTGGTGATGAAGAAAGCAACTCTTCAACACTTTTCACTTCTGGAATATTTGTAAGCAGAGAAATACGAGGAAGGTCTTCATCCAAGAAATACACTTTTTGATGAATAGATACAGGCGTTTCTAGTTCTGCCTGAGTTCCTTGCAGTAATTGCTTAAATTCTACTGGAGAACCTAAACGGTACTCTAGGGCGTAAAGGTCTGCTGATTTAACAAAGAGCTTTTGCTGATTGAGTTCAATTTCTTGTTGCAGTTGCTCCCGGATAGCAGCTTGCTTTTGATACATCTCTTTCAGCATTGATTCAAGTTCAGCTTTTTTAACCTCAAATTCTTCTTTCATATCTGCCAGTTCAGGAACATCAAAAGAATCAGCAAGAGTTAATTGATTCATTTGAGTCTTAATGTCATTAGATATTGCCAGAGCATTATTTTTACTTTCTTCAATAGCAAAGCTTGTTGTTCCTGTGTTAGAATTGTTTTCTAGCTCAGATTGATATAGCTTTACCCAATCTTTCAGAACTGGTATTTTGAAGCCATTAACAGAAATCACATAAAGATTATTTTCACTTAAATAGTAAGGGTATTTTATACTTAGATTATCCATCAAGTGTTTATACCAGTCTGTTGGCTTGGTTACTTTGATTTGCTTGATTTTGCCTGTTTTTACGGCCTCAAAGCTAAAATCACCAGACCATTCTTCTGTTTTAAATCCTGTTTCACATACATGAATTCCATGAGATAGGGCTTTGAGGTCTTGTTGAGGAATAACCTCTTTTAGTTGTTCATAATAGTTGGTTCGGACTGCCCAGTCTTCTTGGTCGATAACAGGAAAATCATTTTTCAGTGTAACATATCCCTGCGGCTTTTTACTGAAAATTGATTCATTTGATAGGTTGTCACGAAACTCCTCGTATTGCGCGTGCTTTTTGTTTAATTCATCATCAAAGGGATTAAGGGTTGAATTGATGTTATTGTATTTCATTTATTTGTTCTCCTAGTTTTTAATCTTTATACTATTGTATCACATTTATCGCAAAAGCGATAGCAAAAACATCAAAAAAACACCTTTTTAGGTGCTTTTTATATATTTTTTGTTATTCTCCTTCACTAGAACAACTTGTTAATAATGATTAATTTCTAAATCTTTGATAGAATTTTCTTCTACGTTTTGCAAAATCCAATTCCAGTTCAACCATTTTGGTTGAAAATTATTTAAGAAGTAAACATTGGTAGTTCCTTCATTGTAATCAAAGACGATTTCAATGACATCATTGCAAATAGTGACAATATTGTTGCTGATGTTATCAGAATTAAATCGTTGATTCCAAAGGCTATAATCACCCTCAGAGTCACCAACACGGTCTAACTCATTCATGAGTCGGCCGTAGTTTTTGTTGGGCAGAGACTCCATGATTTCAACAAAGTTGTCTGAAGTAACAATGTTAATGTCATTTGCAATTTCTTTGAGTGTTTCAATTTTCATGGTTTTATACCTACCTTGACTTTCTATAATCAAGGCCTTTCTTTATATTGTTTTAAAATTATTTTTGTAAAATGATTTACACCTTTTATTATACAAGATGTTAGTTTAGATATGTTTACTTTTGGAAACAAAGGTGGTATAATGGGTTTATAAAAATAAAGGAGAAATATTCATGACCTTTGTAAATGAAACGTTGAAAGTCAAAGATGTTTTAGGAAAAAATGAAATTTTACGCATTTTAAAATCAAAAAGAATAACAAGAGCAGCAAAGAAAGCAATGCTGAATCTTGAACTTGCTGGTGAAAATAAAACTGTAATACCTGTCCGTACAATGCTGACCATTTCTGGATATGATATTTATGAAATTTATGTTCATTATCATCCTTACTATAAAATAAAGCCAGAAAAGAAAATTATAGAACTTGATAAGACTTTGAGTGACGAGCGGAAACAATTTCTATTGGCTCATATTTTTGCCAAAGTCGTTATCTTATAGAAAAAGGAGAAAATCATGCTGTATACACTATTAGTAACGCTAAAAGAAACTGGGAATAAACATTTTTTATATAAAAAAGATTGGCGGAAGCTGATTGCTGAGCCAGTTCCTGATTTTGAAAACAAAGACGAACTAAATTTGTTCTTGATGAAACATAAAAATATGATTCGTCTTTACAAAACTAAAAAGGCCACAAATAATATTAAGAATAGTTTGATTTCTCAAGAAGTTAAGAGTATTGATGTCATTGAAGTGAGTGATGAGATGTTACATCCGAAGTTTGAAAGATGTCCTAAGTGTCATTCCACAGAAGTTCTTGTTACAGAATTTGTAAAACATGAAAATGTTTATGATTTTAACTCAAAAACAAATACATCAGCATTGGTTACAGAAATTGGGTTGAGTAATAATTCTCTTATTGATTCATATACTTGTTCTAAATGTAATATCAATCTTGATTTCTTTGATTTTAGTGATTTTACTAAATAATTTTTTATAAGTTATATATTCAAAGAAGAGGATTTAAAATGAAACCAAAATTTAGAGCTTGGTCTAAAGCCGAAAAAATCATGTCAAATGTAAATAAGCTTGATTTTTATAATGGCGTGATTGATGTACTTTCGTTTGAAGCAATAGAGATTGAGAAAGTTGTTCTTATGCAATCAACTGGGTTAAAAGACAAGAATGGCAAAGAGATTTTTGAGGGGGATATTGTTGAACTTTATGGCGAAACTATTTTACCAGTATTATTTGAAGACGGTTGTTTCGGAACTAGGTTTTTAAGCGGTATTACTCCCTTGATGGCAATTGGTTCTGAATTTATTAAGATACTTGGAAATATTTATGAACATCCAGAATTACTTAAACAAACAGTTAAGTTTTAGCAACTTTACTGAATGAAAAAAATTATAGAATATGTTATAATAGATTAAGAAATAATAATTTAAAGGAGAATATTATATATGTCACAAAAACTACGAGGATTTGAATTGGTAAAAGGTGAAACAGATGTCAGTCTGTTGCCACAACGGTCTACTGCACATTCAGCAGGTTATGATTTCATTGCTGCTAAAACAGTTTCTATTGAACCGGGTGAAATCAAGTTAATCCCTACAAATGTTAAAGCTTATATGCAAGAGGGAGAAGTCCTTTATTTGTTTGACCGGTCTTCTAATCCTCGTAAACGAGGTATTGTCCTGTCTAACTCTGTTGGAGTAATTGACAAGGATTACTATGGAAATCCTGATAATGATGGAAACATTCATGCGCAATTCACTAATATTACAGATGAAACAGTAGTAATTGAAGCTGGTACTGCAATGATGCAAGGGGTATTCATGCCGTTCTTGATTGCTGATGGTGATGAAGCTACTGGGCAGCGCGTGGGCGGATTTGGAAGTACAGATAAATAAAATAAATCTAAAAAGGCAAGGCTCTAGTTTAATTAAGATAAATTGAATAGAGCTTGCTCTTTTTATAAAAAAAACAATAACAAAAGTGAGGTTTTGGAAGATATGGACTGGATTGTCAATATAAATCTTAAAAAAGAAAAAGGAGAGTTCTCTCCACACACAGTATACCGTCAAGTCTATTTTGACATTAATGACAAAAAGGAGGTGTTAAAACAAGTAAAAGAAGACTTCCCTGAATACTTTTCTGAGAAAGTTCCTCAACGAACTTCTAAGGATGAATTCTTTTTCGCTACTGTTTACAAGTTGAATGATTACTGGAAATCCTTTTGGCTAGATGACATTCCCTGTATTGTCTGCCAAAAGAACCCAATGACTAGGTTGGACTTTGAAAACTCTCCTGCATACGGTCATCACCGTAATTACTGTTGCAGCAAAGAGTGTAGAGAAGAATATAATCTACGAATAGAAGCTGACAAAGAAGGTTACGACACTAAGGTTGTAGGCTACATCTATAAAATTACCCATAAGCCAACTGGCAAAGTCTATATTGGTAAAACTGTAAATTTCCCTTTGTGGCGTTGGTGGCAACACATTAAAGCCCAGTCCGGAACAAAGTTTCATGAGTTCTTCAAAGAAAATTCCAGTATATGCGACTGGACTTTTGAGGCTATTGATGTTGTTGAAAAGGGCACACATGAGGATTTGTTGGCCTTGGAAAGTAAATATATTGAAGAATATCAATCTACAGATGATAGATTTGGTTTTAATACGAGAGCATAATCTATCTAAAACTTAAAATAAACAAGGAGAATTTTTAAAAAATATGGATAAAGAAAAAATCAATAAGGTTATTAGTGTTTATAACTATAAAAAACGTTTCTTTCTAGAATTTGATTCAGAACAAGGGGCAATTATTGCTGACAATATTGCTGAATCTTTGGCGCGAAAAGAACATGTAGAGATTTCCTTTGATAGAGTTCCGAAGGTAAGTTTAGACTTTGTTTACTTTATGTTTAGAAAATTGTTGAATGAATATAAATTTTCTGTGGAAATAATTGGTAAATATGTTCATTATACTGGCTTAAATGAAATTACGGAGACTCAGATTGTAAAATCTGTTAAAATTCTTACTAAAATACTTAATTTTAAACTAGGGTGATTCGGTCTAAATAGAAAGGAATTAGAAACAAAAAAAGCATTTGAAAAATATTTCAAGTGCTTTTCTTCTTATATTTTATTCTAGAGGTAAAAATTCAAGAGCAATTTCTTTTCCGATATATTTCTGACCTACAAAAATAACTCGATTTTTAGAATCTTTTATAGTGTCATTAAGCTTATGAGAAAGACAAAGTTCTCTAGATGCTAATTTAATGATTTCTTCTGGGAAATCATCATCCACTTTTTCTAAATCTATGTAATATATGTACTCGTTTGTAGATGCAGCAATCCCCTCAAAGACTCTAATGCGATAAAAAATGTTCCCAATATTGCTGGCAAATATATAATAAGTAACTTGGCCATCCTTTTGTACACTCTGTTGCAGAGGGCCAAACTCCGCAGATAGGTCTCTGATAACTTCTTTCATAATTTTTTCAATATCTAAAACAACATCATCTTCATCATACTTCAGACAATCTTTGAAAATATTATCAATGTCAGAAACATTTGATGAACAATATTTTTGCACATTAAACCATTTGTCAAAAACTTCTTTGAATTTATCTTCAAAGATTTTTAATTGATTTTCTTGGAAATACATTTTCATAAACATTAAATATTGATTTAATGTTGAGTATGAGACAGTTTTGACAAAAATCGGCTGATAACAATTATTGATTAATACTGTATCAATCAGCATCTGCGATTCCAAAGAAACAATAGAGTCTTCTGTACAATTAATTTCTTTAGGATAAGAAATTTTATGTTTGTCCAGAAAATCTTTAAGTTTTATTGGGTTCTCACCTGAGATGATAGTATTTAGTGCTTCGCTCCAAGTGATATGATGATTGTTTGTATTTGATTTAATCATTCACTAAATTCTCCTTTATTATAAAAAAATATTTGTAAAATTAAATTAATTTTTACATGAAATATTATATCAGAAAATAATTTGAATTGCGCGTGATAAAGGTGTATAATGGTTGTATAGCAAATGCTATAAAAATAAAACCTTTTGGGAAAAGGAGTAAAGATGAAAGAATATATTTCACATATTAAAAATATGAAGCCTAAAGCTATTGAGGTGTCTTCTGTAGTTTTTGGCCGATTTGTTTTAGAAAAACTAAATAAACTATTTTTTGATTTAGTTGCAATACTTTGGACAACATATACTATTCGATTTGTTGAAATTGAATCAAATATTTCTGGACTTATCGCTGTTATTTGTACGTTCTATGTAGCAGCACCTATCGTAAATCTATTAAATCATAGAAGTTTTGAAAGATTTACAGTTAATTTTATCAGAGGTTTCCTGTATTCTATTTTGACATTGCTTTTGACAGCGGAAATAAAAGATGCCAATGCAAAGGAAGCTGAAAGTTTGTTTTGGTTTTTCTTAGTATGGTCTATTGTTTATTTGATTGTTAAAAAAGCAATACCTTATTTCTTTAACAAGTATGTAAATGATAAAATTTTAAATATGAATTATTTGAAATATCATATTGGAGAAAATAATGGCTCTGAGGGTGTTAGTGTGTTTATTGATGCCAAAGAAGAAGATGCTAAGAAACGCTTTGAAATCATTAATAAATATGCTGTCAAACCTGACTATCAAGGAATTGTTGAATTATCATTCTTGAAACGTGAATCTAATTCTGGATTCGATTATTCTTATATTTTAAAAGATAAAGTAGAACGAGAATTTACAGATTTTAACACTATTTATCATTTTGTATTTGATGTGTTTCCTTTAGGGATAGATATTCCAGATGCCTTTACTCTAACTAGTTTTTCATTGAGTAACCAAGTGATTTCAATTGCGTCAAGTTTAGAAGTAATTGAATTGCCTGTAGGTATTGCCAAAATGAAATCAAAAGATGAAAAGAAAGAAGATAAATAATGGATTTTGATAAGTACCCAAAAAGCTTCTCTGTAATGTCTGATGAAGCAGCAGAAACATGGAAAACTGAGATATGGATATTGAACGAATATAGAAGTTCTAAGAATGAACTTCACTTTCATGGGTATAATGCAAAACTTGTGCCATTACCAGAATGGAAAAGATTCGATGCTAGTAGTGACTGGTCTCAAAAACGGATTAAAACATGTAAGGAATTTACATCTGATTTTGATGGCCTTGTTTATATGGATAAAGTCTGTGTATCAAATTTAGATAAAGATGAAAGGACGAAAAATAATATGGAAGAGGTAGTGTTTACGGATAAATACTTTTTAGTGAAACTTCTTTATAGGCTTCTAGAAAAACCTTCAAAAGTAAAAATCCAGAAAACTCTCTATCTTCTTTTTGCCTTTTATGGTGCAACTTATGGTCGCCTCCAAGATGATAATAAAGGCGATAATGATTTTTCTGAACAAAGTTATCCAGAAAACTTATTTTTCGCAAACTTTGAAGCATGGAAATATGGCCCTGTAGAAATTGATGTTTATGACGATTTGAAAAATGTTAGTTATTCAGAAATGGACTTAACTGATGATGCGATTGATAATTTCTTCAATACAATAGAATTAAAAAATGTAAAGCTTTTTATTGAAAATATCGTCAATCAAGTTAATAACATTGATGACTTCACCTTGATTTATAGAGTTCATGAAGACAGCTCTTGGTCAAATATTTATTCTCCTGCCACTGATGCTTCTCATCTTTCTATGGATAATTCATCTATTGTCAGAGAATATATAGAAAAATATGTATAGTTATTTTTTAGTCTCTTTTATTCTGTTATTCTGTTGAAAACATTGAATAAAGGAGATTTTTTTATTGACAAATTATAACATAAGTGATATTATAGTCTTGTAAGTTTTTGAGGGGTCGCCCGGCTTCGACAGGCGATTGGACTTCTCAACCTCGCACCGAGTGATGACGTTATCTATCAACTTAAACATAACTGCAAACAATTTTGCTACTGATATGGCTGCCTAAGCATTTGCTTAGATGAAGCTTTACATATCAATTGAATTTATCATATAGTCTACTTAGAATAGTTAGACGAGTACCTGTTTTATGTGCCGGTAAAACAACTACTTCAAATTACGGTAATCGCCTTGAAAGAATTCTCGGATTTTAAGGTTAAATAAGAGATATGAATAGTAGGTTTGTGCATTTACTGTTGTTCAGAAAATAAAAAAATGTAACAGTGCGTAATAAGGTTGATTGGAATGATTGTTTGGACGTGGGTTCGACTCCCACCGGCTCCATTGTTTTATTTTTGGTCTCTTAGCTCAACTGGAAAGAGCAATCGTCTTCTAAGCGACAGGTTACAGGTTCGAGTCCTGTAGAGACTATATGCAAGCTGATTTTGCAGTGTTTCAGCGAGTGTAAAATACCTCTATAACTGTCGATACTTTATTCTAGAGGTACGCCCCGATAACGGTGAGATTTGTTATCATGCCCCACGGCTTTAAGTGGTGACGGCAACGGTTCGTTCAGAATAGTAAATCTGGATAGATAAGGTTGATGAGATGACTCGCATAAAAAGGTTCAATGGTAAGTACAATCCTTTGAGTTGTCAAGAATAAAAACCAAGCTGCTAGTTCTAATTATTTTATTGGAATGAATCCCTTACAAGATGTCAAAGTCTTATAAGGGAATGTTATTTTTTGCAGACAATGTTTTACTGGTAATGGTAGTAACGACTATCCAAACACCTGCTACACATTTGTCTACAGAAGTAAATCCAGTTGTTAAGAAGTACATTTTTTTGACAACAAAAAGCGCAGGCATATCAACTAGAATGTACTAGGTTGAGGCTTAAAAACTTACTGGTTATGTGGTTCTCCAGTATAAGATACCAGAGGTGTTAAGGGTATTGGTTTCTTCGTGGTAGAGATGTGGAGGTGTATTATTCACGCCCCACTGGGTGACAGTTTCCGTGCAGAATAATTGCTAGGTGTCGCATTCGAGCGACAATCGGAAACAGCGTGGCATCATACGCCACACGAAGAATAGTAACGTTAGTCAAGGGTCTAAGACGCTGCCTTTATGATAGAAACTCAGGTTCAACTCCTGTGCAGCGCTTAATTAATCTTTTTTATCAGGAGAAATAAATGTCATATACCTATATTTTTGGTTCAAAAAACGGAAAATGGACAAAACTAAGAGAAGTGAAAAACTCTTGGTATTGGCACATGAATATTTGGCTTTCTTTATGGGGAGAATATATGAAAGAAAAAGAAAATTCAAAAAGTTTTCTTTTAAATCCTTATAGTGAAAATATTTCTAAAGTCTGGGCATTGGCCTCTAATCAAGATGTTCCTGAATTTGAAAGAGCCGTGCTAAATTCCACTTTTGATAAAACTATTATTCGCCGTTCCTCTGTGGATTGGCTCATCAAACAAATTGAAGAATTCGAAGAGAAATATCCTGAAAAGACAAGCGCTAAAGGAATGATAGCCTGCTTCAAGTCTATTATGGCTGATGAGGAATTAAATGAGTATGAAAACTTTTTGATTTGTACCTCTATTGTTTTATATGAAGGACGTTTGAGAACAACACATTCTAAATGCAGCCATAAAAAGGATGATGATAACAATTTTGAATGCGAGTTATATCATGATAACAATGGAAAAGATGGAGAATTGTTATCATTAATAGATGGTGAAACATTTTTTGAGATTAAAGATGCTACTACAAATCCTAATTATGACGGTGTTGTTGTTTCTGGAGATTTTGCTACAATTTGATTCATTAATATGGCAAAAATTAATTAATAATTAACATATATTTACTTTACCATTACAGACCAAGAAGCACTTCTCGTTACCACTGTGACAACAAGGTTTTAGGAGTGCTTTCTTTGTTTCTATGAATATTTTTCTTTTTGTTTTTTTGTGATATAATCGTTATTGAAATAAATACTTCACACAAATAAAAAATAATTAGAAAGGTATTTATTATTATGTTCTCTATCAAAAAAACTGTACTACGGAATGGAGAGGTTGTTCAACGAACAATCAAAAGCCAACATTCTAGTGAAACGGATGCTGTGGCTGAATTGCACGCAAAACTATTTAAAAAAGAAACAATCTTTGGGCAGAAGTTCAAAGAGTTAAAAGAAAATGGAAGATTGATTTATGAGTTGGAGTTGAATTACTGCCCAGCCATAAAGGAAATCATTCGTTATCAAATCATTAGAGAGGAAAATTAAGATTATGATGAAAGCTGTAGTTGTAGCTATGTATGAGGAAGCACGCGCTGCCGTGATGCACTATTCTGGTTCTGTGGAATCTGCTGAAAAAGTTCTAAATAAGCATATAGCTCACTTCAATGACATTTGCACCAAACAAAGAATGTTAGAGCGCTTTCAGCAAATGAATTTTCCGCCAGAAGTTGAGGCAAAACTTTTGTTGCCAAGATTTGAATTGCTAATTATACCAGAAAGCCTATGTCAACGAATGGATAATACTTTTGATAAATCTGTTTTATCAGAGGGTGTTTATCAAGTCGTTCGTGACCTTAGTTTACTGGAAAAACTATAAAATAAATTATATTAGAAAAGAGATATTATAAAAAATATGATGAAAAAAGAAGAATTAAAAGAAAAAATCGTTCAAGAAGTAAAGGCTGCAAAGGCTGAAATTGAAAAATCTTCAAGCGGATTTGCTGAAGAAGACCTCAATGCCATTCAAGTATTCCAAGAAAAACTTGATAAACAATGGCAAAAACTGCAAGAAAAACTTGTTCCTCATGAACAAGAACTGTTGTTAGACATCATTCAATTCCTAGAAGACCATCAGGCATCTCCTGAATTGATTGAATTGCGTGATGAAGTTTATGCACTAGCTAAGTAAAAAACAAATTGTTTTACTGGAATAAAAGAAAGGATTAATTAAAGGAAAATTCTATGGTTAAGAAAAACAACAAAAAGCGTCATTCAAAGAAAAGACGGAATATCAGTGTTCATAAGTTTGAAGAAGAGCGTTTGCTGCTTCATAAAATTGTATTAGATTACAACATTAAAGAAGATGAATTCTTGATGGAAGCTCATGTCATGATTGCTGATAGGCCTATTAATATTAAAGGTGTTATTGCTCCCGAAGCTCTGCCGGACGGAATCCATGTCCATTCAACAGAAAAGAAGAGCAAATTCCTTGATTTAGGTATTACTAAGAAACACATGCCACTCACTTATCAATATATTCGTGATTGGGTGGATTCAATTGGTGATTACTTGGATAATGGTTATCTTTTGTCGGATAGTCAATTACACAAAGAAATCTATTCACCTTTGTATGTTAAGGATGACAGCTTTGCCCAGAATTTTCCTATTAATTGAAATAAATTATTGAATGTGATATTATAGTTATAGATAAGGAGCTGCTAATTCTTATCTATGAATGATAAATTAATGAAGAAAGATAGGCGAATTATTTTGTTTATCTTTCTTTTTTGTATATTTGCGAGAAAAATATTGTTCATGTGGTATCTAAAACAGTATTTCTATGTTGACTATTTTATTTTAAAAAATCTTTATAATTTATTGAAAAAATATTTATAAACTATTGACAAAATATAGTGATGGTGATATACTAATAATGTGCTTGATATGAGAATATCAGGACAAAAAATCCTTTCTACCTACACTTGTTCCTCCTAGCGAGTGTAGGGGTTGTAAAAAAAATAATATTGTAAAATGAATAGGTGAAAGATGTTCCTACTTTTCACCAACTCATGAGAAAGTTAGTGGCTTGCGGAAACATTTCACTAACCACAATTCCCACCAAAATTTCTGGTGGGATTTCTTTTTATCTAAAATGAAATTATGGTATAATTTAATTAATCAAACCAATACTAATTTTTAAAAAGGAATCGAGAGATATGAAAGATAAAGGAACAATTTTTGATGCAGCTTATTACATTCTAAATGAGATTGGATGGACAACATTTATGAACCTACAAAGACTTTGTTATTACGCTCAGGCATGGTCTTTAGCTTGGGATAAATTCGCTTTGTTTGAAGAAGAATTTGAAGCTTGGGCTAGTGGCCCTGTTTGTTCAGAGTTTTACAACATCTTTGAATTACCCAAAGACCTCAATGTCAATGCAGACAAACTTAAACCTTATATTAGTGGATATTGTTTTTCTAAAGATGAAAAAGAAACACTGGACGTTATCATAAAAGATTATGGTGATAAAGAGCCTCATTGGCTGAGTGAGTTGATTAGAAATGAAAAGCCTTGGTTAGAAACAAGGGGAGGTTTATCTCTGAAAGAATCTAGCAATACAATCATCTCAAAGAAAGTGATGTTAGAATATTATTCTAGCTTAATTTAACTTCAACATGAATGAAATTAAACAATCAAGAATGAGAGGTAGAACTTAAACAGTGGGTTCTGCTCTTTTTTCTTCTTCTAATTATTTTTTGTTTTATAGTTTTTCTATGATATAATCTTCTTATCCTTTTTATAGGGATGGTTCATATAAATAAAATAAATTTTGGGAAAAAGAAAGGAAAATTATGGACACATTATCACAATTTCCAACTTGGGTAATCCCAGTTGTTCTTATCATTATTGGCGTTTTGGTCTTACTTGTTAAAGGATATGTCAACGCGAAACCAAATGAAGTTATTGTTATTACAGGATTGCGTAAACTCCGACATCTTCGTGGTAAAGCTGGTTTCATGATTCCATTTATTGAGCGTCGCTCTTATTTGGATATTGAACAATTCTCAACTGATGTTCGTACATCTGAATCTGTTCCAACTAAAGACTTTATTAACGTGCGTGCTGATGCTGCTGTGAAGCTCAAAATCGGTACTAGCGATGAAATGATTGCTAAAGCTTCTGAAAACTTCCTGAATTGGAAAACTACTGATATTTCTGAATCCATCCAAGATGTTCTGGAAGGTAATCTTCGGGAAGTGATTGGACAAATGGAATTGCGTAAGATGGTTAATGACCGTCAAGAATTCGCTTCTAAAGTTCAGGATAATGTAGCTCCTGACTTGGAAAAAATGGGGCTGGAAGTCATTGCCTTTACTGTTCAATCATTCTCTGATGAGGGCGGCGTAATTGATAATCTTGGTATTGAAAACGTTGAAACAATTAAGAAAGATGCCTTGATTGCTAAAGCTAAGGCTGAACGTGAGCGTAAAGAAGTAGAAGCTGAACAAGATAAGCTGGCTAATGACAAACGGATAGCTGCTGACCTTGAAATCGCTCAAAAGCAAAATGAATTGAAGTTGAAGCAGGCCGCTTTGAAACAAGAAGCTGATATTGCTCAGGCTAAGGCAGACGCTGCTAAAGGCATTGAGGCCGAAATTCAACGTCGTGAGCAAGAGCGCGTGGCCGCTGAAGCTAACATCATGAAACAAGAGAAAGAAGCTGAAGTTAAGGAACGTGAAGTAAAAGTTCGTGAGCAAGAGCTGGATGCTAATGTACGCAAACAGGCAGAAGCAGAAAAATACGCTCGTCAACAAGCAGCAGAAGCTCAATTAATTGAGCGTCAACGTCAGGCGGAAGCTGAACTCTTTGAAACTCAAAAAGAAGCAGAAGCTCGCAAGGCCCAAGCCGAAGCTGAGAAGTTTGCACAATTGCAAGAAGCAGAAGCTATTGAAGCTAAAGGACGTGCTGAGGCCGAAGCTATTCGTTTGAAACTTGAAGCAGAAGCGCAAGGTCTAGATAAGAAAGCGGAAGCTATGAAGAAAATGCAGGAAGCTGCGATTACTGAAATGGTTGTTGATAAACTTCCTGAAATCGCACGCGCCGTAGCAGAGCCTCTTACTAAGGTGGATAAAATCACTATGTATGGTGAGGGAAATGCTTCTAAGATGGTTGGTGACATCATGCAGACGATTGACCAAGTGTCGCAAGGTGCAGGATTTGATATTCGGCAATTACTGACTGGTGCTTTAGGTGTCAATATGACTGTCAATAAGTTGAAGCAAGATGAACAGCCTGTGATTGAAGCTGAAGATATTACTTCTGCTGACAAATAAAAATAATATAAAAAAAGACTAGAGTTTAATAATTTTACTCTAGCCTTTTTCTTTTGTGTTAATAATAGTAATAATAACCGTTATACAGATAGGTTCAAACGGTTATTACAAATATTTTATTTCAAAATAAATGTTTTGCACCATCTGATTCTTAATGCTCCACAAGAGTCAGTGAACAACTCTTGTCTTCATTAAAGGTCTCCTACAAGACCCCTAGACCCTCTCTTAAATAATCTTAATCTAAGATATAGGTTTACATGTATTGTAAAAGCAAGTCAACATTGGACACTGACGTTAAATCATTCTTTAAACTCCTTGTATGAAAAGAAAGGTTTTTCCTATTAAGAGATTTGTTTAAGGTTAAAAGTCCTTTCACTAAGATATTGTAAGACCCATTAACGTCTGCGTTCAAGAGGCTACCATCTTTAGATTTATATAACCCTCTGCTAATTCGTTTTCCTGAAAAGATAAAATTTTGATTTTGATTGTTCTTTTCATAGATAGGAATCTCGTCCTCGTCTAAGAAACTAGCTTTAGAGGTGTAAGACTCTTCCTGTTCTAATACTTTTATTCCTCTTATTAAACATTTATAAGTCAACTGAGAAATGAAAGCATTAAAAGGAATTTGTGTGAAAGTTTGTTTATTTTTCTTTCTTAAAGAAACCCCTTGCTTCCAACCTAAATTTTTTCCTACAAAGACTGTTTCAATCGCCATCTCGTCAAAATAAAGTGAAAGAAAAGAAGTGATTTTATGAAGTTCTGATTGAAACCTCAATTCACGATTTTTCCAAAGACGGTGGATGTGCTGACTGGTCTTTTGACTCATTGGAAGTTTAGATTTTGCTTTAGCAATTAAACGATTGTAACCTTGATTAATGCTCTTTAATTTAGAACCCTTTACCACTAGTGGGTTCACGTTGTTTGAAAAGGTAACACTAGCTAGGTTATCAATTCCTAAATCAATCGCTGCATAATTTCCAGTATGTTTTAAAAGAGCTGGTTCTACTTCATAAACAACCTCAATGACAAAAGCTTTTAATTTAGGAACAATACGAACACATTTAGGATTCTTAACCTTAGTTGGGATAACCAAACTAAAATCTTTAGGACATAAAATAAGTTCTCCATTCAACCCCCTCTTTTTAGAAAAGGTCTGATGTGTGAACTCTGCTATATAACGCCCTTTTGTCTTGTGAAGATAGCGAGGCAACTGAGGTTTGCTAGATACACTTGTGTTAGACTTATCATGAAAACACTTTAAGAGTTGATAGTAAGAGCTAATAGAAGAACCAAGGTTCTTTAAAATGTTGGTAGAAACCTTGGAGGGCAACGCCAACATATCACTTTGTTTCTCTTTTCGGAATTGAGAAACTAATTCAATCCAAGACAGTACAGAAGGTTTTTCTTCTTTATTATCACATTTGTTTCGCTCAAAAATGGATTGACGAATTTGATACAGCCCTGCATTGTAAAGATTCTTAGCTTTAAAGGTTAAATCGTCACAGATAGGATATAAGGCATGCCCTTCTTTAATCCAGTGACGTTCGACTTGTCTCATGGTCTTTCTCCTTATTTTTTCCTTTCTTTTAGTTAAGTTCAGTATAACAAATGATAAAAGAAATCGCAACAGACAAATACAAATTGTGTTGGATATATAACGAATTAACCCTTAGAATATATATAGTTTCCATAACCATCTGTATAGCATTGCCAATAACCAGCACCATCAACATAGCCGTAATAAGCAATGTTATCATTCACACCTTTGATAACAACCGGTTTAACTGGTTTTTCTTGCCACTTTCTAAACGCCGCTTCTGGAGGCCCTGCGTAGCCCATAGTTGTGTTTATATCATAAGTGGATGATTTGGTCTCACTTGCTAAAACAGGCATGGCAGAGGCCAAATTAAGGGCCAATCCGGCCACACTTGCAGCAACAGCTACTTTTGTTTTCAAAGACTTTGAATTTATATTCATATAAAAGTCTCCTTTCTTCACATTACATTAAATTAGATTAGTATTTATTTTTGCAACTGAAAAAACAGTTACAAGATATAGTATAAAACATTGTTTAAAATATAAAACAAAAAAGACTGGAAAACTCCAATCTTTCATTTTGTTTATTATTCAATATTCACATCTTCAACAGATTTGTCAGTTCGAATCCCTTTAAAACGAGGGAAACGCAAACTGATTTCATCATTGTTTTGATTCTTGCTGTAAGAAGTATACTGAATTTCTCCAATAGCCCCAAGGTACTTATCTTGATTATTCCAGATTTCATCTCGAAGTTCATCTGTAAGGCCAGAACCAAACTTAACAGGAACACCCTCAAAATCCATAATCAATGCTCCTAGAGTATTTTCATACTTAGTGTATGGAGCACCGGGTTCAAATCCAATAATTTCAAGGTCAGCCGATTTAGTTGGCTTAATCTTTAAGAGGCCATTATGACGTTTACATTCATATGGTGTATCAAGATTCAGCATTAACCCCTCTTCTCCTAGAGCAACCTGCTCATCAAAGAGTTTGTAGATAATCTCTAAGTCATTATAGACATCATTAGATTCCATAAGAACAGGAACAAGTTCAATGCCTGCTGCATCAGGATTGTCCAAGAAAAGGTCATTTAGCATATTGCGGCGGTCTTTATAAGTAAGGATAGATTTCTTATCTTGGAAGAATTCATCTACACCAACAATATCAAATACATGATAAGTCAGGTTAGATTTTTCACCATCTTTACGGATGATTTTAGAAGTTTCGTTAAACCATTCTTCTTTTGGTTTGTCTGATTCTGTAATCAGGATTTCTCCATCTAAGAAAAGTCCTTCTGGGTATACTTTGGCTAGTTTGTTCCAATCAAAAGAATTAAAGATGCTTGTTGCAACATCTGTCATCCCTGCAACTGGTTTTCCTTGCCGAGTAAAGAAGTTTACGTTGACACTCCCACCAATTCTGACCTGTTCACCAATTGTGACAGGTACACCAATTCCATCAAATCCATCAAAAGAAATCTGAGCAAGGGTTCTATGGCCATCTAGTTTTAATGTAATAAATCCTAGAAGACCTTTTAGTTTTTCTGCATCCAGCTTATCAATTGATTTGGCCAGTTGAACTTCAAAAACAGGAATAAATCCTTCTCCATAAACGGCATTGACCGTTTTAGCTGTGACACCTAGTTTCAAAGATTTTGTCACCACTTTTTCAATGAAGTCATGAAGTTCTTCTGGTTGATTTTGGATGTATTGATGAACAACACGAATATCCGCATCTCGGCCAGTGTTATTCACTTTAAGATAATCTAATAAACTTAAAAGATTAGTGATTTTTTGTTCAGAATTTTCTTCATGAATATCATCACTGAATGACTTCCTGCGTTCTAGTTTTTTTGCTGAAATCCCTGTAGTAATATCATTATTTAGCAAGAATTTTAGAAGCTTCTTGAAACGCTCATCAGTGCTGTGGAAACGTAGAACTGTGTCCTTACCAGCTTTGGTTGTTTCTGCCATAAGACTGTCCATTGAGTTTTTGAGGAATTTCAATCCCTCAACCGTTGCTAAAAAAGTTGCCATACTTTTCTCCTTTTTTAAAAATTAAATAATTTATTGTAAAATTTATTTTTTACATTGACTATTATAAGTGAAAGACCTTGTTATTTCAAGGTCTTTATATATATTTAGTTCTTATTGGTATACATCATAGCCGTACTTGTCTACAATGTAGTTTTGGATAAATGATTTTATCTTCTCAAATTTTGATTTGTGCTCTAAAATAGATTCTTTAGAAGCTTTATCTGATGTAAAGTATTGGGCTGAGATATTGAAATGAGTTCTAGTGTCCATATCATTTTCACTGTATCTGACTTGCAATGTGCAAAGACAAAATAGAGTTTTATTGTCTTTATTGTAGCTGAGGAAAATAGGCACATCCTTTGTCTTTTGTTTAGCTCTACGTTCCTCGTTTGCATATTGCCTGTTGATTTCATAGTTGAGGTTATCAAAGTTTCCAGTGTAATCACATTTAATCAAATCCAATATTTCTTTTGGGCATTGATGGATTGTGATAGGTTTGTACTGAGAAAATTCTTCTAGTACATCTTTAGTTTCATTTGGCATGGCCACCTTGGAATAATTGAATTTTTTGTTTTCCTTCTTCTTGATGATTTGCTTCAATTTTCTAATTGCAGCTCTAAACTCAATCACATCTCGAACTTTATTAGCATCTTCCAACATAAGGTCAAGGGTTTTATAGTTTGCTGGTATTTTCTTATAAAACAACTTGAGATTTTTTAGTTTCATTGCAAATTTTGTTGTTTTATAAGTAAGGCGCTCATCATCAGAATACTTATCTTTGTAATAGCTGCTCAACCAGTCATATTCTGTTATTCTCCTTGGATGATTAAATACTTCATTGAACACTTTGTCATAAATAGAAGCTTTCCCCTGACCATGCGTTCTATACCAACCATAAAATCGAGGCCATTCTTCTTTATCTAAAATCAACCAAATTTTAAACAAATAATAGAGGTCTGTAGTTGGAATTTGCTCTATATTTCTATCTGAAATGAGTGGGGAAAATTTCGAGAATTGACTGTATTTTCTCTTGAAAATATCCCTTTTACTTGTTTTTCTTTTTAGACCTGCCTGATGCAAGTCTTCCATAGTCAAGGTCGTATTAAGCCTTGCTCCTGAGCCATCTCTATACAAGAATTCAATGTTTTGCCTTGATAGTTTTACAAGTTCTTCCTGATGTTCTTTTAGACATGAGAATTCTTTTAAGTTTGGGTAAGGAAAGTCTTTAATGAGGTATGTTGATAGACCATCATAGGCTAACGTGTCTGAAAATGTGTTTCTCTTTTGTTTAGTCTTAAATGAAATTCGGTTACTAGTTACTACTTTCATCAAAGAATAAATAACGCTGAGAATTTATTTGATTTGATTGTAATTCAAGTTTAAAAATACCATCATCTGCTGTATACATATTTTCAATACTAGAGCAAACAAGAGTGTCTATTTTTATGTACGGCTTTTCTTTGTAGTCATAAGTAAGCTTGATGTGCAGGAATCGTTCATCAACATTGTCATTTTTGATGTTAATGCTATCAACTATACTTGGATTATCCTGAATGATTTTGTAAATGGATTGCATCCGCAAAAGAAAATTTTTAAGCACTTCTTGGTCATCAACGATTTCATAGTTGTTATAGTCGTCATTTTCTGGTTTTTGCAGCATAAAAAGAACTGAATTTCTTAGTTGTCCAGCATCAGAAAAATCAAATTTTATATTTAATTTATTAGCAACTTGTATCAAGTCCATATTGGCCTTTTTCTTATAGAAATCAAAGAATTTTTGTGCTGTTATCATTATTGTCTCCTAGTGGTTTCTTTGCCTTGTTATTTCTTTATATTTTACCATAATTTAAGCTAAAAATAAACTTGAATAATAGAATAGTTGCAAACAAAAAACACTCTTAATAAGAGTGTTTGATTTTCAGTATTATCTACCATAATGCAGTTTGCCGTGACTATCTTCAAATTCAAGCCACCAGTCACTACAATCATCTGAGTTACGAAGTTCATAACCTGTAGCATGACAATTTTCTTCATTGCCAGATTCTGTTGAGAAAGTTTGGTCGAAGATTCCGTTGCTACCGTTTTTTAGTTCAACAAGGCATGGATATGTCATATTCGATTCATCTTCACTATAAATCGGATATTCATCACACCCATCAATATCCTCTTCTTTTTGTTGTTCTGAGACGAAGTAATTTTCAATGCTCCAAATCCCTTTGTTATTGTCAACAAAATCCTCAAATGACACAACGGTTAAGCAAATATTTTTTGAAAAGCAAGCACGAACAATACCGGCAACAAAATAAAGCTCAGTTTCATTAATAAGCAAAATCAGATTATCTCCAGATTCCATCTTATTTTCTTCAATGAAGTTAGAAACAGCTTCCTCAATTTCATGACGAGAAGTATACAGCTCTTCATAAGTCATGTTTGATTTTTCAAATAAAGATGTAACATGTTCCCCTGCTTTTTTCATGTTATACAAACTGATACGTTTTTTCATTTTTGTTTTCTCCTTTTTATTTTTTAAATAATATTTGTAAAAATGATTACATTTACTATTATAAAGCAAAACAAAAACACCCATAAAGAGCGTTTTTTAAAATTTAGTTTTAGAAATATTTCACAACAACTTCGATATGAGGACGATAATCAATAGTCAAACCATCAATATATAGCCCACCTTGAGTTCCAGTAATTGAAAGTGATTCTTTATACCTGAGATAATCATAATAGTCTTCGAAATAACTACTTAGACTTATCAAGAAATCGTATAGCATATCTTCAATTTCACTCCAATGATGGCTGAAAAGTACCTCTTTGCCATCAATGAAGAGAGTATATGAATCTTGAGTTTCTTTGACAAATTTTTCAGCATCAATTTTTTGATACCAAATTTTGTCATCATTTCGTAAGTCAATATATCCCTCAAAATGTCTGATGTTTTCTGCAAAAAACATAGCAAGCTTTTCCATAACCATAATTGAAATAGAAGAATATTCCATTGTTAGGTCTGTTGTTGAAAAAATATTGAGTCTGTATGTTCCATTAATTGCATTGTCAAACAAGTCTTTCTTATCAAACTTCAAGTGATTTCTGTAATTATAAGAAACAGAGCCAGCTTCTCCTTTGTAGGTAAATTTTACAAAACCTGATACAGTTTTCAAGGTGTCAGTTTCTTTTCCTGATTCAAAACTAACATCTTTATGTGTTGATGGGTCATACTTTTCTTCAACAACATTAAAGTCATGTTCAGCTTTCTCATCAATATTCCAAAGAAAGAAATTTACCAATCTTTGAAATGGCAGCTCACCTACAATTTTAACATTTGTTGTAACATTTTCCATTTTTGTTTTCTCCTTTTTGTTTTTAAAATAATATTTGTAAAAATGATTACAAGTAATATTATAAAACTAAAAGAAAAAACACTCATTATGAGTGTTTTGGTTTTCTGAAAGGATTCTGTTTCCTTTTGTCTTTTACGATTTTGATGAGAGGTTGGTAATTCATTGGCCCTTCCAATCGTAGAACATTATTCTCAGGGGTCAACTCTTCAACAGATTCTAGTGCTGCTTCATAGTAACTGTCATTGTAGAAGAAAACCTTCATGCTGTGAACGTATTCCAAAACTTTATTTTTGGCTTCATCAAAAGAAAAATTCTTTAGATTGCTATAAAAGATGCCATGTATTTGAAGTGAATAGGTATCTTCTGGAGCTTCAGGGAATAAGTCTTCTTCCTTCACCTTTTCATACCAAGCATCATTGTCACCAATGTAACCATTGAATTCATAGGCGATTCTTTGCATGATGTCAAGGATTTCACTATCTGCATCCATGACTAATTCAGTCTGAGGGAAATTATTTAATTCCGTAGTGCCATGTTTGAAATTATTGAAGACTTCATCAATATTGAATTTTATATAATTTTTGTAATTATACAAAATACTGTGTTTCTTGTTGTGATAAAGAATTTCTATTAACACTTTTTGTTCTATTAATTTTGTTCCATCCACAACAATATCAGAATGTGTTAGTGGACGATATGGCTTTTCACTTTTTTGAATGATTTCAGATTTTAAATACACTAAACCAATAACATTCTCCATTCCAAAACCAATAAAATCCACGATTTCACCAAAAGGTACAAAACCTACAATTTTTACTTTTGTTTCTGATGCCATAACAGCACCTCCTTCTTAAAATTAAAATAATATTGTAAAATATTTTTACAAAATATATTATAAGTCATTTGGATTTTCAAAAACAAAAAATGCCTGAAAATAAATTCAGACATTTAATAAATAAGAATGAAAAGTTAATCAATCTCAACCTTTTTGTAAGGGATGTTGTCAGTGTCTTGTTCATCAATATAACCACCAAACTTCTTGGCAATCTTTGTCATGATTTCAACAGCATCAGAATCAAACCCAAGTGAAAGATAAGTATAAAGGCCATTCAGTTCTGGAGTTCCATTTTTGATGTTAGATGCAATATCTTGCGGACTAAACCAAAAGGTGTCTTTGTAAAGATAAAAAATGCTTCGATTTTTTCCGTTATAGGAAATGTGAATCCACCCCACATCCCTTTTTTCAATGCCATCAATACCCAAAAATACAATATCACTTCTAGTGTCAAAGAATTGTTCTTCTTCTTCAATACTAGTTGTGATGCTCTCAGAAATTTCTTCTTTGATAAAAGTAACAAGTTGGTCAACATCCAACTTTCCAATAATCTTAACATTTGTATCAATGCCCATGTTAATACTCCTTTTTTATAAAATAATATGCTTTTGTAAAATGAATCTTTTACAGAGTATATTATAAAACAATTCAGAAAAATAAAAAGACCCTTGCAATCAAGAGGCCTTTTTATTTTATTCTATTTTAATAACAGTCAATAAACAGAAAGCCTTGGTAACTATCTCTTTCTATCTCATAACGAATAGCAAGTCTTTCATAACTTTTATTGTAGATGATTTCAGAAAGATGATATAGTTTTGATAGTCGTTTAGGTATTTCTCCTAAAAGACGGTTTTGACTATCAAAAACACTGTAATTACCAGAATAATCACGGATTAACTGTAATCCTTGGCGAATATATCCTTTCTGGTCTTGACTACCAGAAACAGGCGGATAATAAGATGTATTATCCAGCCTGATTTTGATATATCCGTGTACATTCATAAACCCACGCATCACTCTTTCTCCTTGTGATGCCTGTCATAGAATTGAATTAATTCTTGAACAGTGCCAACAGAGAGATTGCGGATTTTGCGAGTACCTTTCTTCAAGTAAGACAACGTAGATTGTGGTACGTTTGTCTCTTTGGCCATTTCGCTCTGAGAAAAGTTTTCTAAGAGCCATTCAATTTTTGCTTTAATTTTTTGGATGTCTTCCAAGCAGCGCACCCTTTTTAACCTTTCTTTGTAGATTTAGTACCACCAGTCATAAGAGCAATTACGCCAATCAGAATTCCAAATCCCAGACCTGCAAGAATTTTTACAACACGGTCATCTGAACCAGTTTTAGGAAGAACTTTCTTAGGCTCAGTTGGCTTAGGAACTTCTTTCACTTCTGGTTTTGGTGTTGGTTTTTCTTCCTTTGGCTTAGGAGTTTCTTTAGGTTTTGGTTCTGGTTTCTTAGGCTCTTCTTTTGGTTCAGCCTTTGGTTTTTCAACCTCTGGTGCTGGTGGTTTTGGTGTATCTTCTTTAGGCTTCGGCTTTTCTTCAGGTTTAGGTGTCACCTTGACATTTTCAGTCTTTTTCTTTTCTTCCTTTTTAGGTTCAAATTCTTTTGGTTTTACCTTATCTTTTGGCTTATTTTTGCCATCAGCTTCACCTGAGCCATCCGCCCATTTGTAATTCACTTCGTGCTGCAAGAAGTAATCTTGCGCTTGTACCGTAAAGGTGTTAGTAGGAATGATAGAGCGGTCTTTGGAGCGCGTGCTGTATTCAAAAGTTACAACTTTATCCAAATCACCAACTTCCGCATCAAAACCGTCTTTACGGATTTTCACGAAGCTTGGGTCAGCAGTATATGCAAGAGTCCAAGGGTTTGCTGAATGTAGGTAATTTACAATCATTGACCCCGGAACATACTCTTGTGATTCATCCCAAGTATCATGAACATGGACACCTTTAAGACTAGCCTTGCGATAATTTACGCGAGCAACCCAGTGGACTACAGAAGCATCATCCTTATCCTGCCGCCCCCATTTATACAATTCTTCATTGAGATTGGTGTCGCCTTTTGAGCCAGTCTTAACATCAACAACAGTGCCCTTAAAATCAAGGTGCATTGTGCCTTCGTCTTTTACAACTTCACGGTTAATTTGTGTACGCATAGTCCATGAAATTGATTTATTCAAAGGCTTCTTTTGAAAATAATCATTGAACACTGTAGTGACAGTATTTGTCGTAGCGTTCGCTGTAGCTTGACCTACCGGTTCACCGTCAGGAGCATTTACTGGGAAATCATAAGTTGTTTCCAATTCAAGCTCTTTTGGCAAGGGCATGGTCATTGTGTCTCCTTGATTGATGGTAATATCATCTGGAATTGCTGTTGACACTTTTACATCAATCTTTGTGTAAAATGTATCATCTTGACGAGTAACATCAATTTCTGGTTGTTTGACAGAAACCTCAGTACCTTCCTTAGTGACTTCACTAGCTAAAACATTGCTAGAATAAAGAAGTCCACTAATAGCAGCAAATGTAACCATTGATAGTTTGACCATATTTTTCATAAAATAATATTCTCCTTGAATATAAAATTAATTTGATTTATTTTTGTTCATGGTGTGAGCTACCTATCCCTCTATTTTGTTAAAAGGGATGAGCTTCTTGGGTAATGTACAGACTTAGAAACTAGGTGTCTAGTTCCCAGAGGTTACACAAATTTACCAAGCTATCCCCGTAGTTCCTACGGTTCATTTTAGTTGAGTTATGCCAAACGCAAGCCTTCATGTAGAATATTCACACTGGCATTGAGGTCTCTATCATGACGAGTGCCACAACTATCGCATGTCCACTCTCTAATATGAAGTGGCTTCTTCCCTGAGTTCGTTTTACAGTTTGAACATAGTTGAGATGATGGAAACCATCTATTAATTTTAATAATCTGTTTCCCATACCATTCAGCCTTATACTCTAACATTCTACAGAATTCAGACCAAGAAGCATCCCCAATCGCTCTGGCAATATGGTGATTTCTCATGAGATTTTTACTCGCTAAATCTTCCATACAAATCTTATCGTGGTTCTTGATAAGATTGATACTCAACTTGGAAAGAAAATCTCTTCTTTGGTTAGAAATCTTTTCATGAAGTCTAGCAACCTTTAGGCGCTGCTTCTGATAATTCATGCAGTCATTTAAACTTTTGCCCCTCTGCTTTGCCAACAGCCCTCTACGAGATAATATTTTCTGTTCTCTCCTTAATTTTTTAGAGGCCGAGATTAAGAATCTAGGATTTTCAATCTTTTCTCCAGTGGAGAGAATAGCAAAATGCTCTAACCCTAAATCAATCCCAATGTTGGAATTCGTTTTTGGGAAAGTTTTAATATTCTCTTCAACCTCAATCTTAATTTCACACAAAATCGAAACAAAATATTTACCGGTTGAGGTCTTTGAAATCGTAGCGCTTTTTATTACACCTTTTAGTTTCCTATGAGCCTTTACTTTTATCCAACCAATCTTTGGGAGTTTGATTTGATTATTGTTATCACTTAATCTAATTGTTCCTACTCCTTGTTTGTTGTTGGTTCGATAAGATTGATGAGTCATTTTATTTTTCGATTTAAAATTAGGAAAACCAAAATGGTTTTTATTTTTAAAGAATGATTGATAAGCCTTTTGAAGATTCAATTGGACATTTGCCAGAGCTAGGCTATCTACCTCTTTCAGCCAAGGGAATTCTTTCTTATATTGGGCAGGTGTATTCTTCAAAGTTTGTCCTGTTTCCTTATAATAAGCTATTTTATCAGCCAGCATCTGATTCCAAATAAAACGCGAACAGCCAAAGGTCTTTTCAAACATTAGCATTTGTTTCTGATTTGGATAGAGACGAAACTTATAGGATTTATGTTTTGTTTTTGTCATTTTTCCTCCTATCTACCTATTTATCTTTTCATTTTCCTTTTTCAATCAATTTTATCAAAGAAAAAGGTTGAAATCAATTTAATAGCTCAACATAATAAGATTCGCCTACATCTCACCACCTGAAAGGTGGATGATTTGTGTGACTTTGAAGACCATCAGTGCCTTACCAGAAATTTTTCTGCGTAATTCAGGATAATCATTCAATTGCTCTAAATCGTGTACATTCAGATTTTCAATATTCTGAATGATGAATCTAGATACTTTCCGAGAAAATTTTCTCGTTATTTTATGGGAATTCTCATTACTATTATCTAACTGACCTTTGTAGTCGCAAAGAAGTTTTTCAAACTCTTCTTTTAAGGTCATTCTATCACCACCTTTCAATAATAAATAAATTATTCTAAATCAAATCAAAATGGAATTATTTTATCATAGTCCAATAACCAGTAACACAAGAGAGACAAGAATAACAATCACTGAGAATTTCATGATTTTCTTGTAAAAATCAATATCTAGGCTTTCCTTTGACTTCCTGAACTCTAGGTGTCCATGAGTTAGAGTATAAAAAGACAGCACTAATGTAAGTAGTGAAAATCTATCAAATACAGTCATCAGAAACACGCCCAAAATTAACACCAAGCTATTCAATACTCTGTTTATAGTTGGCTTTCCATTTGTTACAAAACAATAATCTAGAATTAAGTAGAAAATTGTAAACATTACTAGATTAAATAAAAACAACATATTCTATATCTGCACCTCATACTTTACTTTTATTTCTGAAACTATTATATCGCAAACGTTATAAGTTGTCAAAGAAAAAAGAAGTCTAAAAAGTAGACTTCTTTAATATAATAGAGAAACATAAACTAAGCAGAAATGAGTTCATCAAGAAACTTAGAGACTTGTTTTCTAGATAGTGTATATTTAGAAACATCTAAAGTTTCATGGTGGTCATCCTTAGAATTTTTCCAGAATGTAACGATTGTGTGTCTGAAGAAATCATAAACAACGATTTGTTCATCTAAACGAAATACACAACGTAGTTCTGTTTGTTTGTCTGAAAATGTAATCTTCTTAAATTCAATTAGATTACCAAACAAAAGAACCATTTTTAAGCTGCGTTTAGTCACTTCACCTCTGCCTTTTCGAAAAATTCTTTCTTTAGCGTGTGGGCAAATGCGATATTTGCCACCATTGTAAAAGTATTTCCCAAGAAAATTCTGCAATGTCTTTTCTATGTATGTTACTTCTTTTTCAGACATTTGATGAAGATGTCTTTTTTCTTCTTTAACAACTTTAGCTGTAATTACTTTCATCATTATAAACTCCTGAAATAAAGATTTGATTAGTGTGCATCAGCAAAGCTCAATAACTTGTCAATGTCATGTTGAATGAAATCAATATAGTTGTTATATTGCTTTTTCATAGCTTCATGACTTTCTGACATGAAGTCAATTTCCCTCAACAGATAAGTATAATTATCTTCAGCTCTCCATTGATGAGCATATGAGGAATTTTGCTCTTTATAGGCTGTCTTGATTAAGAGTTTGCCATCAATGAAGTGGCAAGAAAACTTGATAACCAATGGAATTCCTTTGCCCATTTTTGAAGTTATATTAATTCCCAGAATAAGGGTTTGTTTTTGCAAATCTTTGCTTGCTGCATCATCATAAACAATTTCTGCCTTGATGAGTTCAATGCCATTATTGTCTTTTTTTAGAATATGAGTTTCAACATCTTTTAAGAATTCCACCCAAGCAGATTCTTTTACTGGGCCTTTTTGCTGTTTAAAAATTTCTTTGATGTTGTTGATAAAAGTATTAGTTTTAGTATTTGTTTTCATGTCAAATACTCCTTCCTGAAATAAAAAAAATAATATATTTGTAAAATAAAAAGTTTTACATCTCTTATTATAAAACAATTAATAAATCAATAACAGTTATACTATTATTTGTAAAAGTTATTCATTTTACAAATATATTATTTTAAAATAAAAATTAAAAGGAGAATGATATGGAATCATCAGTTGTGTTTGCTCCGTCAGAGCTTGTAAAAAATATCCCTCTTGGAGGAGTGTTTGCATTGATAGAACTAGACGAGGAATATCAACCTCATTTCTTCAAGGTTTTATCTAAGTCTTTTGATGGCGTTGAGGCTGAAATCTGGGAGAAATCAGTTGGTTGGTCTGGAGAAAAGACTATTATGCCTCTTGATTTCGGAGTCATTAAGCCCGGTGGGTATGCTGTTGTTGGTCTTACTCAGGCTGAATTTCGTTCCGGTTGGGTTGAGCGAGACTTTAATAAATTGCTTAACGATTTTGGACATTGGACAAAGAGTTTGCTGTTAGATAAAGCTGTTTCTCTATATGATTATAAAAATGTAGAGTCAATGAGTTGTGCAGCCGCTATTGATGCAGCAGGTTACACAATTGTTCCACTGTTTGAAAGTCTTGGGGATTTGTTCTTGTATGACTTAATCGAAAATTATACAGGAAATAACAAATTCGTTCCTGTGGACTACATTAAGAAGAACTCTAAGGTGTTGCCTGACTTAGTAGACCAAGATGTCAGGAAGCGAATTAAACATCTTCATTCAGAAGATATGCTTAATATCTTTGATATGGAACACAAGGTTTCTGGCGAGTTACAGATTGATTTACATTATTAATAAATCTAAACTGTAATATAAGAAAGAAAAAGACGTAAATTTTACTTACGTCTTTTTTGTTTTATTTTGAGCTAGCCAGTAGAGCATAAATAACTCTAAGAACAGCTCTGGCAAGGTAATAGTAGTCTTGGACTTCCCATTTGCCAACAGGGCCACTAAAAGATGTTTCTAGGCGACGAAGTAACCATAATTCCATAATTTCTTTTTTACTAAATGATAACTCGTTATCTGAGCCATCCACGTTTTTAAATGTTAAAATAGCTTGAAATTTGGGATTTTCTGGGTTGTGCCCAGTTTTAACAGAAATCGTTCCGTCTTTATAAGAAATTTCTTTGTTTTTAGTTTTTAGACCGAAAATCACAGCAGTCGGCCGTAGTTCAAGTGCTTCTAGTTGCTTATATTCAAGGTCAATGTATCTGTCGATTTTGTTGAATCGCCTGTCTTTATATCGTTCCAACTTTGGAACATGTTTTTCAAGGAATTGTTTTCTTCTTGATAAAGGATGAACAACCTCAGCTTTCCAGAAGTAAGCTTTTCTCTTGTTTTTTAGGCGTTTATCCTTGGCCATAAAATGAACCTTATGGCCATAAAGGAATTTAGGCTCTAGCTTTGGTTTTGGCCTTAGGCTGTTTTCTTTTTGATTATTTCTTGATGCGGCGCGTGCTGCACGCTCCGCTTTAAAATTTCTTGATTTAGGTAATGCCATAGTCCTTAATTCTCTCCATTCTTTTCAATACCATACAATTTGAATAATGTTCTCACCATAATCTGAATATGGTCTACAAGTGATTCGTATGTAGTAAATTCGTAGTTGTCAAAACAAACCATACTAGAACATTCTTTAATATCTAAATCAGATGCCTTGTTTTTGTAATCTTCTACACTATCCACAAATTTTACAGTAAACGTGTATTTACCATTATCTTTTACGGTCAAGAGCAACTGAAAAACATTGGTATTTAGGCCACCCCAATAAAAGCTGCCAAAATTAGAGCCACGGAAGCGTCCTACAAAATCAACATCAACATAGCGTTTATCTTCTGCAATTTCAGAAAGCTCTTTGTTTAACTTTCTAGATAAATCATATAAATCATTTCTTTTCATCATTAAAATACTCCTTTAATATCTTGATATTTTTTATCTAATTCTGTAATCTTTTGGTCTAGTAATTTGTCAGACGCTAAAGATTGAACGAACACAACAGGCATTTTATGTTCTTTGTTAGACAATGCTGAATTGACTTCAGAGAAAAAATTGTTTTTGCTGCCTACATAATTATTTTGACTATATTTTTCTTCAAACTTCTTGAACATAGATGCAAACCATGTAATACTTTCTGGTTTTAAATACCAGTTTTCAAAGGTACTCAACAATACAGCGATTTCAAAGTCTTCTAAAGACTTATTCTGTAGTTTGCGCTGCCAGTAATCATGTTTATCTGAATTAAAAAGGTCTGCTTGAATTTGTTTTAGTTGTAAGATTTTAGGTTCATGGCTTTTAGGGTTGACCAAGTATTCAAGGGCCAACCTGTTCCAAATTTCATTGTGATAATCAAATTCAAATGATTGAGTTACCTTCCATTTTCTATCATCAATCAATTTGAATAAAAAAGATTTTGCTTTATTCATATTATATTATTAATTCTCCAATTATTTTATTTGATATATATTCTTGATTCTATTATAACATAAGTTATAAAATAAAAAAAGCCTTTTATTTATTGAATAAAAGACTTTATTTTATGTTTGATAACATTATTTGGCAAGACGCAAATAACCACGAACGGTTTTTTGACGTTTCACTTTGATGTTGAGTTCTTTTTCGAGAGGTTCAACCTCATCCATTTTAGACCCAACAACAATTTTTAGATTGCCGAATTTGTAAGTCCAGCTTGGATTATCATTCATCCATTCTTGACTTAATTCATGGAAGCGAGTCTGTGTCAGACCGCCGATTGTTTTACGGAAAACTGCAAAAGCAAAATCTTTTGGAATAACATTCCAGACAAATTTCTTACTGAATGTTCCCCAGAAGAAATCAATTGCTGCTTTCTCTTCGTCTTTGATGCGCTTTTCTTCCATGTCCACAAATTTACCATACTCTTCCATTTTTTTGAGAGTATTGATGTTTGTGTAATGGTTAAATGCTGTGTTGGCAAAATCAACCATTCCTTTTAGAGTATGTTCTACATACTCTTCAAGATTGATATTGTAGCCATTGAGAGATTCTTTTAGGATAACAAATTGACCTTTAAGGATTCGCAAGTCTTTCTTGAAATCCTCTGCAAATTCATCATATCCAACTCCTACAAAAGCAGCTTGAATTTCTTTGAAACGGCTTTGGCAAATCAGTTTCTCACAGAAATCAATGTTTTGGTCAATTTCTGCAATGATGTCTACAAGTTTTCCGGGCTTCTTATCAGACATCTTTAGATAGATGTCATGGTTGCCGTCTACTTTTGCTTCTTTAGAATTCTCATCAAAGCTGATGCCTAAATCAAAAACAGACTTAGCTTCCACCCAGCTATTCAGAGCCTTTTCAAAGACTTTTTCACGAAGCAGAACTTCTTCAAAAAGATTTTGACGAGCTAACTTAGTATAGAAACCAATTTTTTTGATTTCTTCTAAGGTCAGTACATCAACTCCTGATACACGAAGTGCTTGTAAAGCTTTCGCAATTCCACGAAAGTTGTCAAGCTTTGAAATGATGTTCAATTTGTATTCCTTGCCAATATTAGCAAGTTCCTTTTGGATGGATTTAAGCTGCTCAATTGCCACCTCTTTTTTGGGTGCAAGGTCAAATTTTGTCATGCCTTTAGCGGCAATTTTTGTTAATTTATTATTGTTCATTTTCATGAACCTCCTTTTTTGAATTGTAAAATAATAATATTGTAAAACTTGTTTTTACATTGAATATTATAATCAATAAAAAAACATCTACTAAATTCAATAATAGATGTCTTTTTAAAACCTAAAAATTAATCAGAAGCTTTATCAACGATTTTTGGTAAATACAAAATACCATCAACAAAGAAAGCCCCATTATCAACCATCTCAATGACTTCCTGCGCCTGAACAATCAAGTTAAAGAAGTCTTCCCAAAGTAGATAACTTTTATCTTCATTGTCTAGGCCACCAACTACCAATGCTGGGTAATAAACCCTTTGTAAATGAGAAGTTTTTGCTTTCTCTTTTTTATCATTGTTGTTTTTGTTATCAAGGATAGTTGACTTCAAAGGATGTTCTGGACACTCATTTTGTTTTGATGATTTTTTTGATTTCTTAACCATAACACAAAAATGAGGTTTTATAATTCCTTGACTAGACTGTTTGATGAGAGTTTTAAAGTCTGTCTTCTTTTTTTCAGTCTTTTTTGAAAAGGTGTCAAACACATTATAAGTATATAAATTATTTATACTTACCAGTGTTGAATCTGATGAGCCGGACACATTTGATACATCATTTTTTGAAATATCAAACTTTAACAGAAGATTTGTATCGGTTGAACCATATCTTGATAAAACAGTAATGACTTCTGGTGTAAATGTAATGACATTATTTCCAAAAGCATCAAGAAACTCTTTGTAAGACAAGATAGATAGGCGCTCCATCTGCTTGTTTAAGGCATCTAGTGCTTTTTCTGAGTCTTTTCTTTCATCATTCAAGATATTACTTACATCAATGTAATGAATGTCTTGCTTGCCATCTTGATATTCTCGCAAAACAATATATACAACAACTTTTTCACAAATTTCTTCATTGTTTCTGTCATCAAATCTATGGGAAACCAAGTTCTTGAAATCAATAGCACCTATAGCATAATTATAGGGTGTGCAGCCATTGATTTTCTCCTGTTCCCCTATATATAAAAATTCAACCTGAACTTCTTGACCTTTTTCAATTTCTTCTATTTTTGAGATTCGATTGTTTTTTCCTTTCATCTAGTTATTTCTCTTTTCTTTATTTTTATTTTCTATATTTTATTATAACTAATGAGCAAAGTTATTCTGAGGTCAAAACTTCATCCCCCAGTCCATTTGATGATTTTCCTACAATATGCAAGCATGTTTTGCTTCTTGATTTTACCTTCTCCACGAAATCAGCCTCTTTTAATGTTTCTTCTAACATATCTTCTAGAGTTACTTCAATTTGTAATTTGTCAATCAGGCCTTTTTGCTGCAAAGATTTGACATAGAAATTAATCAATGACTTGAAGTTCTCAATTTCATATCCTTTGTCTAAACTTTCCAAAACAGTTTTAATTCTAAGGCTAGGATAGGTCTCTATTTTGACAATAGGTGATAATTCTCTTAAAATCTTATCAGCTAATTTTTTAGGTCTTAATAGGCTTTGAAGATTGTTTGGCAAGAAACGGGTGTAACCCCTATACTGATTGCATGGATGTGGCCAATAAAATTTTGTTAGCATTGGTTTCTCTGAGGTAATGCGAATATTAATGTAAGTATCATCAGGCAATTCATGGATATTAACAATATAGTCATAAAAACCATTTGATTCTTCTAACTGCTTATTAGGGTTTTCTTTCCATAAGTCAAAGATTTTTGTTTTTGGAACATAACTGATGATGTCTGAGGCGTCATTGTTCATCATAGTTCTATATAGTTTTTTAGGAACATCCTTATGCTTGATAAATGGGGTAGCTCCTAAATTATAGCCATGATATTTTAATTCATTTTCTAAGACTTGGATAATGTCTAGCTTATTTTTTAAAACTTCTGGTTTTGATGCCAAATCATAAACCAAATCGTCAAATTCTTTTTTTGATAGACCTAGTGGTGACTTAGGAAATTTTACAAACGAAAACTTAAACATCAGTTTATAGAGGTCATTCCCGGAATACAATTCTTTAAAGGAAATAGATTTGAAAAACAATCCAACAGCTTTATCTAGGCTATCAATATCAATTCCTTTAAATTTAACTCTCCATTTCATTTCTTTTTCATCATAGAAAACATTATCAACCAAAAGAACATCTAGCAATTCAGGAATTGTCAGATAGAACAAATAATAATTCCCAAACAAAGCTGTATAGCCAATCGTGCTTCTTACGGGCATAATTGTTGCTGCTGGTGATGGCCAATCTGGATGTTTTTTGTAGGCATCCTCTACCATTTTTGAAGTAAGTTTCTTTTTGGCCAGTTTGACAAGCAATTCTTGTTCTACTTGTGTCATTTCTTCTAGTGTTGCATCAGATAAATCAACATTTGGGTTTATTTTGATTTTTTTGTTATTTTTTTTCATGAATTATACCTCTTTATCAACTTCCTTAACATTAATAACAGTAGCTCCAATCAATAGCATTGAAGCTAATATTAGACCGATAATCATTAGTGTTTTTACTAGCATAATTTTTATTTCTCCTTGTTTAATTAATGTTGGGTATTTAATTTATCCCAATTTGTTGTTTCTAAATAGTTTGACATTTCTTCAAAAACGCCTTTATCGTTATCTAAAGTATCTCTCAGATGAGATTCAATGCAGGAACACATTTTTATGACTGCAATGTCATACTTCCTGTCTTTAATGACTTTGAGTCGAATGTGAGCTAGCTGACTGTCTTTATCATAAAGAATCTCGTTAATTTTTAGCTCTTTACAAAGTTGATGGTAACGCTCGGAAGCTGTATTGTAGTCATCTTCTTTCTTGAAATGTTCTAATAGTTTTTCAGGAAGCCCCTCATAAGAGCTATATGGATAATCTTCATCAGAACTATCTTGGAAATAGAAACTACAGTCATAAAGGTTTTCAATATCTTTATTTGACCCATAATTCAAAATAGTTCCAACTAAATCATATTCTGGCCAAAAATAAAATGACATGGATATAGATTGGCATTTTAGGTATAGTTCGCTGTAAAATCTATTTAGAGGTAGCTTCCCTTTTTTAACTAGAAAAGCTTTATCAATAATCCAAGTATCTAGAAGTTTGATGAAGTTATTTAATGAAAAACTGTTGGTAACTTTCTCTTGAAACTCCAGAAAGTCTTTTATGTCTTTTATGTCGTTTTTGAAATAAAATGTGAATCTATATGACATATTGTTTGTTTACCCTCTCTCATTCTTTGTCTTGTTTTCCTATTTGTCTATTATACCATAAATAATCCAAAATATCACTTTTGCTATATACGATATTCTCAGAAATAAAACAAAAAAGACTAGATTTTTTGTCTAGCCTTTTTAATTAAATAAATGTGGAAGAGATTATGAAAAGGATTATTACTTTTTAGAGATGGCATCAAAGAACTCAGCCATATTGTTGAGATTTTCTTTGAGGTAGCTCTCTAGTTTTGATGTAGAAACAAAATCAATGGTCTTATAAAGGGAATCACTACCCTCGAAACCAACTTTGTACACATCAAAGTAATTTTCTTCATCTAGAAGATTTGGCTCATCCTGAGGTACGAAAACCATTTCTGTGGTTGTGGCCTTCACTCCCCAACCTTCAGAGCGGCTAAATTTGACAGCTTTACATGTTTCACCATCTGGCAAAACAGCATCAACTTTACCAACCCATACCCAACGTAGAGGCAGAGATGAAAGAAAATCGTCTGAGAAAGTTTTATCCAACAACTTTTCTTTATTGCTTTCAATGTTTTCTTTTTGTTTGCGACTTTCCTCAAATTCTTCAAGTAACTCTTCATTGATTCTGTATGAACCATCCAAGTATGTTCCTGTTTCAACAGAAGCAAAAGCTGCGAGTTCTTTTGCTTCATCTAGAGATTCTGCCGAAACTTTAACATTCTTCACAATAGTCCATTCGACTGGGATAACATAATCTTTTTTCATTTTTCTTTTACCATCTTGTTTTATCCTTTAAAACAAGATTCCTTTCTTTTGTTAAATTTTAATTTTATATTGTAAAATGATTTACATTTAATATTATAAAATAAAAAAAGAAAGAGAAGATTAATCAGTCTTCTCTTCTGCAAAGCATCATCCTTTTTAATTGTCTCTACTTTTTCATCAGGTAGAATAATGTCAAAACTGTCTTTATTGACTTTTGAAACTTCCAATATAACATCATGTTCCAGCTCTATATTTTTAACATCTTTTGTTTTATCTAAATAGACCTTGAAAAGAGTTTTTGGTCTTTCTGATTTTTGGTTTCCAAAAGCATCATAAGTTATAGCTGAATCAGATTCTTTTGGTTGTTTAATTTTAGCGATACGATAACTAGAAAATACAGATTTTAATGGTGTTTTTCTAATAGCTTTATTGGTGGTTTCATAATGAAATACAAATACAAGACATATGGCAATAAATGTTACAATGTATAACCATTTCTGCCACGAAATTATTTTTCGTACAAAAGGAGTGTATTTATTTATTCTTGTAAAATCACTAATTAAAAGTGACAAACCTGCCATTACTACAAAAAATACTAAATATATAAAAAACAGAATAACAAAGAGTGATGATGGGGGGTTCTTAGACATAAACAATTCTAAAATAGGATTAATTTCTGTAATATTTGAAAACATATTTTAATTCTCACTTTCTTTTGCTTTAATTTTGTTTAGAGTGTTGAAGATTTGTTCAGCATCTTTCTCTTTGATTGTTACAACTTTTCCATTAGGGAGAAGAATATCAAAGCCGTCTTTATTAACTTTTGTAACATTGATAACAACAGATTTTTTTAGATAACGATATATAGATTTGCTTATATCATTTCTGTTTATAGTTTTATTTAAGTAAATTTTGAACTGAGTTTCTGGTTTTTTGTTCCCAGAAGCATCATAAATTACAGTTTTTTCATTATTCTTTACACTTTCAACTCTGTCAATATTGTAGTTGGAGAAGACTGTTTCTAACTGTAAATTATTGATTTCATTATATTTGCTAATTGTTGGATTTATTGCTGTAAAATATGTGAAAAGAGAAGAGTATACAAGAAGTAGCATCACACAAAGTCCTTCTTTTGCTTTTTGTTTTGCTATTTTTTTGTCATCTTTTCTTTTGCAAAAATAAACCAAAGTGGTTATAAAGATAGTCAATATTAAGAAAACTAATTCAATATAAAAGAATCCTAAATCTCCTTTATCTGATTGGCTTAGTAATGTTTCATTATTATTTATTTTGGTAAATAAATCAATAATTGGGTCAATTTTGATTGGTGTAAAATTAGGTAAAATAGGTAACATAGTTTAATTCCTCTCAGTTTTTGATTCTATTTCTTTTTTATATTTTAATATTTTCTTGTAAATTTCTGGGGCATCTTCTTTTTTAATAAAGAATTTTCTTGGGGGAAGAAAATCTACATTTGTGTCAACGAGCTTAAATCCTCTATCGCCAACACCATCAATTGAAAGCTCAACCTTATTAACTGGTTGTAAATAGTATGGGTTGGAATAAAAAGATGACTTATCTTTTTTCTCTAAGACTAAAAACACATTTTTAACTTCATTCTCTGTATAGTTTGAATATCTATAGTTGCCTGTAACCACTACTTTAGAATCATAGTTTTCAAAAATATCTTTTCTTTGAAGACTGTCAACGGCCTCTGATTCTCTTGCATAAGCTTGAAACATAGAGACATTAGAAAACAGAAAAGACATGATACATAGGACTGGTAATAGTGAAACAACAAATCCTATGAAATAAAAATCAACCTTATCAAACCCAGAATTAGGAATGGATGAATGACCTGTTTTAAAATGTTTTTGGAACAACCTTGTTTTTGCAATAGTGTTCTTGTATATGGAAATAAAAAACCAAAAAAGAAAACTAACTAAGATTAAAGAAAAAATCATAAATAATATTCCAGACGGTGTTAGATGAAAAAAGAATCTATTTAGTTGATTATATTGATTGTTTCCACTCATTAATTCACTTATGAATAACCTCATATTCATTACATCTCCTTATTATTTAATCGTTTTGTCTATTATACCATATTTTTTGAGAAAATATCGCATTTGCTATAAAAATAATAAAAAAAGACTAGAAAATTTTAAAAATCTAGTCTTTAAACAAAATATATGTAGATTTTACATTCTTACAAGATTGAAACCTTTTTGAGTCAAAAAGAACATCTGTATCTTTTCGTTGTATGTCACTACTGAGATATTGGTCTTTGGCAATTCAGGGTATAAGTAATCCAGAAATTCAATAACATCTAACAATGCTTCAGGAAGCTTTTCAGCATTTGAAGAGCTTAGTTGAGAGCCTAGTCCGTCAAACAAAAGATGAATATGTGAACCCTCAGATTTCGAATCAAGAATTAGCAGCGCTGACGAAACAATTATACGGATAATTTCTTTCTGCCCTGAACTAGCGTCATACTCATCATAACGCCAGTCAATTTCTTGCTCTAAAACATCTTTAAGTCCGGGAAAAGATTTAAGAACATCTAAGACCTTATCGTACACATCTCCGTCACAAAGCTTATGACGATAAAATTGGTGAACCAATTTAGATAATCCCAAATCAGAATAATTAAATACTGGCTCTATAAATTCAACTTTTTCTCCTTTGTTATTGAGATTCATATCAATCTCAAATGTATCAATATCATCAGGACGACGCAAGGCCTCCAGAAATTTACTTTTTCCTGTTCCGTTTTCACCAACAATTAGATGATTTCCTTTAGGGTTGAAGAAAAATGATTGTTCATTGAATAAGTTTTTTACTCTCATTATAAAAACTCCTTTATGTTAAAAAATAATAATAGTTGTAAAATAATTTACAACGACTATTATAAACTAAGTGGAATCAACAAGATAATTATTAATCTTTATTTTTATCACTCATTGTTTCTAAAATCCGATTATTGGCAATATAGAAATATTTCTCATCCAGTTCAATTCCAATAAATTTACGCCCGGTATTAATACAAGCAACACCAGTAGAGCCAGAACCCATTGTATTATCCAAAACAGTGTCGCCGGGATTAGAGTAAGTTTTAATTAACCACTCTAATAAGGCCACTGGTTTTTGTGTTGGATGCAGCTTTGATGTCTGAACATCTTTTGAGAATACTTGAACACTTCGTGGATAACGTTCCGTCGAATCATAACTGGTTTCATTATATGTCCCATAAATGGCTTTGCCGTCTTTCATGTTCTCTTTGTGCCTTTTTAATGATTGGACTTTTGATTTGGCAGATGAAACTTTTCTTGTGTGTCCTTGTGTTTTTTGTGGGTTGTATGTTGGTAATTTTTCGTAAAAGACTAAAATGTTTTCATGGGCTTTTAATGGCATCTTCTTTGCATTTAGATGGCCAGTGGCATGAGTTTTCTCCCAGATGATTTCATATCTTAGCTGCTCTATATTTGAACAGCCAAGGATTTTATCAAACGGAGTTTGTGCAAAGAGTAAGATAGCTCCATTTGGTTTCACAACTCGTTTATACTGTTCCCAAAGTGCTTCTAAATCTAAGACTGAATCCCATTTTGCATTGGTTGTGCCATAGGGTAAATCACAGACTACTAAATCTATAGAATTATCAGCCAGCTCTCTAGGCATTAACTTTAGGCAGTCACCATGCAGCAACCTCGGCGTTGGTTGATAGTGAGTGAGTGAGTGAGTGAGTGAGTGAGTGAGTGAGTGAGTGAGTGAGTGAGT